CTGAGACCTGACGGCGTCAGGAATCTTCTTTTATCCGGGGCGACCGCCGCCGAGAAGACCGGTCCTGACCGTGAGGGATTCGAGGAGTGGTACGCCATGGTCGAGCAGTTGCCTCCTGAACAGCAGAAGGAGGCCCTGCTCGACGAGCTCAGGAGTCACCTGTCAGATGATGACAATGCCGTTATCAATGAGATTATCAGCATACTTGAGAAGGAGCCTGACGCGAACAACAGGCTTGTCGAACTGACGGACAGGCTCAGGAAGAAATTCCCGGCTGTCAATGAGATAGCAGTCACCCAGTATTACCTGCTGCTTGCCGGAATCGGTATAGTATGCCTTGACAAGGAATAGTGTTTTGCTTAAAATTATTATAAATGAAATCATATTATTACAAATACGGCAAACCCGGCGAGTCCGGCCTTGGGACATTCGGTTATACAATGCTGTTCTTCCCGTTGATATTAGTCGTCGTGGTGATAATTTCATCGGCCGTGCATCATGGTGACATGTTCTTCCATTATTCGGTATTGATGCTGCTCGCCGGCATGAGCGTCGGCGGTCTTCTGTTGCTGGCCATGGATCAGCTGTATAAGGTCGGTGACATACAGAGACGCGTGCCCACCGGATACCGTATCATCGAGGTCCGCAGGCCTACATGGAAGGAGGGATATGTCGAGTATGCGGTACAGCAGCGTGACGCTTATCATGAGTGGAATGATCTGTCAAGCTACGGCAACCTGCTGAGCGATGCCGATACCAAGAAGCATCCGAGTACGTATAAGGCATACAAGGACGCCGAGGAATTCCTTAAGAAACGCATGAAGACCCATCCGGTCGATATCGACTACTGGGAGGCCAGGAAGCAGGGACTTGACGCGGTCCTGCGGCGGACGTGTATCGACGAGTTCAGCAAAAACGAAAAAACGCTGATAGAGTTTACATAGAATATGACGGATGTGGCCTTCGGACACGTCCGTCGTTTAATTCATATGAGCTACAAGAAATACAAAGGATATGAATACCGGACGGTTGACTACACGGTCAATGACATGGATGTTACATTGAATACGATTTTCTCCGTTCTGACGGCAATAATCGCTTTTGCAATGCTGATTATTTATATTGTAATATTATGCACAGGAGGAGAAGCCTCGGCAGCATTTAAGGATTCCATGGTAATAGCGATGTCCGTATTCTCAATGATGATAATCGGCCGGCTGATAATGATGACGGTATTCATCAACGGCCATACCGTCACGGGTTACCGTATCATCAAGAACAGCGGCGGCAAATTCGTCATACAGGGCCGTAACGGCCTCGGCCGCTGGAAGTCTATCAGCAGCGGTTACTCGTTCAGATGGGACAGTGACGCATGTGGCTATTCGAATTATGACGATGCTGTGGAAAATGTGAAGAAGATATCCTCGGCATATCCGATCCAGCCGAAACTCTTGAAGGCCTTTATAGACAAAGGCGTCAACGGCCTGCTGAGACGTGTCAAGATCGGCAAGGGCACGACCGTAATTGAGTTTACCAACGAAAACGATTTAAGATAATGAAAGAACCTAAAATTCCTGCAAGTGCGTATCTGGTTGTGTTTGCGGTACCCGTGATTGCCGCACTGATACTGGCGCTTATCTGGCTGGCTTTCAAACTGATCCCCTGGTGGATCATAGCTGCAGGCCTTGGTTATTGCATATACAAGATTTGGAAGGTCAAGTGACATGGGCAGACTGAATATCGCAAAGGTGCATCTGAAGTCCCTCTCTGACGTCAATGAAGGCGACAGCCTGTGGTGGATGTCGGTCGACGACACTCTTCAGGAAGCTAAGGTCATAAACAAAATATCAGATCTGCTCAGGGTCCATCTGTATCCGACACTGCATGAGTGCGGCATACGCGGCGACAGACGTGACGGATGGCTGCTGAACATCGATCTGTTCACCTGTAATCCGGATATAACGAATACCCTGGTATACTATACCTACCGCGACGCACAGGGACATATCGAGAACCGGTCCCTTAAGCTGTTCACGACCAGGTATGAGTGTATGGAGAATCGTATCAGGGAGCTCCATGACAGGATCCGGGACATTGAGGACAAATCATACAGGGTGGCCGACGAGGAGTTCCCGAAGAACTGGGAGGTCACGTGTCCGGTATGCGGGCATGTCTTCCAGAACAGGGACTCGGACTGGATGCCGATGTACCATAACAAGCAGGGATGCATCTGTCCGCACTGTAACCAGACGGTATACGAATCCCCTGAATACTGCAAGGAAATCAAGTGATTAATATATAGTTTAAACAACAATCAAATCCAGAAAATTATGGGAAAATTTCTTGACCAGATTGCAAAGGGCGGCGATGCCGTCCTGCAGCAGAGAGCGGGTAACCTCAACGCCCGTGTACGTAACACGTTCGCATCATACCTGATGCAGCTCGACAATGAGATCGCGGACCGTGAGATGAAGGAGTTCCAGCTCACCGACCTCGCGCCCAAGTCCAAGGACTCCCTCGATATCCCCGATATCGACGCCGCCAAGTGGATCAAGGACATCCTGACCGTCCGCGGCGAGCTCGTCGACCTGAAGGAGCAGCGCGAGATCGCCATTGAGACCTATATGGAGTACTTCGGCGATACTCCCATCCCCGGTATCACGGACACCGTGAAAAAATAACCTGCCTATGGGATGGCTCATAAGAAGCAGAAAAATAATACAGTCTGTATCGGGACCGTAGCACAGGCCAAGACCGCGCCGGTCGCCGCCGACTGTATTATAAAGGGTGGCGGACAATCGGATATAATTGCCTGCATGGAGATGAACCATCATATTTCCATGGAAATCGAGGACTGCATCAAGCCGATGACGGTCAACAGCATCACGGCGGACGCCGACGGCAATCTGTCAATCGAGACGGACGCGGGTAAGTTGAAAGTCGTCTCAAGCGATATTGCAGCACGTGCCTATACGGTTGAGGCCGGTCCGAACTGCGCGGCGTCAGTATATCAGGTTAATACGGCAAACAATGCCGTTACGGCCATTACGGCCATCAATGCAGACTCCGCCGTCAACGGATATTATCTCAATGCAAACGAATGCGTCCAGAATTCTATTACAGTCGATGACTGCCAAGCGGACATGTTCAGGGTAGGAGACTTCCCCGGATGCCCCGGGAACGGATATCCTAATTCCGGCGGATGGTGCTGGCCGTATCAGAACCGGCCCTGGCGCCAGGCGGAACAGGAGCCGGACGGTGCTTCCGCTGTACCGGGCACCTTGACACTGACCGGATGGACGATTCCGGCCGGTTTTTCCGAATCCAATCAGCCGCTTGACGGCAAGTTCAGGTTCATTCACAGGAAAAAGGTCGAAATCGGAATGTATAAGAACCGCATACCTATTTTCATCAAAAGGAAATTCAAATGGAATATCAGCTCAACGACTGTAAAGTCGAATTCAACGATTACGGCTGGGATCCCTCATACCTCGAGGAGGTTCGGGTAAGGCTCGATAACGACACCATAGAGCCGTATGAGGCTCCGCAGGTGCTGTACTCGATTACAGAGGATGCCGGCAAGGATCTCGTATATCTCCGTCAGGCCGTCGAAGGCGCCATCGATAACTGGAAGGAGTGTCCGTGTTCTTCCAGGGACATGTACGAGGGCATGAAGGACGGCATCATGAAGGCATTCGACAAGGTCGCGGAAATCATCAGGCTCCGTAACGACATGACCGGCGCGCTCGCCGACTGGATGGCCACGCATGATAACACCTATCAGCCCGACATGCCCAAGGTGATGTGTCCGGTTCCCGGTGTGATAGACGTCCCGGAGGCCCGTCAGCCGGATCCGAGCATGATCTCACATCCTTCCGAGTTCATCAGTTGAATAAGGAAGAATAAAGGAGAATAAAGAAGAATAAAAGCCCGTGTCAGCGGGCTTTTTTCTTTTATACGCGTTAAATCATTATGAAGGATTTCCGTTATTTCATACAGTTCTCGGCAGGCCGGGGACCCGCCGAGTGCGAGGCCGCCTGTGCCGCTGTGTTCCGCGAGTTCAAGAAGAGGCACGACCGTCTGTCGTTCAGCATCATTGAATATACTGACGGTGACATGTGCGGATACAAGTCTATTACGGTCGGACTGGACGACGTCGACGATATCGATATGCTTGTCATGATGCAGGAATGGGAAGGCACCGTCAAATACGTATGCACCAGGAACGAGATCAGGCCCGAGCATAAGAGGAAGAACTGGTATATCGGCGTGAAGTTCTTCGAGTTCACTGACAACCCCGCCGAATTCGATGAGAAGGACGTCCGTATAGAGCGGCTGAGCAACAGGGCCGGCGCCGGCGGGCAGCACCTGAACAGGGTCGAATCCGCTGTCAGGCTGACGCACGTGCCGACCGGGCTCCAGGTCCTTTCCGTCAGATCGCGTAACATAACAGAGAACAGGCGTGTGGGCATGCAGCTGCTTAAGGCCAAGGTCGCTGCATATAATGAAGACATAAGGAAAGGCCGGGCGTCCGATATATGGCTTGGCAAGATACGGCTGGAGAGGGGAAACGAGATTATGGTGCTCTCCGGTCCGCTTACATTGCAATATTAAGCTGAATCCTGCAGAAAAACGCTGCAGGATTTTGTCGTTTCAAATAAAACTGCTATCTTTGCGGTATAGAATTTTAAAACCAGTATAATATGAGAATTTCAGGTACAGTATCAGAAGAGCAGAGACAGCTCACCGACCGCCTCGCGGTAGCATCCGAGGCCTATTACGTTAAGAACCTTCCGCTGATGACCGACGAGGCCTTCGACATGGAGCTGAAGAAGCTCCAGCAGATGGAGCGCCGGACGGGTGTCGCGCTTCCCTATTCGCCTACGCTCCGCGTCGGATCCGACCTTCAGGACGGTTTCGGCAAGGTGAGGCATCCGGTGCCCATGCTGACCATCGAGAATACCTATAACGACGAGGAGCTCCGTGACTGGGTGACCGGCATCATCGGTTCTTCAAATGGCGCCGTCGCGTTCACCATCAGTCCGAAGTATGACGGTGTGTCGCTCGAGCTGCACTACAGCAACGGCGTGCTCGTATCAGCCTCTACCCGCGGCGACAAGACCGTAGGCGATGACGTGACCGCCAATGCGCGTACCGTCAAGGATATCCCCCTTCGTGTCCAGGGCCTGAAGGGCGACGTGTTCATCCGCGGTGAGGTCCTCATGCCGAAGAGCGTGCTGGCCGAGCTTAACAGGACCGCTGAGAAGCCGTTCGCCAATACCCGCAACGCCTGTGCGGGATCGCTCAAGCAGCTCAATCCGGCCGTCACGGCATCACGCAACCTTATTTTCCGTGCATGGGACGCCTATATGCCCGGTGAGGACGGACTGCAGTCGCACTATGAGCGCATGCTGTTCCTGAGCCAGCAGGGATTCAAGTTCGAGGAAGGCACCATGCCGGAGCGCATCGTCGTGGGCGAGGGCGGCATCCGCCGCTTCTGCACGGCCGTGACCGAGTGGAAGGAGGAGCACCTGGACGGCAAGGTCGACTGGGACTATGACGGCATCGTCGTCAAGCTTGACATGAACCGGGACCGTGAGGACTTCAACCGTGACGCGCACCGTGCCATCGGATGGGGTATCGCACGTAAATGGAACGAAGAGCGCGCCTGTATCACCCGTATCCAGCGTGTGGACTTCTTTACCGGCCGTACCGGTCATATCACGCCGGTCGCCGTGCTCGATCCAGTGCAGTGTGACGGCGTGACCATCAGCAACGTCATCCTGCCCAATGAGTCGTATATCCGCAAGTTCGACCTCCATGTCAACGACTATGTGGAGATCGTCCGTTCAGGCGGCGTTATCCCGAAGGTCGTCGGCAAGTCGTCCTATGAGGACTGGTGCAGGCTGACCTCTCCGGATTCGACTCCCGGCCCCAACCCGTATGCCCCGATCGGCATCGAGTTCCCGACCGTATGTCCCGACTGCGGCGCCCCGCTCGAGAAGAACGGCGAGATCTGGGAATGCCCCAACCGTCAGTGTCCCGCGCAGACCGTCCGCCGCCTGATGCAGTGGTGCGCCAAGGACTGCATGAACATCGAGGGCATGGGCGAGTCCACCGCCGACGACCTGGTCAGCAAGAACATCGCCGTCGAGCCGTTCGACCTCTATGATATGGCGACAAATCAGCGTCCGGGCTTTATCGCCTCACAGCTCGGTGAGGGATACGGTGAGAGATCCGTCAAGAAGCTGTTCGACGAGATCAAGAAGTCGATGTCCAAGCCGCTCGAGTGCATCATCTACGGCATGTCGATAGACGGCATCGGCAAGCGTCACTCCAAGAGGCTCGCGCAGCACTTCAAGAGCCTGAAGGCTATTATCGCCGCGTCAGAGGACGAACTTGCGGCCATCGAGGACTTCGGTCCTGTCAAGGCCTGTAACGTCCGTGCGTTCATGCAGGAGGAAGGTGAGTACTGGCTGAACATGCTCGAGCATTACGGTATGGCGACCGTCTACGCCGAGGGACAGGACGAGGCCCAGATGAAGGGTGAGGCGCTCAAGGGCGTGCAGCTCGTGTTCACCGGCAAGTCCCGCTACTGGGAGGGTGATATGGTGGAGGCCGTGCTCGAGTCCTACGGCGCCAAGTGCGGACACAGCGTCAGCAAGAAGCTCACGTGCCTGGTGACCGGCGACAACCCCGGTCCGGCCAAGGTGTCCAAGGCCAGGGACCTCGGACTGACCATTCTGACCGAGGATGAATTCCTCGATACATACGGGGTGCCCCGTCCCTCGAAAGAGGAGCCGGTACGGGATCCGTCGGCCGACTACATCCCGGATCCCCGTCCGGCCGGGCCTACAATGAAATCGCTATTGTAATATGGGATACCTTATAGACTACAGCTGTCCGGGACTCTTCGGCGCCGCCGCAGGCGATATGTGCGGCAGTGAGTGGGAGTTCGCGAAGAATGAGGACGGCACAAGAAAGAAGGCTGAGCGCGGGCTTAAGCTCGTGCCCGGCCGTTTTACCGACGACACGGTCTGTACGGCCGCCGTCGCCGACTGGATCCTCGAGGGATCGCTGAACGCCGGGGATCTTGAAAACAAGCTCGTCGCCTGGTGCCGTGAATATCTCGGCAAGGTAGGCTACGGGCCGAAGTTCAAGGAATGGTTCCGGACCGACCAGGAACTTCGCAAACCGTACGGCTCATGGGGCAACGGGGCCGCGATGCGCGTGTCGCCGGTCGGCTGGTGGGCCGATTCCGAGCAGGACGCCATGCAGCTCGCCGAGATGTCATGTATGCCGACGCACAACAGCGAGCAGGCGATCAGGGCCGCCAAGGCCGTCGCCGTCGCGATATTCCTCATGAAGAGCGGATGGGACCGCGGCGACGTCATCGCCAAGATCAAGGCGGATTATTATCCCGACCTGCTGACAGTACCTCTTGTGATGAAACAGAAGGACTACAAGTTCGAGGTGTCATGTGACAAGTCGGTGCCCGAGTCTATTGAATGCTGGCTGAATGCGTTCTGTTTCGATGACGTGCTCCGCAACGCCATATGGATGGGCGGCGATACCGATACGATGGCATGTATCGCCGGTTCGATAGCCGCGGCGGACAAGTCCACGCCGATGTCCAGGAAACTCCTTAAGAAGACATGGACCAAGCTTGACTTCTCCATCAGGGATAAATTCGCGGAGTTCAATCTCCTGTACTGTCAGGACCGTCCGTGCATGCCGGAAATCAAACAGGCGGGTCTGTTATGAGGATGACCCCTGAACGGCGTGACCGCATGGAGATGATGATGCGGAGTTATACCAGGTATCTTGACGATAAGCTCGGCCTGTATGACGGTGAGATCGAATGGTGCACCGGGAGATCCGAACGGCTTATATGGGAGCTGTCGGCCCTGCCTGTGAAGGACTGCTGTATACAGGCGTATCATGAGACATGGGACGATGACGGCAACGACCATAATCCGTGTATCGTAATCGATCTCATACTCGAGTTCCGGCACGGATACAGGCTGTGGCTGTCCGTCTCGTCCGCCCCGTACATAGAGGAGGATCCGGACATACCCGAGAATATTATGTTCTCCGTTTTCAAATGCCCGAAAGACAAAGGACGGACACAGCTGCTCGTGCGGAACGAAATGCCCGTTGATGAATTCATGGACACATGGACCGACATAATACCGAAACTGAATGAAATCGACAATGAACTGGATGAGACGCTTAAGAAATAGGATCTGGAGACTGACGTACAGGCTGAAGCATAACAAACTGCTCGACTGGACGTCATACAAGTTGTTTTCGGACCTCTGGTGGGTCTGGAGGTCGCCGTTCGTAAAACTGCAAACCCAGAAGGAATTCGAGGCCCAGAGGAGCCCGTTTGCATATTCTTCCGAAAGGTACGGCAGGCTGCTCGAGGTCAATATCATAGGCGTCGGGTGGAAGGACAAGTTCGACACGCCGAGGTTCGAGCATAACCCGTATTTCGAGATTGTCATCCTGAGACGTGTCAGATTCAAGATTGTCTGGTATCCGAAAGGCGTCGACGGATTCCATCAGGACGACTACTGGGAGCAATGGCTATGGTGGCATTATTACGCAGACGTGAAGAATCAGCGTCGCTGGACTGTGTTTATGAACGCGAGATCCACCTGGCCTTGGACGACTGAGAAGGACGGCAAAACGGTATCCACCTGGTCTGATGAATGTCTGCTTGAGAAATACAGATTATAAAGGACGGAACCTAAGTTCCGTCCTTATATTTTTCCTCACATTTGTCCATCGTCGCCATCGGGACCTTCACGTCGCCAATTGCGCTCAGTATACACATCGTAAAATCCGGCTCACGATAGACGTCACGGTACTTGACAGCCAGTCTCCTCGCATACCGTTTCATGCCTTCTATGTCTCCGGCCATAGCCTTGTCAAGGATCCTGATTATTTCCCAGTCATGAGTCCTCGGTTTCTCCGTCGCTTCCATCATTTCCGTCATTTTCGTTTTTAAAGAATGATTCAGGCAGGAACGACCGGCACTCAATCATTTTCACACGCCTTACCTCAGGGAAGAACATGACCTCCTCGAACAGTTTCCACATATTCCTGAGCTTCGGGAAATACTGACGGTCCATCAGGACCGTGCCGTCTATACGGCACCCCTCACACCTGTCCGCTATCCTCCTCAGCATCGCGTTCAATGCGGACACGAGCTGCGGATTCAGATTCGGGTTGATATAGATGATACCCCAGAGGCGCTTGCTCTTGGAGTACTGCTCGATGGTCTTCTCGATGTATTCAGATATGAAGTAGACATTGGACGGCTTTGTAAGATCCAGTCCGAGGTTCTTGATTACCTCGGACGTATCCAGGATATAGTACATGTTCAAGTTCAGGAACGTCGCCCTGATCTTGTCCTGGGACTCAGCTGTCATGTAAAACCTCATGTCCTTTTATATATCATATCGACTGTTTTTCAGGCCTCATACGACTGCTCGAGCGCTTCACGCAGGGCCTTGCGGATATCATCTATCGACAGATCATTGATGATGATGTCGAAGAAGTCCTTCAGGCATCCATCCTCATACTCCTCCTTGATAAGATTGTATATGGTCTTGCCCGGAATGTCAAGGCTAATAGTCAGCGGCATGTCGACATGCCGCTTCTTGCACTTGGACACGATATTGTAGACCGGACTTCCCGACATATCCTTGACCGGTGCCGCAGGAACAGGCACCTGTACAGGCACCGGAGCCGGTTGTGCCGGACGGGCAGGCTGCTGTACACAGAGATCGAGATCCTCAGGCTTCGCCTCGATGACCGGCTGTACGGGCGCCGCGGGCTTGCTGTCGAAGTCGAATCCGCCTTTGTCACCCTCAAGCTGCCTGATGTCGAACGTCGGCATGTTGGTCGACGGATCCACCATGATATACAGATCCTTGGCGGTCTGGAATTTCTCCAGGTCATAGAACTGCGCCGTGGATCCGGACCACTGATCCGGACTGAGCGTTGACATCTCCTTGACCAGGTTGCTGTATTCTACGCCGTTTATGACACCGGCCGCGGCCTGGCCGTTATGACGCATCCAGAACGCCTGCAGGCGTTTCGGAGGCAGCATGATTTTCTGATTCCTGAGCTTGGACTCTCCGCCCTCCTTGCCGAACGCATAGGGATCGAGCGTCTGGAACTGCTGGCCTGACTTGTCGTCCGTCAGCATACGATCCTCGGCCGTGACGGTGTCTTCTTTCAGCGTCCAGGGATTGTTACGGTCCGGTATCTGCACCATGACGAGCCCGCGCTGGTACGCCGCCACGTCATTGGGCGAACCTATCAGATCGGCGTTCATCCTCGAATTGTCAGACAGTTCGATAAATGTCATGTCCTCCTCACGGTCCACGCCGACGGCCTCGACAATCTGGCCTATCTTCTCGCCCCTGAGGTACTGGAGCAGTATCGTCTTGTTATTCCTCATAGTTGTTTTCGGTTATGCTTTGCTTATATAACTTCAGTCAGGAATCGCCACCGGGCGCGCCCTGACCTCTGTTATCCTTGAACGGATTACCGTCTCTTCTGGCCTGTTCGAACTGACGCAGCTCGTCATCGGAGAAGTCGTAGAATCTGTCCTTGAACATACTGTAGTATTCCTTGAACCACGGAAGCTCCCAGTAATCCTCCGTATGAACCCACATAAGGAACTCCAGGCGGAATTCCTCGAGTATTCCCGTAAAGTACCTTTCATAGTTCCCTTTTGAGTTCCTGTTTACGACCTGCTCAAAATCCGCCCAGACATGCGGCACGCCCTTCACCCTCATGCACATGGTCTTGCCGGGATCCGTCGGGGACGTGACCGTTATGCCGTATTCGATTTCAATCGGGTTATTGATCCATCCGTACGGGGATACCTTCATGGTATAGACCTTGGAGCACCGGGCATCCATGTCATAGATGTACGGCATAGGACGGATTTATCCTTCAATTTCGTTGCCGTACTCACGTATGTAGTCGGCCGATGCAAGGATGAATTCCTCAAGCGCCGCCTCCTGCTGCATGCCGGTAATCTTCCTGTCGGTTCCGGAATTGTCAGTAATTACGACAGTCGGAAGCGTCTTGATGCCGAACTGATCGACAAGCGGCTCACTGGACTCGTCATCGACGTTAATCTCTTGGTAATCGAGCTCCGGATGCTTTTCGGCGATCCTGTCGAATATCGGCTTCAGCACCTTACACTGAGAGCACCAGGGCGCTGAGAACTTGTAAACGGTTATCTTGATCATTATATTGTTGTTTGGTTACGTTTCTGTTGTCGCCTTATATATCGGCATTAAAAAAACCCAGGTCGTGATATCACATCAGGACCGGGGCCGGAAAATAGCTAAGAAAAGAGTTGAGAGTTATGAAAACAGTCTTACTGACTGTGAATCTCTGCCTTATATATTCTGGCCAGACCTGAAACAATGTAAGTTTTTCTAAAAAATTTCAGTCTTTCTGTCGATTTTTTATAGGTCTGGCCTTCACAATGTCCGTAAAGTCCTGGGGATTGCTTCTCACGCGGTCCACAAGCGGCTCATCAGAAGGTATCCGTATGAAACTCGGATAGTCCTCGCCCGGCGTCATAAGCACCGCGGCGCGGCCGTCGAGCATGGCGAATCTCTCATTCACCTCAATCATGTCGAAGTTTTCATAGAGCGGAAATGAAAGAGAATGTCCGAAGACCTGGTATGCCCCGGTGCGCAGCTTGCCGAATGACTGGAGATGCTCCGTCGCGTCGGCCCAGATGCATGAGCCCGACCACCAGCGTCCGCCCCGATCCCTTGAAATCATCAGGAACGGCGAAAGTATGTCGTCATTGTCATGCTCAGACGCGGATTGCAGTATACCGTTCAGCGTCTCTGCGTCAGCCTCTGGTGACAGGAACTCCGGCATGCTCCCGGTCTTCTCGTCGGTCATCCGCTCACGCAGCTGATCGCATGCGAGCAGCCATCCGGATGTCACGCCTGCATGCGTCGCGAGTATCCGCCTGCCGCCGCATTCGCATTCCCATGCGATACTGAACAGGGACTCATCCTCATGGAACTTTTCCCGGATCGCGTCACAATATACATAGCTGTATCTGCAGTGATCCGAAGGCTCCTTGGTCCAATAATGCATGTCATGGTTACCGAGCAGAAGCGTGACCGTGTCCCGATGCTTCTTCGCGAAGTCTGTGATCTCCCTGAAATTCTCGATACACTGGCGCCATGATATACCCTCGAACTCATACGGATCGAGGTAGTCGCCGAGGAACACGATATGGCCGGGCCTTTTGTCTGCGAGGAAATCCTCACAGGCCTTCTTCCAGAACCTGCGGCCGTGCACGTCCGGTATGAAAAGAACCCTGTCAAACTTCTCCATCGGTCTTCTGCTGTTCAGTCTTACGGGGACGTCCGCGCTTACGGCCCGGGACCTTCGGCGCCTTCTTCTGTTCTTCCTTACGGGCCCTGGCGATGTCCTCCTTGGTCACCCACATCCCGCGGTCGACCAGGTTGCCGTCCTCGTCCATCACCTGCTTGGGCGACATGTTCGGCCACAGTACGCCCTCGTCCGCAAGCTTCTGCAGTATCTTGTCCTCATGCGACGACGGTCCGCATCCCAGGTATGCCTCGAACTCCATGCCGGAGCGCTCCCATCCGCGGATGCGCTTCTCCCTGAAGAAGTCGTCGACTATCTCACGGAATCTCGAATCCCTGATGTTGTGGCCATCCCAGTTAACCTGCTTGGCGAATCCGAATACCTGCGCCTCATCGACCGACAGGAAACAGTCGGCCGGCAGCTCGGTCTTCCACTTGAACAGTTTCTTGAACTCCTCAAGCTCGGGTTTGCTGAGCGAATCCCACAGGCCGCGGGGCAGATGATTATGCTTGACCCAGGGCGCCTCATCATAGAGATCCCTGAACAGTATCGGCGGATATGACTCACGGTAGAGCCGGTCCCAGAGCTCGAACATCAGGAACAGGTATGTCCTGCCGCTCCGCCTGAGACTCTTTGAGAGCTGCACCTTCCTGGGCGTCAGCCTCTCTATGGTCTTATTGTCGATTTTCATAGGACTCTACTTCTTTTTGACAGGTTCGACCAGTCCGAACTCGACCGATGCACGGGCCAGATCCCTGGCGATATCAATCTGCATCTCGGTCAGTTTCTTGTACGCCTCCTCCACGGGAGCGGCGGCCCTCGGGCGCATCACATACATCGCCTGCTCAGGACTCGAGTACAGGTCGATATGCGGCATCTCCAGGTGCCAGTTAGGCGTATCAGGCGTGAAATGACCGGTATAGCAGAGGGAATCGTTCCCGTCTTTGAACGAAATCTCAAGCAGACCGGAATTATCAGAATCCGGCTTGATTTCCGATATCACGACCTTGCGTCCTATGACCGGATTGATATTGAACATTCCGAAGGACCTGCGGCCCTGGAGCGTCTCAACTGCATAGTATATGTCGCCGACCTTCAGTTCGGAGACATCATTCTTATATTCCTTTACTTTACGTGCCATGATTAATGATATGTTAAGGTTTCTTATGATGGTTGACTATATGACTTTTGTATGTACCGCATGAATGATTCATGCCGTCCACGAACCCCTTCATATAGAAATCGCGGACAAGCAGTCTGACGGTCTTTAATGAGAATACCGTTGATTCCGTAGCGGTTCCGTATCCGACTTCCCTTGAAATCTGATTCCAGAGCTCAGAAGACCTGTCTGCTATGTACTTACTGTCAGGTATGTTCATTTCCTTGTCTTGACCACAGTCTCGGTCAGTCTATGATTTATGATCCTCAGAGGACCTGTCTCGCCGTGCAGCCTCATGGGTGCGCCGTCGCCGTTCCTGCCGTCGGCAAGGCCGGCCTGATAGCCGAGCATCCATGCCTGCCTGATATACGGACGGACAATAAGATTTGAGATCTCATCCATTCCCAGATCACCCATTTCGTCCGGATCATAATCCGACAGCATCCAGTCTATATCGGACTTGCACTGATCCTTCATAATCCTTGACGGTATAGGAGCTGCTGTTTTCTTCGTTGTTCCAGGCATAGGCACATTAGGGGGTACTACTTTCGGCATATAAACAATATTCTTCTCAGATTATTTTAAATAAAATATTTTCCTATATATTAAACGCGTTAATACCTGAAAAATCATACATCCAGGGTTTCAAAATCACTAAAACCGAGGCTTTTCGTAACCTGGATGCACCGGCTGAAGTACCGGGCGTCGACGAGTACATGCGTCACCACGAACACCGCGAGTCCCATCTCCTCGGCGAAATCAGACAGGCATGTCAGCACACTCGATATGGTCTCAGGATCTATCGACGACACCACCTCGTCAAGCGACAGTATGTTAATATCAGGATACTTCTGCTTGAGCAGTTTGTATATGCAGCACAGGACCGCCAGGTCGACGCGCTTGTGCTCGCCGTCCGACAGCGTCTCCTGGCCGATTATCTGACCGTTCGACGTAAGCACCGGCTCGAACGCCGCATCGAACTCCAGCTGATAGGGGAACTCGAGCAGCGGCAGCATCCTGGCTATCTCGGCATTGAGCCTCGGGAGGTAGTTCGATATGACACGGGCCTTGACGCCGTCGCCTGAGTATATCGCATTGAGGATGTTCAGGTCGGACATCGTCTCGTCGTGCCGCGCCTTCACGCCCTCGGCCTCGGACAGCTGCCCCTTGTAGTCGTCCACCATGCGGCGCACGGACTGGAAGTCCGTCGTATGCGACGCGGCCGTCAGGAACGCACGATTCTCGGCCTGCGCCTTGTCGATGCGGCCGCGTTCCCGATAGATCCTGGAGGACAGCTCGGTCTGAGCCTGTGTAATCTTCGTAATGTCGTTCTGCGCCTGGGCGAACGACTCGTTCAGCTGGCCTATCGACGCGTCAAGCGCCTGCGCCTGTGTCACGAGTCCTTCCTTGACCGGCGTGAACGCGTCGCCGTCGAACGAGGTGCCGCACGTCGGGCATCTCCCCTGTGCGAACAGGTCAAGGCTCGACTGGACGGTCCGGCGCCTGTATCCCAGATCGCTGAGTTCCGACTGTATCCGCTGATATCCCGCGGAATACTGTGAGTACAGCTGTGACACCTGCTGCGACTTGGCATTCAGCGTCTCGATATTCCTGCTGGCCTCTTCTATGATGGCATTGTTCTCTGATACGGACGCGTCATGCGATATGTTCGTCTGCTCGCTGATACGGGCAAGCTCGGCCTCCGCCCGGCCAATATTGTCGTTGAGCGTGAATATGCGGCCGTTGTCGGTATTGATCAAGGCGCCCGTATCGCGCATTTCCTTGCGGACCGCGTTCGAGATCTCATTGACGGCCTCAAGGCTGAACATCCTGTCGACTATCTCACGGCGGTCGGTCGCCGTCATCTTCAGGAACGACCTGAACTTGGTCATACTGAGGCTGACGATGTTGTTGAATATTGCATAGGGCATGCCGACCACGGTGTTCTGTATGAACTCCTGTGCGTCCTTGACGCCAAATGAATCGATATTCTCGCCGTCGCGCCAGACGCTGACGCCGTTGGGGGCGAATGTACGCTCGATGACGTACTCGTGATCGCCGTTCGTCAGCGTGCCGCGTATCCATCCGTTCCTATTAATACGGTTGACGATACCGGCCTGCTTCAATCCTTCGATCTTACCGTAGAGCAACAGGCTCGGCATGCCTATGAGCGTCGACTTGCCGGAGCCTGACTTGCCGTGAATAAGTACAAGCCTGCCCGGCAGATCGTAGTCGATGGTCTGGATTTTGTCTCCGTAGCTTCCGATGTTCCGGAAGCTTATCTGATGTATCTTCATTCCCTGAAATACAAAAATTCTCTAATGATTTAACGCGCCGGGCTGGGTCCGGTCATATGGATAAATACCCGGAAACTATATAGCCGTATTATATGAATCAGAAATACAAGATAACCACCAAGGCGCTCTTCGAGGGAGCGGATGTGACCGGATCGACGCCCAGGCAGATACAGAAGGCCAAGGAGCTCTACTCGTACCTGCTCGAGTCGGCCGAGATGGCGGAGCTCAAGGGCACGTCACTCGATGACGAGCTTGATGAGGGACTTCTGACCGGACTGCTCGGCGCGGCCGCCGGCGCGGCGCTCGGCCCTGCCATAGGGCGCGCGCTCTGCAAGGTGCTCGGCGTCAGCGAGCACGGCACGCTCGGCAAGCTGCTGACCTCCGGACTCGTATGCACGGCCATCGGCGCCGAACTCGGACGTTAAGGGTATGGACAGGATGGACTTCGATACAATGAACGAGGCCTTCAGGGCTGGCAACCGGGCACGCAAGAAAGAGTCCGCCGCTGATACAGTCGAGTCAGTCGATAACATACAGGCTCAGATTGACCTGTTCAAGAAGCAGACCGGTATAGAGCTCGAGATCAGAGACGGACGTCCGTACTATAACGGATATTTACATCTGGAAAACTATACCGAGCTAACAGACCTGCCTGCAGACCTGAAAGTCAACGGAGACCTGTGTCTGAATAACTGCACCGGTCTGACAGGCCTGCCTGCAGACCTGGAAGTCAATGGATACCTGAATCTGATAGACTGTACAGGACTAACAAGCCTGCCGGCCGGTCTGAAGGTCAATAAAAACCTGGATCTGACAGGCTGCACCGGACTGACAGGACTGCCGTTTGACCTGGTCGTTCAGGGTGTTTGGATTGAACATACAGGTGTGCTGACACCGTTCTTCAAGAAACTCGGGATACCGGTTGACAAAGAGGGAGACACAAAGGCGTCGGACTGGCGTATGTGGCAAAAAGCACACGGATATCTTAAGGAGGCCTTCAGGGCCGGTAATCGGGCACGCAAAAAAGAGTCTGTCAGCGATGCCGCGGCGGACATGCACAATCCGCTCCAGGATCAGATTGACAGGTTCAGGGAACAGACCGGTATCAAGCTTGAGATAAAGGACGGCCGTCCCTATTACAAAGGGAATTGTATGGACTTCTCAGGAAATGCCGACATACCCGACAACACGTTCGTCGAAGGCGATTTCTCCGTAAGCATAGAGCAGGAAAAACTGCCGGCCGGACTGACCGTGACGGGAATGCTCAACCTGGAGGACTGCAAGAAGCTGACTGAGCTGTCGCCGGACATAACGGCGTGTGATCTGAAACTGACGCATTCCGGCATAAAGAAGGTGCCCAAGGATACCAATATAACAGGATCGTTCATAATTTACGGCCCGCATGATCAGGATCTTGACAGGTTCTTCAGGGAGGATTGCGGCCTCCAGCCCCTGACGGTCAACGCCGGTTCCGACTACAGGCCGGATTTTGAGAACCGTATCATAGGATTCTCATGGAACCGGTGGAGGACCGTCGGCAAGCCCGACTTCGACAAGATCCATAATATGCTTACAGCGAATGAGGCGTTCAGGGCCGGCAACCGTGTACGCAAGAAGGAATCTGTACAGGATACAGTCGAGTCGGTCGATAACATGCAGGCACAGATTGACCTTTTCAAGAAACAGTCCGGCATAGAGCTTGAGATCAGGGACGGACATCCGTACTTTGATAAAGATCTGGATTTGGACGGCTGCACCGGACTGACAGACCTACCTGACAACTTGGAGATTAACGGGTATCTGTCACTGATGGACTGTACCGGACTGACAAGACTGTCTACAGGCCTGAAAGTTGGAAAAAGTCTGTATCTGAATGGTTGCACCGGGCTGACAGACCTGCCTGCCGGCCTGGAAATCGGAGGAAGCCTGCAGTTGGATGACTGCACCGGACTGACAGGCTTGCCTGCAGGCCTGAAAGTCGGAAGAGATTTGTCTCTAACAGGCTGTACCGGACTGACAAGCCTGCCTGCAGGACTGGAAGTCGGAAAATCACTGGTTCTGAAAGGCTGTACCGGACTGACAAGCCTGCCGTTTGACTTGGTTGTTTGTGGTAATTGGATTGAACACAAAGGTATACTGACACCGTTCTTCAGGAAACTCGGGATACCAGTTGACGATGAAGGCGACACAAAGGCAGAAGACTGGCACAAGTGGCAAAAAGCTCACGGATACCACAAGGAGACCTTCAGGACAGGTAATCGTGCACGTAAGTGGCAAAAAGCTCACGGATACCTCAAGGAGGCCTTCAGGGCCGGCAATACTGCGCGCAAGAAGGAATCCGTACAGGATACTGTCGAGTCTGTCGACAGCCTGGAGGAGCAGGTCAGGGAGTTCGAGAAGGTGACCGGCGCGAAGCTTGAGATTAAACAGGGCAGGCCGTTCGGCACCTGGCTGAATCTCAAGGACTGCACGGAGCTGACAAGGCTGCCCGACGGGCTGATCGTCCACGGCAACCTGAACCTCGCGGGATGCACCGGACTGAAAAAGCTCCCCGACGGGCTGACTGTCTACGGATACCTGAACCTGCACCGGTGCACTGGACTGACGTCGCTGCCTCACGGGATGTACATCACGGGATCCCTCAGACTCAGTGAATGCGACGGCATCACCGAGCTGCCCGCCGATCTGAAAATCGAAATCAAGGATATCCAGAGCAATTCAATATACAACGTCCCTGACAGCCTGAAGCCTTTCCTGAACCGGCTCGGCATCAAAATCGACAAACACGGACAAGTCGCCGCCGAAGACTGGATGGAACGCCGCCATCTCATCGGTAAGACGGACGAGGCCTTCAGAGCAGGTAACCGCGCACGCAAGAAAGAGTCCGCACAGGATGCCGTTGAGACGGTCGATACCATACAGGCGCAGATTGATCTGTTCAAGAAGCAGACCGACATGGAACTCGAAATCAGGGACGGACATCCATACTTTAACGGATACCTATATCTGTCAGATGACACCGAAGGACTGACAGGTCTGCCTGACAGACTGGAAGTTGAAGAAGGGTTAAATCTGGAAGGCTGGACCGAACTGACCAGCCTGCCGGCCGGCCTGAAAGTCAATGGAGAGCTGAACCTGTCAGGCTGTACCGGACTGACAAGCCTGCCAGGAGACCTGGAGGTTGGAGGAGACTTGAATCTGGAATATTGCACCGGACTGACAAGCCTGCCGGCCGGCCTGAAAGTCGGAGAAGGGTTAAATCTGGAATATTGCACCGGACTGACAAGTCTGCCTGATGATCTGAAAGTCAGAGAAAGGTTGAATCTGGAATATTGCACCGGACTGACAAGCCTGCCTGACGGGTTGGAAGTCGGAGGAGACCTGGATCTGTATGACTGTACCGGACTGACAAGCCTGCCTGACGGGTTGAAAGTCGGAAGAAACCTGGATCTGACAGGCTGCACCGGACTGACAGACTTGCCTGCAGGCCTGACAGTTCAGGGAGAACTGAGTCTGGCTCGCTGTACCGGACTGACAAGCCTGCCTGACGGGTTGAAAGTCGGAAGAGACCTGTGGGTGGCAGACTCACTGACAAGCCTGCCGTTTGACTTGGTTGTCAATCCTGACTATCTTATTATACACCATGGTGCGCTGACACCGTTCTTCAATAAACTCGGGATACCATGTTACAACAATAACAGACAAACAAAGGCGTCAGACTGGCGCGAATGGCAAAAAGCTCACGGATACCTCAAGGAGGCATTCAAGGCAGGCAATCGCGCGCGCAAAAAAGAGTCTGTCAGCGATACCGTCTCGGTCGGCCTGACGCCCGAGCAGCAGGTCAAGCTGTTCATGGCCGACGTCATGAAATACCGCGAATGGCTCATCCAGCAGGGAAACGACGTACGGTACGACACGGTCAATCCGGGCAAGGACAACGAGGTCCCCGTCGGTGTGTACTATGAGGACGGCATCGACGATGTGTTCAGGATCGAGCCCGACGGCACCGTCGTCATACGCAGCATCGTGGACTTCACGGACTATCCGTACGAGATACATTTCCCGGAGAAGGTCCAGTGCAACGCGCTCGTCAACCTGATCAACTGTGACGGCCTGACACACCTTCCCGACAACATGTACGTGGAGGATCACCTGAACCTCGAGCGGTGCAAAAACCTCAGGCGGCTGCCGGAGGATCTGTATGTCGGATTCGACCTGTACCTTAACGGATGCACCGGCCTGGAAAGCCTGCCTTCTAATTTCACCGTCAACTATGGAGACCTTGACCTGGAGGATTGCCCGAATATAAAAGAGATACCGACAGGCGCGAATCTTGTCAGAGGCCGTATAGTATTCTCGCCTGATTCTGAACTGCACAGGTTCTTCATCAGGAATGATATCGGATATACGACAGAAGGGACCAATAATCCCGCTAATCCGAGAAAATGGCACATATGCGATTTCAGCAAGTGGAATGCCTGGAAAAACGGAATGCGGGAAGCGTTCAGGGCGGGCAACAGGGCGAGGAAGAAGGAGTCCGCCGCAGATACGGTCGAAAGCGTCGGTGACAAGCACCCTGTCGCGATCGACGGACCTGCCGAGCTGATCAAGAGACTTGCGGTATTCCTCGACGGCCTCGGATATGAGAAGACCATCGATATAAAAGAGCCGTACAAACAGCTGAACGGTTCGCTGAAGTACTACGTCAGCATAAACGAAGGGAATCCTCACAACGGCGGCAACATTATAAGGATCTCGCTCGGCCGTCATCCCATGTGGGATGAAACATGGCGCAGATTCCATGACACGGGGCTTACGCTCGAGATAGAGGCCACGGCGGACAGGATGTACTACAGGATAAAGCCCGATGTCACAGATCTGACAGAAGTACAGTTCCTGAACTGCTCATCGGAATGGTTCGATGCCTGGGAGAAGCCCGACGGCACCAGATACGGCAAGCCGAGGAACAGGGAGGCCCTTACGGACAACAGCATACCGGCGGTATGGCCGAACATGTTCGGTAACATCGCCGAGGCGGCATGTGATCCGAATCTCGAGTTCGTCCCGGACCTGGTGTACACGCGATGCTATAAGTTCAAAGAGGCCGGCGCCGTACGCGAGGCGTTCAGGGCCGGCAACAGGGCGAGGAAACAGGAGACGGCCCGGGATACCGTACAGACGGCCGGAGAATACAGGCCGGTCACCAGGGAACTGTTCAAGGACGTCATAGATTCGGTTATCGATCCGGAAGAGGGACCTATCTCAGGCAGGATATACAGAAGGTATGACCGGTCCATAACCGGTCAGTGCATCGCGGACTGCCTGGACAGGATACTGGAGCTGTGCGGTTATAAGGATATGCTGAAGGCCGAGGTCGCATTCACGGATGACACATGTGACGGCGTCCAGATAACCGATGACAAGAACTACAGCGTGTCCCGGCTGATCGTCCAGTATAACCGTGATTATGTCTGCGTGCTGACGGGATCGATGGATACTGGCATGCCGGGACTGCTGTACGCATACAGGAATCTGCCCGGCATACTTGAGGTACACCTGGAAGGCATTGATTCGCTCAATGCGGATTTAAGAGAATACATAGAGAAATTCGGATAATATGAAAGACAGGATAGAGTGGACCAGGATGGTCTCGGACTGCATTACCGGCTACAGGTCGGCAAAGGGCGACGCGGACGCGATGCCGCCCAGGACGTTCATACGCGCATGGATGAACAGGAACTTCGGGCTCCAGAAGATCCCCGGCAGGCTGTTCCGCCTGTTCTGCAGATCCGATAGGGAGGAACTGAACGAGGCGTTCAGGGCCGGCAACCGGGCACGCAAGAAAGAGTCAGTTGCCGATACTGCAAATGGTGTAGTAGATTTTCCTGTTAAGTATTTTCAGCTTGGAAATAAAAAGGATTTTGAAAATTTTGACAGACAGCGTCATGAATTTTTAGGAAACTTCTGTCGAAGTGTCGTAAAACAGCATCCTGATTGGGAACTCAGGACAAATGAATTCTATAGTGCCGGAACCGTTGGCAATCTCTATCTTTATACAATTATAATAAAAAGGGTACCTAAGGATTGTCCATGGACACGAATCGCCATGACAATCGTCGACCGGGACATGCCTGATGCCGCAATGCCTTTTGAATATTCTATTGAAGAATTCAATAACGGAAATCCAGATGATCCGAATAATTTTCTTTATATTAATATAACAGGCTATGGCAGAAGGACAAAATTCAATCCTAATTATGGTGTTGAACTCATAGATCCTGAAGAAGATGATAATGATGACAGTTATGCTTCATGGTGTGAAGATATCGTTTCTACAGATTCAACGCGTTCATCGCGTCCGGTGAGATGGGCTTATGAATATATTGTAAAATTTGTAACAACTTATATTACACCTGACGCGGAGTTAGCTTATCCGATTGATGATTTTATAAAATCATGGGGCCCCGATTTCTGGTTCAGACTGAATCGGTCTATGATATCCGGTTTATTGAACGGATCTCATATAGAAGAGGCCTTTCATGCAGGTAATCGTGCACGTAAGAAAGAGTCTGCTGCAGATGCTGTTCCTGAAGAAATTGGGAGTTTGGATGCACAGATTCAACGATTTAAAAAACTGACTAATATTGAGCTTTTTGTTGATGAAAACGGTGTGCCTTATTATCAGGATGATTCAGTTCCTGATTGTATTATTAAAAATATACCCGAATTAAAATCCATACCTGATAAATTAATTATTAAAGGAGGCTCGCTGTATATTTCAGACTGTCCTAAATTAATTGCACTGCCGAATGAATTGGCCGTTCCTGAAGGTGTTCTGTCCGTCAAGAATTGTCCCGGATTGAAATATCTGCCGAATGACATGAACATTCGTTATGGTATAGAGTTTGAGAACTGTACCGGATTGACTTCATTTCCACGATTACCTGTTAAAAGTGCATTAAATCTTACAGGCTGTACCAGACTGACGTCATTGCCCGATAATCTGACTGTCGGAAAAAATATCGGATGTAATTTAAATCTTACCGGATGCACCGGACTGACGTCATTACCCAAAGGTCTGTCAGTCGGAGACAGTTTAGATCTTACCGGCTGTACCGGACTGGTATCTTTGCCGGCTGATCTGCTGGTCGGAAGAGACATATACCTTAAAGGCTGTACCGGACTGACTTCATTTCCACAAGGAATTACAGTTCCTAATAGCTTGAATTTTGAAGGCTGCACCAGACTGACTTCATTACCGGATGGACTGACTATAAAATATAATCTGATACTTAAAGACTGCACCGGACTTACCTCACTTCCACAGGGAATGACCGTCGGTGATTTAGATCTTGAGGGATGTACGGAACTGACCTTTCTGCCGCATGGACTGACTATTAATTTCGGTCATTTAAATCTTAAAAACTGCAATAAGCTGACGTCTCTTCCATCAGATTTAAACTTTGAAAACGCCTTTTCAGGCAGCAAGACTGACTTAGGGAGTATTTTTGATATTCCGGACAGTCTTATGCCTTTTATTGAAAAACTCAATATACCGGTAATTACACCGCCGGTTAGACCTAACAGTCCCCTTCATTCACAGGTCAGACATAATATCAAACAAATAGACTGGATGAAAAAACGCCGTCTGGCTGATAAAATTCTTAATGCGAATGAAGCTTTTAAGGCCGGCAACCGGGCAAGAAAACAGGAATCCGCCACCGACGCCGTCCAGGGTACTGAAGACGACAGTCCGAAGGGTCAGCTGACCAGGTGGGCCGCTGAGATCGTCAAGGCCGTCAATAAGGCTTCAGCCGAATCGAACATATGGACTGCTGAGAACTTCGGCGACAATATCGAAATCGATGACGCTCCTAAGGAACATTATTATATGCACCGTATCAAAGTCGACAGCTGGGGCGGCTGCATTGATGATTTTGATATAGATTTCGAAAACGGATATGCGGCCGGATACATATTCATCTATGTGCCGGTGAATCCTGAAGACGGATACGCGTTCTCAATCGGCGGAGCCTGTGACGGCAGGGACGTCAATGAGTCATACAATATATACGATACATTTGAAGACGCTGTCAGTGAATCCATAGAGGAAATTATCGACTGTATTGAATTTTGGAATAAAGAAGTCACTGAAAGGATGTCGGTTTATGACGACTATGACATGGACGAGGCCTTCAAGGCGGGTAATCAGGCCCGTAAGAAGGAGTCTGCCGCCGATGCCGCACAGGGCAGTTTCGAGGAACTCCACTATTCAGACATTCCGGTCCTGAATACCCAGATGAACAGGCTCAGGGATCTTGTAAGTCCCGATGACGTCAAGAACATCGGCGGGGACGCGATTTCATTCTATGTCGATATGCCGTGTGATTTTGAGTTCTATTTCAATATATCAATCTATCCGCTGGAGAAAACCGGCATATACAGCATACATGTGATGTTCTCCGTCGAAGGACTTGAGACGTATATGTATGATGGTGATGAAGTCGATTCACAGGGTCTTGAATACGTATTCGACAGGATTGTCGATGCCGTCGAGCATCCTGAGAAATTCGAGGAATATCGTGAAGGAGGATATAACGGATGATGAGACTTGACAGGATATACGGACAGCTGACCGAGGCCTTCAGGGCCGGCAATCAGGCGCGTAAGAAGGAGTCTGCCGCCGGTACCGTGGATACCTTGCAGGTTTCCGGCAGGGAGAAGATGCTCGAATTGTTCACAGAACAGACGAATATCAAGCCTGACATCGATTCGAGATCGGGCGAATACCTGGTCAACAGGGGACTTGTAATGGAGAATGACGAGAAGTTCACGGTAATACCGCCGGAAACGCATTTCTATTATACCGTGATTATCGACAGCTGCCCGAATTTCAAACAGCTTGCGAATGACCTGACTTTCGACTGTGACCTGCTGATAAAGAATCTTCCCTTAAAGGCATTCCCGGAACGCGTGCATGTCACGGGCAACCTGAATATAGTCGACTGTCCCGGAATTGACGAGCTTCCGAAATCACTGTTCATCAAACCGATATCGTCAATCTGGATCATCAATTCACAAGGTCTTCTTGACTGGGTCAAGAGACAAGATATCAGATATGAAGTCATCCGTCCAAACGACGACTACAGGATATACGGAAGCGAATGGCTCAGGTACAGCGGCTTCTGTGACCGGATCGGTTAGAACCTGCTCGTCTTAAGATTCCAGTCTATAAGTGACGGATCCGACAGGCCGTCACCGTTGAAGGTATAGAGGCGGTTCCCCATGCGGTCGCATCCGCCGCAGAAAAGTATGTTCGGATAAATCTGTTCCAGCATCCTGCACATCTTGTGGAACCTGTCGTGCCATTTCTTATTGAACTCAGGACAGTCAGGTCCCTCGTATGTCAGCCTGACTATCGCGCTGCGGAGATTGAGCTCCTGCATGACGCCGAAGACCGACTCCGTATAGTATGATATCCGGCCGTGCCTGAAATAGGCGCGGTCGTTTTTCGTGAATGCGAGACCTATGTCGAACGCCCTGGCACCGAATGACACCCACTGATCCGCGATACCGGTATGATGCCTCCTGCGCCACCGCTGCAGCAGACGGCTCAGCCTGCCGTATCCGGGGAGATACGACATACTGTCGACGGATCCGAGGATCCTGCCGCCGTTGTCAAAGGCCTGTGTATTTTCGGTATTCATCGTCTTTCAAACCCTTTTCTATTGCAATGATATTTATCAGGTCCCCGGATAAATATCCCTGAAAATACCAGTATAATTATGTCAAAGAACGTGAAAGTCCGCCTGTATGAGAACTTCGGCAAGGCGTCTCAGAACGTAGCGGCCGCCCAGACGCCGGTCCAGAACCAGCAGCAGGCCGCCGCGGCCGCTAAGCAGGCGCAGGATCAGGCCCAGTCCCAGCAGCAGAATCAGCAGCAGGTGCAGCAGCTCCAGCTCAGGCTGAACCAGCTCACGCTTACGTATCAGAAACAGCGCGCACAGCTCATCGACCAGATAACAAAACTCGGCGGACAGGTCGTCGACCAGACAGTATAACCGAAATATCATGAACAAGAGCAAATTCTGTATTATACTCGATAACGGACACGGCACGCCTCCCCTGACCGGAGGAAAGTGCTCGCCCGACGGCCTGTATCATGAGGCCGAGTTCGCCCGTGACGTCGTCAACAGGACCACAGCCCTTCTCAGGGCATGCGGATTCAACGTCCATATCGTCGTGCCTGAGACGAAGGACATATCGCTGAACGAACGCGTACGCCGCATCAACCGCGTCTGTGCACAGTACGGCGCCGGCAACTGCGTCATGGTGTCCGTGCACTCGAACGCGTCCGGTAACGGACAGTGGATGAAGGCTCACGGCTGGTCCGTCTACACGACGAGGGGACAGAACAGGTCCGACGTACTCGCCACCTGTATCTGGAACCGTGCCAACTGGTACTGGGACAATACGCCCGCCAGGATTCTCAGGGCCGACAGGTCTGACAAAGATCCCGATTTCGAGTCGAACTTCCAGATAATCAAGGGAGCCGATTGCCCGTGCTGTCTGACGGAGAACTTCTTCCATGACAACAGGGAGGACGTCGGATTCCTAATGAGCGATGAGGGCCGTGACGAGATCGCCGAAGTGCACGCAAGGGGAATCATCGACTACTTCAAATCACTCAGATAGGGTATGCCGAGGCTTGACAGGATATACGGACAGCTGACAGAGGCGTTCAAGGCGGGTAACCGGGCACGTAAGAAGGAATCCGCCCAGAATGCGGTCGAAGGTATCCAGATACCGTTCGACAGGAATTTCGTCAGGAAATGGCTGGAAAAGAACCTGTTCAATTTCCTGGTTCATATCACCACAGATTCGGTCCGTCTTGTATTCTATCGGGAAAATGATTACAGGAAGATGATAGAGCGTGAACTCATTCCGGATGATTTCGATGATGAAGAGATCCGGGAGATGTTCATACCTGTCCATTTCTGGCTGCGTGACCAGGATGAGAACGAGCTGTGTGACTGGGTAATGGCAATCGACGTATTCGACGGCGGGATGGAAATCCGCGGTGACAGCATACAGACCTATGACTACTTCAGCTGTACCTGTCAGGGCGTCAGTACGTTGAATTTCGCCCGGAAGTTCCATGAGGCGCTGTTCGAGATACAAAGACAGCTGATGTATGAGGAGCCGATCATCGAGGATCCCGATAGTCCTGTCATGACAGAATGTCCGTTTGTACCGAAACCCGTCAATGAGGCCTTCAGGGCCGGCAATACTGCCAGGAAGAAGGAGTCCGCCCGGGATGCCGTCGACTCGGCCGGACCGGCCCCTGAGCAGATATTCCGGACATGGACCAAGATAATCTCAGACAGGCTCACCACCGGATATCATGTACACAAGGTCGAAATACTGCCCGAACATATAAAATGGTTCGGCCGTCAGGAGAATAAACGATATCCCGAACTGTATTACGGAAGCCTGGAGAGATTTCCCGTAAAGTACAGGACCGATGAAGGAATCGAGACGAATTTCATAACGGTCAATCTGTACATAGGGGCTGAAAATCCGTTTATAGTCGATATCGTAAACGAGACAAAGCATTGGAGCGGCGGACGGTATAACTATGAAGATCTGGAAAGCCTGATTTTGTTCAATCCGGATACCGTCGCGACAATCATATGGGAAAGATGGAGTCCTGATTGATATAAAAATCCCGGAACCTGAGGTTCCGGGATTTCTTTATCCTTGCATTTCCCAGTCGCCCTGGGTCTTCCCGGGCACCGGACCGGATCCCATCGCCTTGACCATATCGGCGATATCCGACGTGTCTGCCTTGGGCCAGAGCTCCTTGACCTTCTTGATATAGAGTCCGATATTGCCGCCGAACTCCGGATACTTCTCCGTTATGAATGCGGATATCTCATCCTTCGTAGGCAGGTCAGGCTCAATCTCCTTAAGCACGGCCTCGAGTACGGCAATCTCGGCGTACTCCTTCTGCTCATTGACGGTCGCGCCCATGTCACGGTACATGCCCGCCGCCTTGCGGCGCGTCTTCATCGCCTTGTAGAATATCTGCAGGGTCTCGTTCTCATCGAGCTCTGTGCGTGAGCCCTTGTGCTTGGGCGACTTGAGCTCCTCCTGCACGGCGGTCTTCATCATCCTCAGTACGGACAGCTTGAGCGCCGCCTGCTCGTCCACGACCTTACCGGTCTCATCCCTTGAGGCCGACAGCGCCCCGGCTATCGCGGCCTCCAGATCATAGTTGTAAATCATATTGTCGTCTTCGGTTTATATCTTCATTATGTCGACATACATGCACGAGCTCGCCTCGCGGTCGATGTTGCCTTCCGTAAAGCCGAGCTCCGACAGATAGCGTCTGTATACGTCACGGCGCCTGTTATCGGTCCAGGAGACGCATACGCGGTCCCTGTACGCTTCCGTCCTGCTCTTCCTGTAATCCGGAAGCCACACGGTCAGGAAATGCGTCAGGGCCTTCTTTGCATACAGCAGTCCCTTTACAGTGCCGGATCCCGTCTGCATGTTCTCGAACTTGTTCCAGTTCAGCTTGTCGAAGCTGAATTCCTTCACGGCGCGCTTCCTGGATATGAGCAGCGTGACTGCCCATTCAGTGTACTTGATCCTGTCGGGACCGTACGCCTCGTCCTTTCTCGGATATATCATCAGGAACACCGATACGCCGTCGATCTTCGTCCTGTATACGCACGCCTTATAACGCCAGAGGAACTCAGGCTCCAATTTCTCTTCCATGTATTATCTATCATATAGCATCTCAAGTTCATGGAACCGCTGATCGGTCATCAGCCTGGGCAGCTCCTTCGAGTATTCACCGGGACCGGCCGCGGCCTTTTCCCTGATATTCTTCTGTACGAAGTAAAGCCATTTCTGCGCATCGAACTTGTTCAGGTCGGTAAGCATGTCCTTAGTCGCCGGCATGAATGATATGACGGTTATGTCACAGCCCGGCTCGTATATGCCGTCATAGAACCTGCTCTTCATGAGATGCTCCGGCTGGTATGACAGCAGCTCGGTCACATACGCCGAGTTGAATTCCTTGCCGAACTGCCTGACAGGCTGCCTGACGACGCAGTTCCCGTAATCCGTATAGCTGGAAGTATGGTCATACAGCCTGTGCCTGGCGACATATGATACCCAGAAATAGACGAAATGACTGTAACGATGCTTCTCCATATACATTAAACGCATGCAACGGAAAAAGGCACAGCTGAATAAGAGCCCCGGGGCGGATTCGGACCGCCGGCCTCTTCCTTACCAAGGAAGCGCTCTACCCCTGAGCTACCGGGGCGGTTAGACAAAAAATGAAGATCCGGCCTAACCTGCCGAACCCTCATGATCTCTCTGCTCTCTGGTTACCTGAGCTTCGCTCGTACCTTCCTCACATACCCGTCCGTGGCCCTGACCGAATATCCCGGTCCTCCGTTCCACAGGCGCATCGCCTTCTCCTCGTCATTGCCGGGATTGTACTTGGCCTGGATAAGCCTGAACATCTCCTTCGACTTCTCGGCGTCATACCTGTCGGCCATCGTATACCTCTTCTTGGACTTCTTGTCCTTCAGTATCTGATTCGCCTCCCTGACGAGCACCTGGGTTATCTGCAGGATTCCGGCACAGTCGCCGTTCCTGTTGTGCGCCCTCGGGTTTCCCTGTGACTCCACCTGTATGATCGCGTCCATGACGCGCTGCAATGGGTACTCTCCGCTCTTTACGGCCGTGCTACCGGCCTGGCGTGCCGTGACGGTTGCCGAAAACGACAGGGCCATCAGGACAGCCAAAATAATTCTTCTCATCATAATAAAAACCTGCGGCCGTATCATCCCAGACCCGGGATCCCCGCCGGACGCGCTACGCTAAGAACTCTACGCGCCTGGCATGTCTCTCCGCAAAAGCAAAACCGGAATCTAATCCTCCCCGCGGCCGCCGTTACGAAAGGCGCGTCCGTTGCGGGAAATCTCGCTGTATAAATGTTATTTTTAAAGGCCGTACGAAGTACAGCCCTATATTTATCTGTTTAACGCCCGGAAACCCCGGAAGTCACAAACGTAGCCCCACCGGGATTCGAACCCGGACGCGCATGTCCCCATACGCTCAAGGATTTTAAGTCCCGCGCCTGCTGACCAGTCCGGCTGTAGGGCCGTGATATGTATCCCTGCCGGGATTCGAACCCGGACCCCTTCCGGGACCGCTTTTGAGACGGCTGCGTAGACCGTTCCGCCACAGGGATATTATATCAGCGAATCCTGTATAACTCACCCCTGTCATAGGCGCGCCTGATCCACCTCATGAGTATGACGGACCTGTCGTAATGGGCCATGAACGACGCCGTGGCGCCCACGTCCGCCCTGTCGGTCATATCGATATCAAGCGTATACACGCTGCCGTCGGCGACGGTGATGTGATATGTTGCGACGCCTCCGCTCCTGACACAGTCAAGATCCGCGCGTCCTTTGACGATTGTCTTCAGATCATGGGCTATCATAAGCAAGTCCGTTTATTTTTAAGTACCCCCGGCGGGACTCGAACCCGCACGGGCCTTCCGGCCCACTTGATCCTGAGTCAAGCCCGTCTACCAATTCCGGCACGGGGGTGAATGGCGGAGAGGGCGGGGCTCGAACCCGCGCGCCGGGGTTATCTCCCGACCTATCGGTTTAGCAAACCGACCCCTTCACCGACTTGGGTACCTCTCCTTATTTGAAGCTGTCTGAATTGATTATCCTGCCACAGTACGGACATTGTATACACAGATCTCCGGCGAATACGGTACTGTCGACGGCATGGTTCCACCTTTCAGCGGCATCTTCCTTAATATCCTTCTCAAGCTGTGCCTTTAAGGCTGCGTCATGCTTTTCATTTTGATCCTTCAGATAAAGCAAAATGCCCATCATTATGACAGCGACCATAAACAAAAACGTTTTTTCCTTATAGCTCATAATCAATTATGTTATGTCTGGCGGAGGGCATCCGGGTCGAACGGAATACCCGAAGGTACGCAATGTTTTCGAGACATGCCCCATCACCGTCAGGGCTTACCCTCCAAATGCGGAGACCATCCGGGTCGAACGGAATACCCGAAGGTACGATCTGTTTTCAAGACAGTCCCCCTCACCGTCAGGGTTTAGCCTCCATTATTTTATGCGGAGAGCATCCGGGTCGAACGGAATGCGCTATTCACGCACCAACTCGCTTCCAACGAGCACCCATCACCGTCAGGGCTTACTCTCCGAATGGACTTCCGGCTCTATGATCACTCGGGCCGTACTATTGTCAGGCAGCTCAAGGACTTACTATCGTCCGAGCACTTAAGGGAGTCTCACCCACGTCCTCAAGTCCGTATCTGCGTGATCCCGGTTGGATTCGAACCAACGACCCTCAATTTAGAAGATTGATGCTCTGAAAATCCGCTGAGCTACGGGACCTCATGTACGCCTGACAGGACTCGAACCTGCACACCCTTTCGGGCACCACCACCTCAAAGTGGCGCGTCTACCAATTCCGCCACAGGCGCATATAAAAACGGGTACAGGACTCGGACCTGTCTTCAGAGCTTTGGGCCCTGCTCCGCACCCGCGAAGTTACACCGTTTTTTATATAATTTAATTTGAGAGCAGTGTGGGAGTCGAACCCACCTGCGTGGTTTTGCAGACCACGACCTAAACCGCTCGGACAACTACTCTGTACCGGCAGATGGATTCGAACCATCGATCTCAGCATTATGAGTGCTGCGCTTTAGACCGCTAAGCTATGCCGGCATAATCGTCCTGCCCATTACCATACGTTAGGGTTTTCTCAAGTCCTACGTCTCCCATCCTCCCTACTTTTCGTGACCGGTCTGCAGGCTATCGCGAATTGCCGCAGGCGGAGTTTCGGTAACTTTACGGAGCTCGCTCTTCGTGACCAGAACGAAGCAGGCCTGCCAGGACTCGAACCAAGACCGACGGTTTTGGAGACCGGCATGCTACCGTTACACCACAGGCCTGTATGCGGCCGTTATCGTACGGCCGGACGCCGGACTGGTTACCGGTGGACCGAAGACCTCCACGGCCCTCAACGTTTAAATATCCAGTTGCACGCCATAGAGGAATCGAACCTCCCGGTGAGGATTGGGGTCCTGGACCGCGGCTTACCAGCCGTCGGCGCGGCAGGGAGCGACCCTGCAACGTTGGTCCAGCAGGATTCGAACCCGCACTTCCAGAGCCAGAATCTGACGTGCTACCGTTACACCATGGACCAGTAAAGGGGGGAATGTAGGAGTCGAACCTACGTCTGCAGAGCCACAATCTGTCATTCTACCGTTAAACTAAGACCCCCATGTTAAAATTAAACGCATCATACCCGGAAAGTCCTCTTAAGGGTTACAAGTCCGGGATGAATATTGTCATATGTGAAAACTGCATTGTTCGTAAACGGATCATTATAGAATCTGTACCGGCGTCCGGTGACGGGTTCCTTTGAGATGTCTATTTCAAGGAGCGACCATTCATGAATATCCGGATTCGACGATTTCGCGAGGTTTTCATACTCTGCCGCATTATCAGTCTTCAGGAAATACACACGGTCCGGATAGTCCGATCTCTTGTTATAGGATCTCGGTATCAGTCCCTTCTTCTCAATCGACCTGAAATTCCGGGCAGGCGTTATATGATAGAGTTTTTTATATTTTGAATATATCAGATCCGTAATATCCGCCGGAAATTTTGACTCATAATATATGACATCAAGTCCTTTGGAATATTCACCGCTGCCTGTCAGATGCCATCCACATAAATCTATCAAAGATTTCAGAGATTCCTTGACATTATCGGTAAATCCCTTAGCCACAAGAATCTTTATAACTGATTCAGATTCAGCTAAAGCCTCTATTATATTACCGTCAGACTCCATACATTTCCTGATTTCATCCATGACTTTCTTTACCGGATATGAAAGGACAAGTCCTTCCTGTAATATACCGCGGTCAATATCACCTTGGAATGAAACCGTATTATATTTTGACAAATAATTATTATATCGTTCAAGTGCGTAGTCAAGACGTGTCCATTTAGATCTGTCAATCCTTGAAATTCTATAACAGGTTCTTACAGGATTACCGTAAAAGGTCTCGAATACCTCATTGACAATCTGTCTTCCATTCCTGGGGCTGTCGAAATCAAAATCCATATATTACAAATAAATTTCCCTATGTATCGCAGCCCCGCCGGGAGTCGAACCCGGTCTGTCAGATCCAAAAGCTGATGTGCCGCCGTTACACCACAGGGCAGTGTCGTTGGGGCACTCTGAGTCGAACAGAGCTCTTCGGGACCAGAATCCGAAATAATAACCGATATACTATACCCCAATATAAGGCGTTCAGTAAAACCGCTCCGTTCAGCAATTACTGAACGGAGGCGATTCACTGAACGAAAGTGCTCCGGCAGGGATTCGAACCCTGGACCCGATGTTTAAGAGACACCTACTCTAACCAACTGAGCTAACGGAGCGAATGTGCCGCTATCGCTCGGCACGGCGCGGGAATTTTTTCGCCACCCGGGCTCCGCACGGACCCTAAGTATCCCGTACGTTTGGTGTAAGCCGTTACGCAACTACACAGTCCTCCTACGGCAAATTGGGCGCCTATGCCGCAGGCCTGACTGATCGTGCCCCCACAGGGAGTCGAACCCTGCTTGTCGGTTTAAAAGACCGAAGTAATCCGCCTGTCTCCAGACACTTACCGATATACGATGGAGGCTGTTAGACTGGTGTAATCCGTTTACCGGATTTGTCATCACGTTTATCCATAGATCAAATATGATTTAGTTTTGGTTGGGAGGCCGGGATTCGAACCCGGGACGCCGGTGTATCAGACCGAAATTTTAACCTGCTAAACTATCTCCCAATATACGGACGGCCTTCCGTCCGTTCATTCAGCTGTGCCAACATGTCAAAGAACTCTCAGTGGGGGAGGGCGGAATCGAACCGCCGCTAACGACCCGGATTTTCAGTCCGGCGCTCTACCTACTGAGCTACTCCCCCGATGTATAAAAGAACAGGACTGCGTCCTCTTTCGATTACGCAGTCCCTTGGAAATTATGGAAACTTTGTGATTGGGTTCCTTTACTTGACTGCGTCTTTCCGTTTTCTCCCGGATTCATACACAGTCTCTGAACTCCTGATTCGCTACTCGACCGTGTACATATTATCCAGCTGAATATGCCAGCAGGTAAACTGCGACATACTCTGAATGCCCTTAAGGAGGCACTTTGAGCTGAATGATTTTTGTAACAACGATCTCATATCTTCTTTGCTTTGTTCTGTCTATTTAACGCCGGTACTGACGCCGAATCCTTTAAAAAACTCCTTTTATTTATCTTTTTAACGTTTTTTTGCATTATTTCCACCAGATTTCGAAGCCGAGTACATGATTCATGTCCGAATCCATCTTATATCCGCGAGACTTATAATATTTACGCAATTCGCTGTATATCTCATCAGGACTGTATTTGGCCTTATAGTACTCAAGATGCCTGTCCAGATGATCCAGGTAGAGCGTCGTCCTGTAATTGCCGCAGTCCGCGGCCTGCTTTATCCTTTCGTCCATTTCAGGAATCATCTTCTCGATAATCACCGCGACATCAGGCACGCACTCAAACTGCCGTTTCCTTTCCTCGTCCGCCCTGAACTTAGCCCATTCGGCATCCAGTGTCTTTATGAAAGCATTCGAGATCTCGCAGCAGCCAGGGCATCTGAAGCTGCAGTTCGACACCTGCGTCCATGTAACCTTCCTGTCCTTTTTCATAGGTTCCTGTATTCCGATGAAAGACCGCATCTCATGAATTCCGCGATACCCCTGAAGAATTTCCTGACAGACTCACGGCGGCGCTCGTTTCTGTGTATCTTATCAGCCTTCCTGTTAGCCTTCTTTCTCATATCGTCCGACCATGAGATCTCCAGGTGCCAGAGCACGTCGCCGAACAGATAGCACGGCTTGATCATATAACCCGCGTCAAGCATCATGATCACAACCTTGCGGATTATCGCGTTCTTCTCAGACGGCTCGGCCTTATCCCATCCGGGAAGCAGCTCATACAGCCTGTCGGTATCATAGTTCATGTAATAGTCGCCGTGCTCGGCCATGAGAAGAATATTCCTGATAAGCTCATTGCATATTATCTCAGGATACCTGTCAATATCCCTGGTAAGATCGGCGACCGCCTTGTCGGCGACCTCCATGACATCGCCTGACCGGACCGTAATTACGGTCCGGACGGCATCCTTCTGAAGGGCCATGACGGCCGAGGCCTTTACAACCCTGTCCTTTTTCATTTCAGGGCATCCTTTAAGGCCGGCACTATGACATTCTCATGGAAATCCTGCTGATCAAACTGAGGGTACTCCGTACGGCACAGGCCGTATACACGGATATCGATAATACCGAGCGTATCATGGGGAGTCTTGTTGAAATCCTCAACGGTATCACGGATGAACTTCCTGACGTCCTCCGTGACGTCCTCCATCCTGTCGGACAACACGGTCCTGCTGCCGCAGTCCTTCGTCTCATCGGTATACTCGATGGCATAGTTGTAACGGTAGTTCACCTTATTGGGGTTTCCGTTCCTTATTTCACTCACTGTATTCATATCTCAAGCTGTTTATAGAAGTTTTCTCTGTACGGGACCCGGCGGCAGCTTCTCAAGCGGTACGGGCCTGTCGGTCCATCCGAAAACCGACGATACCGGCAGGAGACCGTAGTCCGCATTGAACGAGACAGTCATCCTCGACACCTCCCTGACCGGAATGACCTTGACGGCCGTCTCACACCGTCCGAGCTGGAACGCGAGGAAATCCGCCGGGCCTTGCCGGTGACTTGCGGCCCATGACGGGACCGAATAGTTCGAGTCCTTCCCGTGATCATTCTTCGGTATCGGCCAGCTGACATAGCAGACCCTGACCTCGCGGCCGGCGACGTCGGCGACACAGACATTGCCGGCCTTCGTGACGCCGTCCTTAATGATACCGATGTTTATGTTCTCAATCATATTTCCCATAGCCTTCCTTAACAGGCCTTACGGTCTCACCAGAGCGTTTCCAGCCGTTTTCCTTGGCATTGTCAGCCCAGGCCTTCCGGAGCTCGTCCTGGGGCCATCTGGCGACTATGTCCCTGAACGGGTTATAGCAGTTGCCGATTGCCGGGCATACGGGCGGCATCTCGACGCAATACGGATCAGCCGCGCAGTATTTCCATGCGTAATTGGGATCCGACAGCCTGAGTATACCCTGGTACAGGTTCTCACCCGGCCTGAGGTACTCCCAATGCTCGGCGATGATCCCCTGTGACCGCTCGTCAAGCCACCTATCCCAGTTCTCAGACTGCATCCTGATGAACTCCGGCGTGTTGCCGCGCTCCTCGTACTTCTTCATGTACAGCTCCTTGTCACCGGGATCCGGCATGAACGTCACCTCGTCGAAGTAGCACATATGAATGGCCTTGTGCACGGCCTCCCTGATCTCCCTGTGGCACGACAACAGGACGAGATAGCCCTGGCTGTGATAGTGCATGGCGCACCTGCAGTATGTCGCCCAGTCCTTCTGAAAGGGCGTGGACTCCAGATCCATGACGCCCGGCATGTTATGACCGAGCCAGCTCTTGCCGATTCCGGCATATCCGCATATAATCATGCGCCAGTATTACTTGATATTTTCATAAACATATAACGCACAGAAACAAAAAAGGCCGCATTCCTGCGGCCTTTTCATATTTGTCAGCTGTATGCTACTCGTTCCACCACTGCACCGTGGAATCGCTGATCCAGTCGACGAACGCGGGATACCTGTTGCGTATTGACTGACGCTCACCGGGCCATGCGGTCGTAGAAGGCACCGCAATCATCTCGGCTGGGGTACCCGGGGATACGGTAAGCGTGATGGGAGCGGACGCTCTGTAGAGCACGATGACAGGCAGGTCATTGATGGCCTCCCATGCGGTCGCATAGTCAGAGCGGGGCATCGTCACAGTGAAGGGCACGGGATCGCGCTGGGGACCTGCGCCGGTATTCACCATATCCGTGACGGCGACATCGAACAGTTCATGAACCTCATATCCACCTACGGTCAGGGGCAGCGTGCCGCCTGCGGCCTGCAGTACGATATCGGCCGTAACAGTGCTGCCGTTCTTGATGAACTTGATATCGAACACGACGTCGTTATAGTCGAAGTCCGAATGAGCTGTACCGAGGTCCTCACACATGATACGGACGCGGTCCACGTCGGGATGAGGAGGCGTGACGCCCTTACCCGGCACGATCTTCACAATCCAGTCATTATAGATGAAGTCACGGTCGACCTGCTCGTTGGGATTGGCGCCCGCGGCCTCAAAGTCGAATCCGACATAGTAATTGCCTTTGATCTTCTCCATGCGGAAGTTGTAGAACACATGTCCGTTGTCCTCAGAGCTCTTGAATCCGAACTTATTGGAATTCGTATTGACCATGAGCATCAGGCCGTCCCATGCGCCGCAGTTGCCGTTGTTGAAGTTATTGATATGATCATCATAGTCAGCGCCGATGGTAATCTTCTCCTCATAGGGCCACCAGCTGACGACCTCCACATGCTTGTTGGTAACGGTGCAGAGCCAGTCCATATGTTCGGAACCGGTCACCTGACCGCCTGCGTGATTCGTATACTTGGCGGTGCCCTTGTATACCTGCTGCACAAAGAAGCAGTCCCAGTCCACCAGTGAGGTATAGGTGGCATCGCCCTTCTTGTTGAATACCTCAAGGACATCCTCGAGTTCAGATGCCGTGATGGCTCCGGGCACGGTATAGCCGTTGGCCGCCCATTCGTTGCCTTTCGGATCCGCCGCACGGGTACGGGCCTGAGAGGTACCGGTGATATCAATCATCGGGATGATGTCGGTTCCCCACTGGTGATTGGCATAGTCAGCCGCGCTGACGCCAAAGGCAGTGTTGAAGTCATTCGCATAGCCCGCCTTCTGCTGAGCGGACCAGTCGGGCGTATCGATATCATGGCTGGTACAGGACCAGACCAGGACAGACAGAAGCGCCACCGCAAAGAAAATAAACTTTTTCATATTCGTCTTTATTTAAAAATTAAGCGGAAGGTATGTATACCCCGCAGATGTCAAGATATTCTCTGGTAACCGTCTTCAACGGCTTAAGCAGACAGGGTGAGATCAGCGTGGATTTCGCCTCGTCCTCGGTCCGGAACCATTCCCCTGTGCGGAATTTATAGGTTCCACCGGTCATATACTGCGACGCAAACCAGTCAGTGCCCGATTCGTCGGTATATCTGACGATTCTCTGCTGAATCAGTTTCATAACAATCTATATATCTTTTTACGCGGAAATAAAAAAAGGTCCCCCTGTCCGGAGGACCTGTACATGCCCTGAGGCATGCCTTGCCAGGTTGGTCATATTATTTATTATGACAGGTTCTTCTCATGTCATAATAAAAAACGATCCGACTATTGGACCGCTTTCAGGGTGGACCTGGGGGGATTCGAACCCCCGTCCGAACGTTCAGCATCAGAGGATTGTACATGCTTTTCAATTTGTTCAGGCCCGGAGGCCTCAGGAGTATTCTTCTCCTGTGCGGTCAAACGATCCCGGAGGATCTTCCGCTGAGGGGCTGACCGGAGGTCAACTGTTCCACCAGGTTACGGCTTTGCGGTAAGGGATGCCGTCCAGACCTCGTCGGCGGGGGCAGGCTGCCCGAAGGCTCGCCCTTATGTCCCTTGGGATCCCCTGCAATCCCAGGCGCGAAACTTGAATCCTATCGGATTAAGCAGCCATCTTCATGGTCGCGCGAGCTGCCGTCATCTTGACGACCTTTGCTTTCTTGTTGCCGGTTATTGGCTTTGCCTTTATGGAAACTGCCTTCCTGCATGTCCTCCTTATCATTCCGCCCGTCAAACCCAAATACAAGCCCAGATAAGGATGAAAAGGTTTCTGCGGGTTATGGGGCATCTCATCCCTCAGTGGGCCCCGCATCAGCCTCTCAAGTACACGGAAAACCTGTTCGCAACCGTGTCCCGGCTCACGTTCCGGGTCCGCAGGGCTGGAACCTGCGGCTTATTCGATCCTCCGGCGTTCATGACCGGCGGAGGCGTCAATATCTTCGGGCTCCGGCGGCTCGGTCAGCCTCCCGGCCTTCCTGAGATCCTTACGATCGCGCCTGATGATCTTCAGGCCCCGCTTGCCCATTTCAATCTATTTGGATTTCTCCTCATCCGGGAGATCCGTCTTCGGCATCTCCTCCAGTGTCTCCAGCAGGTCCTTCTCATTCCTGTCACAGACCTCTACAGATGTAAGAACGTCGGCCGAGATCATCGTCACGAAGTACATCGGAAGCATCTTGATCTCATTGACCCTCTCAATCGCGCCTTTATCCATATCAATACAGTTTGAAATATCCGGAAACCCCAGCAGGCCATACACGTATGCGCTACCACCTGCGCCATATTTCCCACGGAAATAGCCGGGCTCGAACCGGCGACACTACATTCCCTCAGAAGTATCCTCCCGAATAGCCGGATATGTTTGCCTTGACTCCTGGAAAGCCGTACAGCCCAGTAATAGATGCCGCTCTGAACCGCTGAGCTACGTCCCCGTTGGGGACGGACGGGATTCGAACCCGCGACCTGCCTCTTGGAAACATACTTTGGAGAAGTATGCTGTACAATAGCCATTCGTCAAAGTGGAGCATGACGGATTCGAACCGTCGACCTCTTGCATGCGAAGCAAGCGCTCTGGCCAACTGAGCTAATACCCCAAAACTCCGGAAATACAGACAGATGTTACAAGACTGTGTAAGATGGTCTGCCGCGGACGGTCAACGCCCGCTGCATAGAAGTAATCTGGCCGATAGCCGGAAACCCCGGGTGGACATGCGTCACCGGACAAACGTCATCAGACGGACCTGTTTCACGGCAACCGGTTGCCGTACATGTCGTCATCCCCGGAAAGAACAATTCGGAAAGACGGAAGGATGAATTCCTGGATGTCATGGTTAAGAAGTTTACAGAAGTAATCCAACCAATAGCCGAATCTTTGTTGCGGTCGTTGGATTCGAACCACGTCTCAAGATTATGAGTCTTGCGAGCTACCATTGCTACCACCACCGCGATGTTAATTATGTTGCGGGAGCAGGACTCGAACCTGCGCAAGCATTATCTGTCCACAGCTTATGAGGCTGTTGTGTTACCAACTACACCATCCCGCTATATAGGTTTCAATAAGTCAAAGAACTAAACTATTTATATATTTAATGCACAGATTCTGAAAGGTCATCAATCCATTTACAAAAAATATTAAATTGATTTTTGACAAATTCAGAATTTGCCTTTCCCAAATCCTTAATAACATATGGAATAAATCCTGCTTTTTTGATTTCAGATATTTTTATGTTATCACGATTCTTAATCTGAATCAATGAACTTTTATCATATATCTGTTTATAGTGCCAGGCACCATTCCATAATATCGCTATTTTTAATTCAGGTATAATAACATCAGCATCCCATCCATTAAAGTAAGGTATATTATGCAAAACTGCAGCTGTACCGAATTTTTCCTCACATAATGAACAGAACTCTATTTCATTTCTGGATCTCCTGGAATCTTTTTGTATATCCATGCTCTTCCGTCCGCCTTCTGACATCCGCCTGATTGAATCAGGTGAAAGAAATTCATTCTTATGTGATTTATAATATTCAAAACATTTATGAGAACAGAAAATCTTAGTGGATATATGTTTGACATAATAATAAGAACATCCGCATACTTTACAGATTCTTTCAGTATGCCTACGGATACGTTTTACAGATTCACTGCATTTATGTCTGCTTGACTCTGAGTGAATTTTTCCCTTATTCGTAAATGATGCTGAACAAGATCTTGAACAGAATTTTTTCTGTGTCTTATTCAAAGGTTTACCGCAATGTAAACAGTATTGAACTGATTTTATCATGGTGTATATATCCGTACGCCCGGCGGGACTCGAACCCGCGACCTCCGGATCCGGAGTCCGGCGCTCTGATCCGCTGAGCTACGGGCGTGCGTCTGTGTTCCCGGACGGATTCGAACCGCCGACCCCCTGGTTGTAGGCCAGGTGCTCTGAACCGGCTGAGCTACGGGAACATCGATCCTATTATTTCCACGGCCGCATATATGAGCACCGACAGGAAGAACAGGGCCGTGAGGGCGGTAAATACGGACTGCAGGCACCCGGACCACGGACTGTCACCCGGCAGCCTGATCTCGGCGGCATTATACCGCCTGCGCCTCTCGTTCCATACGACGAAATGCAGCCATCCCCGTTTCCACCAGGAACATCTGCCGAACGCGAGATCGGCCGCGGCCTTCGATTCCCTGCCGCCGACCACGCGGCCGCAGGATCTGTATACGTCAAACGTGCTCATGTGTTCCCGGGCGGATTCGGACCGCCGACCCCCACCTTGTCATGGTGATACTCTAACCGGCTGAGCTACGGGAACATAACCCGGGCTACTGTCCCGGATTCAAACCTCTGTTCTCCTCCCAGGTCATGAACTCCCTGAAGAGGACCTCAGAGTCCTCGCCCGACGCGGATACGCCGTGTTCAGACTCCCATTCTGCTATGAACTCGTTCCAGTGCCTGTCACGGTTCAATATCTCCTTGTCGACGTCTTCCATATCAGCGTTCATCCTCTTCAGGCCTGTCGACCTTCTCCAGGCGCAATTTCTCGATTTCCGCATTGCGGCGATCGATATAGAGTCCTGTATCAAGGGTACCGTCCTCCTTGAGCTCGCCCTTCTCATTCAGGAAGTCATATGCCTCCTGCATCAGGGTGATAACCGCCTCGTCCGGAGTCTCCTTGATGATATCGTCAAGAATGACAAGCCTGCATTTGCCGTCGCCGTCCTTGACATGCTCAGGCGACGCGACAAGTCCCCAGAGCGGAAACGGATGGGCGGCAACCGGCGTGTTGACCAGGACGACCGAGCCGTCCCCGAGGAGATAGCCCCACATGCTCTCACGGTTCTTGCCGTGATAGTCCGTCTGCACGCGCTGCTCCTGCAGTCCCTGTGCCTTAAGATCCTCGACCGATACGACGGTCTCTGAACGAAGAAATCTCATACTGTATGTCTTTGTCTGTTTGTATCCGTTTAAATCAAATGAGGCGATATTTTCATCGGGATTAATACCCACGGGCGCTGCTGAATGAACAGCTGCTTTTGTTGTCGCATAAAACATTATCCGTTTAAATCCTCAAGCTTCTACCTTGGAGCACCCATCTCAGAGGATCCTCATTGATCTGTCAGGATAGACGGATTCGAACCGCCGACCGCATGGTCCCAAACCATGCACACTGCCGCTGTGCTATATCCTGATTGTCGGGGTGATCCGACTCGAACGGACGACCTCACGCCCCCCAGACGCGTACTCTAACCTACTGAGCTACACCCCGTGGACGGAAGAGACCGCTCGCTGCTTCGGTCACCGCATACGGCATTGCACGAATGCCCATTGCTCCGCGGTATTCCGGATCCTCTTATTTCCGCGGGTGCCGGACCAACCCGGCTGTGCGCCTACACCATCTTCCGAAGTCGGGATGACTGGACTCGGACCAGCGACCTCTACGTCCCGAACGTAGCGCCCTACCTACTGGGCTACATCCCGATTGTAATATTTTAACGCATTATATAACCTGAGGTCATAAATGCTAAAATTGCAGATTTGAATATTTCAAATCTGCAATTTATCATGTGTTATCCTGTCCCTTTATCAGGGCCACTCACCGAGAGGCTTGGCCAGCTTTACGCCCTCGAATACGGGATTGTCAGGACTGACCTTGCCGGTTACGGCGTCCACATAGAGCTGAGCCTGTGCGTTGCCGAAGATGTACTGAGGATTGCAGTCCTTCGGTCCCACCTCCTTACGGAGCACGCAGTGCTTGGAATGCGGTTTCGGATAGTTAGTCTCCTGGATCTTCTGGAAGGCCTCTGCGAACGTAATCATCTTCACAGGCTCCTTACCCATGTCATAATCTTCAATCCAGAATGAATGCACGGTCGTCACAGAATCGCCCTTGTTGGCCGCATGCGCATACATGACGACATAAACATCGGCGCCGTTGCCCTCCTCAAAGACGACCTGGAAGATATTGGACAGGCCGACGACGGTGCCGTCGCAGTCCTCGTCAAGGAAGTCCTTCAGGACGATGCAGGTCTCATACCAGCGATAGTCCTGCTTGTAGGCCATGAACATGGCCTGACGATCGGTGGAGATGACCTGCTCCACGTTGTAGCCCTCCGTCACGACGGTATCTGTCTTTGCAGAATCAGTCGCGACACTGTCCATGGCGGGCTCGGTCTTGTCTCCGGCACACTTGGTGCAGCCGGTGAGCATGAATGTCATACAGGCCATGAGGCAGATAAACGCCAGGCCCATGAGCTTCTTCATAGTCTTGCTGTTTGGTTGATTTTGGTTTATATATCACCGGGCATGCCGGCGAATTCCGCGACAAAGGACAGTATGGTCCGCAAAGAGAATGGTGAATCTCAGACTCTACGGAGTGCTGCCCTGTCTGTGTACACGGGGCGGGATTCGAACCCGCAACTTCTTTTCAGATAGACCGGTTTCGTAGACCGGGGCGGTCATCCAGTTACGCTTTACCCGTGCATTCAGGACCTAACGGTCCTTATGGAATATCATCCATGCTATGAGGCACGCCCCTATCACACAGGCGGCGACTATCGCCTCGGTATTCATCACTATCATACTATGCAAGGCCTCTTCTCATCATTTCCCAGAAGCACCTGGCCGTCGCCGTGATATCTGCCATGGCGTCGTGCGCATCCTCGAAGCCGCATTCGAACAGCTTCTGATGCAGCTCCATGAGCTTCGGCCACTTGTACCCGAACTTGCCAGGGATGGCGCAGTAGCTCGTCGACGCCTGCATCGTGTCGAAATGAGGCTTGGATTCCATCATGTCGCCGATACCCAGGCGGACCATCTCGGCGCCCACGATCTTGAGGTCGAAACCGACATTATGTCCTACAATCAGGTCGGCCTGATTGAGATCCTCTATGAACTGATTGATCGCGTCGGCCAGGGGTATGCCCTTCTCCAGAGCGTCGGCCGTGTGTATACCGTGCACGTTCGCGGCCTCCTCGGGTATCTCGAATCCGTCGGGCCTGACGATCAGGTTTCCCGTATGGACGACTGTGTCAGGTCCGTCCGCCAGGATCCAGCCGAGCTGCACGAGCCGCGGCCAGTTGTCCGTATCCGTCGACGGCGCCTTGTAGTTCCTGGGAACGCCCGTCGTCTCGGTGTCGAAGAAAATGTATCGCATTGATATGTCTTTGGTTTCCGTATATAACCGTTAAACGCGCAGGCCCGTCCGGAGTCACGGGGCTTGTCGCCTGTATGTGACCTGCCCGGGCGGCTGAACGCTTATGGAAATCCGGAAAGACCGTGCGGTGACTTTTTTCCCATGGCGGAAAAAGCAGGATTCGAACCTACGAGTAACCAGCTTCAGAAGTAACCACAGGCGGATAGCCGGACTGTACAGGGGCAGGGAACAGACCGTGACGACTGACAGCGGGGCGGGGATTCGAACCCCGGTACACGTGCAATGAATCACGTCGCTGAGCCTTCTCGCGTACTCCGCTAAGGAGAAGTAGCAGCGGCCATAGCCTGCCTTAGGAGCCGGAAGGCGGATTCGAACCGCCGTGTCTTTCGAGTCGGTTTACGATACCGATGGAGTCGACCACTGTCCCATTCCGGCAGGTTGACAGGACCAAAGACTGACGGCATGGTACCGGTCAGAGCCGGTCCGTTATGCCGAGGGGATATCCTGCCTGAGGCTCCGCCGGCCGCCGCCGGTTTCTACACGCTTTCCCTTTCGTGGAGCGTGACGGATTCGAACCGTCGACCCCCTGCTTGCAAAGCAGGTGCTCTGACCGGACTGAGCTAACGCCCCGAAGGAGTGGGGTTTTTGACGGTGGCCCCACGGCGCCGGCCCCTAAGTCCTGCATGAACAGCAGGCCCAGCCGGGACTTTGCGTACTCCCACCGGGACTCGAACCCGGAATCTCCACATTGAGAGTGTGACGGCTTAACCAGTTCGCCTATGGGAGCATTGAGTATTCCCAGTGGGAATCGAACCCACTTTTTCAGGATCGAAAGTCCTGTGGCTCGACCTATATCGCCCTTGGGAACATATGGAAAACGGAAAACCCGGCAAGCGGAATAGCATGTACCCTTTACATTCTTTATCGAGCTGAGAAGTAGCATGCCGGATAGCCGTTTAGTGATCCGGGCGGGAATCGAACCCGCGACCTACTGCTTAGGAGGCAGTCGCTCTATCCACTGAGCTACCGGACCAGTCGTTTATTATACGTAAAACTGCGGAAAAAGTCATCCGTGGGACACGATGTTGCAGATCATTCTTTGAGAAGTAACGGATGACATAGCCGCATGTATAGGATAAACGGAAAGGACCGGCGGGCGTTTCTCCAGATTACGAATCAGGCGCTGACTACAGCTTGCAGAAGTAGCCGCCGAGTATAGCCGTTTATTAGAGACAAGCAGGGGATTACGGGCCGTTTTAAGTTCGATTTACAGTCGAATGTGTTCAGCCACCGCAGAAGTATCGGCACCGCATAGCCTGCCAGAGTGGGCCTGGAGGGGCTTGAACCCACGACCTCCAGATTATGAGTCTGTTGCTCTAACCAACTGAGCTACAGGCCCTTATGTGTAAAAAGGAGGTCCGGATTTTCCGGTATTGAGCGCTGTGCCGAAGTGCCGGTCACCTCCTTCGCATCCGGGTTGATCCTGCCGAGTGCGATGCATCTTACGAAACAGGATGCTCCGAACGTCTATGCGGGGCCTCGACGATTCGAACGTCAATCACCGGGTCTCCCCGGCATCCTTCGGCAGGAAATCGGGACCGGCTTTCCGCCAGGTCCTCAATCGCGCGCTTACCTTCCATTGAACGAAGACCCCATATTATGCTGTACCGGGCGGATTCGAACCGCCGATCTCCCCGGACCACCGGGGTGCATAGGCCCGCTGATGCTACAGTACAAACGCTGGGGAGGTGGGAATCGAACCCACGCGAGACACGGATTAACAGTCCGCCGCTCTAACCGACTGAGCTACACCCCAATTTAAGCGCTCCCGGCAGGGATCGAACCTGCGACCTTTTCATTAACAGTGAATTGCTCTACCACTGAGCTACAGAAGCTGGAGCCGGCGCGGCGATGCAACCGCGGATCACCCGGCATGTATGAGCGGAAGACGGGGCTCAAACCCGCGACCCTCTGCTTGGAAGGCAGATGCTCTATCACTGAGCTACTTCCGCATAGCCCGGTTTCACGGAGAACCGGGAACCGTATCGGTGGGACGCGGACGCTACAGGCATATGCCGATCGCCCTTTTACTCTCCTTGTATACACCTACTGGAGGCTACTTAGCATGCATTTCACCCCGCTCAGCGCATACAGGATTATCCTGTGCATCCCGGCTTGCCGGGTTTTGAACGGACCCGGCGTCTGACCGGCAAATCGAACCGTATAGGTGGAGAGCCATTGTGTCCGGAATCAACACAGGCGCCATGGTAATACCGGCCCGAGCCTTGCACACGTACTCGTCGCGACCTTTCCGCGTGTTCGGGCGGACTTGGACCCCGGGGTCTCTCCATAATGCGGAACAGACGGGACTCGAACCCGCGACTTCCACCGTGACAGGGTGGCGCTCTACCAGCTGAACTACTGCTCCTCGTGCCGGACAATTTATAAGACGGAGGCCCGGCTGCCGTCATGGGTGGGATGTGCACTTTATCCTGCGTCATGTACACGTGCCCTTCTTTTGAGTGCGGAACCGACGGCCTGCGGCTACTACAGCATGCTTTCACCGCTCCGGCCCGGTCCTGAGACACTGCAGGAACACCCCGTATAAAGCTCGGGACCTGCGCAAGGCCTCGCGTCATCTTCACCGCCCCGGTACCCGACATACCGGTAAACAGTCATTTAACCTGCGTCGGTTCGTCCTGTACACAAATGCACAAGGCTACCACGAGTAGCAATTCCGTGGCTGACTGCAGCAGACGGCGTTCAGCCGATCCCGATTGTAGCGACGGCGGGAGTCGAACCCGCTACTCCCGGCTCATTACGCCGGAGTTCTTCGCATTCCAAGACGGTCAACTCGGCTCCTCGCTTTATCCATGGCTTGCTTGGCCTCTAATCCCGTCCCTTTTAACCTGGCTGCGCAGGTTTCACGGCGCTCTGCAGATTCGCGCCGCCCCACGGATCCCAGGTGGAAGCATCCGTTAAACTTCGTCACTGAGTTTTGGTGCCTTCGAAGGAGTCGAACCTTCATACCCCCGCTATAGTCACCGCCGCTTATCCGCGGTTGCGACGGTTTTCCAGAAAGGGTCCGGATGTACGCCCCGGTGCAGTCGCCGATATACTGCGTAAACCAGCATGAAAATGTCCGTTATTATAACCGGAAAACGGAACCGAATCTTCCCGCACCTACGATCGGGCAGCAGTTTGAATACGCCTTACGGCTTCAGGGACTGCCGACGTTACGTTGAGCCTCAAATCTCTTTCGACGAGCCCCGGGCCGGATTCGAACCGACGACATCCTGCTTACAAGGCAGGCGCTCTACCGCTGAGCTACCAGGGCAAGGTATGAGCGGGTAATGGGATTCGGACCCACGGCCTTCTGCATGGCAAGCAGACGCTCTACCCCTGAGCTATACCCGCAAATAACAGCATGTGCCTTTGCACGCTAAATCACACCCTTTGACCTTCGGACGTGACCTTCCGCTGTGACCTTCGCCCCGTCGCTTCTACAGGACTTCCCTTCACAGTCCCCGAGAGCTTCCCCGATTGGCCATGGAGGGGAGAGCGCGTATGGGGCGCCTCATTACCACCGGCGCGTCCGCCGGATTAGAGCAGTCATACTGTTATGGTTCAGAGCCTGTCCGTTACCTTGACCGTGTTCCCGACATCCCGGAATCTGTGTCCCTAACTCAGTGCCTGCAGGCAGGAGGTCCGCCCTTCCGTGCCGTCACCTTCGATTCCCAGCCGGCCAACGGTATGCGGTATATCGGACTTCACCGCATTCGGGCTGCGTCATCGGCGGGCGGAACTCATGACAGGTCCCGGTGACCGCTCTGCAACGCCCTTTCTCCTCGGCTTACGGAGGCTCTGTTAAGATAAATGTGCCGAGAGCAGGATTCGAACCTGCTTACTGCGAGTCCACTACGACAATTTGTTAAAGCAGATTGGTTTTACAGACCAACGCCGTTATCTCGGCAATTAAAATAGTGTGGAGGATACGGGATTCGGACCCGTGACCTCCTGCATGCCATGCAGGCGCTCTAACCAGGCTGAGCTAATCCCCCAGACAGGTGCGGACGAATCCGCACCCTTGCTATATCATGTATCAATATGTCAAAGAACTCCGCGGTTTTCGGCCCGGACCCCTTGAGGCCCTTCTTGCCAGGCGGCCGCAGTCGCCTTGTATCTATAAAACGCTCCGGTTTACGGCCGGTCACATCGTCAGGCATAAAAAAACAGGATTCCCGTCTCCGGTAATCCTGTCATCCGTTCATATCATTCAATAATTCCGAAATCTCTAATCAGCACTCATCTGAACTTGAATTTCTGACAGGATCATTATATTTCCGTATAACCCTCGGGCCTTCCGGCCTCTGCATACGTACCTTCGCGCCTGCGGTCATCATTACCGTAGACGTTCACCGGACGTATATTTGTTATTGCGAAAATCATACCTTTGTCAGATTGAATTCATTTTATATATTCACGGACTTTCCCAAAAAATCCGTTTTAATGCAAAAAAATGCAAATCTTTTCCTTAAACCTGCTTACACGGGGCTTGAGGTAGTACTTGAACTGCTTCATGTCGGCATAGTAGAGGCCCTTGGGTCCGTAGATGCGGATATTCATCTTAAGAGTATCCAGGTTCTCATGCCAGTGGCCGTCAGTAGGCTCGTCCCACTGATCCTCCTTCGGCAGGCAGGGATCGGTCCAGAGGTCGTCGACGTCCTCGGGGAGGCGGTTCGCCATAAGGGTACGAAGCTGATGATTACAGCGGCGGCGTACCTTGCGGCGGCGTGCCCTGTAATACTCCGTATTGCTGCCGCAGCATACGAAGCAGCGGATGTTCTTCTTGAATGTGCGTGACATAATCTGATCTTTTTTTGTTACCGTATTCCTGTTATTCGTTATTTCAACGGCGCAAAGATAGCGGATTTCCCCGAAACAGAAAAATCCTGCAGCGTTTATCTGCAGGATTCAGCATTCGCTCACATTACGGAATCAGTCATTCTTCGGCTTCTTCTGTTTCTTCGCCTCCTGCGCCTCCTGCGCCGCCGCGAAAGCCTTCATAACATCCTCCTGTGTCTTGACATCGTCAAGCGACTGTACGAACTTGGTGACAGACGCGAGCGTAACCCTGTCATAATAGTTACGGTCGCCGAGCTGCTCGAGCAGGTGGAACACCGCCTCACGGGATCCCGTCAGCACCTGCTCCTGGTTGGAGACGTACATGACCTTGACGAAATGTGTGAACATGTCCTGATCGAGGCCCGTGACGCCGAACTGCAGAGACATCACATAGTCGAGCCTGATCATCGCGGAACCGAACCGGACGACGGTCTCGGGCCAGGGAACGGTCAGTCCCTTCCGCGGATTGTCATTATATTCGTAATCTTCCATGTCAGAGCAACTTGGTCACTTGAATCTGGTTGTCGGCGATATACTTGTCGAGTCCCTGGAACACCTCGGCCATCCTGGCGTTGCCGTGCTTCAGCGTCTGCTCGAAGTCGGAACCCTTGATGAGATCATCCATCTTGAGCGATATTACGTTCTGCAGGTATCTGCCGTCCTGAAGCATCTGAAGCACGTCGGCGGCGTACAGCCGGATGGACTTCGGGAAATTGGACGATTTGAGCTCGACGAGCTTCTTCTGCCGCTCCAGCCGCTCAGGCGCGCTGATATCTATAATCTCACGCTTGCACGCAGTCTCGAGCGCGCTGTGAAGCTCCTCAGGGCCTACGGCCTCGAGCGCTGCCATCGTATTCACGCCAAGGGCCTCGAGCAGCGCCTTCTGCTTAGTGGCCGTCACGCGGACCTTCTTGCCGGTACTGCCGTACCAGTCATAGAACGCGGGCACGTTGTCGCCGTCGTCGCCGCAGAATATCTTGGTGAGCAGGACCGACTCCGGATCGACCGCCTCGATGCGGATCTTGAGGTTGGAGTCGAGTATGCCCTTGAGGTACTGACGGTCGGCGTCGAGGCCAGTGAAGAAGATGTCGTTGCCGGTCGTGGTGTCGTTGTACCACTCGAGCATCTCCGGTGTGACGTAGATGTGCTTGAAGCCGCCGGGTCCGCGGCCTATCTCATTGAACACCGCGCAGTACTGGTGCGTGTCCTTGTTGAAGGTGATAAGCTGACGGATATCGGCGTCGGCCGACACCAGTATGACATTCATGTTCGCGAGATCCGGATATCCCGCGTCGATGACGGTCTCCTTGATGAGCGCCATCAGATCGTCCGCCTCGGCATGCTCGGTCTCGGCGAACAGGTAGCCCTTGGACTCCAGATGGGCCTTGAAGCGGTTGAGCGCGTCGAAGATGTTGTCCCAGTTGAACGTGTCAGGACGCTCACGGTTGGCCTTGTAGTCCTCGTAGACGTCCTTGCGCCACGAATGCTTGGAGTCCGTACAGAAAATCACCTTGGACGGCATGAACGACCTTACGATATACGCGATGTCCGTCGCCATCTTGCCGATGTAGCGGTCGCACTCGTCCTTGGTGTCGAACGATCCCGGGGCGCTGCCGTATCCGCCCATCATATAGAGGCTGCGGAACGCTATGTTGCTCCAGTCAATACACAATACAATCTGTCTCATTATAAAAACGGTTATATCTCATCAATTTAAACGTCCGGCAGGACATACAGTCACAGGATATATAGGGCATGGACGACATAATATTCAGGGTAGGCGAGGGCAGGACCCCGACCGGCAAAATCCTCGACAGGGGCACCAGATGGTTCACCGAGGCAGATCAGGCGCTCGGCTGCCATATGAAGACGGGAAAGCCCGTCTACGTATCCGTAAACAGGCGCGCCTACAAAGAGGTGTCAGAGGATTACCTCCGCTCCTATATCAGGTGTAGTGGATCTTCTCATTGAGGATCGCCGGGATCCTCGCCGCGACCTCGCCGACGCACACGCCCGGCGTCATATAGGCCTTCGTGTCTATCATCTGGGCCATGTACAGGAGCAGGTCTATCAGCGCCCTTCCGTTGACCGCGACCTCGTCGGGCCTGTCGCCCTGGATATTCACGGCCTCGGCTCCCTGGATGTTCACGACCTTCGACTCGAGGCTGACGTTGTTCAGTCCGTTTATCGTGATGTCGTTCTTGGCGACGGCGTCTATATCCTCCTTCTTCAGCTGTATGATACCCGTATTACCGGCATGGTTTATCGTAATCATGCCGTCGGCGCTTATCTGCACGAAGCTGCCCTGCAGGTAGACGCGTATGCCGGCGTTCGGCTGGTATATGACGGCCAGGTCCTTCTCATGGTCGTACAGGAGCACGTGCGAGCCGATATAGTCGTCCTTGATCTCCCTGGTCAGGTTGTGGTCGACCTTCTGCGTCGCGTAGTACTCGGGCTGCGCCACGTCGCCGTCGATGAACTTGACGCGGACCGTCGTGCCCTTCTTCGGTACGGACAGGTTTCCGCCCGCCTCGCCCGCGAACACCGACATCATGGCCGGGTATGCCCACGGCACGAAGTTGTCGTCGAATCCGTCCATGACGTTCATGACGCGGACCTTGCACCTGCCGCGCTTGTCCGGATCCCTGTTGTCGATAATCTCGCCCGTATAGAACTTGTTCGGGTCTACCTGTGGTACCTGTGCGTCCATGTCTGCTGTCTTATAGTATCTGCTTGTTTATCCTGCGTCCCTTGTCCGCGGCGCTCGGCCTCTTGGGATCATTGGAGCCGACCTTCGGATCGTCGACCTTGTCCGGACGGCCTATCCGCCCCTCTTCCTTGAGCCTTGAATACGCGTCGAGCATGCCTCCGACGGTCCCGTCAGCCCTGAGCTCGTCCCTGACCGTCTGATCCGACCAGGGAGAGGCCACGGTCTCCTTTACGGCGGAAGGCTCCTTTTTATGCGCGTACTTATCTATTATCTCCGCACGCGAGAGCGCCGGTGTGTAGTTCGACCTGAACATATCGGCGGCCGACAGTATCCTGGGCTCCTCGGGTATCTCCTCTGCAGGCTCCTCGGGCCTTGACCGGTCAAGCTCCGGCTCAGGTTCCGGCGAACTGACCTCCTGTTCGACGAGCTCGCCGCTGACCGGTATTCCGTCCTCTCCGACAAGCAGCGGCCTGAGTCTGGGCTCATATGACGGGGACTCGACCCTTGCTTCCCTCATGCCCGCGGCCTGATAGGGCGATACGACGACGGCCTCCTTCATCCTGTTGGACGGTTCCTCAGACTCGACCCTGGCCTCCTTGCGGGCAGGCTCATAGTCGGGGGACTTCACGGCGGCCTCCTTCAGCTCGGGGGTGTATTCAGGACTCTCGACCCTGGCCTCCTTGTGGGCAGGCTCGTAGTCGGCGGACCCGACCTTCGTCTCCTTCTGCGCCGGATCCGGACTGGGCGAGTCGACCCCAGCCTCCTTCACTTTCATATCCGGGGCGGGCGAGTCGACCCTGGTCTCTCCCTGCGGCATCTCCGGGGCGGGCGAGCTGACCTCATGCTCAGCGACGCTCATGTCAGGATCGGGCGAGCTGACGCCGGCTTCCGACATCACGGGTGCATAGTCCCTTCCCTGAGGACGGGCGTCTCCGGGCTCCGTCTGCACTGCCGGTGCCTGCATCGAGGGAACCTGCGGCGCCATGGGCGAATAGTCCGGTCCCATAATCAGCGTCTCCCTGACCTCCGACTGTATGTCGCCGTATCCGGTAATCTGGGCCTCGCGGACCGGTATGTTGTCAGCCTCGTATCCGGCAATCTGCTGTTCCCTGACCTCCGCCGGTACCGGTACGGGTGACAGGACGGCCGTCTCGTACATCTCAGGGACACGGCCGGCGCTGTCGACCGCGGTCTCTATCCGGCCCGCAGGCCTGTCAGGCGAGCTGACGATGACCTCCGCCATGGCGCCGGGCTCGGCACCGGTCATGCTGTATTCTCCCATGTCAGGATCATTATAGGTGCCTGTCATCTCCTGCTCGGCGAATGACGGGCTGTAGTCGCCGTCCAGTCCGCCGACGCTCGTCTCATGCATGACGCCGCTGACCTCGACCGGCCTGAACGAGCCGGGACCGGTGCCCGTGATGACGCCGTCGAGATCCCTCAGGCCGAGCATCTCATACTCGCCGATCTCAACCGATGAGTCGGTCGACGCGTCCACATCTCCGGGTATTCCGAGCGGCCACAGTATCGGATCAACGCCGGGCGACCAGATGGAGACATCCGTGAATCCGCCGGGTTCGGAACCCGTAAGGCTGACGTCCGCGAATCCGCCGGGACCTGAACCGGTAAGGCTGACGTCCGCGAGCACGCCGACGGACACCTCCCTGAACGACGTATCCGAAAGCCCGCCGAGCGGAACCTCACGGAACGAGGTATCCGCGAGTTTGCCGACGGACACCTCTCTGAACGAAGTGGGCTTGAGCCTGCCGAGAGGCACCCCGCGGAACGATGTATCCACGAGCCTGCCGACGGACACCTCACGGAACGAGGTATCGGCCAGCTCGCCCAGGGGAACCTCCCTGAACGACGTATCGGCCAGCTCGCCCAAGGGAACCCCTCTGAACGAGGTATCGGCCAGCATCATCGAAGGATCGGGCGACTCGACGGAAGTGTCGGCGAATCCGTAGACGGACACGTCCCTGAGGCTGACGTCCTTGAAGCGTCCGACCTCGACCTCCGCCATATTGAACGAAGGCATCGCGGACTGTACGACCGAGCCGTCAATGGTCTCGTCCTGGAACAGAGGCTCGTGTGTATGGGGTATAATGGCCACCTGGTTTATGATGGTCTCATAGACCGAGCTGTCGCTCAGCCTCTCCGAGGGATGCGCCGCTATCCTGAGCGCCTCGAGCTCGGCCTGTGACAGGGTTCCGGCCGGTGCGGCCATTGCATTCGCGTACATCTGCGTCAGCACCAGGGATATGAGCGCGGACTCCTGCTCGTCCGACGGATTCGTGGCGGCCGACTCGACATACTCGCCCTTTGTCGCCCTGCGCTCGGCCACGGCGTTCTTGACCGTCGAGTATATGCCGGCGGCCATGTCGAGTATGCCGGATCCGTTCTTGCCGGAGAGCGTGTCGAGCACGCCTCTGGCGGCATTCATGCCCCATCCGTCGGCTATGACCTTCGAGTACCCCCTGGACTTGTCATCATCCGACAGGTTCTCGGTCCCGTTGAACCACATCTCGTCATGCATGCCCTCCTGTATGAAGCCGTACGCGGCATGCGCCCTGTCCGGGCCGTACTGACGCTCGAGCCAGCTCTTCAGGTTCTTGAGCAGTATGCCGTCCTTGCCGCCAATCTTCCAGTGGTTGAGTATCTCACACTTCTTCACCCTGATCTTGAGCACCGACTCCTCCGGCCTGTCGTTGTTGATGCTATAGGAGTCGCTGTACATATTGCGGGCTATGTCAAAGTCGCACATCTCGCAGCGGAAACACGTGATGGGCACCGCCGTCGATATGATGTTAAGGCGCTGCAGATCCATATTGACATTGACGTCGATCGCGCCCTTGGTCCAGTCGGCGACCTTGTCAAGGAACTGATTGGCCCACTTGTTGACGTACTTCGTCGCGATACTCGTCAACAGGTCGGCCGCTGCGCCGGACTCGGCGAAGTTCGACTGGTGGAACGTACGTATCTCCGAGACGAATATATTCATCTTGAAGTACCTGTATATGTCGGGGAGTATCCATCTCTGGTACTCGGCGTCCCATGCGGCCTCACGGTACAGGTAGAACAGGTACTTGACCTTCTGATCGAGGCCCTCGAGGCACTTGATGGTGATTACAGCGTTCTTGTCTATCTGCCAGCCCTTGTCAGGCGTCAGCCCCGACAGCGCGTCGAGGCCCTGTATCTCCTGGAAGTAGTACTGATACTCGTTCTGCAGCGCGGTCAGTCCCTGGAGGAACCTGGCGAGGCACCATGCACGGTAGTCTTCATTTCGGCGCAGCAGGTACTCGAGTGCCGAATACCGCTTGTCATCGGATACATTGCCGATGTATTTGTTAATTCTCTGGTTATATCCTGAATCCGAGCCGATGAGGCTTTCCTCGAAACCGGCGCCCTGTCCCTGTCCGTCATACGGATCAAGTTCCTTGACGAGCAGCTCGAGCGTCTCGCCGGGATCCGGATCAAGCCTTGTCACGGGCAATATCAACAGACCCTGCGGGATGTCGTCGAACGACATCTCGGACGTCAGTCTCGAATAGACGTCGTCGAAGTCGAACTCAATCTTGAAGGTGAGGTACGTGGGCTCGTCCCACCTCTGTTCGAACGGCGCACGCTCGAATCTCTCCTTGAACTGGAATCCCTTGCGGATATTGAAGTTTTCAGTAAGCATATAGACAGAAAATACCGTTATCGTATATATCGGTTTTTACAGAAAAGGCCTGTCCGGGACCTGTTTAGTATAATTTGCAGTTGACCATACTTTAACTGCATATATATGACTATTTGCGTTTATTCTCTAAAAATAATTAAATTCAAATAATTTTAGCTTAAATTCATGTGACCTTTTCTCACGCGCGCGATATCAATATTTGTTAATAGGAGATTCTGAAAAGGGGTTAATAGAAGTAATTTACTTTAATAAAAAAACTTAATCGGCCGGCGACTTAACGTACAGGTGCGCGTAAGCGTGTGCATACACATTGTGCGCATGGCGCGGGAATGTGCGTACACGGCATGCGCGCGCGAGGCCGATAGATATGCGGTATATGGCCAAAGATGCTTTTGACAAGAACAATGACGTGACGACCGGACGGGCGGCGGAAGAGGGATTCGCCGTGCTTCAGGCGCATCTCGAGGTGGATGGCGGCAAAGGCGCCGGCATCACGGGCACGCCGGCTCTTCCCCTGCTCCAGAAGCTCGACTTCGTGGAGAGGTTCTCGGACGGATTCGACGTCAAGGACTTCCTCAGGAACGGCGGCTCCGTGACCGAGAACCTCAGCCTGCTCAAGGACACGGCCCTGGACAACCGTATCCATACGGACCGCGGCGACACGACCGGATTCGGCACGTGCCCGATATGCGGCAGGCCCCTGCTTAAACCGTCGAAGGACGGACTCTGCGGCGCATGGAAGTGCAGGCAGGCCATGAACCTTATGAAGCCGCAGGCCGTCGCGGACGTCTGGAAGGAGTTCCAGGAGGCCAGGAGGGGCGTAAACAACGACGGCCTCATAGGCAATATCAAGGGACAGGTCAAGGCCGCGAACCAGCTGCTGAGCGTCCTGGAGACGGCGCAGTCCGTGCTGTCTGCCGTCGGTTCGGCCGATCTGTCACAGGCCGCGGCGCTCATCCCGGGCAAGGGCAACATCATCCAGTCCGCACAGAACGCCGTGTCATCGGCGGCTGGGGCCGTATCATCGGCGGCTGGGGCGGTGACGTCGGCGGCTGGGGCGGTGACGTCGGCCGGAGCCGGAATCAATGCGACGGCCCTTGCGCATGCGGGCACCGTGGGCGGGTATAACTCGTATAATGACGTAGTGACGACGGGCCTGCAGGACATAGGCTCGGGCAATATATCAGGACTCAGGGACAATGAGGACCTTGAGCAGGGACTCGGCGGCGCCGGCGGATTCGACGGCATATTCGCCGTATACTTCAAGACCGTGGCCAACATGCTGATGTGTTATGTCAAGATCCAGATCAACAACGTGCTCATCTGGAAGAACGACCTCATCCTGGAGCTCCTGTCGAGGAAGAAGAACTGGACCGACGGCGCCACGGCGGGACTGGAGGCCCTGTTCGCAGGGGTCGAGGCGTGCATCGCGGCCCTGGCGGCCCTGAACGCGCAGTTGAACGCCGCGTTCGCGGTCGTCTATAAGGTGGCCGTGGAGTCCATGGTCCCGTTCCTGATAGAGCCGGACTCCGTCAACTTCGGATTCACGCCGAGGTCGCTCGTCAGGATACCGGGCAAGTTCGTCAACAGGCTGCCGAGCCTCAACTCGGGCAATACGTCCAAGGGGACCGAGATGACCGATGCCATCCTGGCGGCCTTCGAGCCCGCGTTCCCGCCGATTATGACTCCTGAGTGGTTCATGGAGCCTCCTGTGTTCAGGGCGAGGCTCGTCATGTCTGACATGAACACGCAGGCCATATGCCGCATCGTCGAGCCGCTCATGATGATACTGAAGGAGGTCGAGCCGCTTCCCCGCTATGAGAACCTGCAGGTGTACAACCTCCAGTGGATCGCCTTCCTCCTCGGTTCATGGGGCCCGCAGGGCATCAACCATTTCGGCATACCGGGCTATCCATGAAAATTTTCAGGGCCGAAACGCTAAAATTTCAGCCTTGTCCGTTCTGTACGGAAACTGCCGGTCCTGATTTTCAAACATTTATGGAAAACTTAATTTTTTTATCAGTTTTTTACCGGCTATACTGGTAAAAAAACTGTGATTTTTGCCTGTTTTCACGTTTAATTTATGTGATAGATAATCCGCGTGTTTCCGTTGTGGGAACCACAAAAGCTATACAAACGTATATTTGACCGTTCGTATGAAGAAGAAAATCAGTGAAAACGCAAAGTCGTCATATGACGACGCCTCTTCCGGCGAGGGCCTTATCGCCGCACAGACACAGGAGAAAGCCCCTTACGCCAGGAAGATCAAGTTGGTCGTCAAGCGTAACGGCAAAATCCAGAAATACAACATCAAGAAGATCAAGAAGGGGGTCGCCGCGGCGTACGGCGACGCGGGACAGGAGATTCCCGCCAACCTCTACAGGCGCTTCAACTACTACCTTGACAAATTCGACGACAAGTTCGATGACGACAAGATCCACGTCGAGGACCTGCAGGACGTCATCGAGTACTTCCTGATGAAGGAGAACCCCGACGTGGCCAAGGCCTACATCTTGTTCCGCGCGGACCGCAAGAAGACGCGCGATTACGTGGCCAAGAAGAAGGCGTACGTCGAGAACTACAAGCGTCAGCAGAACACGGCCGACGCGACCATCGACGACAACAGCAACGTCAAGGGCAAGAACATCGGCATCCTGAACGCCGAGATACACAAGGCTGACAACGTGGAGATCAGCCGTGAGATGATCATGGACAAGCTCGAGGACCTGTTCCCCGAGAAGGACTCCAAGCAGTACCTCCGCGACCTCCGCGGACGCATCATCTACAAGAACGACGAGTCCAACTTCGCGTTCGCCGGCAGCCCGTACTGCGTGGCCGCCACCATGTACCCCTTCATACTGAACGGCATCAAGGACCTCGGCGGACTGTCCGCCGCCCCGAAGAACATCGATTCGTTCTGCGGCATGTACGTCAACCTGGTGTTCGCGCTGTCGGCTCAGTTCGCGGGCGCCGTCGCACTGCCTGAGACGCTGCTCTACTTCACCTACTTCTGCAAGAAGGAATGGGGCGATGACTTCTGGAAGCGTCCCGAGGAGGTCATCTCAGGCCCCGGCTGCAGGAGGATCAAGACCATCAGGTATCAGATCCGCCAGTACTGGCAGTCCATGATTTACGGCATAAACCAGCCCGCCGCGGCCAGGGGCATGCAGTCGGCTTTCACAAACTTCGCGTATTTCGACCATCCGTTCTTCGACGCCATGTTCGGCGAGTTCGTGTTTCCCGACGGATCCAGGCCCGACTGGGAGTCCCTCGACTGGATACAGCGCGAGTTCATGCAGTGGTTCAACGACGAGCGCCTCAGGACCATCCTGACGTTCCCCGTCGAGTCGTTCTCGCTCATCTACAGGGACGGCAAATTCGAGGATGAGGAGACCGCCAGGTTCGTCGCGGAGGAGTACGCCCGCGGACACAGCTTCTTCACGTACATCAGCGACACCGTCGATTCACTGTCGAGCTGCTGCCGCCTGAAGAACAAGCTCAAGACGAGGGAGTTCAGCTTCACGAACGGCAATATGGGCATCATGACCGGATCCAAGTCCGTCATCACGCTCAACCTGTCGCGTATCACGCAGGACTACTGCGCCGATGAGGACACCGCGGACTTCGCGACCGATAAGGCCGCCTGGTACGACGGCTTCAAGGAGTACCTGGGCAAGATACTCAAGCATGTGTACCGTTACCATACAGCGTACAACGAGATCCTGTGGGACCATTACGATGCGCATCTGCTGCCCGTCTACGAGGCAGGCTTCATCGACCTGAACCGCCAGTACCTGACGATCGGCCTGAACGGCCTGAACGAGGCCGCGAGGTTCATGGGGCTCAAATGCACCGACAACGAGGGATACAAGGAGTTCTGTCAGACGCTGTTCGGCTATATCAAGGAGTGCAACACCAGGGCGTCCGGCAAGTTCAACAACCATACGCTGTCGTTCAATACCGAGCTTATCCCCGCTGAGTCGCTCGCGGCCAAGAACTACAACTGGGACAAGGCCGACGGCTACTGGGTGCCTGATGACGTCAACCTCTACACCAGCTACGTGTTCGAACCGTACAACCCGGATCTGTCCGCGCTGGACAAGATGCGCATGCACGGCCGCGACTATATCGGCGACTTCCTCGACGGCGGATCCGCCGCGCACATCAACCTGTCGGAGCACCTCGACGCGGACCAGAACTGGAAGCTGCTCAACTACGCAGGCGAGACCGGATGCAGCTACTTCACCTATAACGTGCCCCAGAGCGAGTGCCGCGACTGCGGGTGGATAGGCAAGCGTCCCGTCTCGAAGTGCCCGCACTGCGGATCCGAGCATATCGATCATTGGGACCGCATCATCGGCTATCTCACCAAGATCTACAACTGGTCGAGGCCGAGGCGCGAGGAGCAGAAGCTCAGGGTATACCAGGACGCTGAACAGGCCTTAGGAGGGGTCCTCGACTGATGAAGGAGTACAGATACATCTTCGCCGACATGGACGACACGCTCATCCGCACCAGGAGCGGCGATACGTTCCCCAGGGGCGTGTGGGACATGGAGCTCAGAATTGACGTCCTTGAGAGAATAAAGAAGCTCAAGCCGAAGAAGCTCTTCATCGTGACGAACCAGGGAGGCCTCGGCGAATACGTGAACGAGGACTATTTCAGGAAGAAGCTTGAGTATGTGGCCGCCGCCTGTGCAGACTACATCGGATGCGAGGCCTGGGCCGTATACTGCGGCTCGAAGGACAAGGCGGATCCCTGGCGCAAGCCGAACACCGGCATGGCCGAACACTGCATCTCGCACTACATTCCGTACAAGGAGGTTGAGGATCCCGGATTCAAGTCCCGGTGCCTGATGATAGGCGACGCGTCGGGTAAGCCCGGCGACTTCTCGGACAGCGACAGGAAATTCGCCGAGAACCTCGGGATAGACTACTGGGACGTGGAAATCAGCCTGCTCAGATCATACCGATAAACGCTGAATCCTGCAGAAAAACGCTGCAGGATTTTTTTATTCCCGGAAAAAAGCGCTATCTTCGCGGTATAAAACAGAGAGAATATGATCAGAGTCTGGAAACATAATGTATTCGAGCGCAGGTGGAATACTGAGCTCAGGCGGCATGAGATCCGGGAGGGCTACATACTCTTCACAGAAGCCGCCGAGGTGAAGAACGGGCTGTTCAGGGCCGTGGCGGGGGACATAGTCCCTACAGACGACTGGAAGTATTACGGATCATACTGTACAAACAGGCCCGAGGCCCGCATGTTCACGAAGGGCAGGTCCGTACTGCTCCGCCGGCATAAGACGCATGACGAGCTCAGGTCCATGCATCCGTCATGGGAGTGGAAGCGTCCCTGGAAATGGGACAGGATGGACCGTCCTGGCTGGAGGGAGGACCTCTGGTACGATCCCCGTCACAGGGATACCGCATACGGTGAGAATTTCATCCTGATCAACTGAGGATTGACAAGGCATAGTCGCGTATAATATAAAATTCTGTCTTATGAAGAGAACGAATACCATAGAGCAGTATAATGAGGATTTCAGGAAGAGATTCCTGGAAAACTGGGAGAGTGAGGTCAAGGTATGCCGTGCATGGCTTGCCGGTTACAGGGACTGGCGGGTAGGATATCTGATTCATCTGTATAACAAGCCGACAGACGAGGAGATCCGTGAGAAGCTGAAGATTGCGGAGTCGATGCTGAAGAACGTCGATTATTACGTACAGAGTCATTCATACAGTTATAAGAAGCCGCAGCGTCAGAAGGACAATGATTGCAGCTTCATAGGCGAAGGCGAGAGTTGGGCGCACAGTTCGATGATCCGTGTGCCGAAACTCAAGCGCAAGTCCGCATGGAAGCGCTTCTACAAGATGTTCCCCGGCCTGAAGGGGAAGGAGACCATCACGGGAAGCTCATCATGCTGGTACAGGGACAAAAACGGTGACTATAAACGAGGCCCCTGGCACTACAGTACGATTAAACTGAAGAAGGTCAAATAGATGGCACAACAGACAGACGAAATACTGGATCAGATCGCAAGGGACGCCGCATCCACATGGTGCAGGTGCTTTAAGTGCGACGGCACTGTGAATGAGACTCGTGAGAAATGTGACAAGGAGCACTGCCATACGTGCCTGAAATGGTATAACGGATACAGGACTGCCAAAATCGCGCTCTGTGATTATCTGAAAAACAAAGGCTGATGGCATCGACATATGACTACAAGACCGGACAGATCACGACCGACTTCCACCTTGTCGTCTGGGACGAGAAGTGCAAGGGAAGCGGCCTGCCGTGCTATGCCGGCAGTGAGCGGTGCACCAATGTCTGCCCGCACTGCAAGGGGACGCTGCATGCATGGGACGTCCCTGTCCTGCACACATGGATGAGCGGCCGTCTTGACAACAGCTATGTAATGTGCGGCCATCCGGACAAGAAGGATTCGGATACCGAGGAAATCAAGTTCGCATGGCATATATTCTATGAGAAATTCAAACATCAGGCGCTATGCGCCCTTGACGGCTGACATGAAATACATCAAGGAAGACGCGACAGTGGGATTCCGGGAGATACCCGGTGAGATCTCGCTGCTCATCAACATCACGGGATGCACGGTCCACTGTCCGGGCTGTCATTCCAAGTACCTCTGGGAGGACAGGGGCGACGAGCTCACCGGCGAGGCGCTCGCGGATCTCATCAACAGGAATCCCGGCATAACATGTGTATCGTTCCAGGGAGGATTCAACACAGACGCATTGAACGATCTGGCCCGCGTCTGCAGGGCCTCGAACCTGAAAACCGCCTGGTGGACCGGCATGTCCCGGTCGACCGTGTTCCATGAGACCGACGATCCCGGCAGGATGAACGGATTCAAGAGCTCGCTCAATCCCGTGCTCTGGGACTATATCAAGGTTGGTCCTTATGACGAGAGACACGGCGGACTCGACAGCCGTGACACGAATCAGCGTATGTATGTCATTACCGATGTTTTGCCGGGCGATTCCTTTACCGTCGATGACATAACGCATAAGTACTGGAATATATGAGCAGGACGATAACGGACATAAACGCCAGGCCTGAGCATGAGTGGGCCTCGCTGTACCAGAAGGTGGTCATACTGAACTGCCTGAGCCTTCCCGAGCGCAAGGAGCGCATATCGAGGAGGCTCATGGACTACGGCCAGATAACCTGGTCGAACTGTGGCGATCCCGTCTGGGATTTCGCCGACATGATACGCATGCCGTACATCTACAATATTGTACGCGGGTTCGCCGAGGACGGCAGGCTGCTCGATATGGGAGAGGATCCCTATTCAGAGAGACAGATAAGGTGCTGGGACTACTCGCTGAATCTGGTCCGCGTCATGGAGAAACTCATCAGCTGGTTCCCCGACTCCACGGGCAAGGTCCTGTTCATCGAGGACGACGTCGTGTTCCACAGGGATCCGGACCTTATCATCGACACGATGTCGGAGGCGCTCGGCTACGACATAGCGCTGTTCGACGGGTACGTCGCCCCGGAACAGGAGAAGTTCGCGCACATCAGGCCGATAGGGATGCCGAATACCCGCCGGCTGCTCGCGTCGTACGGCATGGTATGGAACTGTGACATGTTCCATATGAGCTTCGACGCGATGCGCTATTATATCGCGTCCATGAAAGAGAGGCTCGCCAATCCGGACTATTACACATGGGCCGTGCCCGGTAACCCGGCGGTCCTCGAGGCCGGCGTGCACTGCGGCAAATGGGAACGCAACCTCACGAGGTGCATGGCGGCGACGCCGCTCTGCATGCAGGATCCCGATCTCAGGAAGGGATCCATACACGGCGACAAGGATGAGGCTAATGTCATCAGGCACAGGCCGGAGGATTATGTCACGGAATTCCTGTGACTCTCCGGCCCGGGCCGCGTTAAATGAATGAGAAATCACCAATCTGATTATACAATGCAGAAAATCGAATTCATCAAAAAGTCTGGCGCGAACGTCAACGATTTCACGTCATGGCTTGAGCAGTTTGAAGGGGACGTGTCTGACAACAGCGTACTCCTTGAGATTAACCCGGCCGCGAAGTGCTTCTGCGCCAAGGTGTTCACGCAGGATCAGGCGCTCGTCCGCCGCGGCGAGATCTCCTTTGAGATGGCCGGCCTTGAGGCTGTCATTCCCGACGGCCTGACCGATATCGTCTATGCCGGTATCCTGAAGATCTTCTCCAAGTTCGTCGCCGTGTTCAAGGCGTTCGCCACCGCCGACGAGTTCACTATGACCTTCAACTTCGGTCCCGGACAGGACAGCCAGGGCAATGAGATGCTGCAGACCGACAACGTCCGTTTCCGCTCGAAGAGCCTCCGCATGAAGATGAAGTGCTTCCTGATTTCCGAGTTCATCGTCATTTCGGACGACAAATTCAAGAACGGCGTCTGGCCCAACCCGGATCCCGTGAGCGTAACCGTGTCGTCCGACGTCGTCAAGAACATCCTCGCGTTCTCTGAGATCTTCAAGCAGACGCAGTCCACCGAGAACCTCCTGTTCTTCTATTCGAAGACCGAGGACGGCAAGCGCGTCATGTACGTGAAGGACAAGAAGAACACGTTCGACTATCTCGTCGGCGAGATCGAGACCGAGCTGACTGACTGGCAGGATATCATCGTGCCCGTCATGCGCGACAAGTTCATCCTGTGCTTCAAGACCACCGGCATGAATCCGGCCGTGCTCACGATGTCCGTCACGGATCCCATGAAGCTGTGTGTCGAGACCATAGGCACCGGCACCCAGTCCGTTATCGCTAAGGTCGACAATATCGCTCCTGATCAGGACGACTATGAAATCTGAGAAAATTCCGCGGCCGGGAGATGACCCTTCCGGCCTTGCGGCGTTTAATCTTTACAGTTAATTTTATTGTTTTACCCTTTTAATCTGATTTTGAATGTCAGCATTACAAAACGCAAGAAACGCATCCCAGGATGCGGCAGTACGTGAACGCCGCGGCCGCGGGAAACGCGACAGACACGAGAAGGATCGTAAGGAGACGGCCAAGAAACCGATTGTCGTGCATGAGCCGATCATCCGTACGAATCTTATCCTGAGGGGTCAGCCCCTCCCGCAGTATCCCACTCCTGAAGAGTTCGACTGGGATACCTATGAGGCCTGGAACGGCCGTGGCATGAAGCCCAATACCAAGGTGAAGACACACGAGGGCGACGTCGTGTTCTGTCACGAGTCTTACGCCGCCAAGGTATACAACAAGTATGCGCAGTCATTCGACGCCTTCGGATTCGAGGAGGGAGCCGCTGGCAAGGATACCGAGGCCGGATCCGTCATCCGCATTGACAACGTGCAGCTTCTCGGAGGCGACGAGCTCCTGGTATCGACCGCCATCGGTCAGGCCGCAGTAGTCAACCTTGCACATGAGAGCAAGTTCTTCGAGCTCTTCAACGCCGATAAGGGACAGTTCAAGGAGCTCTTCAGCACACCGGAGGGACGTGCCGACTTTACAAGCCGCGGCTTCCTGGCCCGCGTCAACAAGAACGGCCGTGCGTCGCTCTGGGACGGCATCACCTACCAGACCGAACAGGAGTTCATGGAGCAGATCGCGCTCGGCGACAAGGCCCATAACTACTATATGGCCCATATTGAGTCGTCCAATCGCGGCGGCTATATCGTGACCATTCGCGGCATCCGCGCGTTCCTGCCCGGCTCACAGGCCGCGACCAACCGTATCAGCGACTTCGAGGCGCTGGTCGGCAAGGACCTTGAGGTGATGATCGAGGGCTATGACAAGCGCAACGGCTTCATCGTCAGCCGCAAGCGCTGGCTGCGTCACGAGATGCCCCGTCTCATCAAGGGCCTAAAGGCCAAGTGGCTCGCGGACAAGGACGCCGTCTGGAGCGGTACGATTACCGGTGCGAAGCCGTTCGGCGCATTCGTCGAACTGAACGAGTTCTTCACAGGACTCCTGCACGGCATGTACGCCTCACCTGAGCTCCTGGAGCGCCTGGAGGCCGGTCAGGTGGAGGCGGGCGAGAAGATCGACGTCTATATCTACGACATCACCAAGGACGACCGCGGTAACGACCGTATCGTGCTGAGCGACATGCCGGCGTCCGTACGCAAGCCGATCATCGAGGAGCGTGAGCGTCTGCAGAAGATCGAGGACGAGAAGCGCGAGGCCGAGCATGCCGCACGCATGAAGGCGTCAGGAGAGGCCGGATTCACCGGCAGATCTGTATCACTTGAGGATTTGAAATCCCTTAATAAATCCAAGAAGTGATGCCGAAGAAGGATGATCTCCTGATAGGACAGCCGAAGCCGCAGACGCTTCGGCTGTCCGAGTATCCGAGTTACAAATGCGGATGCGGATGCCAGCTGTTCACGTATGCCTATGTCGTGAAGAAGATTCCCGGGCTGTTCATCGGACAGCCTGATATGAAGGAAGCTCCGGTACCTGCGGACATGCTGCCGGTTATGGTATGCTCTAAATGCGGCGAGCTTGCCCCGTTCCTCAAGGCGGATAAGGGATTCATGGAAGCGTATGCAAAAATCACCAAGGATCCCGATTCTGATAAAAAGCCTTCCGATGAGAAAAAGGACGGCGGATTGATTTTACCCTAAAAAGCGTATTTCATGAAAAGACTATTGACAACCCTTTCCGTGCTGTTCGCTGCCGTACTTGTGTATGCGCAGCTGCCCGGAAATCCCATGACCTTCATCGACACGTCGGCCTTTACCGAGACTGAGACGCTGTCGATTGAGAAGGTGTACGTCAACCTGCCCTTTGAGATCCCCGCAGACAGGATGCCTGCCAACGCAGTGGATCTCGGCAGTAACTTCTATATGTTCGAGCTCCCCCATACCGACAGGATCGTCATCCGTACGGACAAGGACAGGACCAAGGCCGTAGTCGACGCCAGGTCAATCGCAGTCGGCGGCCCGTTCAGGTTCCCGGTCGATCACCGATATGAATATTCCGTACAGGAGGACGGACGCCGTATCATCCTGTATTATAAGGATGATCGCACATACTGCGGCTACATATACGACAAGGAGCTGAAGGTATGCCAGTATTTCCAGGACAGGAAGGGCTCGAACCTGAGGAGATTCGACAGGTTCAACAGAAGAATACACAAACCTAATTTCAAAAGATAATGGCAGACTTAGACGACAAGTTCTACAATGCGCAGTTCTACAACGTGACTGTGATCATTGAAGAGGAGAAAGACAACGGCAAGGTCAAGCGCACGACCGAGAAGCACGTCGTTTACGGCGATAACTTCAAGGATGTTGAGGCCAAGGTCAAGAAGCACATGGAAGGAGTTATGTGCGACTGGAAGATCAAGAACATCGCCGAGGGCGGACTGACCGCCGTCTACGGCAAGGGCGATGACGAGTATTAGGCCGTTTGCCTATGAATGCTAAATCCTGCAGAATAACGCTGCAGGATTTTTTATTTTGGGGAAAACATGCTATCTTTGCGGTATAATTTAAAAATGATGAGTTATGATTAACAGGGATTTATACGACAAGTCAATCGCATGCGGCAAGGATCGTTACTTTGTCACAGAAAGCGGAAACATCGCCCGCGGCTGTATCGACGGCGGCGGTAATTTCAGCCTTTATTCCAACGGCATTCTCTCACAGGGTCAGATGATGGACACCGGCAAGGTGGAGCTTATCAATGAGTTCCATGACGGTAACCTTCTCGTGAAATCCGCCAATGGCGTGTTTCTCGTGGAGAGCGCGACCAATCATCCGAGAATCAAGAACATGATGTCTTAATTAAAATCGGTTACGGTTATGGCAGAGAAGAAGACAACCCAGATGCACATGTCCGTCGGTAGGAATATCGGCAAGGTGATGCTGGAGATCGCACAGGAATGCATCAAGGACGGCGATCCCGAGCGTGCGATTAAGAACTATATCGAGGGATTCCACGGATTCACCCGTGAGTATGCCCTGATGGTACTGAAGAACGAGGCCGCGATTGTCGCCGCCGATAACGGATCCGTCAACCTGACGGACGATCCGAAGGTCCTGGACGAGAACAGGCAGAACATGTCCGACTGGCCTATGATCCTGAAGGACCGCTACAGCCGCCTTGAGGCGCTGCGTGACTCCATCTTCAGGGACAAGAGCCGCCTGTATCGCGGAGGCGTGACCGCCGACTATATCGACCTGGAGGTTTACGGTCCCGACGGCATCCGCAACGCCGTCTGCCGCGTCATCAAGTCCGGCCGGGGTAACAGTTATCACAAGATAGACGAGGTTTTCGAACGTCTTGAACAAAGGGTCATCGACGACGAGGAAGAGAAGGGCCGTGCGGATCAGTCCGATTCGGTCATGTACGGATCCGCCCTGTACTTCCTCCACATCCGTCAGCTGATCAAGGACTTCAGGGACTGGCTGACGGTGTCCGAGTGGCTCAATGAGAACGGTATCGTGAATCTCAACGGGATCCTGCCGAACCATGTCGATGAGGAGGAACGCGGCTGCCTGTTCCTGACGGAGTTCATGAAGGGACAGTACAAGGTGCCCATGGCGATGACTGAGATACATGCCATGCAGAAGTCCGTCATGCCCCTGTTGAAGAAGTTCAAGGTGACCAGGCAGTGGCTCGACGACGGCATACTGCCCAAAAATATCGAGCTCGGATACGACGCCGGATGGCTCAGTCCTGAGGGTGTGTTCTACGGCGCCAACGGAGAAACGGGCGCATTCCTGCACCTGAGCCTGGCCGAGTCCCTGTACAAAGGCAAGTACCGTGCCGCGATGGAGGCCGACGGCATCCATGAGATCACCGGGCTCGACGGCAGCTTCAAGGGCGAAGATCCCGACCAGTGGCTCGAGCATCATGGCTGGATCAAGATACACCACGACGAGGTCTACGGATGCTTCAAGTCGTCCAAGGACATGGACCTCCCCTGGGCATATGTGCCGACAAAGGAACAGGTCGACGTCATCTGCAGGTATATCCGCAAGTGCTGGCCGAAGGGAATCGTCACGGCACCCCGCGTAACGGAGGAGAGAAAGCCCGTAACGGCGTATAAGCTGGCCCAAATGGATGAGTTCAAGCTCCATGAGCTGTTTTCAAGGTTTTAAATTCTGACACGATATGGAAGCAAAGAAATGCAGATACGGGATCGGGTTTGAGTTCCGCCCGTCATTCAAATCGATAGTGGATCACTTCGAGGTCCGCGGCTATGACGCCGAGAAGGACACGGTGCTGACGACAGTATACCCGAAGGAAGGCAGTCCGTTCGACGACTCGATCGAGCAGACGTACCTCGACGGCGCCCTGGAGACCGGCGACTACATCGCCATGGGGAATCCGAAGAGCCTGAAGGAGGCGGTCGAGAACCGTATCGGCCTGTCGGTGTTCCCTGAGGAGAATACGGTACATGTGATCACCAATCCGTATGCGTGGCTTGATATACCCGAGCCGAGATACGGTGACGTATTCACGGGGCCGTGCTGCGGACGCTGCGTACACCGCAAGGGCCGTACGAGCAACAGGGAGTGGTGCAAGAGCCACTGCAACAGCGAGAAGTGCTACAGATTCAAACTCGAGCAATAATTTTGATACAATATTTAAATTATGGAAAAGGTTTTTGAAATTCCTGAAATAACGGATAATACGATTAAGTATTTTGTAGATGGTAAATTCGTCGGCGACGTTTCCATAGACCAGGTAAACCGAATTCGCGAAAACGTCATCGAGCATATCATTAAGAATAAGGACAGGTCGATCCTCGACAGATTCTATTTCATCGGACATCGTGATTCAAACGACAAGCCGGGCAAGGAGGTGAAGATAACCATGGACGTATGGGGCAATTTTTCCGATTTGCCCTGGGAGATGAATCATGTCCGGAGAAGCATGATGCGCCTGATGCGCGCTGGACGTATCAACAGCGAACTTTTACACAGTTTAGGACAATGATGGAATATCCGGAGAAGCTGTATATAGTGTGGCATAACGGGTGTATTGAGGAGAATACCCTTGTCCTGCCGGAGTCCGGCAAGCCTGATGACCGCGGCAGACGTTCCTATAGGATCAGGGTCATTACCGGCCTGACGGAGTATGACGGTTTCGGCAACCGTGAGTTCACCCTGAGGCAGGATGAAGGCAGGACGGGCCTCAACGGCTGTCATGAGTTTTCAATCGAATATATCGAGAAATGCCTGAAAGGGGATCATGACACCTTCTGGACTACGGACGTCCATGAGGCCGTCAAGACAGCCGAGAAGAGGTTCAGGGAGACCTGGCCGGCCGGGAGGATATGGAAAGTCGTGACATATTTCGACGACTGCGGCGAATACCTGTATAAGGACGGCCTGTCCAACAGGGAGGCTGAGATACTGAAGGATGAGCTTGTCAACAAGAACAGGAACCGGCTATACTGGTCGTGTTCCGTAAAACATGACTGATTATGAAAGAAAGAGAGAACAAATACGTGCCCGTCGTCGAATGGGCCGACGGCGCGGACCGTCTCGGCAGAAACATCACCGTAGGCGTGAGGAACGGCTCGTATACACATCAGCTGCCGAACCTCGGCAGGGCTGAGATGCAGGCGCTCGCCGACGGCATCTATGACTGGCTGAGACAGCATCCCGCATCCGAGAAGGGGCCTCAATAGGCTTTACGCGTATAAAATTTATAATAGTAAGATTATGATAGCAGTCCTTATAGTTTCAATAGTCGCGGGAGCCGCGGTGCTGATGTTCGTCATCAAATACTTTTCGGTAAGCAATGACCGGAAGATCATCCGCGATATCGTGAATGAGTCACACAACCGCGAGCGTGAACTCCTTGAGCTCGTCAGGCAGTTCAGTACCGGCAAGCTTGACCGCGAGCAGGCCGCGAAACGGGCCTATGAAATCTATGACAGGCCTGCGTCGTATAAGGACGATGACTGATTATTGATTGACATATTTCTGAAGGGTAATTTTTGTTTCATTTTTAGTAGTTCCCGGGTGTCGTGAGATACCCGGGTTTTTCTTTTTGAATAGATATGCAGCAAAATAAGACCCTTTCATATGGGAGCTGCAGCTGATAAGTACAACAACAAACAGGAAGAGAAGAAACTGGCGAAGGTCTATTCGACGAAGATCATCAACGAGATGAAAGACGACCTGAACCACGGCTACGACATCGACATGGATCCCTTCTTCACGGGAGACATGGACTTCCGGGCGCCCGGCATCCTCTTCGAGTATACCGACGAGGAACTTGAGGAATGGAAGCGGTGCCAGGCCGATCCCGTATACTTCATAAGCAACTACATAAAGTTCGAGAACGACAACGGCGTCACGCTCGTGCAGCTGCGCGACTATCAGAAGGAGTTCATACACCTGGCGGCCGACGAGTTCTACGACCCCGAGCTCGGTGAGTTCGTCCCGGATCACAGGTTCCTCATATCGATGCAGTCCCGTCAGCTCGGAAAGACGACCACCACGGGCGCCGTGTTCGTCTGGTACATGCTTTTCCACCCCGAGCGTCACCTGGCTATCGTGGCGAACAAGGGAAGCACCGTGAACGAGATCATCCGCAAGATGACCAAGATGATACAGCACCTGCCGTTCTGGCTCAAGCCGGGAATCCTCAAGAAGAACATGTCGTTCATCGGATTCGAGAACGGAACCTTCATGCAGGGATTCGCGACGTCGAAGACCCCGTCAATCGGTTTCACCATCCACCTGCTGTACATCGACGAGGCCGCGCTTATACCGCAGAACATCATGGGCGCGTTCTGGACCGCCGTCTTCCCGACACTGTCGTCCTCCAAGGTGTCGAAGCTCATCATGACGAGCACGCCCCGAGGAAAGAAGAATAAGTTCTATGAGATCTGGGACAAGGCGAACAAGCATGAGAACAGCTTCGTGACATTCCTGGCCCGCTGGGAGCAGGTCTACGACGAGAAATGGGGCGAGCAGATGCGCAAGGACTTCGGCGACGAGGAGTTCGAGCAGGAGTTCAACCTGTCGTTCGACGTACAGGCCAACAAGCTCATACGCTCGACCGACCTCAGGTTCATGTACCGCATCGCCAGGGACTTCCAGCCCGTCGACATGCCCGTCATGCCGAAGGAGTACTCCGACAAGTTCAGGTGGCTGCCCGGATTCGATCCGAACTCAGTCGACAGGCTCGGCGAGAGGTACCTCATATCGATAGACACGGCCGAGGGCTCGGAGCAGCTTGTGGACGGACATCCGCAGTCGGACTACAATATCGCCAACATATTCCGCATAGAGCTGATGAACCCGTTCCATGTGAAGAGGTTCGCGGCCGACAAGCACATCAAGATAAGCGACTGTTTCAGGTTCCGTCAGGTCGGCGTCTACATAGACAACACCCAGGACGAGGAGGAGATGGCCAAGGCGCTCCGGTACCTGGTATACCGCGTGCTCCATGCCGGACAGGGATCCGTCGACAACGTCAGGATGCTCGTCGAGATGAACTTCAACGGAAAGAACTTCGTCAACACGTTCAAGTCGCACGATCAGTACTATGAGGCGCTGATCATCAAGACGTTCCACAGGAAGCCGATACCGGGACAGGTCCAGATTAAGAAGCCCGGATTCCTGACGACCGGCGGCGGCGAGGAAAGCACCAGGTCCAAGGCCCATTTCTGCGAGACCGCCGCGAGGATGATCACCAAGCGCCAGATCATCGTGTCGCAGATTGACAAGCGCGAGAATAACCAGAGTTCCATCGAGCAGCTCGCGTCATTCGGAAAGATCAAGTCCAAGGACGGCAAGAAATTCAAGTATGAAGGTGTCGACCTGCACGACGATATCGCGATGACGGTCATGAACGTACCCAGGGCGATAGACGATGAGCAGACCGAGTTCATCGACTGGCTCCTCGACTACTTCAGCCAGATGAAGACGACGGCCCGCAAGCTCATTATGGCGCTGCTGCTCAAACAGGCCATCGACGACGATCCGGACAAGATGTCGGACGAGACCTTCAATGCCGTGTACAAGGACGGATACGGAAGGCCGTACGATAATCCGGTTTCCAAGCCGGACGTGTCGAATCCGTACCTGAACTACAGGCGTCCGCCCAATCCGTATCTCGCGATACAGCAGGCCCGCGCCGCCAACCCCTATCTGCAGAGGGAAAATAAATATCCCGGCTTTTATAACAAATAAGGTATTATGAAAAAGATCCTGACACTCAACCTCGGCGCCGGCAATACGGTCGCCAACTCGGTGACGGTATTCGGAGCGTCGACGTCATCGTCCACGAATACCATAATATACAATACGGCACAGCTCCTGGATAACCTGAACGTGCCCCTGTCGCCGCTTGTGGACGTCCGTACGAGCATATATGACGACACGGCCGGCAAGAAGGCCTGTAACGTGTTCTATAAGCTGGATCCTCAGAAGATTACGGCGGCGACATTCTCAAAAGAGGTCATCGACAAGATGACTGTGCCCCTGGAGCTCAGTACGTCGGTCGGCGGCGACGAGTCCGAGGATGCCGTGCGCAGCGGAACGAGCGCCCAGTACAAGGACAACTCGCATGCCATCAGCTACGGCGCCATGACGGTCGAGGATTTCCGTAATGTCATCTTCGGCGTCAAGGCGTGTACCAATGACGGCGATCTCATCATCGGTATCAGTGAAAAAAATGATATTGATCCGGTATTCATTACAAATAACTCGTCGGACGGCAACAAGGTCAGATTCACATATGATTTCGAACAGCGTGCCCTGTACAAGCCCTGGAATTCCAGGCCTAACGGTAGTTATATCTGGATAGCGTGGCCTGTTGACAGCGGGCATGTGCCAAACAGCACAGAACTCGAGAGAAATTCCTGGAGATTCGCGGATGTCAAAGGATATTCAGGCACCGATTCCCCACAGACGATAGAGTTTACATTCAAAGAGGTCGACGGCTATATTCTTGGTATATCGGATTCAAAGTTCGGTGTCGGACTGCCGTATAACGTCATCGTGAAACCCCTGGAGAAAGACAACGGCGAATACTATATCGATTAAGGCATATGGCATACGGAAGTACAGACTATGATAAGGATTTTGACAGGAAGGCCGATTACATTGATACCGACGTCAATACCGGTCTTGTCGAACAGCGTCATACGGGATTCCTCGTACTGACGGATTCCCGTCCGTCCGATACACCGGGCAGCCCCGTCAACGGCGGACCGCTTGACGCGACTCAGTACGTCGATTCACTTCCGAGCGATGTCAGGAATCCCTTCCCCAACGCGTATTACGGTCAGCTGACCTATGACGCGTCCAAGAACAGGTTCAGGATCTGGCAGCCGGGAAGGGCTGGCGCGGCCGACAGGTGGCAGGATCTTATACAGTAAAGAATTTTATATAAATGGCTTCCTTCAGTTCAAAATACGTCAGTTCGTCAAACGGCGAGTTCAATCCGGCGCTCAAGCAGCGCGGATACGCCGTTACGTCGGAATACGGCGGACCGCTCGACACCGCCGAGTGGTCGCTTACCTATCCCGGTAATGACTGGCCTAACATATATCCCGGTAAGCTCGTCTACGTATTCGACGAGGATGAATACTATTATGCGGACTCCAACCTGATCTGGCATCCCATCGGAGACCTGGTCGGCGAGGATATCGGCAATGACGACGTCTATTTCGATATCGACTTTACCGTGACCGGTGCATCCAAGGACTCGAAGTACGGCCATACATGGGTGTTCAATCACGGGGATTCCGTGAATATCACCCCGAATGTCGCGATACAGATCGGCGGCAAGTCCGTCAGGATTGAAGGCATGAGCATTCCGGAGCCTCCCAGGCTTTCGGATTTCCCCATCAATTCAGAGATACGCAATGACGCGCCGTTCTTTGTGACAGCCGACGGATTCAGGGCGAACAATACCAATAAGGTCGTCAGGTCCGGCGTCATCCCCTGTGAGGTGACGACAGAATCCGGCCTCCGTATAACCGGACGCCTGAAATACGCGATTAACCCCGCGGGATCGGAAGACACCTATGAGAAGTTCATCCAGGACGTCAGCTCGAGGATGCTGTACCTGCATCCGGACACGCCTGAGCTGCAGAAGGGATTCCTCATCGCGTCCGAATCCGGCGGCGCGCTTGACGTGACCGGCTATACCAGCATGCCTGACGGGGACTTCACGGATTACAGCAAAGGACTGATGCCCTGGTACAACGGTCAGGAACTGACCAATATGTACCTCGGCAAGAGGGTCTACAACTATGATCCGCAGTCGCCTGAGAAAAGCGCCCTGTACAGATATTCATATAATGCCGGAAATTATAGAGAAGATGGCGTACTGAAGCACGGTATAAGATTCGACGTGAATTTCTATGAGTTCGGCAAAGGAATCGAACACAATGAAAGAATTATAAACTGGGAGTACCATAATCCGTATCTTCTCGACAAACAGAAGAACGACGACGGTACGACCCGCAGATCGGGCACATCCCCTGAAAACTTCATAGCGCCGAACTGGGTAAAGTTCAAGAAGAACGACAATAACAGGGGAAAGATTAAGGATTACCGTGTCAGGCTTTCATTTGACGAGAAGCCCGGCTATGCCCATATAAACCTCAGCAGCTGGGGTGTATATGACAGCTCCGTCCTTTTGTATTACAAGTGGAGCGCCTATAATACAGGTCACGGCTCATCTATAGGATGCAGGCTTCCCGGTCCGGCCGATTCATTCAGCGAAAGAAGATTCGTCACGGCGAGCCTGACAGCGCAGCTTCAGACGCCCGGTAGTTCCGCATGGCAGACGCAGATCCTGATACAGGATGAGTCGAGATTTATCTGGGACGCGAGCATGAGATTCGCCGCCGACGATCCCGCACACAAGTCGGAATGGAGTCCTTCGGATCCGTCTATAAAATTGTCAGGCACTTCGACGTTCCCGTTCAATTCAGCCACCAACGGCTCATGGAACTACTGGCTTGAGAACATGACGTTCCTCCGCAAGTATATCGATCTCACGCTCAGCCTCAACTCCGATATACCCGGTGTATCATCGCTCAGCTATGTCAAGAAGACGGTGCTCAATATCGAGGTGGAGCCTATGTTCGCCAGTTCGATGATACAGATGTCGTCATCTTCGAATTTCTCGACGGCACCTTCTCAGCTGTACTTCAGCGGAACCAGGGAGCATTCCACACAGAAAGTCTGGTTCAGGATGGTGCCGAGGCTCAAGGAGGACAATACCGTCTATACGGCTATCGCGTCTGACGTAGAATCCGATGTGTCCGTAATGGTGGAGACGCCTGCCGGTCTGGCGAATGTATCGTATTCAAAGGAAGGCGTCAATCTCTATTCGGTGCCTGTCGATACCTATAATCTGACCGGAGCGCCCGCCAACTGGAAGATCTATGTCACGGGACGTTTCAAGGACGATATGACCGGCATACCCGGCGGCGAGTCCGTCGATACGCAGTTTACCGTTACGGTATCGGCCAAGCCGTTAGATCTCAAGATCAGGTTCTTCTCTGATCCGGAGCTTACAAGCGAGGTCTCCGGCATAGCACGCCGCAGTAATGAGAACAAATATTCTATAGTATACGCCACGCTGTGGGACGGCCAGGTGAGACTGACGGACAATATAAGGATGACGTCTTTCAACCTTGCCGGAACGGCGGCGCAGGTCCTTGAATACACGACCGTACCGGGCGACAGCGACAGCTATTGCAGTAACGGTATCCTCAGGATTCAGGTAGTACCGAAGGATACGATCATCACAAGCGACAGGAGCGGTGAGATAACCGTGACGCTCGCGGATGCGTCGGGCGAGGCGACAGGTTCGCTGCCTGTCACCGTCACGACTGTCGGCTATACGATGAAGTTCCGTATGTTCTCAAGCCCGAACCTGACGGAAGAGTCGGCCGTCACGGACTGGATAGGCAAGAATGAGATGTTCAATCTCATATCGAATATCCCGCAGTATCCGGATCCGGCGGTCAGGTCGGGATATTCCAAGTGGGATGACAACAAGGCCGTGTATATCGCGGCCCGTGTCGAGAACGATGATGATTCCTCGGATGCCAGTGATATTTCGGGTCCCGGCGGCTCACAGTACTGGATGCTGACGATAAACGACAAGCACAGAAGCCCGCTTACGGATCTGTCGTCCGACGCGACCTTCAGGACGGACACGGACTACTATCACAAGGAGGAGACGCTTACGGCGACATGGAAGCCCTATACGCCTGCCTGGCAGGCCTGGATCTCACCCGAGCTGCATGCAGGCGCGGACGTCGCCCAGACTGAGTTCGTCGTCAAATTCAGGGATCAGAACGATCCTGACAGTGAATGGAAAAAGACCGACGATTCCAAGTCGGTCAAGTTCCGTGACTATAACGGCGATGCTGATGACGACGCCGAATTCAAGGCGTCGTTCAGCTGGGGAAAGAGCGGCCACAGCGGCTTCAATATACAGACGGCCGATGAGGATACCGTCAAGGTCCTGTCGATGCCTGACACGGATTCGGAAGAGGAGTTCACGCTCAAGCTCGGATGTACGGTAACGATCAGTCATGTCACGGATACCGGCGGGATGTACCGGGAAACCGTATATGACGATACGGTATACGGGCACGAGCCTGTCCCCAAGGCGCATCCTGAGCGGATATTCCCGACACAGGGATTCTATACCTGGATTGATCAGGGGAACGCGAATATCCTGTTCTTCCCGTCAGACGGCTATACCGACGATGACGGCGACTGGGCCTTTACGGGCACGGCAGGCGGCAACTTCGAGATCTGTATGACCGTCAAGGGATACAACCTCGATATCGCCGATGAGAACGCTGTCAGGGAATGGTTCGATGACGGTATCTGGGACGACTGGGATTTCGACGGCGTGACCGAGCGCATAGGCTCGACCGACGTGATCGTCAGGTTCAGCACGAAGTCGGCAATCGGCAACTCGAAGAGCTGGACGTTCTCGCTCAAGGACAGCAGTGAATCAGGCAGCAGCTCGACCGTGTACGCGACCGCAGTCAGGCCGCAGCGCCCGAGCATCTGGACGCCCTGGATATTCCTTGACGGCAACCAGAAGTGGAAGAACAACGACGGCAAGATGCGTACCCAGAGCGACAGTCAGTACTATGACGACGGCTACAGGTTCGTACTCTGCGACTGGCACCATGAGATGAGGATGGACGTGTCCATCGACAGGACGGACGAGACGGGATTCGCCAAATGGCATGTCTCGAGCAGCAGCAGCATGACGCTCGACTCCGTCTATAAGTACCTGACGGTCGAGGCGGTACGTGACTATGCTCCTGCCGGCGCATGGACGCCTTCCCTTGACTCCGCAAAGGGAACCTTCAGTCAGGTCGGCTCGCGCTATGTGCTCGAGAATCAGCCCGAGTTCAAGTGTACGCTTCCGGATCGCGGCCTTCAGAGCGGTACGAGCAATACGGTATATGTCAAGTCGATAGTCATCGACTGGCGCTACTGGCTCATCACCCTGATGCCGTTCGACGATGTGACCGGTACCGCCTGGACCGAGAATGAGTTCTCAATCAATACGGACTATAAATGGGGTATCAATAACTTCGATGACACGCCTAAGGTAAAGGAGTACTGGAACGAAGGCCAGCAGTCGAAGGTCAAGGACGTCAATCTCCGTCCCACAAGCACCGCGTCCCGTGACGGCATCGACAAGAACTGGTGGACCGGCGATGTCAGGCTTACCGGCAGCAGGTTCTCGGCGCCTAACGAATACAGGGAATTCACACTGGGTCTCGTGCCCGTATTGACAGGACTGCCCGAGCAGCCGTTGCTCAGCACCATATTCAAGAAGGACTGTCAGGGCAATGAGTATTACCGCATCTGGCTGGCGCATCCGCTCTGCTTCAATGTAGTAGAAGGACGTAATATCAACTGGTCGATGTCGCCGAGCGTCTATTCGGCGTATTTCCTTTCACAGTCGTCGTCGGATCCCGATTACGAGTATCCGGTTATGCGTGATGAGACGACGCCCCGCAGCGAGGCAAGGCTTTCGACACTGCCGTACGGCTATCTGTCCGTCTCTACGAGCGATTCCGTCGAGCCGAGCGTCACGAGCGTGACATACCGTATCAAGTCCTGCTCGAATCCTGAGATTGAGTTCGATACGACCGGTTCACAGCCTCACAGCATTTCCGACAAGCTGAGGTATTACCATGACGTCAGCATCCTGACCGGATGGTGCGATGCGGCGTACAGGTCCTCATACTGTGCGGACGAGTCCGGCCATGAGACAGGCTTCTGGTATCATGAATATCCCGGACCGCTGCTGTCTCCCTATATGAGGGGATCCGTCGAGTTCACCTCGGACTGGGTGCAGGTCGATATCACAATCAACCTCGGCACGATGGCCGTGCCCGCATGGGCGAAGGCCTCGTCCACGCCGTCGGCGCCTTATTGCACGCTCAGGGAAGTGGACAGCACGACGGTCGATCTTCCCGTCACGCCGTATCACGGCCTGACCGGACGGACTACCCGTACGGGACATGTCGCGCCGCTCGGCTCGCTCGGCGACGCCGACATGACATGGACGGATCTGTCCGGAACCGATTCCGTACAGTACGAGGCTGTGTATTCGGAGCATTTGCAGAGAATTCATATGATCGGTAATTATACCGGAAAGGTTACATTGAACAGCAGGGGATCCGGATATAAGATAGTCGAGCGTACGGCGCCGCAGGTATCCGGCAAGAACATCACCCTGTCATACCTTGTCAAACCGAACGTATGCGCTTCGGTAAATCCCGATATCCCGGGATTCACACAGCTCCTGAAGACCGCGGATGAGACCTGGATATTCGAAATAGATCTCGGCGCGGGCAAGACCGTCAGTGCAAGCCTGGACGTTCCGATTTATATGAAGCAGTTCGGCGGCGTCAAGTTCGAGGTCGATTCGGCCAATGCCGAAGATTTCAATATCGGTTCGAGCATCACACTGCTGACGAAGGTGGCGGTCGCCGATGATCTCGACCGTGCCCGCGACTATGTCGAGGCCGATTTCGACGATGACGGCATACATCCTCAGATTCCGAGGTACCTGAGCGACTATTCGAACAATGCGAATATCTCGAACAATGCGAATACCAAAGTCCCGTCGGGCGGCTATATGACCATCGAGTTCAAGGTCGACGGCGGATATGACGAGTACGACGGCGATCCTGAAAGCGACCGTAACGCCGATTCACATGCCGAGGCGAGGTCGAGTTGGAGCAATACCTATAATTCGGCGAACGCCTACAGGACCTGGAAGAGAAGATTCACGATATCCAAGTATAAGGGTTCAGACGACTCGATAAACTCCGGCAGCCATGAAATCCAGATGCTCGCCAAGATATACGACGCGGCAGGCAACCTGCAGTCCGTGGCTCCCGTGTATCAGTCATTCAGCGCGACCATGTCCGACTGGAACAAGGACGGAGACAATGACGGCATACCGGCGGATCTCGAGCTTGTGACGGCGCCTTTCGGAACTAAGTAACATACAGAATATATGGAAATCATAACCAACATACTGCGTCCGACGGACCTCTACGCGGAACTGAGGCCGGATAACACGACGACGACCGTCGATACCGGCAGTTTCGCGCTGTACGGACTGAGGATCGAGCCTGCCGCCTCTGTGAACGGCAGTCCGGTCGTCATCAGGCCTGATAATGCCTCGAATTACAGTTCGACATTCTCTTCACGCACATTCAATAACGAATTCGGCCCGAAGGCCTGTGAGACGATGCGCCAGTTCGCGGCCACTGCCGTCAGCAAGAGCGACAGGAACCTGTCCGGTTCATATGAGAACGTATACAGGTTCAGACTTCTCCGGACGGATCCCGACAGTACGTCGGTTGTGGTCGACTCGGAGGATCTGACCGCGGGATGGTTCTGGCCCGTCATCATGATGATGAGCAGGAACTCATCCGCGGTAGGCAATATAATATATGACGGCAGCAGGGCGTTCGAATCCTATACGGACAGTCCCAGGCTTTTTCAGAACGGCAACTTCGACGGCAGCATACATGACATACGGGTAAGCGAGTTCGGCGACATTACGAACGCGTCGAGCCTTGACGTGTATGTCCCGCTCTACGGCGAGGATGATCCTGAGTTCTCAATCAGGATATACAACTCAGAGACGGGCGAGTCTGAGATACTGCCGTGGAAGGCGAGCAGTGAAGGCTTCCAGGGTACCGTGACGTTCGGCGACATCATGGGAATCAGCTCCGGTCAGTGCGGCGCGACGGTAAGCTCCAAATGGGGATCCGAATCGAAATGGTCCGCCTGGAAGACGACCGTCAGTTCAGCCGGCGGCTCGCTTACGGGTAAGGTATATCACTGGTTCCGGTATTCCAAGACATACCTGAACACGCTCGGATTCAATAAGTCCGGCGCGTCCCTGATACTGAACGGCTATGCATCGGAGTCGGACGGCGACAAATCGTCTGTCGATATACTCGACGACGCCGTGGAGAAACTCAAATACACGGAGATGATGATTCCTGAGGTGCATGTGCAGGCCGGATTCCTGTCCGGTACCTCCAGGGACTGGTCCAAGACGCCGGCCAACCAGTGGAAGGCCGCAAGCATGGATCCGCAGGTCCACAATGAGGTGCTCGGCCTTCCGTTCCCCTACATATTCCGTATGAATCAGGCAGGATACCAGGGTGTCGACATGACTGAATGCGATCTTTCTCCGTATTTCAAGGAGGACGATGCGCTGGAGAAAGCGACGGCAACATACAGGTTCAAGCATCCGAACAACAGCGACGAGCTTTCAGGCCAGATATTCGGCCTGGAACAGTATAATGAAAAGAATAAGGCCTTTTATAACATACTCAGTCCCGCGTCAGGCCTGTATCACGGATATATCAGGACACCGGACGACAAGTCGACCGAGCTGACGTATTCGGTAAGCATCGGTATCAAGATGGTCGACCTGTACCGTAAATTCGCGCCGTACAGGACCGATTATGTCGACTATTATACGAAACACGGCGGCAATAAGTTCGCGAAGGACGCATCACTTGCCGGACGCATGCCGGCATCCGACTCCAATACGAGATTCAACGGCGTCATGCCGCAGGTAATCGCGGGTATCGTCGGAATGACGTCCGACAGCGTGACGTCCGAGGAGCTCGGCGACGCGCTGCTTACCAGTCATCCTGTGACGGAAAGCAGCAACAGATACTGCAGGTACTGCTATACCGGCGCTGGTTCCGACTGCAGGGGCAACGGTGACTGGATAGGCGACAATTCCGTAATATCATCATTCGATTTCGCCGAGTCGCTTGCCGGATCATATGACTTCCCGGTCTCGGGCGCCAGCGGCACATGGTATAATCTCGGATCCACCGTGGCGCAGAGCTGGAACTCAACCAGCAAGAACAAGGTGTATTTCGTCGTGATGCAAAGGGCCTCGTCGGCCACCGATTCACTACAGCAGACCGCAAGATGGAAATTCAAGCTATCCGCGTCGAACGGCAGCTATTTCACATTCCCGGATGCGAACGCCGAGAATCAGATCGAGCGTATCGGCAACTATACAATCGGTACCATTACGTATATCCTGTATACGGTCAGGTACTCAAAGACCCTGCAATCGTCATATTTCAAGGTCGCGAATATCACAAGGTTCCAGCCTGAGGCCGCGACCGAGTACAGCGGACAGTTCTACCTGCATAAGAACGACTCCTCCAGCAATACGCTGTTCAAGACCGTGAAGACGTCTGCCGGCAAGCTTACCACACCGTCGTATCCGTCGATGACAAGCGACTATGCCGGATACAGCATAAGCAGTAAATGGGTGCAGTCAGGCGTTTCCAACGTGTCATATGAGCAGAATACCCAGATAACGCTTACGAAGGACTCGAGCTATGTACTCGAGCTGTCCAAGAAGGTCGAATATACCGCCAAGTTCTATATCAACAAGGGCGGTGTGACGACACTGTACAAGACCTTTACGACGAACAACAAGAAGGTCACGACTCCCGCATACCCGACACTTACCGGCGACTATGACGGCTACAGCTATACGACCACGCAGCAGGCCAAGTGGCAGGCCGGTACAAGTTCCACCTATTATAAGGAGAACACTGAGATAACCCTGTCGGCCGATACCAACTATACGATAGGCCTGACGAAGAACTCCACCCATATCGTATACCTGATGGCGTCCGGCGCGATGGAGGCCGGCAATACGACAGGAGGACAGTGGATTGTCGGAGGACTCGCGGGAAGCGGTGCCGGAAGTACATTGCTCAGAATCGCATACCAGGAGAACAATACATGGTATGACGCGGTGCCCGATCTGCATGAGGCATGGCTGTCACAGCGCAGCGGATACGGCGTGACCGATGCCAAGTGCAACTGGCCTGAGGAGATATACAATCCGCTGAACTACGAGGATAACTGGTATATCACGGCGGATCTTCAGTACAATAAGGAATACGCCATCCTGTACAGGAAGTCATTCACGACAGGAGGCACGACCTATCAGATTGCCAAGAACGGAACAGAGGTGACAATGAATTCCGAGACCTATATACTGTCAACGAAGTTCAAGCTTGAAACCGGCGGCATAACGATGACCCAGTCCGGTACCGGATGGGAGCCCTCGAATTCATCGTCGTTCTCACACGGCCCGAATCCCAACGGCAGATGGCTGCTGTGGCAGACAAGTTCGTCATCGAGCCAGCCCGGACTCGTATACAGGAGCGCCGGATCGGCCGAGCCTACCGAGCCTGACATCAATACAAGCTCTGTCCCTGACAGCGGCAAGAACTATGTCAAGATAGCGGAGAGCAACGGCTGGACGCTCGCGCTCGTGAACGTCGCCAGGACGCCGAGCAGCAGTGTGACCGCGAACGGCAGGGACGGACTCCCGAGGACCATCCAGGCGAATACGTTCTATGCGAACGGACTCGCGGTCATCTGGACCGGATCCGGCACGCCTTCCGGAAACTACAAGCTCACCCTGACGAATCTCAAGCTTGCCTGGAACTTCGCAGAGGCCAGGAAGATAGGTACGGATACCGAGTCTACGTTCTATGTACGCGGCGGCAACGGAACGGTATCGAATATCAACTGTACGTTTGCCGGTACATCCCGTACATTGCTCGGTCTGATCGGTACATCGACGTTCAAGACGGCCGGAGGCGGTAACGGTATCTACTATGAGGACAAGTTCATGAACCCCGGAAACAATGAGGTGGTATATACGAATAATGTATACACATCATCCATCACGATGACGGGACTGCGCGTCGACGGCGGACAGAAGGTATCTGAAATAGGATTTAAAGTTACGACAGCCTAATGAAACTGAAGGGAATAAGCTCGTTCCGTAAGGATTCACGGCACATGAGGGACGGTTTCACGAACCTCGGCTATCAGTACTACAAATACGGGGTGCTGAACAAGGTGCTGTCGCGTGAGATGTTCTCGAATCCCGTACAGGACTCGAACTACCGCCAGATTGAGCGGCTGATCATATACCTGATAGACATGGTCAAGCAGATCCGGACGCAGTACAGCGTCGCACATGACAAGGAGACCATCTACATAAACTAAGAAGAGGAGCCTCAGGGCTCCTCTTTTTCTTTCCGGACATCTATCGCCTGCCGCCTATATGGCCGCCGCCTGAATGCGGACCTCCGGACGGCCTGACGTTGGGAATCCTGTTGACGCCTCCCCTGTCCGGACGTGGCTGAGGCGACATTCTGTCAGGCTGCCTCGGCGGCCGTGGATTGGGACGACGCACGTTCGGATGGTGCATATTGTGTCTCGGACCGATCCGTCCGGGACCGTGACGCCAGACATCCCCGGACTGGGGTCCCGTGAAATGAGGACGCCTGTATCCGGGCATCGGGCGTACATAGGGTCTGTAGTACCATGTATTGTGATACCAGTACCTGTACCAGTACCTTCCGTTCCAGTAATAGTACAGAAGTACGTTGTCCAGGTCATAACATGGCACTCCTTCCGCGACCAGGATGTCCACAGACACGCCTGTTTCGTCCACCATCGCCGCCGCGCCCACACATGATGTAAGTGTAAGGCCGAGCATCATACAGAGTGATACGGCCAGAATACGCAGTTTCTTCATAATATCGAATGGTTGGGTTTAGTTGCCGATTGGATAAGTGTCGACACAGCCGGGATCAGGTCCCTCAGGGCCGCGGAGCTCGCAGACCGCCACACCTCCGTCGGCGGCGGAGTTCTTGACGGTGACGACCGTATGATTCACGCCGTCGTGGTCGGTCACCTTGATCACGTATACATGTCCGTACGATCCGAGCTCGGTATCGCCGATTATGACCGGATTGACGGCCGTACCGGCCTTCGGCGCCTTTACTGTATCAGGTTGTGACGCCTGCAATATCTTACCGGCCTGTCTGCCGGGTCCGCATGCCGTAAGCATCAGTACGGCAATCGCGCATACAATCTTCTTCATACCTCTTCGTTCTTTTCCGTTTTTATATCCCTGTATAGGGGCTCGAAGAATCCGTCACACAAAGATTCGACGGTCTTCCTGACAGAGCGCCTGAGCTTCTCGGCCCCTATGATCAGGCCTATGATCAGTCCGGCCGTTCCGGCCATGACGGTGTTCCTTAATTTCCTGTTCATTTTACGACGTCCTCCAGTATTTTATTGACTTTGTCATATGTCGCGATAAGTTCATCGAATTCCTTGTCCGTTATCTCCCTGACGCCGTTGATGCCGCTATAGCCGCCGAACTTGCCGTTGTCATCATATGGGTTCTGCAGCCAGAAACGGTTGAACGCGTCCTTCTTATTGTATTCAATCCTCGTGCCCATGTCAGATCCGGGGCGGCTGATGCAGATCCTGACACCCTCCATCTGATTAGTCAAAACCGGATCATTATTGATGCGGTATGCCGCGAACGATGTGCCGTTGAAGTCGATCAGGAAGCACCTGCCGATGCAGTTCCTATACCATTCGTCACGGGCCTTGCTCCTGTCATTGATCCTCTGTTCGGACTCATCCTCCATTTTCTGGAAGTTCTCGATGAGCTCGGCGGCCGTCAGGTTCTGAAGGCCGAGGTTGATCATGCGTGTCCTGATCTGATCGAGTGTGTATGTCCTGTTAAGCGCCATAGTCCAGAATATCCTTTGCCTTGATGAGATAGAAATACTGATAAGTCACGACCGGCTCGAGTGTCATCGGTTCGACGCTCTCATGCTTCTTGCGGACGAGTACCGTATGGTTCTTGACGTACTCGCGGTCCAGGACCTTGACGACCTCCTTGCCGCCGATGACGCCGTCGAACACGAAATCCTTCTTCTGATAGCGGTTGAACGCCCAGACGGGAATTGAGAACTTGCCGGTCTTGACGTTGACCGGACGCGGATTGGAGATCTTCACATACCTTGATAATACGATAGTCTCAGTGTTGTCTTTACCTTTCATATGCTTATATTCTTATGTGCTATACATTATATACGCCGCAAATTACCGGAATCACCGGTTATTTTTCCTAAAGTTTGTTAGGGATTTCCATATCGGCCGTATGAAATTCCCTCTGCCGCCAGCCGAGTTCCCTCAGGTAGAACGAGCGGACCTTGTACTCGCCGCAGTCCCAGCTGTCCCAGTACTGTCCCTTGACCGCGCCGACCATGTGGCCGCTGACCGTCAGGCAGGCGACGCTGCCCGGATGATCCTGACACCACTCGTACACTGTCGGGAAACGCAGGCGGTAATCCGAGTCGTCCGTGATTTTCTCGACCTTGCACTTCTTGAAGCCGTTGGCCTTGAACCAGGCGTCATACACCGGCTTGTCGTTCGGCATGCACTGCTTTTTACGCGCGATGTTGCAGAGATCCCAGAATACCCTCTCCCATGTGTAGCCCGTGCAGGCCATTATCGATCTGATGACGCAGTCGCCTGCGCTCTTAGTCTTTGATGAATGAAATTCCTTAAACCTTGCCATAACTTACTTGTTTTTTATTTTGTTACTGCAAAGATAGCGCTTTATTACGGAATAAAAAAATCCTGCGGCGTTTTTCTGCCTTGTTTTGCGTTTTCATGCGTTTCCGGGCCTACCGATAAATACCGGGCATATAGTACATTGTAGTCATGAATATAGCAAAGCTCAGGATTTTCGACTCGGACGGCAAGCCGCTCCAGATGACATGGAAGCACCGTATCACATTCGCTTTCAGGCCCGTCATGAAACACGGCAAGTACGGCCCGCACAAGGAATACTCGGCACCGACCGAAGGATGGCAGACCGCGCCTTCCGGCTGGATTGACGTCAATCCGGCCGGTAACGTCGTACATGTCGGCATATCCGATCCGGGCAAGGCATACGGACTGAGGGACGACGAGAAGATTAATCCGGAGAAATACATGACGGACCTTTTCGACCGTTATATCGGCAGCACGGTCGACATCTATATCGACGATGACAGGTATGAGCTCCCGAAATCCGTATTCAGCATGGAATGCGGCAGTAAAAGGGCCGTGACGAGCACTGATCCCGAGTCGGGCGTGACCGATTTCTTCTGCAGGTCGGTGTCGTTCGCCGACGGATACTCGCCCGAGTTCCTGCAGAACGCCCTTCATGTGGATCTGTCAGGCAGGCCGTCGTCGCTGTTCATGGCGAGCCTCTATCTGGAGCCCGTCTCGGCCGGACTGCCGCAGCCTGAGACGCTGTTCATCATGGAGGAGACCCCGGAGGGCCTGCAGAGGCCGTCCGATCCGTCGTACGGACTTGTGTTTACGGTCAGGAAGGACTCGACCGTCAAGTTCGTCAAGGACTCGCTCGAGTGGTGGGAGGACGAGGGACGCCAGGAAGGCTCACCCTATGAGGAGCTCGACCATTCCAGGGTATACTGGTCGAGGATCAAGAACTTCACCCTTCCGGACGGCATGACGGCGGGCGACCTGTCGGAGCCGCTGGTACTGACGCCTGCGTTCCTGTCGCCTGAGGGCGGATGCTATGAGGACATGATAACTGCCTGGCTGCTGACGCCCGCCGGAAGCCTTGAGAAGGCCGGCTGGATCTCGGTCAAGTCGGAGGCCGTCGACGAGGATGAGCGCTTCAGGACGCTGTTCACCAATTTCGGCGTGCCCGATCCCAAGTGGTACCCGCACGTGTTCAAGGACTATGACGACCGTGAGGACGGTACCGACTGGAAGTTCATCAACAGGAAGTCCAAGGAGCTGTTCCTGACGTATGACCAGATATTCCCGTACGCCGGCACATACAAGGCGCTCATGAACGCCGTCAGCTACCTCGGATGGGATGACGTCTACTTCAAGGAATGGTACAGGTTCTTCGACGGCGAGAAGGAGAACGACATAGCGTACCAGAAAATCGACATAACACAGGATCTCAGCGTCAGGAGGAAGCTCGAGGCCGTCGGCATTTCGCCGGATCAGTTCCTCAAGTGGAAGAAGCTGAACATCCTGTCCATGCTGTACCGCATCAACAGGGAGAAGGCCAAGTACGACACGGTCGCCGCGACGATCCACAAGGTCGATCCGTCCACCGGCGACTACTACTATACGGACGGACTGATGGCCTTCGACATACCCGTCACCAAGAACGAGTACAAATACTACAACGCCGAGCTGCTGGCGAAGCTCGAGGGTCTGAAGGAATGGCTCGAGCGCCATATCGTCGGCATCAACTGCCGTATCAGGGACATAACGGGCGAGGGCGTCTACTTCAGCAGGGTCGTCACGACGGCCTATTCGACCGGCCATATAACGCTCGAGGAGGAACACTCGAGATCCGTTACCCCGATATGGATACCGGAGCTCAGCAATACGCAGCTCGAGGACAGCTCGGCGAAGATCACGCTGTCGCTCAAGGAGTTCGGCGACACGGTCACGGCGGCGGACACGTCCGTACTCACCGCGGCGGACTTCATCAAATGGGTGGGTACCGGCTCGGACGGCATGAGGCCTGTCACTTCCCTGACCGACGCGGAGCTCGCGGCGCTGGCCGATCCCGCGTCGGATGCGCTGGTATTCGGCGCGTTCGGCGACATGCCGGTCGAGTGGAACGACGTCGGGTATGAGCTCAGGGCCGATGTGTCTTGCGGCGCCTGGAAGTCCGGACTGTCGCATCCGCTGCTTGTCAAGGACAATGAGATAATCGTGCACGGCGGCAGGACCGCGGCGTCTGAGGTGACCGAGGACTCGGCGCTGCCCGTCATCAGGATAAGGGCCGGCGAGCTCAGGAAGTGCTACGGCCCCTGGGAGAAGAACGTGCTCTATACGGTATCGTCGTACGTCGGCAATACCGGATGGAACTACGAGCTGCATGATAAGGTGACTCCCGAGAGATACCTGAAGTCCAAGGACTGGATAACGCTCAGGCCCGGTCCCGGCGCGACGTTCGCCTACACCAGGATGAACAAGTACCGCGTGCCCCTGTTCATATTGTCCAACTACGTGGTGTCGTCGCTCGAGGGAGGCTCGTCGTTCCTGCCTGAGGATACGAGGCTGATACTGACCATATCGGACGGATTCATAGAGAAGCGCGAGAAGGTATGGGAAGGCGCCGGATACGACGGTCCGGAGGCGGTCAATGCCGACTGCAGGGCCAGGATCGTATTCGACAGCTACAATGCAAGGGGTGAGCAGCTCATCTATATGAGGTATGCGTACCGTACGGGACGCGTGCCCGCCTATTCATTCCTGACCGACGAGGACCGTGACAGGTTCCTTGAGGACTGGCATGCGATGCGGGATAATGCGCGGACCGGAAGGCTTGCTCTGATTACCGCGCAATTCACCAGGGAGTTCGACCTGATTAACGGCAAGTACGATGACATGATAGGGGCGCTCGACGCCCGTGCCGGCAAGTACGAGAATCGTATCCTGACGATGAAGGACGAGCTCGCCAGCCCTGATACGGCGACGGCCAAGAAACGTATACTGCAGTCATCAATCGGCAATTTCCAGAAATGGATTGACCGTGTGCCGGCGATGAAGGAGCGCTATGAGGAGGAGCGCGAGGCCGAGCTCGGCAATGCGGACGAGAGATACAGGGCCGTGTACAGGGCCGAGGAGACCAGGCTCGCGGCGCAGCTCGAGGATTCACTCACGGCGCTTCAGGCCGCCAGGACCGTGCGTTACAAGGAATGGCCGATGTGGGTGAACCACAGGGCCGACTGGAGCCTGTACGCGACCGTTTGGGACAACTGGAACACACCTTACAGGGCCAAGTCCGACTCACTCATCCATATATCGGGCAAGGCGCCTTCGGTCGAGATCATCAGGGAATACCTGTCGGAGGATCCCGAGTCCGCGCCGGATTCCGTCAGGGACGCGGCGCTCGGACAGAACGTCATACTGTCGCTGACCGACAACTGTACCGTGCCCGAATTCTGGCCGGATGTCAGGAGGAACGTCACGAAGGCCGGCGGCGACTCCATCGGGTACAGCTCGCATTCATATGCGATGCACATGCCCGAGGAAGGCGAGTGGCTGCATGTCACGAACGTATCCGAGCGCGTCGACAGTATCACAGAGACCGTACCTGAGTCCGAGGAGTCGTTCGGCGGACGTATCCGCGTCATACTGAACGACGAGAATCCGAGGGGGAACGAGACGTTCTATACGGACTGCTCGGTCATGCTGTACTACGTGAACCCGGCCAACAACAATGCCGCGGCGTCTCTCAGCTGCTCGGGCCCGTACAGGGTCATCGACTATAAGGAGATACCCGAATATGACCTCCAGGAGCCGGATGACAACTTCATCGAGCTGTCATATTCGACCAAGGAGGACGAGTATGTCAAGTTCACCCCGGAGATGCACGATGCGGTGAACAGCGGAAGGTACGACTGCTTCATTGCCCCGGTGACGGAGTTCTGGTTCACCTATGATACCTGTGAGAACGACTACAGGACCGGTACATGCAGGATAAGGTTCAGGGCCGACAGGCGCGTGCTGCTCGACGGACAGGTCGTCAAGGTCATGTACTGGAGGTACCAGAGGAACTTCGACTCATGGAACGAGGCCGACCGTGAGTACCTGATTAACGCGGCGACGAGGAACCGCCAGTTCATATCCGGCGACACATACAAGGTGATATCCGGCGAGGACAACGGCGACGGTACCTGGACGTTCACGATAGACGGGACCGTAAACGACGCGCTCCTCAGGCCGTTCACCTATGTAAAGGGTGAGCCGGCGTTCGTGAACGGGCTTTATAACAACGACTCTGATCCGTTCTCTGTCAGGGCATGCCTCACGCCGTCGCTGTCGTCGTTCGTCATGTACACGGCGGGAGTGACCGCCGCGGCCGAGGATCCCGATACGATGACATGCGACGTGTCCGTCGACAGCAGATGGCATATCGACAGGTTCACCGACAGGTCGTTCAGCGTGAACGTCTACGACTTCAGGGCGGACGAGGCCTTCAGGGAGTGGGGATATGACAACCTGGACAAGTCGCTCATACACTACAAGAGCCCGGTGCCGTGTGAGATAGAGCCTGAGGAGGGACTGCTCGCCGTATCAGACGACAAGGCCGGCACCTACTGTGAGGGATCCATATCACAGAGGGAGGGCGATCTCAACTACATGTGCCTGTGGACCGTGCGACACGCGACACACGACGACGCCAGAGATGCGTCCGTCTTGTTCAGGTCCATCAACGAGACCCTGCCTCTGAAGGGTGTCAGGGAAGGCGTCTACCACATAGGCCTCGAGACCATCGACATGTTCGGCAACCTGCTCGGAGGTTCCGGCAACTGCGCATATGTGACCGTCAGGAAGGGCGTGTCAGGCTCGCTCTACGACTCCGTACCGGATGAATACGTCAGGCTCACCGACGTCATCGCGGGATCATGGACCGGTATACTGACCGGAGGCGACGGCAAGTCCGAGATAATGTTCAAGTTCGCGGCGGACGGTACAGGCGTCAGGACGATAAGGACCGACTATGCGGACTCGTCAAGCTTCGAGTACCATGACTGGTCGTTTACCTGGTCCGTCAGGGGAGACGTCGTGTCGAGCTGGTACGCCGGCGAGACCGTCCGCGAGAGGATGACGTTCTCCGACGTGTCCAGGGACTCGCTCAAGGGCCGGGTCACGGATCCGGACACGGGTACCGAATACGGGGTCGAACTCAGGAGAATATAAAAAGGTTGCATTTCTGCAACCTTTTTATATTTTGTGATAATCAGGAGAGAACTTGCCACGCTCCTCATACTCTTTTTCAATCTCGGCAAGGGCGTGTTCATAGGATTCCTTCGCCAACTGCTTCCTATGCTCATACGTCTCACGTTTCATCGGAGCATAGATGTTTTTGTATTCATCCCATTCAAGGACATCCAGATGCTCATTCCTGTCCGAGCACTGATCAATCTTGCTTGCGATTACCTTACGGGCTTCAAACGAGGCACAGAATACACTGTTCTTCGCCACGTCGTCATAGACCTTTTTGGCCTCCGCCTTTAACTCTTCAAAAGTCATAGTTATGTTCAGTTATGTTGAAATGGATTCTGAATAGCTGACGCCGCCTGTGTCGTTACTGTACCCGTGCTTCATGTGCGAGTGCCAGTAGCTGTTCGTATCGGACAAATCATGCAGTGTGCCGATCAGGGCGCCGCACAGATTGAATCCGTTAAGCTCCCACCAGCCGTCGTCACAGTCCTTGCTGGTCGGTATGAAATACAGGTTATCGACGGGCACGCTCGAGCCGGTCACTACCTGGACGAAGTTGACGCCGGTGCCGATGATCAGTCCCGAGGTCTCATTGTCGCACATAGGCGACTGCACGGCCTTCGGCATCTGGTCGGCCTTACTGTCCCTGGGATTCTCGCATCCGATCCAGAGCTCGTCTCCGTGAAGCCTTACCCTGTAGACGGTCCTCAGCCATGCCGAATCGCCCGGCGCGCCTGAAGGCTCGGCGCATGGCATTGCCGCGGACAGTATGATATCGGCGCCGTCGAGCGCCTCTGGAAACTCATACTCTATAAGCTCTGCAAGCCAGAGCGCAAAATGTCTCCAGACACCCTTGATATTGAACGCATTCAGATCATGCTGCATCCTGTACAGCCTGAGCGTCCTGTCGGTGAACATAGGATGCGCCGATATTGACGGCTTCCTGCCGTCCGTAGTCGACACCGGGTCGTTTATGTATTCGGGTTTGTTCATATTGTCGTCGCTTTCGGTCTTTCCGGATGTTTCTCCTTGGATCTCCTGGCCAGCATCTTGTCCGTCAGGTTCTCTGCCTGCTTGATATACTTCCTGGTCCACTCGCAGATCTGCTTCTGGGTGAGATATGGGGCGTACAGACCGCTGGCGTCACTACGGATCCTGGTATTCCCGTAGTACATATCGCCGTTGTCGGTGATGGTGACCGTGAACTCCAGTCCCTTGGAGCCGCCGAAGCGGACTTTTTTCTTTTTGCCCCTGATCTCAGAGGGACCCATTTTGACAGAGGCCTCTTTATTATCATCGTCCGGCGTATCGAGCATCGCCTGTACCGATTCCTTGACCTTCTTCTCGATTTCCGCCTTCAGCGCCTTCTTCACCTGCGGCATCGCATAGACCTTGTCCATGTTCCAGTCGCAGCGGTCAAGGTACACCTCGGCGCGCTTAGTCGACAGTCCGGTCTCCCTTATCAGTTTCAGCCTCATCTTCATCTTGGCCTCGTCCGAAAGTTCCGCCGTCGCCATCTTCTTCTTTTTTTCTGCCATCTAAACTGTCTAAGCTATACATCAGCAGCCCCATCGTGAACGACAGTATCCCCGCGATGCCCGCCAGCGTGATGATAAGCTGATAATTGGCTACTATTACCGGGATTGTCATCCATGTCCAGAGCTGTTATTTTTCCTGTATATTAAACGCGGAGACCGCAGATAGGTCATCCGGGCTATTTATCAGGCCCGTATCGCGTCCGTACGTCCCTTTGCTTATAACTTGCAGCCTCATGCGCATAAACGCGCACACGGGCTTAAAAACAAAAGAACGCGCATTGTGCGCGTTCTTTCTGTTATCAGGTCCTCCTGGTTCTGTATGCACCGAATCTCACGATGTCGGACTCGTCAGTCGCGAGCGCGTCCGCATGCGCCGTCGGGTTCGTGCCGATTCCGGTAACGTAGTTCACGATAAGCGCCTGGACGTTGTCGATGTTCTCCGACGGTGCCGTGCGCTCGCCTGCCAGGTAGTAGAACGTCTGCCAGAGCTGCTGACTAAGGCTCGCGATGGCCGTGTCCGATGTCGGGTTCTGCCAGTGTCCTCCCTCCGATCCCGGTATGTTCCAGAACTCCGGGATATGGTTGAGGCTCTTGTCGTAGTAGAAGAGCGCCTGGAGGAAGCTCAGCGAGTTGTAAGAGCCGCTGAACAGGTTCTCCGGTATCGACCTGACGCCGAACAGTCCGGTGTTCTCGAGCGTCGTGGAGTTCGACAGTATGGAGATCTTCGCGTTCGACACATGGCTGATGGTGTAGTTGCCGCCGGATATCGCCGAGAACATCGCGTTGACCGACTGCAGGGCCCTCTGGTTCGACAGCATGCCGTAAGGTATCTGTCCGCCGTAGGTGTCGTCGTCCGCCTTGTAGCCGAAGAACAGCGTGCCCGCGAACGCATAGTCCATGAACTGGAGCCTGGTCGTCTTCCTGAACGTAGACTGATGGACCTTGACGTTCCTCGGTACCGAGTTGTTCGACCAGAGCCTGTATGCGTCCTGGAGGTTCGCGATGCCATTGAACGTGTCCGGATCGAACAGCATGCCCTGCTCTATGACACCGTCCACCTTGACCGGGTACGTATACGGGCTGAGCTGCGGATTCTGGTAGAATATGCCCTCGACCGTGGAGAGTCCCGAGAGGTTGTCGAACATCATCGGGCTGACGCGTCCGGTAAAGCCTGAGAACATGTCGCCGCAGATGTCGATCTCATAGTAGAACTCGCCGGAGCCTATCTTGCGGAGCGACTTGTCGACGGGATCCTCGGAGATGTCCCTGACGGTCGACTGCAGGCCCGCGTCGGTAATCCTCGGCTTGAGCCAGCCGCCCTCCGCGAACGCGTAGTTGACATTGGTGTTCTTACGACAGTATGCGAAGATATCGCTCGGTACGAAATACCTGGTCGTGTCGTGCAGTCCGCACCATATGAGCTTGTTGAACTGGCGCTGATGCTCGGAGTTGCCGCCGAGGGTCTCATACTCGGCGCTCGACTCGGCGAATATGCCGACAGGCTCCGCTGACGGGCTGTCCCAGTTGAGGTTGACCGTCCAGTCCTCGCTGAGCGCGTGCGGGTTGGTCCACTCGCCGGGCACGATTGAAACTGCGTCGCCTCCGATATAGGCCGCCCACTGGTTGCCGATGGCGGTAATATCGCCGTCGGTCAGCGCCTTGCCGTCATATACGTACTTGTTGAATACAAGCTCGTGTCTGTTCGGGTTGGATACGGTGAACCTCGGGTCATACGAGCCGTTGTACTCATAGACGGGATAGCCGCCGATTGTGAAGCCGGTCTCCTTGAACTCCGCCGTGTCGTAGTCCGGGTTGGACACGAACTCGAACGGGTTGTAGGACTCGTTCTCGACGACCATGTTCTCGTTGAGCCATGTGCCGTCGGGCAGCTTCATGTAGTCGTCCGCGACGTACTCGGTCTCCTTGTACTTCTTGATGGCCGCGATCTTCGCCTTGTTCTCGGCGCTGTACGTCGCGTCATTAAAGGCGAATCCGAGCGCGTTCTCGTATACGAACGCGGGATCGGCCGCCTCGTCCTGCTTGTACCTCGCGTGGATATACGCGAAGCCCCTCGCGTCGCAGCCCTTGAAGATACGGGTCATGGACGCGATGACGCGGAACGGGACGGTGACCGTGACGGCCTGCGTCTGCGCCGATGGAAGTCCGGTGCCCGCGGCCGCCGACCTCTGCCAGTCGCTCAGGTGCTTGAGCGAGTACTTGGGCAGCCTGTGGTGCAGCGCGTTCGTCGGATCGAACTTGACCATCGGCATGATCCTCCTGCCGTTCACAGTGACGACCTTGGACACCGTGTCGGAATCCGTAATCGTATATGTGTTGAAATCGTCCTGCTTGACATCCCAGACATAGGCGTCCCTGTCGAGCACGTACGGGTCACGGACATAGACGGCCGGCGCAGAGTCGAGCGCCGACGCGCCGGAACCGATGCCGATGCTGCCGTTGTTCGCGGCCGCGGCGGAGAAGCCCTGTACGTACACCTGCTCCGTCGTCTTGCCGGTCGACATCAGTCCGAACGGTATATGCCCGGTAATGAAGTGGTTGTCGGCGAACAGGCACTGCGCGTAGACGGCCTTCGTAATCTCCTCCTGCGACCTGCCGGACGTAAGCCTCTTGGCGAACGGCTCGAACGACCTCGCGGTCAGCTTGATGGCGGCGGGCATCACATACTGGTCTCCCAGGCTGTACGCCGAACCGATGATGTCAGGCGGGGTGATGTTACGGAACATGCTGGTGATGTTGGTCAGCCAGACGCAGTCGTCGAACATGCTGAAGTCCGCCTTGTGGACATACTCCGTCTCCCCGTACTTGCGTACCGGCGCATACGGCGCCGATGAATAGCAGTCGGGCAGCGTGACGACGGCGTCCCTCGCAGTGAGCAGGGTGCCGGCCTCGAGCTCGGCGGTCGTCAACGGGGTGCCTATGTTGGCGAGCGATGTCTTGTCCACCCAGTGACGGAGATCCAGGTTGGCGAACAGTCCGGGACAGCCCTCGAGCGAGGTGCAGCCCTTCAGCACGCCGTATGGGAACACGGACGAGCCGGTCGGCAGTCCGGTCCTGTTCTTGAATCTCACATACGTCTTGATGATGGAGCTCGCGGTATCCTTGTCGTTGAGGCCGAACATCCATCCGTATGCGGTGGACTCCGTGATATTCGCGTTATAGTTGACCTTGGTCACCTGTGAGGCGCCCTGACCCTCGGTCGTGACGACCGGCTGGTTCGGCTGCAGGAATTTAATCTTGTCGGCGAACCTGGCGAACATGTCGTCGGTCATGACGAAGAACGAGTGCGAGTAGTTGATCTGGACCACCTCACCCTTCTCGTTCGTGATCTTCTCATTCTCGCCGGATACCGCGAACGACTGGGCTATCGTGGTGATCTTGTTCGACCACTTGTCCGGATGGTTCTCGATAAGCGGGAGCGCGCCGCCGAACACGTCGACGATGAACGCGTTCTCCTTCGGTACGCAGAAGTTGAACGAGCTTACGACCTCGGTCAGCCTGGTGTTCTCCTCGAGCATGCTCGTATAGGTATAGGAGTATCCCTGTGAGTCGCTGACGGTCAGGTTGATCGGGTTGACGATCATCGAGCCGTTGAACGAGTTGCTGACGGTCTCCGCGTTCTTGAAGTTCTTCATCAGACAGTCTGAGCGGAATCCCCTGATGCCGTTGTCGTCCTCGGCGTACGCGACGTCCACCGCGCCCGCAATCGCGGACTTGACGGCCTCCTTGTTGTTCATGATGTTGTCGATGACCTGGAGGTTATAGACGCCGTTGAAGCTCTGGGAGGCGTTCCAGTACGCGGCGAGGCCCTCCGGCGTGTCGGCGAAGTGGTCGTCCATCAGGGACAGGCCCCATCCGAGGCTCGACACTGTCGCACCGTTCAGCGCGAACGGCGTCAGTATGCCGATATGGTCGCCGAACTCGGCGGGATCCGTATAGGTATGCTTCCAGTCAGGCGAGTAAAGCACGCCGCCCATGAGGGTTCCGTTGAAGATGTTCAGCAGTCCCGAGCCGCCGCCGTGATCCGCGTCGGTAGGCGTGGAGTTGACGGACGCCAGGTACTTGAAGAGCATGTGGCTCGGTGAACGGTCGCCCCTCGCGGCGTCCTGACTGTACTCCGTGAAGATGTTCGGGCATCCGTTGAACATGTCGGACAGGTTCGTTATGAGTCCGGGCGTCTCCATGCCCTGACGCATCAGGTTCCTGTTGTAGATGTTGACGATCGCCATGATGTAGTAGACGTCGTTCATCGACACGGACGTATTGTTGAATGCCTGGGACAGCTGGCCCTGGAATCCGCGGACGAGCTCCGTATCGACGGCGAGCCTGGTCCACGGGCGGATATCCTGCAGTATCGGGGCCGCGGGATCCTGGTCGTGCATCTTGGCGACGATCGCGCCGGCGTCGAGCGAGCTGCCGGATACCATGATGGAGTCGAACGCGTCCTTGACCTGCTTGTGCGAGTTGCGCATCGAGACGTATTCGCCGGCGGCGACATAGCTCGAGTCGAATCCGTTCCAGTCGCAGATCCTGAACGAGGTCAGGTTCTTCGTCATACCGAACGTACCGGCCGCGAACGCCATATTACCGAATATGCGGCGGAGCATCGGGCAGGCTGTAATCGATATGCCGGCGCCGGTCTGTGCATTGATCCTCTGCGCGGTCGCAGTCATCGGGAGTGCCACGAACTTGATGTTTGTCAGGTTGGTCAGCGTGACCGTGCCGAGCGACTTGAACACCGCGAGATTCATGATGAGATCCTGCTGCGTCTGCTTGACGACCGTGTCCGCATCGGCATAGGGGACATAGGACACGTACGGATAGGACGCGTCGACCGCGCCTTCGGGAACCGTATACGAAGTGAACGACTGATCCGTCTGGCCGAACGCGAACGCGGTGAACGCCACGTTCCTCAGGAACAGCGAGAACGGCCTGTTACGGCGGTAGTCGGCGTCATAGATGAGATAGTCGGTCGGCTTGTTGTCGGAACCGACGGATATGGTGGCGGGCAGTATCGGCGCGGCCTTGAGGTCCTGGCACATCTCAATGGTCAGGGAGTCCATGCCGGTGCATCCGCTGAGGTCGATGACGGCGTCGGGGTTGGCGACGTTCCTGACGGATACGGACTTCAGGTTCGGGCAGCTGCCGGTGATCCTGATGGACTGTATGACATCCGGATACGCGTTGGTCTTGTTGTCCAGGGTGACGGCTGTCGAGGACTCGCCGTCCCAGTTGAACATCTCGAGCATGTCGCAGTCCTCAATCTCGATGGTCTGCAGCGAGATGTTGTTGCCGAAGCTGATGCCTCGGAGATTCGGGCAGTTGATGACCCTGAGCGTCCTGAGCTGCGTGCAGCCCGCCAGGTTGAGGTATCCGTCCTTCGAGCCCGTGAGCATGTACTTGTCCTGGAGGACGAGCTCCGTCAGGTCGGTGCCGGCGACGTCGAGCGTACGCAGGTTACCGCCGGCGGGGAGCGTCAGTGAACGGATTGAGGAACCCTTGATGTTGAGCTCCTCGAGCTTCTCCATGTCGGCGCAGTTGATACCGGATACCGCGGCGCCGCCCTGGAGCTTGAAGTTGGACAGGTCGAGCGTCCTGAGCTCGTTCATCGCCGAGATGTTGAAGTTCGTGTCGGACTGGATGGACTCGAGCCCTGAAAAGTCGAGGCCGATGAGGTTCCAGTCGTTGACGACCGAGTTGAACGACTGCAGTCCTATTTCCTTCAGGCCGGTCCACTCCGAAAGCGCCGATACGGCATTGAAGTTCACGGTCATCGAGATTGACGACGCCGCCGTTATGTTGACCGACGTGGGCACGTTGTCCATCAGGAGGAACCTGTTGGCGACGTTACCGAGCGTCATTGTCATGATACAGGGCGTGTTGGCCGTGATATCGAAGTAGTACCTGGAGTTCTGCTTGATGATACCGGTACGGCCGTTGAAGTTCTCGAGATAGGGCGACTCGCCGGTCTCGGCCACATTGCCGGAGTACGTCGCGTTGAATATATCGTACTGGTTCGTCGTGCCGCCGATGTTCGTGCCGTGCAGCTCATTGAACCTCGAGTCGATCGTCACGCCGTCGTCCATCTGGAACAGGCCGTTCAGGTTGTAGATCGAGTCGAGGAACGATATACGCTTGCGGAGCCATTCGGTGACGAATTCGATACGGGGACCGTGACAGAACGTCATGTCTCCGAACGACTGCTTGTTGTTCCTGATGACCGGCGTCTGGTACTTCTCAGCGTAGTCGAGGTTGAAGATCATCTCGCCGACGGCCTCGTTCTGCGCCTTGTAGTAGTTTTCCATGAACTCCTTATAGGAGCCGAAGTACGAGAAGTCACCGCCGCTCTTGGTGCCGCGGAGACGTCCCCATTCTCCGTAGACGGAGATAAGGCCGTTGTTGTTATAGAAGAAGTCGTTGCCCTCGATGTACGGCAGGAACCTGACGAGGTGCCACAGGTGGGACTGGGGCTGGTCATACTGCACGAGCTCGGGAGAAGGCGGCTGCAGGGCCGAGTCGGTGAACGAGCGGAGCAGTGCGCCGTCGTCCGGATCGTACCAGTTATAGACGTTGCCCTCGTTGACACGGGTCGGGTAGTGCTCGGTCAGCACCCTGATCTGGGTGTTGCCGTTGCGCTCCACGTTCATCCAGTAGTCGACGAACGCGATAGGATCGATATTCTCGGCGCCGTAGTTGTTAAGGCCGAGGGCGGTATCCATATCATAGAAGGCAGGGAACATCGTCGCGACGCCGTTGACGCCGTTCCAGGTCCTCAGCGTGAAGTTCTTGCCGAGTGAGTCGACCATGCCGAACAGCATCGCCACGTTGAAGTAGCATGAGAACGACGCGAAGTCCATCCAGCCTCCCTCGCCCGCGGAGGTCGCCGGTGTAATCGTCTTCTCGCTCAGGTTGAAGTAGAGGTCGGTCGCGTCGGCGTTATAGAAGCCGAGCCTGTGGTCGGGACGCGAGTTCATGAACTCGTTCCAGCCGAGGCGACCGGCATTCCTGTTGAGGAACAGTCCCTCGGTCCACTTCATGTCATCGATGAAGAGGTCGTCGACGAGCGAACCCTGTCCCTTCACGACGAGCGTATTGAGCGTCTCGATATCGGCGGCCGATATGATATGACTGAAGCGGCGCTGTCCGTCGACGGCGTCGAGCTCCGTGACGGTCACGCTGTTGCGGAACCATACGGACGGATCAGATACCGAACGGTACACCTTGTCGGTCAGGATCTCGTTCGTCTGCGGGTTGACGGTGTACCAGTACTTCTGCTCGTTCCTGCTGTCGTTACCGACGTTGTCGTTCGCGAACGCGAGGAACTCATGGAATCCGCGCAGGACGGCGAAGGCGTTCTGGTCCGTCATGTTGGCGGACTTGTACTTGACGTCCCATGAGTTCTGGATGACGGCGTCGCTGACCTGGTTGAGGCCCGTGGCTTCGACGGGATCGTTGGTCGTGCACTCGAACGAGAACACGGTGTCGCTCGGCACCTTCATCTCATAGCGGTTGACGATTGACGGTCCCTCGTAGTCGGAGTCGGCCGCGTCCTTCCAGTCGGCGGAGTCGCCCACGTTGTCATGGACGAGCTCATAGCGCTCGAGCTGCTTGAAGCCGAGGTTGAAGTACGAGCCACGGCCGAGGTTGAACGAGTAGATGCCGAGGAACGAAGGCACGGTCGTGTCGCCCCATGTCACGAACACGGCGACGGGGAATCCCTCAAGCGTGCCCTTGACCTTGCTGCGGTATCTGTTGGCGGTGTCGTTCTGCGCCGGGTTCTTCGGCATGTAGCCGGTGTCGTTGATCCAGCGTCCGATGGCGGCGTTGTTCGCATGGCCGGAGTCCATGACGTCGGCCTTCAGCGTGAAGCGGTTCTCAGGGAGCCACTTCTTCGACTTCGGGGTGAAGAGCACCTCGCCGTCATTGAACGCCTGGTCGGTGCCGAGCGAGCCCGAGTAGTTCTGGTCCGGATCGTACGCATGGCCGGAGCCGGTCTCACGGTACCTGCCGAAGTATATCTCGAAGTTCTTGGAGTGATAGCCCTGTGTGGAGGTACCCTGTACGTTGAAGAACATCGAGGCGATGCTGATCGGGTCGTTTCCGAGCTCGTCCCAGTACTGCATGGACGCGGGGATGAGGCCTGTGCCTGAGCCTGGCTGCGAGTCGTAGCTGCGTGCGTTGTTGACCGCGGCGGCGTTCTCGTCGTATATCGCGCTGACGTAGTTATAGGCGCCCTGGTCCTGTGTTGTAATCAGCAGGACGGGAAGCTCGCGGTAGTACTCCTTGCTGGTGGCGGACAGACGCTGCTTGACGGTCGTGAGGGCCTCGAGGAGGGCGTCGCCGGATGCAGGCTTCTTGGTCGCGAAGTCCCAGATGGGCGTATCCCAGTCGGCGTTGAAGTAGTTCTTCTCGAGCACCGACGCGACCACGTCCGGATCGTACTCCCATGAGTTTCCGGTAGCAGACTTCACCTTGTGCATGCACGAGTATGTGATAAGCCAGTTCCTGGTCACGTCGTAGTCGAGCAGCGGCTGATCGTAGAGCCTCAGTCCGTACATGTCGGCGTCCGTGAAGTTGGTCATGGTCCCGTTCACGTTCTTCGCGCCGAAATACAGGCCGTTGAACTGCATGAGGTCGTTCAGGCTGCGGACGGCCGCGGCGCCGAGCGCGTGGCTGATGCCGTTCTTGTAGACGTTCGCGATGATATAGTCCTCGGTCTGGCCGCCGATGGTGACACGGCGCCTGGAGACGCAGATGTCGATCTGCGTGAGCGTGTTCTGGATGAGCGGGACCTCGAGCGAGATGGTATCGTCCTGCCTGAGCTTGACGGATACCTTGTCAAGCGTGACCTCGATACCCGACGTGAGCTCCCCGTTGGCGTTATAGGTGCCCATGGAGAACACGGTGCCCTTGTTGTTCGGGTGCCAGTCGGAGTTGAAGATGAGCTCGATAGTGAAGCCGGAACCGTCGCCTGCGAACAGATTGGTCCATGACGATATGCCGTCGGATGCGGTAAGCACGAACGGGGCGAGGTCGTCGGTGGTCATGTAGCCGTAGAACTCGCCGGTCGCCCTGAACTTCATGACGCCCCTGGAATCCTCACGGACGAATCCGGTCGTAGTGTTGTTGGACCTGACATAGCGGAACGGGAGGTCGTACTCATAATCCTGCCCATTGGCCTCGAATCTCTGGGGATTGCGGTACTCTGTCTGCGTGTACGAGCCGGTCAGGTTCGACAGCAGGTCGAGGTTGAAGCGGCGGTGCTCCTCGGAGCGGATGATGCCCTCGGCCTTGCCGGCTATCACGTCCTTGTAGCACTGGCCGTGGACGTAGTCAGGGACCGCGGCGGCCGCGTACTCGACGGCGGCCTTGACTGATATGTTCGGTATGAACCTGCCCTCTGAGTCGACGGCCGGCATCGTGGTGATGCTGTTGGCCGAGTTGCCGGCGAATATGTAGACGTCGACGCGGATGGACGCGAAGTCAGTCGGATCCTCGAGCCCGTATCCCGGGTCGAACACGTCCTTCGGCATGAACCAGTCGTCCTGCATCGAGTTGTAGGACAGGTTGACGTCGAACGAGACGCCCTCGCCGTTGTTCCTCTGTCGGCGCTGGATGTTACCGGAGATGAACGCGTTGATGTCGCGGTTGGTCATCTGGCCTCCGGCGTACGTCCATCCGTCGTCATGCTCCGGGCCGTAGTTGATGACGCCGGTGTTCTGGATGAGGTCCCATCCGCCGTCCGCCGTGCGCCTGTAGACGTAGTAGATCGGGTATATGTAGCTGTACGTGCGCTGCGCGTACACATAGCCGTTCATGTTGATGTTGTTGCCGTCGGCGAACCAGGAGTCCGAATAGGCCTCCGTCTCGAGGTCGTTCCACTCGGGGTTGGAGTAGAGCACCGTGATGCCGTCGGCGGTCACCCAGGAGACCCTGAACGTGAACACGGGCGCCGAGATGTAGTCCAGCGTTCCGTCGATCTGCAGCCTGGCGGTCACCTTGACGTCATAGGACTTGCCGTTGACCATGACCCTCGAGTAGAGCTGGTCCGACAGGTTGAGCGGCACGGTGATCTGCTGTCCCGTGGACCTCAGGCCGGTCACGGTTATCCTGGCGTTCTCATGGGCCGGGCCGAGTATCGAGCTCAGGTCGATCTCGTAGTCCAGGTTACCGGAGATGCTCGGGTTGATGAGTATGTTGACGATGAAGGGTATCTGGTCCCTCGACTTGTAGACCGCGGCGCCCGGGGTGACGGTGTAGCCGTCCTCCAGGGAGCTCGAGGTGTAGTTGACGGTCACGGCCGATACGGACACGCCGGCCCTCTGGACCGTGAGGGAGCGCGACGTCAGCCTGGTGCCGTCGTTGATGACCTGCGCCGAGGCGATGATGACGTTGTTGCCGGACACGATGTCGTCGGCCGTGATGGAGATGGTCGGGACCGCCCTGGTCAGGACCGCGGTGCGGTAGACCTTCGAGGGATCGTCCTGGCGGTAGACCGTGACGCGGTACTGGTAGTCGGGATCCGCGTTGGCGATCGTCACGTTGAATGAGTACGAGGATCCGTCGGTCCTCCTGGCGGAGTCGGATATGTCGAGGTTGTTCGAGTCGGTGAACATGATCCTGGTCTCGGCCGTCTCGCCGCCGCCCGTGCCGCCGCCTCCGCCGCCCCCGTGGCGGGAGTTCCACTTGGCTATTCCGTACAGGTGGTCGATGTTCTCCTTGTACGAGCCGAGCACGCTGTCGAGCGAGACGGGCCCGGACGCGATCCTGGGGTTGTTGACGACGATGTTGTTGGCGGTCGCCGCGCCTATGATCTGCTTCTCGAACGTCGAGGCGTCCCTGCGGGTCCATTTCTCTATCATGATATACTAAAAAGAATAAGGCCTTTATCGGCAATAGTTCCGATTATTTATCAATGACCGGCACGGGCCGCCTGGGATTATAAATATGGCATGAATGTTAGACTTTCGGATATATACAGGCCTCTGTGGGAGGCGTTTAATGCCGGCAACAGGGCTCGTAAGAAGGAGTCCATACAGGATGCCGTCCAGGATATGGCCTTCGATGTGACCGACTACGCGAACATGGTGTTCCACGTGGCGCTCGTCACGTACTACAACGGAAATAAGAATGGCACCCTGGAGATATATGAGGACTCTAATAAGAGAAGGTGCACCGGCGTACCCGAGGACATACAGGATCTCATGGAGAGGAGCGGACTCGACGAGGTGAACACCATCGACGGCGATAAGTTCATGGCTGTCCTAATTCCCGACAACTATATACAGAATGGAAGCTTCAGCAACTGGTTCTTCGGCAAGACTTTCGCCTATGAGATGGACGACATATACAAGACGTCGGAGAATTACCGGTACGATGACAATACCGGAAGGTTCATGACGTTCGAGGAGTTCGAAGAGAAGTACGGTGAGGACGACGTATATGACAGGTGGAACGAGACGGATCCATCGGAAAACTATATGTACTGGCCCACGGTCTCGGCATACATCTACAAGGCCAGGGACCTGTACCGCAATCCCCGGGAGCTTGCGGGCATGTTCAAGAAGTTCCTGGACGAATACGGATGTGATACGTATTTCATATTGACGGACACGTTTATGATCTGGCCGGATAGCCTCGGCAGACAGAAATAGGCGGATATAACAAAATAATGCAAAATCCTGCAGAAAGACGCTGCAGGATTTTTTATTTTCGTCGGAAATGCCTATCTTTGCAGTAAAGTTAAATATAAAACAAAGTAATATGGAAGAGAAAATGCCCTACAGACTGTCGGATGTGTACCAGGAACTGATGGAACAGAGGACTGTACGCGGAGAAGGCCGTCCAGCCAAAAAGGCTAAGGACGATACCCTGATTTATTTCATAACGCCGAAGGCATACTGTAATCATGACTATGAGATGATGCCGACAGTCGAGAAAATTAAAATCGGTCTTACCCATTGTCCGTCCGATGCGACTGAGGATGAGTGTATAGAGGCATGTAAGTCTCGCTATTCATCGACATACAATGAGGACTGGCGCGGTTATGATCTGAATGACGATTTGTATGGATATGTGACGCTCGGCGCCAATTATACAGGACATATTGATGATGTCATCCGTGAATTATGCGCAAGTGTAATGAATACTGAGACAACCAGAAATAGAAAAGATAATTATTCAGATGAGAAGCTTGGTCGTGGATCTGAGTATATCGAAAGTCTTCCTCACAGAGGCCTTGATGAGTTCATCAAGTCACTCCAGATTACGATAGATCAGATGTCTGGAATGATTCAGCATTATGATTCGAGATATACAAGGGATCTTGATATGGAGTTCCAGCCTGGATCGATAGAGGCCAATTTACTTCGTCATATCTTTTATAACAGATTTGGACGATATACTGATGAGCGGATTGTTGAGATGAAATATGTCTCAACACCTGAAAAGGTTGTTAGTGAGAAAATAATTCCTATAATGAATCTCGGACGTATCCGTAATTATAATCATATGGATTTGAACCATAATGGACTGGTTGAAATCTGTGACTTTGCTTGTAAAGATGCGAATATTATTGAGACTATATTCAATAGGCTTTGTAACAAATTCTGTGAACAGGGAATCGATCGTCAGACTATTGCTGACGGATTCTGGGGCATTTGTCTTACAGGAGATGCCAGAATTGCAATAAAAAGTCAGCTTGAATATAGGACTAAGTGTAAATTTAAGCATATAATTAATGTGCCGGGTTTCCTAAATTGGATCAAAGGCATCGATACAGAAATTCCCGAAAAACTGAGAGACATGAAATTCGACTATATCATAATGAATCCGCCGTATACGGCCCCGAAGACGTCCACGTCCACGTCTATACAGAACCTCGACGAGATGTTCCTGTCAAAGGCGATTGAGCTCGCTGATACCGTCGTCAGCATCCAGCCGGCGACCTGGTTCCTGAACGACTCCAAACGTGTTAGGATACTTGAGGACAGACACTGTGACGCGAACATATTGTCGAACGCACTTGAGCTGTTCCAAGGTGAGGGAGCGAATGTTGGACAGACTCTCGGTATATTCAGAATCGTCAAAGGATCAGGCCTTACTGTTGCTTATGATGGTAAAGATAAAAAGTCATATGAAAATGTAGAAGATTTCAGTCAGGCTGACAGACACTCAATATTGAAAACTGTCATTGAGAAGGGTAAGAGACTCGGAAATAATAGACTTAATAATTATGCATTTACAAATGGTGACGGTGGTCGTGGTGGTGCCAAACGTATTAAAGACAATTCAGGATTTATTAACAAATGGACTGTCAAGCTGACTGATCAGAACAAACATATAGGTTCACCTGATTATGATACTCTGATGTTTAAAAATATAGGTATACCTGTACAACAAAATACCGATTTTAAGATTTCAGGTATATTCGTTGCGTTTAATACACAGAAGGAGGCCCTTCATTTCTATCACTATATGATGACCGACTTCGTCCGTGTATATGTCAAGGCCTTCAGAAATGGATTTCATGTATGTCATGCCATCAAGTACATCCCCTGGCCCGACACGGGCTTTGCGGACGACTGGGACGATGATCGCATCGCACAGGAGATAGGCCTGGACATGACCGAGCGTCAGGAGCTCTGGGATATATTACCAGACTGTTATCAAATTCGTTAATTTAATTCACTATAGATATATTGATTATATAAATAAAAACATTATAAATAATGAGATTTTCTTTTAGCGGACCTCATGAATTTGAGTTAGATTGTTCATCTGAAATTAATTGGAATGATTATAAATTTATTTTATTTTCATCTCAAAAATCTCAGAAAGTTGTATATAATTATTATAAAAATGAATTACAACCAGGTTATAAAATTAATGAGCCTTCAACTGGTAAATCTATTATAAAGCAAATAGGAGCTTTTGATCAATATCCTAAATTAAGTTGGAAATTGTTTAAAGAAGAAATTTGTCCAGTAATTTTATATCATATTATTAGAAAAGAAGATAATCTAATAGAACTAAAACCTTTAAATATTTTTAAAAATAAAGAGATTTTTAAAAATTATGAAAATAATATTTTAAGATTATGAAAAGGCTCGATGAAATAGCCCCGGATATCCGGGAGGCCTTCAAGGCCGGCAACAAGGCCCGCAGGAAGGAATCCGCCGCCGACGCGGTCGAATCCGTCCCCATGGATCTGAAGGCCGCCGTATACTCCTGGTGCAACGGCGTCAAGCGGGCCTTGAAGAAGCGCAATACGGACAAGAGTATTCCGTACAAGGCGGACGACTTCTACCTGCCCGAGGCGGTCTGGTCCGATCTGGAGACAGACGGCAGGTTTGAGTCGGAGGAGAACATCTACCTGACCGGCCGCGACAGGAATACAAGACTGGGAGGTTCCGTCGCCATGGAGATTGACCGCATGGACGACGACACGGTCAGGCTCGGCTTCTGTTATGAACGGGATGATGAGGAGAAGGGCGGTTGGCTCTACTTCGACGGCGACGGACGGAATGAGTCTGAATCGTATATCAAGATGTCCGCTGCCGACCTCGGATCAGAGAAGGGCGTCCGCACACTGACGGCTGTGCTTGACAGGTGCTGGAACATGATGTTCCCTGTCGGGAGATGAAATACTAACGGATACTGAATCCTGCAGAATAACGCTGCAGGATTTTTTATTTCCGGGAAAAACCCTTATCTTCGCGTTATAATTTAAAAGGTAAAGGTTATGAAGAATGAAAAGAATTCAGACATGAGTCACGGCGCCCACTGGGAGGAGAAGCGCCGCAAGTACGCCCGCAAGCCCGGCATCATGTACGAGCGGGCGAATTTCCTGTTCCTCAAGGACTCGACGATGGTCATCGACTCCGAGCTGTTCGACGGCTCATGGAACGCGCTCATCGACGCTGTCATGAACCACGGCGAGGATCCGGACGACATGATCACCCTGATCTTCCCGGAGAAGATAGATCATGAGCCGGTCAGGCGGAAACTGATGCAGGCGATACAGGAGATCACGGACAAGAAGGAGAAGGAGGACAAGGATCTCAGGGACTTCAGGGAGATGTGCCTCGGGACCTCGCCGAGCGGGCTCGTCTACATATGCGGAGGTGACTGCTTCCACTGTGTCAAGTATATGAAGCATAAGAGGATAATGAACAGGAAGCTGAAGAAACTGTGTCAAGACAAGGTCCTTGATATCAAGGCGACTGATCTGGACATGACGCTTGATGATCTTCTGGACATGCTGCAGGCGGCCAAACAGGCCGGATACGGCAGTTATAAGATTAATCTGTCCGTTCCCGACAGCTATGTCCCTGTCACGGGACGGGCCGTTTACGATGTCGAGAACGTGGACATAGATCATGACCGTAAGTGCATAACGTTCGAGTCAAAGGACTATTGATATGGGAAAGACAGGAAGATTCATACTAAAATATACAATCAGACCCATATATGATTAATTATTTTATAGCATTTAATGAATTATCACATGATGTAAGAGAACCGTTAGGGGCTTGGGCATCTGCTATGGGTTATTATACTAATTCCGATTCAGCAAAAATTAGAGCAAAGGAGTTGGAACGAATAGGATATAAGAATGTAACTGTATTTAAACATAATGGATACAACCCTTATGATAAAGTAATGACTCGTTGCGTGAGTTGGGATTATGTTTTAAAAAATAAAGTCGAATAATTATTTTAAAATATGGTAGACAGAAACAGAAAAAGAGTCAGGGAGGTGCTACACAGTGAGAACATCGTCCTGTATCCGGCCGAGAATCAGGCCGCGAAGATTTACGCCAGGTATATGGCCGAGCATCCCGAGCTCGATATGAAGGACATCAACCTCGATATCGACGAGGAGGAGTGTGAGGAGGATCACTACGGCAACGGAGGCGGCGTCGATCGTACGGCCGTCATCTGCCGGTACCACGAGGAGACCGACTGGGAATACAGCCAGCGTATCCAGCAGGAGGAGGACGAGGCATACGTCAAGCTGTCCGGGAAGCTCGCCAATGTATTCAAGGACTTCTATTACGATTTCGATTTCAGCCGCGTCGAGCCTGAGAATATGGACCGCGTCCGTCAGCGTCTCGAGAATATCATGAATACCGCCATATATACGATGATCAATAAGGCAAGATCATGAAGGAGACGAAGAAGCAGATAAAGGCGCAGCTGATTAACGGAGTCCGTAAGCAGTTCGAGTATCAGCTCCAGCGGAAAGACGATCAGATAGCGCATATGCAGACGCTGTTCAACCGTGAGCAGGACCGCCGCATCGAGCTCGAGCGGAAGAACAGAGAGCTTATCGACGCCAACCTCAGGCTCAGGGAGCAAATCGAGGAGTTCAAGGACTGGATTGAGCGTATGCAGGATTTCTGTAACCTCCCCGAGGAGGAGCGTGGTCCCGCGTTCAGGACGTACCTGGACGAGCTCAAGACCAGGCGGCAGTCGGAGGAGTCCATGAAGGGGCTTGTCGACAGTCTCAGCATCTATTCGTCGATTTTCGGATTCATGTAATTACAATACAGTTTAAGATATGGATTTTATTTTAGGATACTGGAGATACGGAATCAGAAGATATCCGTTCCTGTTCAGGCTGTCGGTCTTACTGTTCATACTCGACCTGTTCATGCTGGCCATGAATACTTATAACGGATGGACCCTGATAGGTACTGCAGGATATATCATATTCTTCATGTCCGTGCTCGGTGAGTACTTATTGAACCGTCAACGATGAAAGGCTATTATAACTTCTACAAGGTCGTCGACAAGGTCATAGGAATGAATTCCCTGTACAACATATGGGGAAACGGTTTCTCAATGGATGAGATCCGCGGCAAGGCCAAGGAACTGTACGACGGACTCAGGGAAAAAGGTGAGACCTTTGACGGCATCCTGATCCGCGTTATCCGCGAGAACGTACACGGACAAATGGTCAACTGCTACTACCTGTACTGGGACGGCAAACGGTTCCGTAAGGATCCCGACGACCTGGTGGAGGACTATGAGGCCATCAGGCGGTTCCTGTACCCTGAATACAAGGATGAATGAAAATCATATTTCTTGACTTCGACGGGGTCATAACCATACCGTCGTCCAGATGGCGCCTGAAGGCGTCCCTTATCAGGAACGTCAAGAGGATTGTCGACGAGACCGGCGCCAGAATCGTGGTGTCATCGTCATGGCGTCACGGATTTCCGGAGCCCAGTGCTGAGGCGACTGCGGCCCAAATAGCCGACAGGCCCAAACGGTGTCCGAGGAATGCGATGCTGAACTGGCTCAGGGATAACCTGTATGACTGCACACCGTATTTCTCGGATGAGAAGTACTCTGGACAGGGCCGCGGCGGCGAGATACAGACCTGGCTCGACCGGCATCCGGATACCGAGAACTATGTCATCATCGACGACGACGGCGACATGCTCGATTCACAGCTGTACCATTTCGTACAGACGAACTACGAGGACGGACTGACCGGGACCGAGGCGGTGCGGGCCATCAAGGTCCTGAACCGGCTCTTCTTCGAGAACAAGATGGCGCTCAACTTCAGGCTCAGGTACGAGCACCTCAAGCAGTGTGAGGGCCTGCCCAACGTGAAGGACGAGCTGTATGAGAAATACTGCGATTTAACAAAAGACTATAGGAGACAATACAATGGGAAAGACTGTTGAAGACTACAGCAAGTGTAAAAGGTGTTCATGGGAACTCGGCTGTTCGGCCAGGAAGCCTTCAACCTGCGCCGGCCCGATGACGTCCGTCGATGAGGAGGTATCGGACGGCGAGAACGAGGATCTCGTCGAGGGTATTCCAGGCCCGATTGACAGTGACTGCGTAGGATAAAAAATCCCGGGGATTTCCCCGGGATTTCTTATTTCCTGTCGATATCGTTCAGCTTGTTGATTCCGTAGAGCGGCAGCATGAGGATCCATGCGAGGCTCAGCATCACCTTCTCCCACTTGGGCTGGCTCCACTTGGAGATAACGTACCTGTACGCCGCCCAGGCGCAGATGAGGTAGATCAGAATGCAGATTGTCGTAATCATAGGATATCCGGTTTATTTTCAGTCGGCCGCCGTCATGACATGGAACCTGGGCAGGAACTCATCAATGAACTTGATGGTGACGCCCAGACCGTCTGCCGGGAGGACCGTAGGCGATGCGGATGTCGTCGAGCCTGTCGCGTTATGCAGCCTGGCCCTTTCAGCCAGCTTGTCGTCGAACTCGTCGTTTGCGAAGAACTGTGCGGACTTGGCGTCGTTCGCGAAGTTCTGCTCGTATATCGCATAGTGGTATACCTTGATGGTACCGGCGTTCATATTGGCGCTGTTCTCACCGTCCTGCATGAACACGTACTTGACGAAGTGCGGGTACTTCTGGTTGTTCTGTACGGCCTCCGAGCCGGCCTTCTGTGATACGGTCGAACCCGCGCCCACGGTCGTCGGATAGTACCAGTGCATCCAGGGCGTGCATCTCGTCGGCTTCTCCTTATTGGATACGACCTTCTGCGACGTAGCCTGGCTCATGACGTAAATCGGCGCCCAGTCGCCCTTGTCGGCCGCGACGAGAGGAATGCCGCCGCCCTGCCAGCGCCAGTCATAGTAGATGTCGGAACGATCCGCGGCCTCGCCGGTGTACTCGCGCTTGTAGACGTCATACGCGGTCGAGTCGTATGCATCGGTCTTGGATCCGTCCGGCAGCGTGAAGTACACCTGTGCGCTGTTGACCTTCCTCTCGAGCTTGGACGCGTTCTCGATAACCCAGGTATTGACCTCCCAGGGCTGGATGATCTGCTCGCCGACGAACGTATAGTCGTCATGGTTAGGAACGTCCACGTCGGTATAGGTCGCGCTCGCGCCGGTCACGCGGTAAGTGGAGACGTCGGTCTTCACAATTTCGATAGGACCGGCCGCGTTCAGTGCGGAGTACTCGGCCGCGGGTATCCAGATCTTGGTAGTATAGGTCACGTTCTCGAACAGGGGCCATGTCTGCGAATGGGTGTGCTTGTGGCCGCCGATGACCAGACGCACGTGATTGCGCTGTATGATCTCGGACGTCTCGAACGGACGGGTCGTATTGTCGTTCAGCTTGGAGCCTCCGGTACGTGCGGCGAGCGTCGCGGTGCAGCGCCTGCCCTGTGCCTTCTCGGCGTCGGTCGGCATGAACTTGTCCATATAGTCCTCCGTGAGGATTGTATAGGGCATCTCATGCATGTAGACGATAGCCCATGGATAGGTGGCGTTCGGACCCGGCTTGTGCGAGAACTTGTAGTACTTGCAGAGGTCGGCCTCCATCCACCTGAGGATCGCATCATTGGTGCCCGCATGGGAAGCGACTCCCGTGCCCGCGGCCTCGGCGCCGTAGATATGGTGCTCAGCGGGTACCGTCAGCTCGGAGCAGATGGCCGTGAAGTGACAGTTGTTGTAGTTGAAGCTGTACGTGCTCGGGAAGACGTTCGTGATATAGGTCCTCTCGTCCTGCACGGCATGGGCGGCCCCGCCGCTGTCGCGCCAGTTAAGGGTGACCTCCTCAGTGGAGTACTGCACGGGCAGGTTCTCAGGATCGAGCTCATAGCAGTAGAAGTACAGGAACTGCTTGGGTGAGCACTTGCCTTCGACGTTGCCTATATCAATGGTATCCGAACCGTCGCCGAGGATGTAGTCCTGTATCGGTGAAAGGTCGTTGTTGCCGACGACGTTCATCTGCTCGATACCCGCGGACTCGTTCTCATAGAGCCTGTTCTCGGTACCCTGTCCGATCTTCTTGGAGAAAGGACGGCCTCCCCAGAGATTCAGTCCGCCGTTGTAGAAGTCAATCCACTCGGACAGCCTGTTGCCGTTCTGGGTCATATCGCCCGTGTCTATGGTGAACTCAGGATTGTGCAGGGCGCGTATCTGGTCCGCGGAACGCCTCCAGCACTCATAGTCCTGCCAGCGGAAGCCCTGCTCGTCGGTATGCTGTACGAAGCTCCATTCGGCGTCCGTGACAGCCGGACGGATCTGGAAGCAGAACAGCTCGGAGCAGCGCGCGTCATCCGGACCGGCGACGATGCCGTACTGGTCATAGACCGCGGGACCTACCTTGAACTCATACTCGGTACCCTTGGTATACTGCGTCCTCGTTCCGGACTCGGTCCTGAGCGTGTTGTCGGTATAGTAGCGGAGCGACGGCGTGAGAACCGTGGTCGCCTTGACATATGAGTCGCCGGACTTCCTCCACTCGGTCGTGACACCGTTCTTCAGGATGACCTTGTGCGTCGTGACGAAGGTCTGGCCCGAGGTCTCCCACTTGATACGGTCGTATGCGGGGATATGGATCTTGTAGGTGGTCGCGTCGGACGCCTCGGTCGCCTCGGCACCGGCCGCGGCCACTGCCGCCGCGTACCTGGTATAGGTCGCCGGGACCTCGCGGATGGCGGCGTCCATGCCGTCTCCTTCATAATAAGACTCCTTAATCTTCCACGGGTCATTGGAGCCCTTGATGCGGTAGAACACGTACTCGGCCTGATCCTGCGTTGAGATCCAGTTGAATGTCCTGGTCGTCGCGGCGTCGATACCGAACGCGACGGTCACACAGTACGGATGATCCTCACGGAAGAACGAGCGGGTCGTGTAGATGTCCTTCTTCTCGAACGACGCACGGGGACGGAAGTCCTTCTCGTTGCCGAGGTTGTGCGCCTTCAGGTTGACGAAGTCCATGTACTTGTTGGAGTCCCTGTTCGACAGCGCCTGCGGTCCGCCCTGCTTCGAGCGGTCCATCATCCACTTCTTGACGATAAGGTTGTTCGGGCCTACGACCGTGAACGGGCTCGCCGCGTCGGCGTATCCCCATGTCGCCGGACCCCAGCCCAGGAGATCGATGTAGTTGTTGTCGGCGGGAAGCTTGCCTGCCATGACGGCGGGATTCGACGCGTCTGGAAGCGCGGAGGTGTCAAGCGTGAGATAGAGCGCGCCCTTCGCGTTATTGAACGCCATCAGGCTGCCGTTCTCATACCATTCCATATCGTACGTAGTGACGTCGATGACGGTGGACGGGGCTCCTGACGGAGCAGTCCTCGCGCCCCTGACAAGGAACGTGCTGCCCGGCTCGATGACGCCGCGGAGCCGCAGGCAGTGCCATTTCTCACCGGGATCCAGGTACTGGAGCGTGACCTTGCTCAGGTCGATTGCGTTATGCGGATCAAGGTTCGCGATTTCCACGAAGTTGTGTGAGCAGGGAAGCGTCACGTCATGCTCGGCGTTCGCCAGAATGGCCGCATTGTCGTTCGCGTACACCTCGTTGATCTGCAGGGTGCTGCATCCCTTGAACGGGCTCGTGGTGCTCGTCCTCGCGGGACCAGCGGTCGAACCCTTGGGAATCTCGACGCCTCCGACGCGGGAAATCTTCCACTGACCGTTGCTGATGCCGGCCGTATACTTCGGCGCGTCCGGTGCGGAGTTGTTGATGTCCGTGAGGACGATCTGGTTGACCGAACCGTCGGTCAGTGCCTTGATTATTTCATCCATTGTAATAATATCTGTTGATGTATCAGGTATGTCAGTTGAAGAGTCTGCGCTCGGATCCACTGAGCCGCCGGAGCCGCCGGCCAGGGCGACCATCCTGTTGCGGGTTATGTCATAGCGGTAGAGCGTATTCGTGGCGATACAGATGACAAGCTCGTTCGGGTACAGGTACTGCTTGAACCTGTTCATGATCTCGACCGTGTCGGCGACCTTGAGTACGAGGTGCTTCAGGGGCATTATGTACCCGCTCGAGTCGAGCGTGTCGGGTATCATGGAATCGCCGTAGAGGAGCGCCCCAGGGTTGATGAAGCTCTGGGTTCCGTCGCTGACGTCCACGCCGGCGAACGGGTCGATTCCCTCCTCGAGCGTCTCAGCATCGAACGTGTCGGTGGAGCCGAGCTTCGTATACGGATAGACGCATGAGTCGAGGATGTTGTCATTGTATATGACATGCTCACGCTCGACGATCTCGCCGTTCTCGTTCGTCCAGTGCATGCTGACGTCGGCCACCGGATCCTCGCCCTCGGGAACCTCATTGCCGGTGCCGAGCACGAACGGGCTGACGTCTATCATCGGCTGCGGGGCGGCCTGTCCGTATGCGAGCGACGTGGCCGCATTGGCGGACACGTCGGCTATGTTGCCGGACTCGAGGCCGTTGTCGAACGTGCGGAGCAGGACCCTCATCTTGCGCTGCATGTCGGCGACCGCGTTCTGCAGGACCATGATGGCCTCGAACGGATCCCATGACGGCCTGATCTTCGAGAACTCGTTCAGATCGGTGCTGGAGCTGACAACCAGGAACTCGTCGGGAAGCTTTTCCATCTCCTCGCCTGAGAACTGCCGGAGCTCCTCGTCGAAATAGACGTTGTCGAGCCAGTTGCCCGATGAGTCGACGACGATATTGCGCTGCGAGACGTTGAACAGCCTGGACTTCTCCCAGACGATGGCGGGTGAGTCGCTCGCGTAGAATCCCTGCCAGACCTCCTGCTTGCCGCTCTTGCCGTACTTGACGACGGCCAGGTTGCCGTCCTGTATCTTATTGCGGTCCTGGTATTCACCGAGCGAGAGCTCCTCCCATGTACTGACGTATATGACCGAGCTGCCCTTGTCGTCTATCTCCGGGATTATCTGGGACTTCACCCATGTGATCTCGCCGGATACGAGCCTGGACTCATAGAGGTCCTTGCCCCCGACGACGCCCAGGACGCCCTCGTCTATCTTGGCGGGATCCCTGTAGGCCTGACAGAGCGCCTCGTATGTCTCGGCATATACGATTGAAGGGCCGGCCGTCGGATTGACGATGACCGAGCCGTCCGTGCCGGGCCTGACTATCGAACCGCCTCCGCCGGTCCCGCCGCCTCCGGTGCCCGTCACTGCGAACTTGCTCCAGAGGATTGAGGAATCCGTATAGAGCGCCTGCCAGAGCTCGCGCCTGTTGCACACGACAAGGTTGCCGTCTTCGACGAACGCCTTGTCCTGGAACCGGCCGCCCGGTGCCACAAGGTCCGAAGGCTGCTTGGCGTAATGCACCGATCCCTTGACCCATGACGAGTCGAGGAGCGCGGTGTCTATCGACGAGTTGACCTTGAACCAGCTGTTAATTATAATGGCCATTACCTTGTGATGCTGATAGCGTTTGCGACAATCGGATAGTCAGATGCGTAGAGGCAGTAAGTCACTCCGTTGTATTCAGTCTTATTTATCAGTTTATCCTCCTCGAACTCATAGGTCAGGCCGTCTATCATGTACTTCGGCTTGCCCCATGACTCGGGGAAGCAGGCGAACAGGAATTTCTTGGTCTGCTCGGTCGTCGGCACCCATGCGGCCAGGCTGCCTGTATGATGGGTGACGCCGACATAAGACGTGCCGGGGCGCCAGTCCTCCTCAGTCGTCATGATCTCGCCGATCGACCTGTTACGGACGGCGTCTATATTGGTGCTCCAGAAGAATTTCTCCATATATCCGAATGTGTATGTACATGTCTTGATGAACTCGACGAACTCGGTTCCCTCCTCCTCACCGAGCGGGACGCTGGTGTCGAAGTTCCTCTCCTTGTGTATGAGGTCCGTATGGTTGACGAACTCGTATGTGAATCCTATGTAATAGGTATGGTTCTCCGAGATTGTGACGGGCATGTTGAGCGCCAGCTCGTTGCCCGTGGTCTTCTGTGTCGTATAGGCGATGCAGTTCGCGGGCGAGACGTCCTGCACCCTGTTCTTGAATACACCGATCCTCTTGATCTTCACGTCGGGCTCGGTCAGCGTTCCGATACGTACGCTCGAGATGGTCACCTTCTGTCCGTGCTCATAGATGCCCGGCGCCTGGGTGAGCCATGCGTCGTCGATGTTCGGTATGACGAACTTGTACAGTATCGAGTATATCTTGCGGAAGATGAGGTGTGTATGGTGGAGCATCGAGTAGTACTTGTCGTCCACCGCCTTCTCCACAAGGCCGTTGACCTCCTCGGAGATCTTCCTGAGATAGATGTTCTTCGAATGGGACTGACGGTCACGGTCGACCTTCGTAATGGCGTAGTTGACGGTTCCGTCGAGCTCGGACTCGGTGGCGAGCCTCCAGTATCCGGTAGACTCATCCGTCACATAGAACTTGACCTTGGTGAGCGACTCGTTGCCGAGGAATATGTCGAATCCCTGTGACGTATTGTCGTCCACGTCGTCACGGCCCGCACTGTTGCCCACGAACGCGAGTACGGACTCACGGTCCGCGGCCGGCTTGGTCGCCAGGAAGTTGAGGTAGTCAATCTCCGAAGTGAACTTATAAAGGCTCGGTATCTTGAGCGTTGAATATTTTTCGGCCATTATCAGAATATATTCCGGTATTTCCGGTTATTTATCGGTAAAAAAGAAAAGGCGGATCCTCACGGATGCGCCTTCTAAACTTATGACAAACAACAATTCACTGAGATTTGGAATCCTTACGGATTCTCAGACTCGGTACTGTATATACTCACGGCCCGGCCGGCGAAAACCGTCGTGGTGCCCTCGGGCGTCCTGGCCACGAGCGCATACCTGCCGTTGCCGCCGAGTATGCTCTTCACCATCGACTCCGTCAGCTTGAACTCTATGGTCCCGGCGGCGAGCGACATGTTGACGGAATACGTCGGCGCTATGTATTTCCTTATATCGTCCTTGTCCGTATAGGTCAGCAGGTATTCGGCTGTAGCCTGATCGAGCGCCCACGGCTGGCTGAGCGTCATATCGGACCATACGGAGAACTTGTAGTAGTGATCGGTGTCGTACAGTACGAGCGTATTGGTGCCCATGGTCGTGAACGTATCCGTACCGGCCTGTATCACTATATCGTTATTGGTATAGAAATTGGATATGTACCTGATCCTGGAGTCGCGCTGCGCGGCGAGCGCCGACGAGTCGGGCACTATCTGGTTGATGACGTTCTTGTTGAACAGCACCCACCGGTTCATGTTGCTGACCGAGATCTCGGCCGATTTGTCCTCGAATGCCCTGAGCGGCTGCTCGACTGTCATGGTGGCCATTCGGACGACCTCGGCGCCGTTGAGCCTGTTCAGGAGCCTCGCGGTATACTCGATGTCCATCGCGACGCAGTCGTATCCGGGCAGCTCGGGCACCACCGGCCTGTAGAAGAACTTATACGTGGAGTCGGCGTCCGAGTCGGCAAGCGTGGAGTCGTTGAAGTCCTCCAGCATGGTATACCGGTCGATACGCTCCTTCTGGTGTATGTTCCGGTACTCGTAGAGCTCCGATCCGGCGAACGTGTACGAATTGTACCTGTACGTCAGCGTGAGCTCGTTACGGATGACCCATTTGCGCGCCTCGGGACCGTATATCTCGGTGAACTCCTCCCAGTCGACGTCTGAGTCGTCCATGAACGAGTCAGTGAGTATGCGGATGTCGCCGGTCTCGATCTGGTTCATGACGGTCATGGTCATCGGCTGGTCGTCGATGACGTCGCCCCAGACCGAATAGAACTCAACGGCCCTCTTGTCCTCATCGACACCGAGGCGGACGTTGAACCAGTCGGACTGTGAGTTGTACGGTATCTCGGCGTCGACCCGGTTGGTGAGCATGAGATCCGCCTGTCCGATGAGCGTGGCTCCCGGGGTATAAGGGACAGGATTCTCGACAAGCCTCCAGTTATCGTCGCCTATCTCGGTGAACGAGACGGTCACGCCCGAGCCGTGCTTGACGTTGAGTACGCCCTGTATCGTACCCATGCCCGGATTGGCGGCCGACGCGAGCCAGTACGCGCTCGGCACCGTGAACTCTATGTAGCGGTCGTAGAACTTGCCTGACAGATAGACCGGACGGGGATTGAACGTGACGCATCCGGTACCCGCGGACACCAGTCCGGCGCCCTTGTTGAACGTGAAGTTCCTCAGTACGACGTCCGGTCCCTGTACGGCATGGGCGGCGAACGTCATCAGGAATCCGGCGACGTCGGCGAAATTGTATCCGGTCAGTATGTGGACCCTTACGGTGTCATAGTATACCTGGACGGGCGACGGCGCCAGCACGATCCTCGAGATCCTGCGCTCCGACACGAGCCTGTCCTGACATGCCGAGTCGACGGACGACAGCTTGGACACCTGCGTGTAGCCTGTATAGAAGGCGGAATCGCCGGTCTCGTTCGGATACGACGAGAACAGGAATGACGACTTGTACCGCTCCTGCATGTCGTCGCGTGAAGGCGTCTCGAATACGGCCTTCCTTCCGTCGAGCTGCTCTATCACGCCGGCGAACGCCTGGCTGAGCCTGCTTGACGGATTGTACGTGTCATATGAATACTCGAGGAGGATCTTCTCCGAGATCTGGAAGAACTTCGAAATCTTTGCCATCTTAGAACAGGGAAATCAGGTTGAAATCAAGTCCGACGCCGGCCTCTATGCCGAGGTTGACCTCGCCTTTCGGATTGACCTGGAGTCCCGGTCCGACATGCAGTCCGATACCGAACTTCTTCTTCTTGATCCTCGAGGTGATTGACTTGGACTTATTCGGATCGAGCATCACGCCCTCTATGTCGGTGACCTTGAGCAGCGGGTTGTTGGACCTGACGTCGATACGGACGCAGTCCTTGTTGCCGTCGGTCACGCTGAGCACCATGTCGGCGCCTATCTGGAGCGAGTCGAGCCTGGTCGTGACGTCCTTCATGAGCGAGTCGGCCCTGGTCGTGCCGCCGAGCGCCACCCAGTTGTTGCCGCTGAAGTCCTGGCGCATGCCCCATTTCAGGTCATAGCCGCCGGGGAACTTCTCGACCACCGTATTGATGGCCGTGTCGCGGAGCTCGATGAGCGTCTCGGTCTTGGTAATGATGATAGGACCGCGATCCTTGAGCGCCTTGTATTCCGCATACAGGGAGTCGTTCTCATGCCTGAGCTGACTGACGGTCATGATAGCCGCGGCCTTCTCTGCGTATTCCCTGCCGGCCTTGTCCTTCCAGTAACGGAGCGAGTCGTCAATCACGACGGGCTTCTCATGCAGGCGGATGCACTGCCTGACGTTGCCGAACAGGCTGAGTCCGAGCACCACCACCAGGATGAACATCCAATGTTCCTTCTTGAGACTTATCTTCATATAATACAGTATCTGAATTTTCCGGTTATTTATCCGGTCACCATCTCGGGGGCTCGTCCGGACACCCGCCTATGCTCAGGCCGTCGGATCCCAGGGGATAGTCGGCCATAGTCTTGGCGTGTATGACACACCCGCACAGGCCGCAGAACACCCACTTCCGGTGCGGGCAGGCCCTGCAGATATCATACCGGCGGATCTCCTGCTCGGTCCTCCTGTCGGTCAGCAGCGTCTCGATGAACCTTATATATGCCCTGATTATCTTCATTGTTTCAATATACTGTTAATACCGTCGATGAATTTCTCATTGACTTCTATCTTATACGGAGTACGTCTTGCATAGACGGTCACCAACGGTTCATTTTTAGGACCCGGTAAAAGGCTTTCAGAATTTACACGAGAATTGACATAAAGCTTATAGCAATAATCTTCCTTGCCTTTATAATCTTCAATAGTAATTACAAATTCCCAGCTCCATGAAAAACTGCGATCCTTAAAGCCTGCCGTTACATCGACAAAACCCAAGGTCTTACTGCCGAACTGATTAGGCCCTTTAGGATTACGGAACTGTCCGTATGATACACGCTCTATAACAACACCGCTGTCACTTTCCTTAATTTTATCAACAAGCTTATCAATGGCAAGCCTTGTAAACAAGGCGTCAGTGACAAGGCACATTGCAGGCCAGGCATGCGGATCATTCTTCGGTATGGTATTCCGGTCAGAATCTATCGCATCCCTGAACCATCCGACAACCTCCTCTTTCGTAATCTTCACATTGACGGAATCGACCGTATCGACGGCGGACTCCTTCTTCCTTGCACGGTTGCCGGCCCTAAAGGCCTCTTTAAGATATCCATGAGCTTCTTGCCACGTACACCAGTCTTCTGTATCTGTGTCTCCTTCTTTGTCAACCGGTATCCCAAGTTTCCTGAAGAACGGTATCAGCATACCATCATGAAAAATATAAGCACCCCGGACAACCAAGTCAAACGGCAGGCCAGTCAGTCCGGTACAACCTTCCAGAGACAAGTCTCCTTCAACCTTCAGGCCTGCAGGCAGTCCTGTCAGTCCGGTGCAGCCTGCCAGATCCAGGTCTCCTTCAACCTCCAGGCCTGTAGGCAGGCTTGTCAGTCCGGTGCAGCCTCGCAGATCCAGGTCTCCGTTAAAGTACGGATGTCCGTCCCTGATCTCAAGCTCTATGCCGAAAGTCTGTTTCCTGAACAATTCAATCTGTGTCTGTATATCATTGACCGACTCGACCGTATCGATGACGGACTCCTTCTTCCTGGCCTTGTTACCGGCTTTGAAAGCCTCCCAGATCTCATATGAGAAGAATCTGTTAAGCCCGTCGACGAATGCCTGACGAACATATATCTTATACGGGTTGTGCCTGATGTATATGTCTATAACAGGCTTGTATATTTCGACGTTCAGATTCTCAGCGGCGTCGAATCCGGCGAATACGCCGAACCTGTCCTGCCAGTCGTTCTCGAAGTCGTTGGTAATCCTGAGCGAAAACTTCCACACCTTGACGGGCGTGCCGTCCTTGAAGTCGTCCCGGCTGATGATGACCTTGACTATACCGAGTTCCGTCCATCCGCCCCAGCGGCGTCCGTCCCGCCATTCCTCCCATGTAATCTTGAGCTTGCCCCACGGCCCTGCCATAACGCGGCTGAACAGTTTCCTGAAGGCCTCACATGAATAACTGACGGCCTGTGCCAGCACGGCGGCCGGCTTTATCTTGTCCTCATAGCCGGGCTGCGCGTTCTTCCTGATGGGATTGTCCTCACTGTCGATTATCGCCCTGAAGGCGTCCCTGATTTCCTTCTCAGTAAACGGAATCTGCTTTAACGGACCCTCTGCGGTATCGGCGGCGGACTCCTTCTTGCGGGCCCTGTTGCCGGCCCTGAAGGCCTCATTAAGCAGTCCATGCATCTCAAGGGTATCCTGGTCGCTGAACTTCTTAAACAGATCCGACAGATGGAATGTATAGTAATTGTTCGTAATCGTCGCATCAGGGAACGGCATCTCATCCCATGAGTTGACATCATTCCAGGTAAGTATGTCGGGCAGGGTTTCAATATCATCTTTGAATGCCCTGGCGAACTGCTCGAACGCGTATTCATAGGTCCATGAATCCGGGAAACCAACATATTCAAGGCTGTCGCATCCGGCAAGGCAGTCTTCCCCGAGTTCCCTGCATGAATTGGGAATGTCAAGGTTCTCGAGACTCAGGCATGATCTGAATGCCCCATATCCGATGGCCTGTACTGTAGGCGGGAGCTCTATTTCCTCAAGATTCTCCTGTCCGTTGAACATATATTCCTTGATATGAGTTATCGACGTGAACAGCTTGAACTCATTGAACCTCTCAGGCCTGAACCAGTCTTCCTGTTCATCGGCATCCCATATCGGCAATATCGCGGTCGCGACCTTGGACAAAGTCGTTATCCCATGCTCCTCCATGTACATGCGGACGACCGGATCCTCGAATCTGACCGGTACATCGACAGCATTGACAGTATCCTGTACGGATTCCTTCTTCCTGGCCCGGTTGCCTGCCCTGAACGCCTCGAGCACACCTTTTTCCTCAAAGAACGTCCTGTATGCCTCAAGGAATCCGGCAATGAAATACTTCATGGCCGGCGCTATATGGACGGCGGACTGCTCCGGATAATCAGGATTGAAGTCTATGTCGAACAGATGCACGGTCATCTTAAACCATACCGCATACTGGTTCTCCTTGTTGCCCGGGGTTATGAGAAAATGGTATTTCCTGATTCCCATCTCAAGGATGATATCGAATTCCTGTCCCTTGTTCCTGTCAGGGCTGCCCTTGACGTTCGCGATCGAAATCCTGCGCTGCCAGGAAATCGAGGTCTTGATATACATGGAGATTATGATATCAATGAACCACTTCATATAGCTTGGGAACTCAGGCTTGAACGGCGGATTGACGTTGCCCAGCATCCTGAGCAGCGCCTGTGTCGTACTGACGGCGCTCAGGAATAGATTCGGGATAATCTTGTCAGCCGGCATACCGTCGCCTATGAACGTATCGGTATCCTGTACCGTATCGGAGACGGCCTCCTTCTTACGCGCCCTGTTGCCGGCCTTGAACGCCTCGCCGACCGGGTACTTGCCGGCCGACGACGGATCCTTCCTGCGGTCCTGCTCCTTAATCTGCCTGACGGCGGCGGCGACCGCCGCCATCGCGTTCACGGACACCTTCGAATACGTCATGCCGTCCGGATCCACGGTTTCCCAGTCCTCGACATAGCACAGCTCCCACAGCTTCGGCCGGCCGTCATTCTCCGCATCGGCCCTGATACACATGTCGGGAAGCGGCGAGAAGTCTGCCGAATCATCGTCATTAAAACATCCGCCCGATATGAGCAGGCCCGATCCGTCGGTCGCCTCCGAAAACGAAATCTCCGTGACGTATGTCAAGTTCTGCGCGGGATCGGTCTGGTCGACACCCTCCCATTTCAGGACGACGAGCGTATAGTCCTGGTTATTGCCGAGGTGCTCGCTTATCTTGATGTCGGCCGGGTCTATCGCCGGCGCGTTCTCGACGACCGCGGGCCGATCGCCTATGATCCTTACGGCCGGGCATGCCGGCGACGTCAGCATGGTCTTCATCATCTCGGCGCACCTGTTGCGGTCGTCAAGTGCGTCGTCCGACTGGACGGTATCCTGGACGGACTCCTTCTTGCGGGCGCGGTTGCCGGACCTGAACGCCTCAGACATTTCCTCGCCGTCATTGTCCTGGCCGTCATCATAACAGTCATCCTCGGTCCACCAGTCAAGCAGGTCGGAGAATCTGCAGTCAAGCGTATCCTGACGGTTGGTGAAATACGTATCAAGTCTCGCATCGAGCAGCTCGAAGGCTGACTCCTCCGGTATGCGGTTGTCATCGATTTTCTCCTGGTACCAGATAAGTTCATTGTCATACGCCTCCTTCATATTCTGGATGCAATCCCATCTGGACCATCCGGACGGCACGACGACCTCGTCCAGTCCGTCGCACGACTGCAGACAGTCATTACCGAGCTCCAGGCTGTTCCTGTCGGGCAGGACGAGCTTCGACAGATTCCTGCACGAGTCAAACGCGCACTGACCGATTACCGTGACGCTATCGGGTATCATAATCTCCTCAAGCTTCTCCTGCTCGAGGAACGCATTGGCGGGAATGGTCGTAAGTCCGGTAAAGTACCTGAGCTCATTGAACTTCACGATTTCCGGATTATCGATACCCGCGCCGCTGTCAATCTCGAACCATCCCTGTATCGTCTCGATCCCGGCCGCGTCGCCAATGGTATAGACGCCGTGCCCGTGACATATCTTCTCGACATTGGGATCCTCGAACCTGATAGGAGGATCCACATTATCCGGTACAGCGTCCCGGACGGTCTCTTTCTTACGTGCGCGGTTACCGGCCCTGAAAGCCTCGTTGACAGGCGTCTGCGGCGCCTCCGGTATCTCCGGCATCTTGATCCAGCCCGATGCCTGCCACTGCCATGAGTCAGGATCTATCTCCTTGCCGATACCGAAACCTTCCGAGTATAGCCATGACTCGAATTCCGGCATGAGCCTGCACAGCAGCCTGTGGATATACGCCTTCTGTATGTACTGATCGACCCTCAAGAGGAGAAGGTTGTCCTTTGTCATGTCATACAGGCCCTTGAGTATCCTGTCGCTGTCGCTCCACAGTTTCATGAGAACGGCGAATCTTGGCATGAACTCCTCGTCGACCTTGTTGAATGCCGTCAGGTTGAGTACGGAGCTCCAGTTGCTTGACAGCGAGCTCAGCCTGTATTTGCCGACGGTCTCCTCGTCCAGCATTATATCGACATGAATCTCCGCGCTGATATAGGGGATTTTCCGTCCGGACTCCTTGTTATTCAATAAGCCGTATCCGCCGCGCATCAGTATCATGGACTCCTTGATAGGACCGCTTTCAGGCACCTTGCCCGACGGCGTATACCATTTGCTGAACAGGATGCTGTCGATTTCCTCAGGGGCCTTCTCCTGACGCTCCTCGGCATAGTCCCTCTTACCGCTCCTGACCAGGAATCCGAGATCAAGGAGCATGTCGCCGAGCTCTGTGATTGACGGTACCCTGGTGCTGACGATATTCGACGTCCTGGATATCGACTCCTTCTTCCTGGCCCTGTTGCCTGCCCTGAAGGCCTCGGCCAGCACCTCGGTGTCTCCGTGCCAGTTGATCCACGGTCCGACGGCGGTCGCACGCCTTAGCTCTGAATCATAGTCTGTCAGGAAATCCTGATATTCATCCCTCTGGTTCCAGATAAGCGGACATCCCGGCTCGGACCTGAGGTATTCATCAACGATGATCATCGTGACGTCGGATGAGTCAAGCTCGAGTATGAGCGGATTCTTCAGAACCTGTCCTAAATGTCTGCTGTTCCTGAGATAGTTGATTATCTCCCATACGGAATCCATGGCAGCGGACAGATCCGTGAATATTTTCCTCCCTGACGTATTCCTCGCAGCATCCGTGACAGGTACCAGGTGCATCGATACATTACCGATGGCCGCGCCCAACTTGAGGATTACACGCATTATTATGCCGAACGGGGAATTGTCCGAATAGAAATCAGTCTTCGTGATGCCGACAGAGAAAGTGACGGAATTGTTTTCCGTTGATCGGACATACAGGTTATAGATACGCGTCGTACTGCTCGGGGAATCCGACTGTCTTAATGTGGCCGTAATACCGACCGACTCGGCGTTCAGCAGAAACGCGGCCTCCCAGTCGTCGATGGTCTCGAGCTTCTTCGGTATGCGCCATCTGGATACGGCATCCGTATCATTCTGCAAGGATTCCTTCTTCCTGGCCCTGTTGCCGGCCCTGAACGCCTCTGTAAGATATCCGTGCGCTTTTTGCCACCTACGCCAGTCTTCCGCATCTGTATTTCCGTCGTCGTCAACCGGTATCCCAAGTTTCCTGAAGAACGATGTCAGCACGCCCTTGTGCACAATATAATCACCCCGGACAACCAGGTCAGTCGGCAGGCCTGTCAGTCCGGTGCAGCCTTCCAGATTCAGCAGTCTTTCAACTTCCAGGCCTGCAGGCAGGACTGTCAGTCCGGTACAGCCTGTCAGAACCAGATCTCCTCTGACTTTCAACCCGTCAGGCAGGCCTGTCAGTCCGGTGCAGTCTTTCAGCCACAGGCTTCCTCTGACTTTTAACCCGTCGGGCAGGCCTGTCAGTCCGGTACAGCCTTCAAGTGACAGATACCGGTTAACCTCCAGGCCTTTAGGCAGGCCTGTCAGCCCGGTGCAGCCGTCCAAGTACAGATACCCGTTAACCTCCAGTCCAACCGGCAGGCCTGTCAGTCCGGTACAGCCTTCCAGATCCAGGTCTCTATCAGAATATGGACGTCCGTCTCTGATCTCGAGTTCTACACCGGTCTGCTTCTTGAACAGTTTAATCTGTGCCTGCATGCTGTCGACCGATTCGACCGTATCCTGTACGGCCTCCTTCTTCCTCGCCCTATTGCCGGCCTTGAAGGCCTCGTTCATCTTATCGAAATCGATTTTTCCCATATACCTATAATATAGCTTAGCTTATCTATTCAGCCGTGATATATACAGAGAAACAACGCCCAATAGTATGGAATTCACGAAAAAGGACCTTGCCGAGCTCAAGAGCAGTCTCTCTCATGAAGACGTAATGAAGATCTGTCAGATCAGGGCAAGGCTCCGCAAAAACCACAAATAGGCGTTTTTCAATAAATGCCGCATTTTCATGTAATAAATAATATGATTCCGACACGGAAGGTACTGTGCCGTCTCCAAAAGGAAAAGGACATCGGCGACGCCGGGACGAAAAAACAAAACCTAATCCGGCAGGACGCAGGAACTCCGCAAGGACGAAACGAAAAAAATTAGCCAATATAAAACAATGGCACGTAATCTTAAGAACAGCCGTAAGGCGCTGACCGAGAGCTGGGGCGCGATGATTGAGCGCACTACCGGTGTCAAGGATCCCGCCAAGAAGGCCCTCATGGCCCAGATTGCCATGAACACCGTGCAGGCTCTCAACGAGAACGCCCGCATCAACGCCAACGTAGCAGCCCGCTACGGCGCGTTCGGTTCACTGAATGAGGCTCAGGTCCCCGGCGGTGCATACTTCAACAACGCTTCCGGTATCAACGGTACCGTCGGCGGCGTGTATGCTCCCTACCAGACCCTGTACAACACCCTCGGCATCGGTGACGCCGTTCCCGCAGGCACTCCCGGCCTGACCGCCGCTGATCAGGCTGACGGCACCCAGATGGGTTCCGGTGACAAGTGGCCCGCCCTCCTGCCCCTGGCACTGAAGGTCGCCGCCAAGACCATCGGCTTCGACCTGGTCAACACCGTTCCTATGCAGGGACCGACCGGCGTAATCCCCTACATGGACTACGTCTACAGCGGAACGAAGCAGCCCTACGGTTCTACCCCGGGTTACGACGACGCTACCCAGAACGTCAACCACTTCCACGATCTGGACGCCAACGGTGCTAACAAGCCCAACGACCTCTACGGTCTGCCTCACATGTTCAAGGCTTCCTTCGACTCTATCGGCTCTGCCAAGTCTGTAGGTGCCCTGAAGGCCGCCGCACGCGCTGCGGGTCTGGTTCCCGGTGAGACCGTCCTCAACGAGGCTGATGGCCTGACGCTCGAGTTCGTCGGCTGGAGCCGTCTCGATGGCGACCCCATCCTGAAGATCGTCAAGGGCGCCAAGACCCTCGCTCAGGAGTTCGCCGCTGGTCCTGTTGCCCTGACCGGCAGCCTGGCTGGCGCTACGATTACTACTCCCCGTCTGGTTTCTATGCTTGAGGATCAGATCCAGGGCTTCACTGGATCCGGTGTCAACGACATGGATCCTTGGTACGGCACGTATCAGGACGGAACGGTTCTCTACGAGCCCATGTCTCGTGGTACAGGTGAGATGAGCTACGCTCGTCAGCTCAGCCTCCAGGTGTTCACGAAGAACGTGACCGTAGGTACCATCATGGTATCCGTCGCTGTTACTCAGGAGCAGGTAACTGACCTCCAGAAGCAGTGGGGTATCGATGTGCTGAAGATGATTGAGAACGCCGGTGTCAACGAGCTCAGCTCGACGATCAACCGTCACATCCTCTCTCGTCTGTTCGCTCTCGGCTGGAAGAACCACTGCAAGCTCGCTGAGGTTGAGGGTTCTGTAGCTAACCTGAACATCTCGTTCGCTGAGGACAGCAAGACTGCCGGTATCTTCGGTAACGGCATGACTCCTGCCTATGCGATCCCACAGGCTGACGCTACGACTGTCGGCGCAGACGGTACGTACCGCAAGTGGACTAACGTCTCCATGCCGTACAAGCCCATCTACCTGAACAGCAAGGCCATCTTCGAGAACCAGGCTACCCTGCTCCAGAGGCTGCAGATGAACTTCATCACCGCCAACAACTGGATCCTCCAGCGTGGTCGTTACGGCGGCGCTACGTTCGCTGTTACCAATATTACTGTCGCTACCGCTCTCCAGAGCAACGCGCAGAATATCTGGGCTCCGATCGAGAACAACGTCGCTCAGAACGGCAACAGCCTGTATCCTGTCGGCAACGTCGCAGGTATCACGGTCTATGTTGATCCTCTGATGGCTGGTAATGACACCCGTGTCCTCGTCGGCCGTAAGGGCAGCAAGGATGAGCCCGGTGTTGTGTTCGCACCCTACCTCATGGCTGAGTCTGTGAAGATCATCTCTGAGGGCACCATGGCTCCGAAGGTAATGATCAAGAGCCGTTACGCTCTTATCGACACTGGTTTCTATCCTGAGACCCAGTACATCACCTTCCACGTGGACTTCGCTGGCATGTTCTAACCTTCGGGTTATGACAATACCTCAAAAAGAATCCGGGACGTTCAGAACGCCCCGGATTTTTTATATCAGAAAACCTCTATCCTGCTTTGCTCGCCTCCGAGCTTGGTCGCCGCGAGCGGCGGCATGTCCTTATACGGATCCCCGTTCCATCTGATGCACCTGTCGGTACCGTGAAGGTAGAACCTGAAGTACCTGGAATCAAAGTACAACTGCCTTGAGAACAGGAGAGTCTTGAGTCTCTGTATATAAGGCTTGCAGATATAGGTGAAATAGCACTGGTCATTAGGATCCTTGAACTGGTTCGCATAGTTGAGCAGTTCATATGTATTACTGAGCATGTGCAGTATCTCCTGATTGTTCGCCCTGTAGAACCTGATGGTGCATTCGATGAGTCCCTGATTGAAGTCCTCGGTGCCGAGCTTGTCCTTCATCACTTCCACGAACCTGGCCTTGTTGTCTGCATCCATGGCGCGCTGCTCTATCCATGCATCATACTCCTTGAGCCAGTCCGTACGGTCAGGATGGACCGACAGGGCCATGTCATAGCCGTTGTTCTCAAGGTGCATGATGACGGGACTGAGCGACTCCTGTATCTCAAGCGAGCCGTCCATCACCACCCACCAGTCCGTATACCTGGCATCGGCCGGCAGGTATTTCCAGAACGAGTACTTGAGCCTGTAGGTCTTCTGCACGCCGGTAAGCGTCTTGTCGTCGAACTGCTCCAGATAGACGCACTTCCATACATGTGACTCAAGCTTGGGATCATCCGTAAAGCATACGTAGACCGCATTGGGATCCACAATCCTCGGCGTACGCAGCTTATCGTATCCGTTGAAAAGGAATGTTATTACTGTATATTTCATATCCTATATAACATCAGGTTTCCAGTCCTCATGTTCAAGGACGAAAGCGTTCTTCCTGAAATCATAATAACGGAACTGGATAACATGACCGGTCTTGTCGTTCACACGGCCGTTATTATACTTCATAAGCTCGTTCATCTCAAGCTGCCACAGCGGCTCATCGGAACTGACGGGACTCTTGTGCAGGCCTTTGACTTCCTCATTTTTATCTACGATAAGGTCCCTGAGGAATACGAGATTCATCATGTCAAGGATATAGAGCCTGGTCGGCTGTCTCAATATATTGTCATTATCTGTATTGATATTGATATATCCGTTGGCGAGCATGAACATATTCACCCTGGGAATACTGATTTCATGGTTGGGAAGCGTGAATGAGTCATAATGAAGCCCGCCGGTCCTCTCATCCGTTATATCGTATCCCCTCATATGCGATTTCGCGTCAAAGCTCATCGTATACCCGTCCATTGACATAATCCATCCGTCAATTCCGGCCTGGTCCAAAGATCCCTGTGGTGTTGTATAATGTATCCTGAACAGCTTGGTGTTATCGGCCATCACATGGACGCAGTCCCTGCCGTATTTGTCAAGCCGTTTCATCTGGTCATTCGTTAAGGTTGACACCGTTGAAAATTATATAAGTTTACTATTAAACGCAAAACAGGGGTCCCGGTCATTACCGGAACCCCTGTCATATAGGGATTTATTACCTTTCGGCTTAATATCCAGAGCGTACCATGATGGACTTGCGCTCGAGGGTGATCCTGGTGAGGATCTTCTCCATGCCGTGACCGAAGATCACGCTGATGTCCACGATACCAAAGTCCTGCTCGATAATCTCATCGGTGTTGTTCTTGTCGTCACACTGGATGTTGTACCAGCTGATGGCGCCGGACGTCTTCATCGCGCTGAGGATCGGGTCGAGTCTCTTCACAATCTCGCCGCGGGTAACAGGCGTGTTGTAGACAAACACGTAGTTCTTCAGAACGGCCTTGCAGCGCAGCTCGATGGTGTTCAGGTTCTCACGGACGTGCAGCTTGTTCAGGTCGCTGTCGACACGCTGGTAGGCGGTCTGGTTGCCGTAGATCATGATGTCCTGTCCGTCGGCGATGATGGTGTTGATACCCATCGGCTCGAGGTAGTCACGATCCTGCTGGTCGGCCTGATACTCGAGGCCCGTCAGGTAGCGGTTGCTCAGGATACCGTTGCGGTTGGCCGCAATGGCGTAGGGATCGCCTCCGGTGAACTTCCTAATGAACACGTTCGCGACGTCGGCAGCGGGCGGAACCATGATCTTCTTGCGGTTGACCGTGTACTGCAGCCAGGGCCAGAATACGCCGGTGAACGACGCTCCGTTGTCCAGGTCGGGCAGACTGAAGATCTTGGAGTGATAGAGCTCGGTGTTGCCGCCCGATGCGATATAGCTCGTGTCGAATGCGGGACGGATCTCGACGCCCTCGGTGAACGAGTCGCAGAAGTACGGGTTCGTGCTGATGCTGAAGTGCCTCTTAGAAGGCGCGTTCAGGATCGCGGTACATGACTGCCTCTTCTGCGCCAGCTGCGACAGGTAGACCTTGCCGCCCATCATGCTGTCAAGGCCGTAGCCCATCGAGTCGATGATGTAACGGAAGTCAATCATCTGCGGGTTACAGAGGCCGCGGAGCACGCCCTCGTCCTCCATCAGCAGGCTGTAGATCTTGTTCACGCCGGCCTCGACGTCCAGGTTACCCTGCTCGTCGTATCCGGGCATATGACGCTTGGAGATCGACAGGCCCTTCATCGGGATGAACTTCAGGTTGGCGCTGACGATAGGATCCGTGATAGCGGCCTGCTTCGTCACCTGTCCGCCGACATAGACGTCGGTCTTGACGTGGTTGATGGTCATGCCGATCTTGTATCCGGCGGGGAGATCCGCTGTGGATACGGGAGAGCCGTCGTCCTTGTAGATACCGGTACCGTCGATGTAGATCTCGTTGAGGGTGATGGTATTAAACCTGTCTTCGTCGAGCTCGTAGTAGTCCTCCTCGAACTCACCGGGAACGAGAATACCGTTCTCATAGTGCTTCTTGGAGATCTTGACCTTCCAGCCGTTCTCCTTAGCCTGAGTATAGAACTCGCCGTCGACATATATGCCGAACGCCGCATTGACCTGGATCTTGTCGGTGAAGCCCTCGTTGGTGTTCAGATCGCCTTCGATAGCCTTGTCGCCTGTGGTGTCCTCATCAGAGTTGATGAAGAGACGGAACGCATAGTCGTCGTACTGGAAGTCGATGATACTATCCTGGGACAGGTCGGTGACAAGGACATTCTCCTCAGTGTCGTTATCAATCGAAATCATCGCCTCCTCGGCACTGATGATCTCGACGGGCTCGACAGCCGTGTACAGCCATACATAGAACCTCTTCAGGCGGTAGTTCTGGATAGCGTAGCCGCTGTACAGATACTCCTTGCCCTTGTAGATGAACTTGGCGTCGGTCACCTCGACGGTCTGGTCGCGGTTGCCGTACAGCTTCTGGGCGTCAGACTCGGAGATGGTCAGCGTCAGGGCGACCTTCTTGATGATCCTGGTGATACCGGGAATCAGGAGGTGTCCGTATTCCTCGCCCTCGCCGGGGAAGTTCTTCACATAGTCGCCGAGACCGAGCTTCGCAGCAGCGTGCTCATTGGCTATGATGAACATGTTCTGAATCTCAGGAGGAACAGCGCCGGTCTCATGGAAGTAGCTGGCGAAGTTCATCGGAGTCAGGAGGTCGTCAGGAGTGTCGGAGTCGTAGTTGTAAGACAGGAAGTTAATACCGTAACGGCGCTCATACTTCTTAGTCTCAGTATTGTACTTGTCCGTAGGATAGCCCTTCGTGAACTCGTGACCGACCATATCGATGAGGAACAGGTCGTTCTTGGGCTTGCCGTCGTCATACGGGGTGCCCTCACGGGAATCGATTGACTCCTGGCCACGGTCGAAGTTGCCGTCGCCGTCGATGTCCTGGAACCAGCCGCCCTTGTTGTCCTCGTCGTCGGTGTCCTCGAAGTCGTAGTCATAGCCGAGGGTCATCGCGGCGTCGCGGTTGAACGCTGCGAGCAGGCCCGTGACGGTCGTCGAGTTGTTGATCTTGTCGACGATGTTCTGCGGGTTGCCGAGCTTGTCCTCGAAGTCGGGGATGATGGAACCGATCCAGGAACCGAGCGTGGAGACACCTGCGGTAGACAGGAACTGGTTGATCTTGTTCTTCTTGATACCGTTGGCATCGAAGAAGTCACCCCAGAGCGTGTCGGTCGCGAGCTTCTTGAAGTCGCCCCAGTTGCCCTTGACGACGACAACCTGGATGAAGTAGTCGGCGATGTAGTCGTTCGGACGGATGAATCCGTACGGGATGTTCTCCTCGCCGTCATACCATTCCGCGCAGGTGATATCGTATCCCTTCAGGGCCTCGGGCTTGAACACGAGCACGGAGATCTCCTCGGTGCCGACGTTCGCCAGGTTGAAGAAGTTCGAGCTGTTGAACACGGTCGTCTCGGTGCCGTCGCCGACGCCGCGGGCCGCAACGGCGGTAAGGTTCTCCTCAGAGGGGATCCAGAACCTCGACCTGTCATAGAAGGCGCTGTAAGGAGCGTTGCCTACATAGGGGATGATGTTGTTCGCCCTGTTGTAGTAGACAGTATCGTCCACGGGGTTCTTGTCGACCTCGCCGTAGATGGTTCCGTTGGTAGAGATAAGCTCGGGGTTCGGGTAGCCCGCGTTCAGGGAGAACGCCGCATAGTTGACCTGGTCCTCGCCGTCGTATGCGTCGTCGACCTTCAGGAGGTTGAGCGCGAAGAGCGGGCCGGCGCTGACAAGGGTCTGGGCCATACGGTTGAAGTAGTTGCCCTTAGCCTCAAGCTTCTGGTCGATGTCGCCGAAGATCTTGACGCGGTCATTCTCATTGGACAGGAAAACCGGACGGTTGAACGGTCCCTTGGGATTGAAACCTACAAGAAGGCGAAGCGAGTTGCTCTCGACAGTGATCTCGGTGGTGTTGTCTATCTCCTGGATATACACACCGGCAGACTTGAACTGTGCGAGATTGAGTGCCAGTTTTGCCATTATTTTCTTGTGAGTGATTTTTCGTGCTGAAACGGCATATTTCAGCCGTCTGCATATTATTTATTGGACATATTCCAGCAAAAGCGGCCGGAATCCGCGATAAAAACCGCTTTTTTCACCCTGTTTTTTCCATACAGACCTGCGAACAAAGCCTTTGACTGTCCAGCCGGCCTGGAGGAGCCTGTCAGGATCGTCCGTAGCGGGGTTTATCTCAGTCAGGATGCGTCCGGATCCGCCGGCCCTGCATCCGTTAAGCACGAAGTCGGAGACGGCCGCCCAGTCCTCGTTTACGATTATGACACCGGTCTTCTCGAATATCCTGATACGGCGCTTCCATACCTCGATGACCTGTATGATGGCGCCTCCGTCGGTGACGATACCGAATCTTGCACCTGTGTCGCCCGGCGACGCGTTCAGATCGGACAGGCACATGAATCCGTGCAGTATAATCTGATTGGGTATCCTGACAATGTCACAGTCCTCCCATCTGACCTCAGTACCGCGGCCGCACAGTCTGTCGATATAGTATGACATGAACACCGGCATGTCATGCAGCTTCTCCGGCAGCACAACCGTGCGGACGCCGGGACCGTCCAGTCTTGTTCCCTTGCCGAACGACAGGCCGATTCCCCTGACCGGAAGCCATATGTCGAATCCGCCGCCGGCCGTATGCTCTTCTCCTATGTTGTCGAGATACCGGCGGACCGTGTCGGCGGATGACCTGTATCCCTTACGGAACTCGGTCTCCGGCGCCCTGAACTCATACGGATCGGTACCGCCGGGCCGAACCCAGATATATGACCTGTCAGTCGCATCGTGCCTGACGTCAAGCGGCCTGTACTTACCGAGCGGCTTCTGGGTGATAAGCGAAAGCGTAAGGGGATCCGTCATGTCACGGCCGCAGATACGGCAGCGGGGCATATAGCCCCGATTCCATCCGCCGAACTCACGGGGACGGCCGCATACAGGGCATGCGGGCACATCGTCAATCCTGTTGTAGATACGGTAAAGGGACTCCGTCACACCGGAACAGTCCGGCCACCGGTTCCTGATATAGCCGTAAAGGCCGGCCTTCCTGAGCCGGTCCCTCTTCATAAGGCCCCTGTCAGGCGTTCCGTCCTGACGGACGAGCATTGAAACGACAGAGGCGTCCGTCATACCGTAACAAGTATTCCGAGCAGTTTCTCACCGTTTATCGATATGTCGACAAGCATGTAGTCAGCGCGGGCCTGCGGGTCCTTGCCGAACTCGACGTCGACGGACACATCGTATCCCCTGTCGCTGGCGAACGGTGCTATGACGTAGTCGGTCAGGTTCTCCATAATGGCCGCCTCGATGGCCGCCTTGTCGTACGACATGTCGAACAGATAGTCGGTCAGGTCGATACCGAAGTACGGATCCCCGAGCACCTCGCCCTGACGGGTGCCGAGGCAAATCCTGATGCGCTGCAGCAGCGCGCTGACTTCGTCGTCTATATGAATGCGGCCCTTGTCGTACTTGGGATCGCCGGGCATGCGGCAGTATATCTCCTTAATCATTCGTCATCCTCTTCAGTTTCATCCTCCGATCCGTCGACGGCGTCCATAATCTCGTCGCACACACAGAGCAATATATCGGCATTGTCGATTTCATCGCCGAAATGGAGATCATCCCTGTCGCCGTTGTCATAGTACATCTTGAGAAGGAATGTATCGCCGGAAATCAGGGGCCATTCGTCAATGAACGAGATCCTGACCATATTACGGCCGTCCGTATATCCCTCCACATATGTCGTCAGGTATTCCCTGATCCGTCCGTCAATGTCTATCTTGACGGTCCTCAGGTCGTCCATCTTATCACCGAAATACTGCTTCAGCACCTCCGACGGCGGTATGACACGGCCTCCGTCGACGGAATCCTGTGCAGATTCCTTCTTACGGGCGGCATTGCCTGCCCTGAAGGCTTCACAGAGCTGCCGGAATATATCGGAAAGTAAATATGACATAATAATACCGATAGGTTTGGCTATTTATTATGAGGAGAAAATTCGACTTCAACGAGGCCTTCAGGGCCGGAAACAGGGCAAGGAAACAGGAATCCGCGCAGGACACGGTGAATTCCGTGGATCCCCTGATTGCATGGCCGGATCCCCAGATAAAGCATGAGATGGAGCGTTCCGGCATAGTCAGGCTCAGCGACATGAAGAAGTGCGAAACCCTTGACCTGTCGTTCGACGAGAAGGGCGACGATGCCGATCTGCTGACGTTCGACTTCTCGCAGATGGGATTCGACAGACTCAGGACGCTTGTGATAAGGGGCGACAACCTCGCAGAGGTGCTGAACATACCGAAGACCGTCACCAGCGCGTGCGTCGGCAGCTGGGTCACCAGGAAAATAACGTTCGACAGCATCGACTCCGTGACGGACTTCGCCGAATGGAAAAGGAAGGGACGCAACAAGCACAGGGCCGGTCAGGTCGATGCACTGTGCTTCGTCGACTCGAACCTCGAGCTGGTCGTGTTCAAGGAATGCCCGCCGATGATGAGGGAGGAGATGGTGTCGTTCATAGCCGACCTCAAACAGACCGAGATATTCGAGCACCTTATCGAACCGCTTGAGCAGCACGGAATGTGCGTGCATGACACGTTCAAGGATCCCGGATGCGGGTACTGTAATACGGAATACAAGTTCGGCCTGAACGGCTCAATAACGTATGAAGAGACCGTCACCAGGATGATACAATGGGGATGGCTTTGATGAATAAAGAAAGGGACTCGAATGAGTCCCTTTCCTGTTTGAACGGCGACTGCCGCCAGGCTATTTCCTGTCATTGTTTCCGGCCGCGTCGATATTCCTGTTACGGAGCGTCGTATTGAGCAGTGTCAGGTACTTGCGGTACTGCCTCTGATCAAGGACCGGCCTGATGATGCCGACATGCGACCTGATCGCGTTGGAGGTCATCGCATCACGCGACGCCTTGCCGGAGCACATTCCGGCGCATTCCATCTGCTTCCGGAAAAGGTCGTATGCCATGTGCATATATTCGGCCTGATCCTGTGTCAGCTCAAGCGCCCTGTCAAGGCTCCTGTAGCTGACGCTCATGTCATAGGCGGACGCAAGCTCCTCCCTTGACATCTCTTTCTCGGTATCCGCCATCGCGGACATGAACGCAACGGCCATCAGGGCCGTCATGATAATTCTCTTCATACTCTTTTCCTTTCTTTTTTATTTATGCCCACGGGGTTCTTTTATACGAATCCCCGTAAGCGTCCACACCGATGCGGCGAACGCCGCTATCGTAATAACAATCAAAACAGTCATGGCTTACATCCCGGCTATCGCGGGCGGAGCCATCAGCTTTGCGGCCTCTTTCCAGCCGCGGCCGAGCGAACCCAGCATTTTCCTGATAACTCTCATACTCTTCTTTCTCTTTTCTTTTCTCGGCTATCGTCCGGCCCCGTAAAGAACCGGCCGTTCAGTCGCCGTTCTGGATATTTAACGTTTCAGGGCGCTTTAAAGGCCTGATTCAGAGCCGCAGAAACTGAATCAGGCCTTATTATTTGACATATATCAACTTTAAGTGTACGTTTTACACTTCTTCTTTGTATGTTCCGATAAGCATTTCGACGTAGTGCATCATGTTGACCATCAGGTTCACCTTGGGGGTAAAATCGCCGTCATTGTCAAAATCAATCTTTTTGATTCCCTGCACCTTGCCGCCGTGCAGTATGACATGTTTTTCGGCCGGATATATCAGGATAAAACATTTCTTGTTCTCGCCAGGGAGCATAAACCGGACGATGATCTGTGAATTGTCGCCGCTGATTGTCAGCTTGGACTTGTCGCAGCCGTTGGTCTCTATGCAGGCCTCCACGCTTGTCCTGAACATAAAATCGTTGACGAGATCCCGGAGATCCTCGTCCACGGGACTGTCCGGCATGACGGCCGCATCCTGGACAGCTTCCTTCTTGCGTGCCCTGTTGCCCGCCTTGAACGCCTCGGTTATCTGGGTATAAATCCTGTCGAGTCTCATACCGTATTTATACGAATCCGATCTTACGCTTCGGCGTCGGAAGCGGCGGCAGGGCCCCGTCGACCTCATCGTCCCAGTCCTCGTCGTCGCCCCCGCCGGCACCGATATAGTCGTCGTTCGCCTTGTACAGGCCGCGTTTCTCGATCATCGCGTCGATGCGGCCAAACACGTCCTCCTCAGGCAGCTCGTCGACGAATATGCCCTGGATGAGCTCCTTGAGGTGATCCATCGTATAGCCGGACGACCTGGAGACGTACCTGGTGATGTCGTCCTTGATTTTCCTGATATCAATGCCGGCCTCCTTGAGCTTGGTCTCGATATAGAACTTGCGGACCTTGGCGCTCGGCTTGCCGTACTCGATGATGAGGTTGAACCGGCTCGGCCTGTTGCTGAACTGGTCGTTTATCTTCTCGGGATGGTTGGTCGTGGCGATGGTCACCACGTTGTCGAACTGGTCGTTTCCGTCGAGGAGGTTGAGCATCGCGCTCTTGTAGGTGTCGTCGAGGAGGAGCGTGTCGAAGTCCTCCATGACGAGTATGACGGGCCTGTCGCCCTCCACCTGCCTGAAGTACTTCATGGCCAGCGGATATAGCACGAGGTCGTTCGCCTTGTTGATCTGTATGACGATGCCCTTCCTTTTCTTCAGGAGATCCCTGACAATAAGATTGATAAGGCTTGTCTTACCCGTACCAGGTACAGAATATATCAGAATATTGCGCTTATAAACATTACCGAAGGCCTTGTAGCGGTCCTTCGACTCCCAGAAATGCTGTATGTCGCGCATGATGTCGCGGTGCAGCGAGTTGGGCAGGGTGTACAGCTTGGGCATGATGATCTTCTGCCTGATGAAGAACACCTGCTGCGTATTGTCGTTAAAGCCTATCCTGTAATAGCCGCTCGGAAGCGTCTTGCCGCATTTCTGGACAGGCACGTAATTATCGCCGTCGATGATATACTGTGTGAACTTCGACATATGTTCCTTGTCGCTGCTCTCCTCAATAGTCTCATCGTCCAGCCAAACGTCGTTCTCGAGTTCCATTCAGATAAGTTTTAAAGATTAAACACTATATTTAATAAGGTCTCGGCAGTTCCGGCGGTTTCTCATACGGAACGCCTGTGATATTATAGTATAATACAGACTGCAGATGGCCGTCCGGTCCCTGGACCGCGTATTCGCCCGGTTTTATGACCGTACCCGTGAATATGCCGTATATATACTTGTCCCTGCCATATGACGCCGGGCCTGTCGTCCTGAACATACATCCGCCACCGGGTATAAGCGGCCGTACCTTGGACAGGCCGTTTTCCTTGAGGAACGTATACATGTCCTCACAGTCAACCGGTTCCTTATACCATGCGGGCCTGCCGGCCTTTCCGCTGTATCTCTCTTTGTTCATTTTCTGTATATTCTGGTATCCGTATATCTGCGGATACGCTCAAGTCCCATGTCCGTCAGGATTCCCCTGATATTACAGGGCTTCAGCATCAGCAGATATCCGCTGCTCGACTCTACAGGTATCTCGATGCACATACCGGGTGTATAAGGCAGGTTGCTGAATTCCGGAATCCTGCCGACTATCCAGTAATCGCCGTAATCCAGCTTATACAGACAGTACCTGCCGGGACCGATCGGCATGAAACAGTCAAGATCCATATCGCTATTAATGGCCGAGCATGCATTGATACCCCCTATCTTGGTATAGCAGGGTTTCTCCCGTTCCTCCTTCAGTACATATCTGTTCTTGTTCATGTCTTCCTGTAATCGTCATTGATATAACGCTCGAGCCGGCTGATGGTCTCCTCCAGTTCCCTGAAGTCCTTGACCGTGTTCGCCGGTCTGCAGTGTTCGACCCTGACATGAAGCATACTGGCCCAGTCAGGCCTTGTCAGTATCAGGAATGTGCCGTTACCCATTCCGTAGCTTACGTCCCTGTACGAGCCTGTGATCCTCCACCAGCCCGGCTCCGGAGACCAGCTGTATCCGTTCGGCTCCTTATAGTATACCCATTCAGACGGATCCCTGCTGAGCCTCAGTATCTTCTTCTTGTGCATAAGATCTGTATGCTGGATCTCGCCGGTCACCCTTCAGTCTGACGTCATACTCAAACCCGCACTCCATGTTCAGCTGAAGCGCCATATCGAGCACCCATCTGCAGATGCCTTCCTGACTGTACGGACGCCAGTCTTCCGGAACCGGCAGCCTGTGTATATTGAAGTCGCCCATGAAGTACCCGCATGAGTCAAGGTACCCGGTGACCATCGTTATGAATTTCTCACATTCCGCCTCGGTCCATGAGGTGTTCCTCATAAGCGTCTCAACATTGTCCCGATGACTCTGCGGAGGTCTTCTGAATACTGATCCTGTTTTTTCCATTTCTTCTCTATTGACTGTAATACCTGTTCTATACACTTCTTCACCAGCGCCGGCGGGGCCATCTCAATCCTTGATATATCCATGCAGACCTTGTTTACACTGCCGCCGTCATAAAACGCCAGGAAATCCGCGAAATTGGACACGGCGGTATCCGTATTAAGCATCTTGAATACCGTCGGACTGGATCCGAAGTCCTTCTTTACATAGAAATCCGTCGGATCGAGCACGAGGCTCAACCCGTACGGATCGGAAAGCTTCGGGGGCTTTTCCTTCTTATAGCGGTTCTTGTTCACTGTACGGGACTGCTAATGTCGAACTTGTCCCATGAGATGAACAGATAGTCGCGGTCGACGCCGTCGATGTGATTGCGCAGGTTCTCCACGAAATATCCGAGCGAGCGGTACTTCTCTACGATGTCATGCAGATAGAGAAGGAGGTCGTCAGGCACCCGGATACAGCAGATATACGACTGATGCGAGCGCTTGTATTCCATGAGGTGCGTCACCTCAAGCATGAAGTTCTTCAGGCGTACGGCATCGCTCTCGGCATTGCCCGTATAGAGCGTGCGCAGATACGACTCATTCGCCGGAATAAGTACGTCATTGACCTGTTTGCTGTCGATCCCGAGCCATTTGCGGATCTTGCTCTCCTTGGGATAGAGAACCTTCGCCACGCTCGAGTCCATAGGGTTCTGCACGGTCTCAGTCTGTGCGTCGATGACCGGATTCTCAGTGTTGTTTGTCTCCATAATCGCTTTGTTCTATGATATTAATAACTTTATAATGCCGAACCGTCAGGATGTGACACGGGGCTCCGAACGGCTCCGTATGCAATCCTGCGTTCCTGTATTAAACGCCCGGATATCATATAGTCACGATATCCGGACATCTGTCAGCTTTTATCAGCGTTTCCAGACGAGCGGCCATACGAAGCTGCACAGCCTGCCGTTGTGCATGAAATACTTGGAAATCTCGCCGTTCTCCAGTACGTCCCTGACCGCATTGAGGTTGCCGACGTACCAGGCGTCCTTCTCGGCGAGCGCGGTCGCGCGCTTCCACAGTTCCGGATCGGTCAACGCCAGCACCTGCGGCACATTGGCGCTGTCAAGCTGGATGAACTTCGGCGCGAGGCCCTTGTCCAGGTACTCCTTCATATAGAAGTCGAACTCATTCGTCCCGTCGGTGACCACGCCGCGGCGCAGCCAGAACGGACGGATCCTCATATGGATGCCGACGTCCTCCAGGAAGCACGATCCTCCGTCCGTTCCGTTCATATAGTCCCCGGGTGACACACCCTGACGGCGGAGCAGCATCGCGGCACGGTCGCATATGCTGACCAGCTTCGACCGGTCCTCATCCGAATCTATCCTGAATATGACCGCGTCGCTGTTGACGGCCACGCACCTGTGCTCTATGCCGGATACGTCGAACCAGCCGGAAAGCTCGCATGCGCCGGCGGCCGCGAGCGCCTGCTCGATTGAGATCTCCCTCTTGGGATTGAGCGAGCCGAATACGACCTGACGGACATACTTCGAACCGAGGACGTATTCAGAGTCCGTAAACGTGGACGCCCATTTACGGTATTCCTGTTCAATGTCAAGCGGCCCGTCCTGCGCGTATACGTCCTGGCCGAATATCCTGCCGTCGAAATAGCGCATCGCCTGGAAGTTGGCCATCCTGAGATCGGCCTCCACGAACAGACATCCGTCATTGTCCGGCGTATAGACGTTCTTACCGTCGCCCGCCTTCTGCGCTGACAGTCCTATAATCAGGGCCTCCGAGGTCTTGCCGTACGAACCGATGAAGTAATGGGACATATTCGACTGCATCTTCTCGTACATCCTCTGCGCGGCATCCGACGTCAGCTTGTCCATATCTCCGTTGAACAGCGCGTACGGAAATCCGCCCTGTCGGTAAATCTCAAGCAGATGCTCGGGCGCCTTGCGTTTGTTCGCGCCCTTCTCGACGGCCGACGGACATATTGACAGAAGCATATCGTTCCTCGCGTTATAATACGACTCCAGGAACTCGGATACATTGCCCCCGTACTTGCCGGAGATCTCGTCGAGCAGGGCCTTCCACTGTGTCCAGGCGCCGCAGTACTCCTCCAGGTACAGCATCCTCGCGGTGAAATAGGGCTCCCTTATGAGATCGCCCTTGATGCCGGTGTCCCTGAGGAAACGCTCCTTCAGGGACTTCGCATCCTGATCTGAAATCTTAAGATTCTGTAGGTTTATCATAATCTTTCTTTAAATAGTCATCTGAATAATAAAGCAGGTTATAAATGTTCCTGATGCTCCTGGACTCCGACATAAACATCCGGCATTCCTCAACATCCGTCGTAACGGACTGGACCTCGAAATCAGGACGGACCCTATGATAATGATTGACAAAGTCGACCAGTTTCTCAAGGGATCTGAAATAATGCTGTCGCAGAGTCCTTTTCTTCTTATAGCGATTCTTATTCATTATGTGAAATCGAAATGCTCATTGTCATATTTCCGCATATCACTGTTGAACTCGTAGATCGCGGTAAGCAGGTTATAGTTCTCCGGCAGGCACCGGTTCAGGTTACCGACCTGATATGACGGACTGAACCAGACGGTCCCGTCATCCTTGATATGGAACGATACCGCAAATGACATCCTCGGCGAATTTGAGCATACCACTACCGCCACGCCGTTCTTCTGGCATGTCTGCAGGGCCTTCTGGACGTCCTTGATTGTAATCTGATATACCATAAGCTATTCTGTCATCATATTATACTGTGTCTCCGTCATGAGCTCACGGACCTCGGCCGGAAGCTCCGCATATGAATCCGCGTCCCGTAACGCGGTCTGATTGACGAGCCTGATAAGCAGATTCGTCATCACGAAATTGGTCGTAAACCAATACGCGGGTCTCTTGATATGTCTCATAAGCCTTTAACTTTGAATACAGAAATTAAACGCGCGTAATCCGGACGGATCACGCGCGTTTTTGCTTTTCACGGTATTCTTCAGATCTTATTCGTCATACTCGTAGTACCTGAATCCCTGGAATCCCCTGCAGGGAACCGGATTAATATAGTGGAACGGGCCGGTCCTCTGAATGAAATTGCCCTTCCAGGGACGCCCGGTCGTCGTGCACGTGAATTCCTTCGAACAGACGCCGGAGAACTTCATCCAGCCGACGATATTGCCCCGGTGCACCAGATACACACGCTCGACGCCTCCGGTATCCTTCGGCAGAAACGGAACCTTGAAGTTCATCACCTGTGTCCCGTCCTCGACGGCCCTGAGCTCTTTCTCATAATCCTCCCATTTCACGGATGCCGGGAGCGTTATCAACAGTCCTTTCATATTCAGTCCTCTTTATCTGGCTGATAAAGCCTCTCACTTCCTTTATATGCGCCGCACTTGCAGCATCTCCACCATGACCTGTACCCGGTCCGGTTGATCTCGTCGCCATATACGTTACGGTCGAATATGTATACATGCCGGCACAGAAGCCGGTACAGAAAATCCCTCAGCATCAGAGTATGTCCTTTCCGGTCTCGTTTGCGAAATCCCTGCGTATGGCCTGGTATATATCGTCACTGACATGACGGTCGACAATCTCACGAAGCTGCTCGACACCCCGCGACCATGCCATCTCCAGGTCGTCGGCACTGCCGTTGCCGGCGCCTGATTCAACGCCGATCCATTTCATCATCTGCTTCTTGCGGATTTCCCTCAGGAATTCCTGAACGGCCTCGTAGTCGAACTGATCCGGCAGTTTCGACTCCTGCATGATGAGCATCATCTCGTCACGGTTCGACTGTATCTCCCGCATGATCTCGTCATACGTCGCCTCGCCCCGCCGGATAGCCCTGAGCTGCTCGGCGTCGCGTCCCCTGCGGTCGACGTGGAATCCCTCGCCGCGGGCTATCTCGAGCCCCATGTGCAGCAGGCGCATGCAGTGCATGACGTTCTTGCGGTCGAACTCGTCGGCCTTGGCCAGGTTGAACCGCTTCTCATTGCGGTTGGCCTTGAATTCCTGATACTCGCGCCACTCGCGGCACTCGGTCATCCACTGATCCTTGCTGAACGTCATGACGGCGAGCTTCTCCTCGCCCTTGGGGACACTTGACAGGCGGACGCATGTCGACTCGCGTCCCCCGTCGGTCCCGTCCTCCTCCTCATGCACGATGCCCTTATAGCACAGGCCGGGCCTGCCGAGATGCTCGTCCCAGATCTTCCGGGCGTCGATATCCCCGAGCTGCCCGTCGACCATGCGCAGGCCGTACGCGTTAAGGAAGTGCCTTTCGATGAACAGGTACAGCCGGCACCGGGCCGGCTCCTGATATCCCTCACCGGCGGCCTCGGCCTTCTTGACGTTCCTGAAATCCTGCATGAACTGCCAGAAGTTCCTGATACCGTACACATACCTCAGATGCGACGCGAAATCATAGTACAGGCCGTAGGTGTCCCTCATATGCGGGATGTTGACCATGCCGCAGAACTTCTGCAGCAGGCCGTTCTCCTCAAGCCAGACCTTGACCTTCTTGGATCCGTTGTCCTGCGGCACCCAGCACATGTCGAGCACGGTCGGACGGGGACCGTCGTACTTGCTGACGATCTTCTTGCCGAGGCTCCTGGCCCGCTGTATCTGGTTGGACGAGTAGTTGATGAACGAGCCGAAGCACTGCTTGGTCAGGAACATGCCGGCATGCTCCTTGATCTCGGTCATGATAGGATGCTCGTATATGACGTGTTCCTTCGGTATGAACAATGCCTCGAGAACCGTGGGGTTGGCCTTGAGCAGCAGCCTGAAGAACTTGTCGAGTGAGAACCAGACCGTATCGTGCCTCTCGTCATGCACCTCGTCCTGCCTTGCGCACAGATCAATGCTGAACAGCTGACGGACCGGCTCCATATAGACGCCTCCGGTATCGACGTCGCTGTCCGGATCGGCGAGCCCGTACGCGGTGCTTCCCCTCACGTACTCATATATGAGCAGCGCGCCGTCCTTGCCGGCGCGTATGTCATCGAACGAATACTCCTGTATGTCTGTCCTGTTTTTCTTATACAATCCTTCCATATACATTAAACGCGCGGAAATGAAAAAGGCCCGGAACTAATTCCGGACCTCTGGTATGTCGTTTACCTTGAACATCGTGAATATGAATGCCGTCCATGCGAACCGCCTGCGGTTTTTCAGGTAATTGGGATCCCAGCTGTTGTAGTAGGCCTCCTGCTCGAACGACACCGACCGGTACACCCATTTCCTGACGCCCCTCGGGGACTTCATGAATACCGACGCGATCAGCTTGATCACATATTCAATGCCGTACCATATATAGAAAATCAGGTACCCGAAGAAGTCCGTCAGCCATACGGGCAGGTGATCCCTCAGGAACTCGGGGATGAAATCCCTCGCCTGCCGTGTATGGGTCTTCTCATGGTTGGCATCGTCATCGGTCATGACGAAATTCTCCATCTGTGTCCAGATCCAGCCGAACAGGTTCATATACTTGAATCCGCTGAACGGAAGCAATGAGTTCACAATCACGGTCAGGCCGTGCTTTTCCAGATATTTCTTCATGTATTATACGGATCTTCGGCCTCTGCGGCCTCTTTCTTGTATGTATCCTCAATCTCCCTGAACTCGGCCTCGCTGATGAAACCGAAATCGAACTCCTTGAATCTGACGGAATTGCCGCCTGCATGCTCACGGGCCACACAGACCTTCATCGTCTGCTCGTCAACCTGATCGCCGGATTCCTTCTTGAATACCGACTGGCCGCTGACGCATGTATGCTCGCCGAGGATATACGAATAGTCGCACTTGACGAAAACCGGGCTCTCAGCCGTACCATTTGTCTTTCCGCTTGCCATATATGAATACTGTTTAAATGTTAATACCTGTATGTATAACGCACAGAACGGCAAAGGTCACTACATATTCTTATGGAACAGACAAAGATAATTCTTCGTCATTGGAAAATTCGGTATAAATGCTATGACGACAGGCCCTTCAATGCCATCATAACCAACATATGATTTATTCGGATGCATATCCACATAGCATCCGAGATTCCAAGGCGCGTTCAGACTGGTTGAATTTATCTGCGTACAGTCTATAAGTACGCCCGAACTCGAATTACCGTAATTGTAGGCTCCTGTTCCTCCTCCGTTATAATACTTATTCGTAGTCTGCTGTGTATAAGTAGTCCAGCCTGTACCGGTTCTCCAGCCTCCCCAAAGCTTGAAATTCTTGAAATGATTGTCATTGATACTGACGATTGAACTCCATTGACATACTATGATACAGCCGATCTGACCGCCCCTGGGATGATCTGAATTACTGGCCCAGTATGTCAGTTTATCACCCTCATTGTCTGTAAGTCTATACAGGGAACGTTCTTGTTGAGTCGACTCAAGGTCGAATGTATATTCATAATACGGAAATTTTCCGTTTTTATAAACGCCTCCTGTAATATAGGGATTCTGGCCGTATGCCGAATTGAGTGTACCGTATACTGCGGAAAATGTATGATTACAGGCGAATTCCTCAAGTCTCAGCCAAAATTCATAATAGGCCTCTTCGATATAACCGCCGCCGCCAAGTGAATCTGTATAATCAAGATACTTGGCATGCATCAGTCCGGTTGAATAACTTCCGGAGTTATTCCATTGGTCCTCGAAAAGAATGAACTTGCATGTGGCACTCGGGTATTCATAATTACCTATTCCGTATGACGTCCAGGATGAATTGGCGACGCTGTCTGACGGCGCGGCCGCAGGCGTAGTCGTGATTTTATCAAGATCACAGACCCTGAGCACCTGTGAACTGCTGGGATTGGTCCTCAGAGATAAATTTGAATGGCCGATAGCATTCCACAGGCTTTTTGTAATGAGCCTGTAGCTGCCCACTAAATTACTCGGATCACTAATCGTAAGATTATATCCATCAAGGACCGATTTGGTTAACAGACTGTAATCATTTGTATTAACAGCCGCGGTTGTCGATGATCCGCCGTAATAACTGCTTCCATATATCGCCATAAAATAAAACAAGCCTGATTTCTCAGGCTTATTTATCGGTATTTTCATCATACTGCGGTTTCCGGGGCGGTATGTACTCGACCGGCTGATACAGGTTCCAGCCGATGAAATACGCCGGCGTGATCAGCGTCTCGCACAGGATGACCGACCAGACCAGGTGTCCGACGCTCAGCTCGTATACGACGCCGTCGACACGCTTGTCCTTCTCATTGAAAATGCCGTAAGGCTCGGCGACCACGGTCATCGGGGGATCCGTCGAGGGATCCGAGAACTTCCTCGTCTCGGTGCATCCGCCGAAGGCCATGATGATCAGAGTCATTACAAGGCCGAATATCCATCCGCCGCATCCGCATCCTATTGTATCATTGCTGCTATTATTACTCATAATAAAGTCAATATTGTCTATAATCCTATATATCAAATAAGACCGTAATGATGCCTTTGTATAGACCTGTCTTCCAGGTAATCCTGAACTACCTTCTGTCCCAGCTCGAAATCATGCTCACGCAGCCGCTCGTCAATCCTGTCACAGATGTCCCTCCATGATATCGGGGCGAACCCGTTGTTGTCGACGCCGACGTCGTACTGATACGGAAAGCAGTGTACGAGCCTCGGTATATCAAGGCCCTTGTCGTTCAGCGGTCCCGAGTGCACATGCCCGAACAGCTGCCACGTAGCATCCCGCTCATTCTTGAAAGCCCCTGAGTAGCACAGCAGCGGACAATGATTCAGGATTACCCTGCGATTCTCAATCCTGATCATCATCTGAGGGGATGTGTATTCGAACAGATCCCTGAAGAGCTCCGGTTTCTTGCCGTACATCTTCATGTCATGGTTGCCGAGGATCAGAACGATATGACCGTTCAGCCGCTCGCGGATGCTCCTCCAGTCACCCGGCGTACCGAAGCAGAAGTCACCGAGATGGAATACAAGATCATCCTTGCCGACGGCCCTGTTCCAGTTGGCAACCAATGTCGCGTCCATCTCGTCCACGTCACTGAACGGACGGTTCGTATATCCGATTATATTGGAATGTCCGTAATGCGTATCCGACGTGAACCATATCCTGGATCCGTCCTTGAACTGTGTAGGTACATTCATAATACAGGCTTCCTAATCTTTGACTTGATTATATGATACAGATTGCGCCAGAAGCCCTGTGCACGCAGCTCGGCCTTGACGAGTTCGGCAGTATCAGAGTCCGTGAACCTGTGCAGCTTGGAGACAGGCAGCCATCTCAGCTTTGTGATACACAGCTCATCGAATATGACCTCCGGGCCGTCGTCCTTGCCTGTCGGATCGACGAAAGCGGTCATCCATCCGGACACGGCCCTCGACCGGCTGAAGTCCGTCGCCGGCACACACATACCGAAGCAGTCGGCCATCAGCTCCTGAAGCTTGCCCCTGATGTCTTCCAGGGGATCACATGAACTGGACGGCAATGTCCATCCGTCAGCAGGAACCTGCTCCATCAACACGGCCCATTCACCGAACATGAACGCGAATATACAGCCGGTGTATTCTCTCTTTGTCATCTTATTATCCTTCTGTATTTGTCAATATGTCCACGGCCATCTGCGCCTGTACGGCCAGCATGCCGTAGTATCCGTTGACAGGCACCCACTTGGAATGCCTGTGCCAGAGCATCTCCGCCGATTCCGAGCAGATTGCGAAATTCATCCTGTCATCCGGCTGGAATCTCTGATCAAGCCAGTTCTCGATGAGCCTGCCGAACTTCATCACAGGCTCGCCTACCCTGCGGAACTTGGATATACAGTCATATATTTCCCCGTTGAATCCGGCAAGTCCCATATCCTTCTCCACGTCATGTACCAGCGTACCCGTATCAGGCCTCGACGTCATCACGACAATCAGGACACCTGGTACCGACTTGACTACGTAATTCAGCGCCGACATCGCGGACGGCGTGTACCTCGTATCCTCGGACATAAGCATCCGGTCGGACTTCAGCGTGTCGATTTCATTCAGGAACAGTATAGGCGTTCCCGGTATAATTCTCTCTGTTTCCATATGATTATAACGCCGGGAAAAGAAAAGGGTCACGCCTCCGCGTAACCCTCGAGCATCTCATCGTCAATCTCACCCTTGTCGACGCGCTTGGTTTCGGTGGCGGAGAAATTGAGGCATTTCTGCTTGTATGCGATTTTCTTGTCGCCTACCCTGAATACGACGCCTTCACGGTACTCCTTGCCGCCGTTAAGCGGCTCCTTGAGCTCCATGCCGAGACGGTCCTTGTCGTTCATGACGGCATGCAGGAAATGATCACGCCATTCCAGAAGCGCGTTCTCGCCGGCCGCCGGCTTCCATTCAGGATACATGTCGCCGGCCTTGCCCTTATAGAGGACCGGAAGTACGCCGACAAGATCCTTCCTGTCATCCGGAAGGGCCTTCTTCCACTCAGCGGCCTTTTTGACGACCCTGTCCATCGTCCACTCACCCTCAGGCGTCACGATGCGGTACGGCCAGAACGTGCACCTGCCGGACTTGGAGCCGTAGGCATAGCCCTTCTGTATCATGGACGTCGCGCCGGGCTTGTATCCGGTAATCTCACCGTATACGATCATGCCCTCGGGCAGCTTGACGGCCTTGATGAGGTTGTCGAGTATCCAGCCGTACTCGCCGCGGGGATGCACTCCCTCATGCGCGTTCAGCACAATCTTACGGCTGCAGGCGATATAGCCGTGTCCGACGCCCTTCTTGGCGACATGTCTCTTATAGAGCATCTTCTCAGAGAAGGTCTGCCAGCGGCCGGTCCTGAGCCTGTATGAGCAGATCCTCGAGATAATGGTCTTCCTGGCCTTCTTGTTAATCTGTACATGTCCGTAGATAGCGCTCGTGCCGTGCAGCTTGGGCGTCACGACGATGTCCTGATCCGGATAGATGTCGGCCATCGACTTGTTGAGCGGATCCGTATGATAGTGGAACGGGACCGTACCGTCGATATACTGCTTGAACCTCGGCTTGCCGTTGACGGGACCGGAACCGCCGTGATGACGGACCTCCGGGGCAGGAGGCATGTACACCTTGAGGAACAGATCGCCGCACACGGTATCGAAATTGAACGGGGCACGGGCGGCCGCGTCGTCCAGGACGTCCGGCGTAATCTCCGGATGCCACTTCACAATAGACTCGAGCGACGTCAGGAATCCCATCGAATACTGGCCGCGGAGCTTGACCATCTTGACGCGTCCGTGCTTGTTGAAGAAGCCGCACATCGCCTTGGCCTTCGCCTTCGCCTCATCGGATCCGTCATCGTCATACAGGGCACATACCTCTTTGGCGTTCGCGTTCTGCGCACGTTCGGATATATCGAACTGGTTGTTCACGGCCAGGAACTTCAGGTTAAGCATGGTCTCGTTCATGCAGTATACCATAACGTCGCCCTCCTTGGTGGAGAAGCGGTCGACCACGATGGGCTGTCCCTCGACCTCAGTCACGCCGAGATGGTCGGAATCGGGCACCGGCGTCACAGGACCGAGCCTGACGACGCTCGCGCAGTACTCAAGTTGCATGTCCTTGCTTGCAAAGAATACGGGATTTACTGTAGTATGTTCACTCATATGTCTGTTGTTTTATATTATATCGAATATAGTTTATACCCTTTCGGGTATGATTATATCCTTTCGGATATAGTTTATACCCTATAGGGTATAGTTCCGGTAATAGGTCGTGAACGTAAAGCCGCATCTGAGCGGATCCCCGTTGATATCGAACGACGGGCTGTTCTTGTATTCTATCGATCCCGTATGGAACAACTCGGGTATCTCAGGGAAATACGCCGTATCCTCCATGCCGGCACGGTACAGGTAATGCTCGGACTCCGTCAGCCACAGCTCATCGACCCAGTCTATCATCTGCTTGTATACGGATGCGCCTCCTATGACGTTAATCCACCTGTAACCGCCGAACAGTATCGAATTCGGCTCGTAGAAGATATGATAGATCGCCTCATCCACCGACGATATGACGGCCTTGGCCGCGGTGAAGTTGCCGGATCTCCTCGACGTGATTACAAAGCAGTCGCGTCCGGGCAGGACATGATCCTCGAACGGCAGGGACAGTGCCGTATTGGCGCCCATCAGGCAGCATGAATCATGAAGGCTCGTAAGCCTCTTGAACCGGGCCATATCCTCCTTGCACCTGAACACAAGCCCGTTCGACGCGCCTATCAGGCCGTCACGTCCGACGGCTGCGATTATCCTTACCTTCGGTCTCATACCCTTCTGAAATCCCATGAGATTATAGTCTTACTGACCCCGTCGATGCACTTCTCCTGAATGACCTGTACGTCATAGCCGAGTTCCTTCAGGCATTCGACCGTGCGCTGATTGATGGCCTTCGGCAATTCTGTCTTGTAACTCTCCTGTTTGACGGCCTTCTGAATATAATCACCACACTCACGGAGCTCCGTCCTGACAAGATCGGAGATTCGGTCGGACTTGGCCTTCGACACACGGTTGTAGGCCTCCTGTGCCGGCATAAGCGATGCGTCATGTATGGCCGATTTCATCTCGGAATCAATCGTTTCTGTTGTTGTCTTCTTCATAACTATATCTGTTTAAATACATCGGACAATTATCCCTGCCGTATCCCGCCGTCAGACCGTGCCTGCACGTTCCCTCATAGTTGGACAGGCAATCCGTATAACAGCAGAATCCCGACGTCTCAGTCACAGACGTCCTCTGGTTTCCCTTTTCCATATTCAGACTGAAGGTGATCCTTTTTACATGACGGACACCAAATCCGGACCTGCTTGACGCCGCCGGGGAAGTCGGTTACCATCAGCGCGTTCCACGGTAGAAACGAGTGTCCGCAGTCCGGGCATTTGACGTAGTACTTCTCCCAGGGCACCATAGACTATTCGAATCTCATATGGAACGACGGATAGGTGTGACAGTAGTGCTCGTCCTTGATTGACACATTGTACACCTCGGTACCGCCGAGCATCTCCTTCTCATGATTGGTGGAGTGCAGGTGTCCGTGCAGGAGCAGGCGCGGCTGCTTGGCCCTGACGGCATCGGCAAGCTCAGGATTACCGATATGTTCACCCTCCTTGCGCCAGAAGATGTCCTGCAGGATAACGTCACTCACGCCATAGGGCGCGTCATGACAAACGAGGATGTCACAGTGTTCCGGGATTCCGGCGAACGCCTTGACCTGTACCTCAGGCTCCGGCATGAACGCCCAGTTACCGAATATATGGCAGTAAGGTGTGCCGAATACGGTAAACGTACGGCCCCCGGCCTCTACCTGACACGTCTCATTGAAGAGATACGTAATCTTGGTATCCTTGAACCAGGACTTGATCTCGTCCAGCGGAGTCCGCTCGAACACAAAGTCATGGTTGCCGGCCACAAGGATTATCTGCTCGGCCGGCAGAGCCTCCATCGCGGGAATGAAGGCGTTCTTGATCCACTCCTTCGACTGCGGTATACGCGTCTGTATCTCAAGCGGCATGATATCGCCCGCAATGAACAGGACGTCTGCCGGCATGATATTGAACTTGATCAGGCCGTGAAGGTCCGATACTGCTGAAATCTTCATATTTTACTGGTTATGTTTGTCTATATATTGCTTTACAGGCCGGACGAGTGCTTTACGAACTTGACGTGATCGCCGGACCCGAAGACGTCGACCGTCGCCTCGACGATGGCCCATTCACCCTGACGTCCGTGATCCTTGATATGTCCCTCGGCGGCCTTCGGCGAGGAGAACACCCCGTGCAGCGCATAGCCTGTGGTCGAACTGCCGCTCATCAGGCACCATACCTTGCGTTTCCTATAGCTGTCTATGATTATACTGGCGATAATCAGGATCGCGACTGCTACCATAAGGATAATAATTCCGGTCATATGCTATTTCTTTTCGATTTTGTATCCGAGTTTATCCGACAGCCTCTTCAGCTGCTCAAGCTCTCGTTTCTCAGACTCCGCATTATTACGGAGCCTGCCGATCCACTGATCTTCCCGTTCTACGACATCGGCCTGTATGGAAATCTCGCCGAATGAATCCTCGTAGCACCATCCGACATCGGTCGACAGCCTGAAGTCGTCGTCATTCAGGTTCATATGCGGATATTCGGCGCGTATGCCGTCCATCTCCTCCCTGATACCTTTGATAAATTCGGAATAGTCGAATCCGCACATACTGACTGTCCTGTGGGTCGTCGTCCATATACGGTGATCCGACTTCGGATCGGTATCACGGTCGTCAATATCCTGCTTAAGGAGCCTCTTCAGCTCTTCATTAGGATCATACGGCAATTTGAAATCTGTCTGTTCATTCATAATGATTAAACGCGTAAAAGGCCCGGATGCCATATCATCCGGGCCTGTCAAATCAATAAAATCAATAATATAAATCACGAACCTCTCACTATGCGCCAGATTCCCCATATAAGGACGAAAGGCGCGATAACCGGGAAGAACACCAGTGCGAGTATGAAAGCGAACGCAGCGCAGCCGCAGCCTTCGCCTCCGCCGCCTGATCCGTCAAAACCGAAATCCTCTGCTCCGAAAATAGCCATAGTCGTATATATAAATTTAGGAATTAGTCGAATATCTCATTAAAACACACTTCAGAGGATCCGCCCTGTGCGGCGGGAAGCTCCATGACGCCTGTCTCCATCGCCAGGCCGAGCGGTGACCCTGAAGTAAAGAACGAGCCGTATACACTGTCTACCAGGATTTTCAGCTGTCCGATTTCCTTCAGCTTTTCCCTGATCAGGTCGGCGTCCTTCTTCTTGTTAAGTGAATTGATCTCCTCACTCAGCTCGCGCATCCTCATGACCGTCGGCTTGTAGATCTGCTCGAATTCCGACTGATCGACGAGATTCATTTCCTGGCTCACACCGTACTTATGGTAGGTGACCTTAAATTTCCTTTTCTTTTCAGTTCCCATATTTCTGTTCTTTTAAATTACAACGCAAAGATAAGGGTTTTTTCCGGAATAAAAAAATCCTGCAACATTTTTCCGCAGGATTCAGCGTTTATTGGAGGTTACGGCATCAGGCGGCGTCCTTAAGTCTCTTGATGGGCGACTTGTCAAGCCTCGACCTGACGAACGCCGAGTCGATGCGTATCAGTCCGGCGACTCCGGTATACGAGTCCGGGTCGTACATCACGTCGCCGAGCACCTCCTCCATCACGGTCCGAAGGCCCCTGGCGCCGAGGCCACAGTCGACCGCGGTCTGCGCGATCAGGTCGAGCGCCTTGCTCGTGATGTGCAACATGCAGCCGTCCTCCCTGAGCAGCTCCTCGTACTGGCGGACGAGCGCATTCTTCGGCTCAGTCAGTATCCTGCGTATGGCGGCCTCGTCGAGCGGCCTGAGCCTGGTCAGGACCGGCAGGCGGCCGAGTATCTCAGGGATGAGGCCGAACGTCCTCAGATCCTGATGCGTCGCGTACTGGATATAGTCGTCCGAGTCTATCTTCTCGCGGTTGAGCGCGGCGGTATAGCCGACGGTCCTCATGTTCAGACGCTGCGCTATGCGGCGCTCGATGCCCTCGAACGCGCCGCCGCAGATGAACAGGATGTTTTTGGTGTCAATCTGCACGAACTCCTGATCCGGATGCTTGCGGCCTCCCTCGGGCTGCACGTTGACCACACTGCCCTCGAGCAGCTTGAGCAGTCCCTGCTGGACGCCCTCACCGGACACGTCTCGGGTGATTGACGGGTTGTCGCCGCCCTTCCTGGCTATCTTGTCGATCTCGTCGATGAATACGATGCCGCGCTCGCACATGTCCTTATTATAGTCTGCGGCCTGGAGCAGGCGGCTCAGGATGCTCTCGACGTCCTCGCCGACATATCCGGCCTCGGTCAGCACCGTCGCGTCCGCGATGGCGAACGGGACATTGAGCATCCGGGCGACGGTCTTCGCCAGGAGCGTCTTGCCGCAGCCGGACGGACCGAGCATGATCATATTGGACTTCTCAATCTCGACCTTGGTACCGGCGCCGATACGGTTGAGTCTCTTATAATGGTTATAAACGGCGGTGGCTATGGCCTTCTTGGCCTCGGTCTGCCCGATGACATACTCATTGAGGAAACTCACAATCTCCTTGGGTTTCGGGCACTTGAATTCCGTGCCGGCATGCGAGCCCTCGCTCGCCCTGGCCTTCTCGACCCTGTCGTTGGCCTCGGCCACCTTGGCGGCCTCACGGGCGCATTCGCCGCAGATGCAGCCGTCCTCGCCCTCAATCATAAAATCGACGTGATCGTCGTCACGTCCGCAGATGATGCAGTGTCTGTCCTTCTGATCCATTCAGATAAGTTTTGTCTGTTGCGGTCTTTTCTCAGGTGTGTAGTTAAGATAGAGAGACTCATGAACCTCCGTCACATCGATACGGTCGAGCTTGCGGAAGCTCGACTGTCCCGAATAGACGTATTCATGAGTAAGATATGTGTCACGGGGTATGGCGACGGTCGTGTCCTTGTCGCCTGTCTTCCCGTCATAGCTGAGAGCGAACTTCACGCCCCTTGCGGTCAGCGACCTCATCACGTCGAACATGTGATCCTGATCGAATCCCTCGGCGAAGTACATGGGGCCGACATTGGCGTACGGCGGATCCATATAGACCAGGTCCCCCTGCCTGGCGGCAGCGACGACGTTGTCATACGAGTCATTGACGAAGGTGACGTTGAGCGAACCGATGCAGCGCGCCCATTCGTCGAACACGGGACGGAGCATGTCGGGCGTGATGCCGAACCTGCCGCCGACATGGAACGGCGAGTTGAACTCGCCCTTGCCGTTATAGCGCACCAGTCCGTTGAACGACGTGCGCATCAGCCAGAAGAACAGCATGGGACGCTCCGGATCGGTCTTGGCCATCCTGTTGAAACGCTCACGTTCCTCATAGTAGAAGTGCTGGCACTTGTTGCACTGCTCGCGGGTGTCCGGCGTGATGTCCGGCTCACCGCGGCGCTTGAGTTCCTCATGCTCACTGACGTAATAGTCGAACAGCCTGTTACGGTCCTTCTTGAAAAGGCTCCATATACCGATAAGGTCGCTGTTGAGATCGGAGCCGACGAGTCTGCTGACGCGCATGGTGCCGTCAAGGACACGGTTCATGACCTCGTGCAGGACCGATCCCCCGCCGAGGAAGCATTCATAATAGGTGCTGATCCTTCTCGGGAACAGACTGACGATGTACGGCGCCTGCTTCCGCTTGCTGCCCGACCATTTGATAAGGGGGGCCCTCAGTTCTTTGTATATGTTCGGCATAACAATTTAACGCCGGGGGCCGTCCGAAGTCACATACGGGACAGGTTCTCGATCATGCCCGTTATCCGGGTGAACGGAGACTTTTCATAAGGCACGAAGGACTCAGATGCCTTCATCTTGCCGTGATCCTCGATATACCAGGAGCAGGTCTCGTCCCCGAGGTCGATGCCGACCTTATAGCCCGGCTTCTCCCACCACGCGGACACGCCACCGTGTCCGTTCGACTCGACCCTCACCCTCGGCAGCTGGTCGGCAGGCATGAGTCCGCACAGCCATCTGGTCTGCCTCAAGGCCTCCGTGTCCACGGGGATATCCCCCAGACAGGGCTCGCAGTCCCTGTCGATTTCCTCGAGCATTCTGTTAATCCTCTTCATGCCGCCGGGGCGGACCCTGCGGCGGAGCGGAATACCTCCGGTGCCTCCCATTGTTCCAATAAGTTCATTTTAAGGAGGCGGCCGACCCTGACGGATCAGGCCTCCTTGTATTCGGCGGTCTCAAGGGCCCTCACCTTATCCTGCTTGAGCATGTCGGCAAGGCCCTTGGTGCCTATGAAGATGTGCCGGTCCTTCTCCTGTCCGTCCTCGAGCTGCGGGGCCTGTGCGGTACCGAGCGCGTTGACCTTGGGGACGTCCTCGCCCATCATGTCGAACTTGATCTTCGCGTAGTTGTCCTTCATCGAGATCTGAAAGTCCGATATCTGCTTCGATATGTCAGAGTACGTCTTCGACACCTGGGTGAACACCTCGTACATACGGGGCGCGTTGTTACCCTTTCCTATGGTGTCTATCAGCGACCTCTTGACCTGGTTGATCTGATACTGTTCCATGTACAGGTTGCCGAGCTGTTCGGCGTCCTGTGATATCTTGTCCTGTACGAACTCGCTGTTCGCATACTCCGGGTTGCGGATGACCGACCTGACTATCCTCTTCACGGACTCGCGCGCCTTCCTGGCGAGCTGCCTCTGTATCTTGTCATAGTCAATCTCGAACAGCGGCTCGGGCTCGAGCTCCTCCATCGGATCGACGTCCGGCCCGTACTGGACCTGCTGTCCTCCCGCAGGCGCCTGCGGCGCCGACGTCCTGAGCAGCGCCTCAAGTTCCTTCTTCTCTTCCTTGATTGTCATTTTCGGTCAACTGTTCACTTTGAGGCCGCCGTCACGGCCCTGAGATCCTCCTCATATTTACCGACGAGCGACTTCCAGCACTCCATGTCGGACACCGGCCAGAAACTGACGGTAGACGTCCTGAATCCCGGCCGGAACGACGGATCGGAAGGGCCGACTTCACGCGGATCCCCTTTCCTGGGCGCCATAATGCCGCCGACGCATATGCCGCCGGACGGGCTGACGGGTATGTCGCCGCGCACCTTACTGAATCCCCTGACTATCAGTATCAGTGTCACACCGCTGATGGTCGTATCGACGGACGCGACGATATTGTCGTCGTTCTCATGATTCAGGAAGTTTACCTCTATTTCGGTCGCCTCCGCCAGTCCCGGTCGACCGAGGGCCGTTTCCGCAACCTTCATCAGGCACTCGGCGACTTTGACGGGATTCCCGATATCATCAGGGTACGGTATGCCGTCGACGGATTCGGCCGCATCCTGTGCGGATTCCTTCTTACGTGCATTGTTACCGGCCCTGAATGCCTCCGTCAGGCTGTTACACAGCTCGGCGTACCTGTATATCGCGGCGATGTTCCCGGGTGTCAGCTCGAATATCATACAGCCGTCGTCGTCGGCCGTGACCGTCCCGGAATCGACGTTGTCGTCGATAAGCCTGTCGCAGATGATTTTATAGGATTTGTCAATCTGCTCCTCGGATCCCTGTGCATAGACTCTCCTGTACGAAGAGACGAGGACCCTTACGGTTCCGTCGTCCTTCTCACTCGGGTACTCGAACACCAGTACGGCATTGTCGTCCGCATCGTCGTCGTATATCTCCAGGACGTCGCCGTTGAAGGCATGATAATAGTTCTTCTTATGCGCGACATCCGGGTATTTCCCGCACAGATCGTCAATAATCCTGTCGATATCCTCATCCTTCAGATCCTTGTCGACCTCTTGGACCGTATCGGCGGCGGACTCCTTCTTACGGGCCCTGTTGCCGGCCCTGAAGGCCTCGCCGAGATTATTGACGTCCAGTTTTGAGATATATTCCCTGATGTCGGCGTATGTCTGGGTTTTCCTGAGCATGTCAACCGGCGTGACTGTATCGGCGAACATACAACAGTCCGGCATATTGATACCGTAATGATCTATCAACGGCAGCAATATAGCATCATAGAATTCCGTCAGGTTCACAGCATTTCCGTAGACAGGCTTGCTGCGTTCGATATATCTGTGCTTCAGGTCGCGCATCTCCTGCGTGGCGCCGCCGTCTCCGGTCATCCAGAAATACAGCCTGAACAAATCGGCCTTACTGGTCAGATCCTTCAGGAATCCCAGCCATTCAGGACTGTTTATGACCAGACACTTGATGACGGTGAATCCGATCTTCAGGAACATCACCCATCCTGCGGATCCCCTTTGCACATATGCGACCGATATATGCTTACGCGGGCTGCCGTCTATATTGACGGTCCACAGGGCCTCCTTCGGATGTAAGTATGTGCTCTTCTCATGAATGCCGAATCCGTTCCGGGTGAACAGCGACTCAATCGCCGGGGATCCCTTCTCAAGCACCGTCTTGGGGATGTCGTTCATAGCCGGGACATAGAACTCCAATGACGACAGGGCCTCTACGGCATCCTGTACGGACTCCTTCTTACGGGCGCGGTTGCCGGCCTTAAAGGCCTCGTCCACCGACCTGTCGCATTCCCGGAAGTACACGGCCCTGGCCGTATCCGTGAAATACTTCTGCAGCTGCTCATGATCATCGATAGGCAGGATATGATTCCTCCATGTCTGTACGGAGAATCTGCTGCATGCGTAGAAGTAACTGCCCTGCTTGCCCGGCGTACTCCATCCGGCCTCATGCTCCCTGGTATGGATACCTCGTGAATAAATCAGCCTGAGGACGCTGAATGCCTCTGTCAGCTGCGGCACCCCTACCGGATAGGTCACCACATTCGTATTGCTGTACTTTGAATACGGCTCGATCCTGTAGAGTCTGACAGACGCCATCTCATCGCCGATCTGGACATGCATGTCGAACGCCCATTTGGCAGGGCATTCCTGACCAAACTCGTCATTCGATTCGCCGGCCTTGTTGAACGCCTTGTTAAACGCCTGTATATCGGCGGTCTTCAGGAAACATATACGGTATTTTATATTCCCGGATTCAAGATGGAATTTCAGCGGTCCCCACCATATCCCGGCCTCGCTGTCATAATGATCATTGTCCATACAAGGCGCGTCGATATCGGTATCGCCGCATACGGATTTCCATACCATCCGGATGAACGAGTCAAGCTCGTCAATGCTTTCCGAATTGAAGTATGCGTCGGCGGACTTGACCGTATCCTGGGCGGACTCCTTCTTCCTCGCCCTGTTACCTGCCTTGAACGCCTCCTCGAGCTGGAACGCCTTGCCCAGCGGCGCCATGATCTGCATCTCGGCCTGACGGGCGACATATGCGGCAAGCCTCGCCAGAGAATTGCTGGTCAGCCTGAGCCTCGGCTTGCGGCGTGCCTCGACGTCGGCCATGTCGATAGGGAGTCCGGACTCCTGCAGCATTTTGACATAGTTCTCACGGATAGCCTCCTTGTCATTATAGCCTTTCCAGTGGCCGCGCACGCCCTTGACGACGGCCTCCGACCATATCATCAGCGTAACGGCAGGATCCAGGCAGCTGTCTGCCGCCAGGTTAGCTGAATCCCTCCAGAACGAGAACCACATGGTATCCTGATGATTCACGTCCCATACGGCGAACTCGACATATGTGGACTCATACCGGTCATCCTTGAACCTGGTGACGCCCGGGAATCTCTTATTGAGATTGCGGAGGAAATCAGCGGCCGCGGCGGCATCCGTCACAGGTTCGTCATCGTGTATGTCAGATACCGAATCATGAACGGACTCCTTCTTACGGGCCCTGTTGCCGGCCTTGAACGCCTCATTGACCATATGACGCCTGTCCATCCAGTCTTTCGCGTCTATCGTATGGATACCGCCGATAAACCGGACCTCGACACCGATGCTCTCGAAAAACGGGAAAAGGCTCTCAGGAACCCTGTAAATCGAAAATCCGGTAATAGTCAAATCCGCCGGAAATGAAGTCAGGCCGTTACAGTTCTTGAGATACATACTGCCTTTGACGGTAAGGCCGTGAGGCAGCGATGTCAGGTTAACACAGTCATTAAGATAGAAATCGCGGCCGACGGTCATATTGTCCGGCAGCTTCATCAGTCCGGTACATCCGTTGATACAGAGATAGTTCTTGACCGTCAGGCCGTCAGGCAGTTCCGTCAGATCGGTACAGTTCTCAAGATCTATAAAGTTATCATAATAGGGCCTGCCGTTCCTGATTTCAAGTTTATATCCGGTCTGCTCCCTGAATCTGTCAATCTGTTGCTGCAGTTTGTCGACTGATTCGACGGTATCGGCGACGGCCTCCTTCTTACGGGCCCGGTTGCCGGCCCTGAAGGCCTCCTTAACGGTTTTCTTAATGTCAAAATCGATCTTCATGACATATCTATTCCCTTGGCGGACCTGGCCGCCTGGTATCCCAGCTTGACCTCGCGCTGGTATACCGGGAACTTATGGTCGACGTAGATCTGATGCCTTTCCTCATGATGCCGCCAGAGGTAGTTGTTGGTCCTCCAGGGCGAGTCGTCCTTCTTGCCGTACCTCAGGTCGTCCACGAAGTCGAACAGCACGACCATCTTCTTCTCCTCGCCGGTTTCCGGATTCGTATAGAGTCGCATGCCGCGGCCGAGTATCTGGCGCAGCTGCTTCTCGCTCTTCAGGGAATTCACGAGGAATATGGAGTACAGGTTGTGCAGGTCGATACCCTCTCCGTATGTATAGATGGACGCCACGATAATCGTATTGCCGGAGACATCGTTCTCAAGCAGGTCATTATAGATCTCACGGTTACGGACAGGTGTAGAGCCATCTGCATAGTAGACGTTCTTGTCCGAGTTGTCCTTGATGTATTCACACACCTTATGACCGTATTTGCCGATGTTGACGTCGCCGAACAGTATCATGCAGTTGCCCTTCGCCTTGATGGCCTGGTTGCAGATATAGTACAGGCGGTCGGGATTGCCGTTGACGAAGTCCTGCTCCTGACGAAGGAGCTTGGTGCCGAGGTCCTGGCCGGCCGCGGTCTTCCTGATCTCGTACAGGGCCTTCTTGTCATCTGTCGACGCCCAGTCGAGCAGCTCCTCCACGACGACCACCGGGCAGGCGCCGCCGATTTCCTGTATGAGCTGGAACGACTCGAGCGTGAACACGTGCGGGCCTATGAAGGACTCGATAAGGAATCTGTCATGTGAGTCCTCTTTTGGGAACGTGCCGGTCATGCCGAACACATAACTGGCGCCGGTGCACATCGTCAATATCTTCTTAATGGAGTTCGCCTGTGCATGATGACACTCGTCGACGAATACGGCGTCGAACGACTGGAAGAACTGCATGTCCTTATTGTTGAGCGTCTGGAACGTCGCGAACAGCACCGTACACTCACTCGAAAACCTGCGATCCTTCTTCTTGGTACCGGACGCGAGGGCCACGCTCGTCCATGAATGGTCGCTGTGCGTCCACTTCTCATATTTGTCGAACGCCTCGGCCGACTGCGTCGCCAGGTTCTTGTTAGGCACGATATACAGGAGCCTCTTGACGTTCATTACGTCACGGAGGAACCTGAAGAGGATGTAGGCCATGAGAGTCTTGCCGCCTGAGGTGGTGATCTCCAGGCAGGCCTTGCGGTATTTGACGAGATTGAACACGCCGTCTATCTGATAGTCGCGGAGCGTGACCGGATGGCCCTCGCCGTCTCTGGCGTCCTCGAACAGCATGCTGCAGTAGTTCTTGAACACCTGCTCGCTGACGGACTGATCCACGAGCATGCTGACAGCCTTCGGGCTGAAATCGAGCGGAAGCGACCACCTGCGGCTTATCTTGACGAGCTCAAGCCACAGTCCGGCCGGTATCATGCCGTAGTCGTTCATGAACTTCGTCTCGAACGCGGCCCAGGGGGTCTTCTTCTTTATCAGCCATGCATCGTCAAGTTCCTTGGTAAACGAAATCTGAAGCTGCTTGAGCTCCGTCATCGTCATCCCTGTAAGGGTGAGGAACTTTCCGTCGTCTGTTATGTCAGCATAAATCATAAATTAGTCAATCAGTATAATTTCAATAGGTCAACAGGCCCTATGACGGGCCGTCATATCTATCATATAACGCCTGAAAGCCTTGAACGGCATATCCGGAGCCGGATTACCTTCCATTTGAATTTGCAGTTGTTTGCAAAAGTATTTAAAAAGCTTATTGAATTAACGAATTTTTATATATTTTCACAGATTTTCATAAAATTAGATTTTTTTAACTATTTTATTTGCAAACTTTAGATATTGCAAAATAGAAAAATCTTACATCCTAACTATTTGATTTCCAATAAATTACAAACCCTACGCGTGGGCGCGCGCTCGGGGAAATTGATAAATCAGATGAACTGATTAAACATCAGTCCACCCCGATGGGGGATTTCGGGAGGGTGAGGTAGGAGTGTTCCACTTTACCAGTTTAGGGCATCGCCCGGTGGTTGGGCGATGGATTGTGCACGTGTGCGCATGCGTGTGCACGTGTATGCATGTGCATGCACACGTGAAGGTTCAGAAAAGTCAAGGTTAGGCTCGCGCGTGCGCGTGACACACATGATGTTCATGCGTTTAATGTATGACGGGACAGATCCGGCCCGTCCGGAAAACCAGGATAAATATCCGGCCAAAAACAACAGGTTTCGATATTTTATGTTCAGGATTTACGCAAAGGGACGTGACAACAACTCGCTGTGCATCGTCATTGACAAGGAGGGCAGGCGCATAGCATACGGCTTCCGTCAGTGGAACGGCCCGGTATACCCGGACTCGGACGTCCTGCCGGATCAGTACAACTGCGAGATAGCCGCCGTCGCATGGGGGCTGTCGAAGATAGGATCGCTCCGTCCCGTCAACGAGGGCGACACATGCACCGTCTATACGAACAATACGGCGTCCGCCGGATGGTACAGCGGAAGACAGTGTCCGAGGCCGCTCATACAGGCCGTCAAGGACGCGACGCCCCGGGGACTCGCCGTCTCAGGGCTCTGGTCCGCGAAGGACTCCGATCCCATATGGGAGGAGATGGGCGACCGCTCGTTCCCTTATTCATGTGAGACTATCGTCCTGCCCGAGTACAGGCCCGTACAGAAGTCGCTGCTCGACCTCGGCGACGGCCTGCCCTTCTGAAAAACACATTTTACCGTATGCCGAAAGGAAAGTTCATGATAGCCGGCTTCGACTTCTCAGTCGCCAAGCCCGCATGCTGCCTTGCCACAATAGACGCCGTCGCGGGCGTCAGCTACGACTTCATCTGCTGGCCGCAGGATATCAAGAAGCCGGCGGCCGCCAAGTACGCCGGATGCGGCGTCAGCTGCCGCAGCAGGAATCTCGAGCCCGTGTCGCACGTCGCGGAGGGCTCGACCGAGACCGTCAAGGCCCATATCAGAAGGGCGATGGACCTCGCCGACATAATCAACGGATGGCTGTCGGCCCGCAAGAACGACGGCGACCTGCTCTATGTCGCGTCGGAGGGCCTGTCGTTCGGCTCCAAGGGCGACGCCGTGACGAACCTCGCCACATACAAGGGGGTGTTCCTCGCCGGGCTCATGAGGCTCGGCCTGGCCGACGACCTGTTCACGTACAGTCCGACGACGATGAAGTCCGTGGCCGGATGCGCCGGCAAGGCGTTCAGGTCGCTCAAGGATCCCATGATTGAGAGGTTCGGACAGAACGGGCCGTCCGGGCACCCGTTCACACAGGCGGTCCGTAACAGGAGGCTCATCGCCAAGACCGCCTGGATAGAGTGTGTCGACGACCTGTGCGACGCCTACTGGGTGACCAGGACATGCTACATCAAGGAGAAGGATACAAGCGGATTCCCGGAGATCCCCGACTTCGAAAAGGAGATAATAATCTGACGGCCGATAGATAATCCATGCCTGCATCCCCTAAGACACGTCCGATAGACAAGGACAGGGTGAGCCTCAAGAGCGTGAAGATGATAGCCCGGGAGAAATGGCTCGGGCTGAAGGCCGCGCTCAGGGAGGAGATCCGCTATGTCAAGGACTCGATGGCACCCTCGCTCGAGGAACTGGCGGCCGACACCCTCAAGTCGCTTGAGGAGGCCGCCCGCCAGATCGTGCTCGAGGAGTTCTACAAGGCCACCGGTATCACGGTCGAGCAGGCGTGGGCCCAGTGCACCGACGCCGTCAGGTACTACAAGATGTACAGTGAGGCGAAGGGCGAGGAGAAGGCCGCGTACAAGGCCGCGCTGAAGGACTGGCTCAAACGCCAGCCCGAGCTGTACCTGAAGGAGGGCGAGACACTCGTGAACGCCATGTTCGCCCTCGAGGTGATGCCCATCCTCGACAACTGCAGGCAGCTGTGCTTCCAGGGACGCCAGGCCGCGCTCCAGGGAGCCAGGCAGATTTCCGACGAGTGGAAGACCCTCAGGCAGTTCTTCAAGAAGGGCAGGCAGACGTTCAAGGACGATCCCGAGATGTTCGACAGGAACGCGGTGATGGGATCGCCGGACTCTTCTTCCGCCGCCGAGGCCGGCCTGTACGCGCTGTCGAGGAACCTGACGACCGAGGAGGGCACCGAGACCGGAGACGAGGTGACGCTGAATGAGACGATGTCCGCGCTCTGGGACCTTATCGAGGTCCTGCTGCTGACCGTCGCGCTGCTGGGCAGGCTCGCGGAGAACTGGAAGACGAACCATGAGCAGGCCCGCGGACTCGTGTCCGATCCGATAACGGACTGCGGTCAGAGGAAGATGGCCGCGGACTTCGGCATCACGGGCACGGTGCAGATAACGCAGCATCTGCACGGCGTCAGGACGCCCCATGAGGTCGAGCGCATCCATAACGCCATGGACGACTCCGAATGGCTGTCCGGCAGTTTCTGGAAGGCGAGGTCTTTCAGGGAAGAGGCCGCGGCCGAGGGCGAGATCGACGCGTCCGTCGACTGGAACGGCGTGGGCGACATGTACCTGGAGGACGACGATCTCGTGAGGGAGGTCGTCAAGAGGACCCCTGACGACATGAACGTCGAGCCTGTCAAGCCGTACAAGCAGGTGCTGGACGCCTCATGGGTGCAGGTCCCGAGGCCGGGCGTGCCCGTCAGGGACCTGGTCGGCTCGCTGCCGTCCGGCGCCGGCGGCGTGCTCTATGATCCGGCCGCCGGATGGGCCGCGTTCTCCGACAAGTCGCTCATACCGAGCGAGGTCGAGAGGACCAAGATGCACCTTATACAGGCGGTCAAGGATCCGTCGCTCGGATACGATCCCAGGTTCCCCATCATCAACACCAGTACGTGGAGGGACGGCTCAAGGCTCGTCAACCTCAAGTTCCAGGGCAATTCATGGGGCGAGCTCGAGGATTTCATAGACAACATAAACGGAGGAAGGAGGCTTTTCAATGCCGCAGATTACGGATAATGAAAGGGATGCCGCAAGGCGGGAGTTCATACGCCGCGGCGAGGACCTGGCCGACGCGCTGACGAGGCTCATGGCGACGGTGCCCGACTCGTCCGCCGATATCGTCAGGATAGACGAGCTCGGATTCTGCGATATACCCGTAAGGTATAACAGGACCGAGCCTGAATCCGTCATCCCCGGGCTTCCCGAGGCAATCGATCCTTCCGCTTCTCCTGAAGAGATAAACAAAGGCCTTGACGAGCTCATAAACGAGCTTATAGGCGATCCTGAGTCTCCTCTGCCGCACGGCGGAGGCGGTGACGGCCACACCTTCCTGACCGACGTATCCGCGATATACCGTCAGCCCAGGCTGCCGGAGCCCGGACAGTCAAGGGGCGACCAGTGCCGCATCGCCATCGTGGAGTTCGCCGCCGACACGGCGCCTGTGCCGTTCGAACCCGGCATATGGAAGGTCAGGCCCGGCGATCCCGTCGGCCCCGATACCATCATAGGCCGGTGCCGTCAGGAACGCAGGATGAAGCCGATGAAATCCATTTTCAAGTCCGGCGTGGTCCGTAAGGATCCGAAGGACGGAGGATTCGGCAGGCTGTTCAAGACCGTCAACTCAAGGCATATCATTATTGACTGTATCGAGTACTGCGAGAGCGGCTCGGGCCTTGCCGGCAGCGACCTTGACATAATGTGCCCCGGCGGCATGAAGAAGGTCGAGGAGGCCGTGCATCCCGCGGGAGGATCATCCGCCGGATCATCCACGTCCGGGACCGTCAGGACGGGACTGTCCGGTGAGGAACAGGTCGCGGCAGGCGAGGAGCTTATGAACTCCGTCGTCAATGATCCGCTGCCGTCCATCCGCGTATCGTCATGGGAGAAGGCCATGTCGGCTCAGAACCAGGCGGAGTTCGAGAAGGCCGCGCTCGAGTTCACGGAGGAGCTTCAGACCAAGTTCCAGGACATAAACACGCCTTTCTCACTGGTGACGGATCCGCTCGTCTACTCGCTGGCCGAGTTCGCTGTCGCGAACGCGGTCGTCTATCCGCTGACGATGAATCTCATCCTGAAAAGGTATGAGAAACAGAGGGAACTTGAACAGAAGAGGCTCGAGCGGCTGTGTTCCGCCGACAATATCAAGAAGACGGAGGGCGAGCATTCCGCCCTTCTGGCGCTCGGCTCAGAGAACATGAGGGTACGCGACCGTATCATGGCCGACGCCATGTTCGTATGCGAGTTCTGCATCGACCGCGTGGAGAAGACGGAGGAGCCGGTACTGCTCATACCCCGTGTGAAGTCCGATCCCGGCCGTGACAGGTGTAATGAGCTGCTTGAACTCGCGGAGCCCGTGGCGGACTCGTCCGTATCCGACGGTTCCATGATGAAGGAGTTCCGCGGGATGATGAAGGGATTCATCGAGAAGCGTACTGAGACGGACGACGAGGGCCGCGATCATGAGGTGAAGGTCGGGAACAAGGTGCTGCTTGAGGAGTTCAGGCTGCTCGAGGATCTCTATGTCAGGGCAAGGAACGCGTATTTCGAGAATCACGTCGGCCCGGATCTCACATATCTCGCCGACGTTGCGAGAGGCAGGCTGTGGACGCAGTCCGTGCCGTGCATACCGGAGGCCGGCGACGAGCAGTCCGGATACGACGCCGAGGATCCTGAGGAATACCTTCGGGCCCAGACGGACTGGAACCCTCCCGGATGTCCGGAGGTGTTCATCGGTACGGATCTCGGCGAGGATGACATAGAGATGCCTGAGACCGCCGGCATATCAGGGCCGCCCGAGGTCAGGACGCCTCCCGAGTTCGCCGGCAGGCAGGACGCCGTCGGCAGGTTCATGAAGAAGAACGGCATGGCCCGCGGCTATGCCGAATGGCCGGAGAAGAAGGATTTCGAGCTCGACGGCATACACTATGATCTCTACACCTTCCAGAACGTCGATGACCTGAAGGACCTGATGAGGAAGAACCTCGGTTCGAAGGGCCGTGACGCGGATCCGGATGACTGGACCGTCGGATGTCCGGTCGTCAACCTGGATACGTCAGTCTCACTGGAGGAGCCCGAGGCCCCCGAGGCCCCCGAGACGTGGACAGGCGGAGGCGCCGCCGCCGGCGAGGGCTCGGCCGACAAGGGATCCGGCGCGCTCGGCGAGGAGCTTGACAATACGCCGGCCGCACAGCCGGCACAGGGGGCCGGTGAGGACGACCTCGGCAGATGTCCCGACAGGCCCGTATCCGGGAATCTGTCAGGCGCGTCGTCGGTCGAGATAACCGAGCTCAAGTATTGGGTGAGGTATTGCGGCATCGCCACGCTGATGACCGTCGGATTCCTGGCGACCGGACTGGTGATAGCCGGCGTGCCGATACCCCTGCCGTGCATTTACATTCCCATATACGTGACGAGCATCCCGAAGGTCAAGCTGCTCGTCGTGATAGGACTGGCCATCAGGGGTATCGCCATACTGCCGATGATCATATACGTCAACATGAGCTCTGAGAACAACTCGGCCGTCATACCGGTCACGCTCGCGCTCATGATGGTCAAGGACGAGTTCATGACACAGCTTCAGAAGCTCAACCTCTGCGTGCCCGATCTGGCCGACGGCTTCTCCAATATTGTCAAGGCAGACAACACCAGGCTGCTCAAGGAACAGGAGCGGTACAAGAAGTCATATGCCGCGCTGAGGGCCGTACAGCTCCCGAGCCGTCAGATGATCATCGAGTACTTCAAGGAGTCCGCCAACCGTGAGATGAAACAGGCGGTTGAAAGGGCGACCGACACGTATAAGGATCTGAAGAGACAGGGCAAGGCGCTGTATGACGAGGGCAAGGCCGGCGTGAAGGCCGTCGGCGACGCCGTCAAGGATGCGGAGGAATCCGCCAGGAATACGGCGAAGGAGGCCGGCAAGGCCGTCAATGATACAGTAAATGACGTGAAGAAAGCCGTTGACGATGCCAAGGAGGATGTCAAGGACGCCTATGACAATGCAAAGGACGCCGTCAAGAAGAAACCCGGTGAGATATTCCATAAAGACGAATTCGGAAAGGTATGAGAAAGGATTTCCTGAAGATGCTCGCTGATCCCGTGAACAGCACGAGATACCCGGAGCTTGCACAGAAGACGATTATCAGGGATCTGCTCGACAAGAACGAGCACGGTCCTGCGAGGGCGTCCGACCTTGATTTCTGGGAAGGTGAGCCGGGTATAAACAGACTGCACACCGGACTGATGCCCGGATGCGTCTACGTATTCAGGCATCAGGGACTGCCGGTCACGCCTGACGGCATGGTGCACGACATATGCCCCGTTGTGCTGGTGACCGGCACGGGGCGTGATCCCGGCGCCGCCGGCGACACATATGCGTTCGGCATAAACCTGAACCTGTTGACGCCGTACAAGAGGGCCGCGGTCCTGCAGGAGTGCGCCGATATCGATCCGGCATTCTGGGAGCGCGAGATGGAACAGCTCGTGGCCGCCAAGCTTCCGGTCTATTCCAAGAGGACGCTTGCGGCGCTTCAGCCGGATGAGGGATGGAAGTTCATCAAGACAATCTGTTCCAAGTATAGGATGAGCACGGGATCCATGGCCTTCCGTAAGTACTTCACAAAGAACATGTCGAGAGTGAGGTTCGTGGACTATTGGCAATGGAAATATATCCCGTTCCTCGAATTCGGGAACGGACTCAGAGGAGGCACGATATCAAAGCTGCAGAAAGAAGCCTCGACTAAGTAGCCGGATCAGGCCTTTTATCAGGAAGGGGATAGTCCTTGTTATAGGCAAGTCCCCTCGGTATCAGGTTGTTGATATCGAAATTATTCAGGTAAAGCCAGTGCATAAGGTTCTTCGCCCCGTTGATTGAGGACAACAGCAGGTTGTCTGCACCGGAGTCCTTAATCTCGCCGAACGGCGAAATATAGTCCTTCTTGATATACTCGCCCATTTCCAGGCGCTCCTCGGCCGTCATGGAGTCGAGCGTACGGAGTATGGGCTTGAACTGCCCTGCCCGCAGGCCGTACTGACCTATCGAGAACTCCGCCTCGCCGTTCGGGAACAGCTCAATACAGTCGATGAGGTCGTTACACCACATCTCCTCCTCAGGCCCCCAGTAATATACCCTGACGCCGTACGGCTGGCGAGCGCACATCTCCTTTATGAAGAGATCCCGCTCAAGTTTCTCAATCGCACTCAATCCGTTCATGTCTATTAAACGAAAAAGGGAACCTCAGGTCCCCTATTTCTTCGCCGCGGACTTGCGTCCCGTCTTCTTTTCCTGTTCGAGCGGCGTTGCGAGGTCGTCCGGGTTGACGGACTCGTTCACGGGCGGGTTGAACTCGGTCGGTGACTCCTCGAGATCCACCGCATTGACAGGTCCCTTCGCCCCGTCGTTGATCTCCTGGGCCTTTACCGCGGTATAGACCCTTGTCGATGTAATTGGAACTGGCATTTCGCTTTAACGGTTATGTTTTCAGCTTTATATATTAAGCCGATAAATACGGCTGAAGATTATACAGTTCTAATATGCCTCAAGAAAACTACCTGCTCAGGAGCTACTCGCCCGGCGAATACGCCGAGAAGGAGTTCAAGGGCCGCATAAAGAAGAGCAATACGATGACCCTGTCGAGCATCAGTCTCGATTGGGACCGTTCCCTTATCAAGTCGTCACTGTCGCACGGTACGACCGAGACCAACCGTGACAGCGATACGATGTACAACCGTACCGTATCCACGGATTTCTACGACTCGCTTTATGCCAAGACGCAGGATATCACCCGCATCAACTCGGACTATGTCTGCTTCTTCGACCGTGACTATCCGCTGCGTCGCCAGTATCTGAGGGACTTCGCCCAGAACGGCGAGATCAACTTCATACTCGAGACTATAGCGGACGATGCCGTCGTATATGACCAGAACAACTTCTTCGCGTACCTCGACACGGACGGCCTGAAGCGCCGGCTGAAGAAGACCGAGGAGTCTGAGAAGATACTGAAGCTGCTTGACGAGTCGTACAAGCGCGTGTATGACATGTTCGGATGGGGAAACTCCAACGATGCATGGGAGTACATGAAGAAGTTCCTCTGTGACGGCTTCCTGGCGTTCGAGATACTGTTCGACTATGACGAAGACTCCTATCAGGCCAAGGACATCATCGGCTTCAAGGAGCTTGATCCGACGACGCTCGAGCCGGACATCGTGAAGGACGAGTCGACCGGGCAGGACATCAAGATATGGTACCAGTACCGTGACGACGCCGAGAAGCAGCGCATCATACCGGATTCGCACATCATCTATATCTCATGGGCTAAGGGTAACTTCACGAGCCGTATATCGTACCTCGAGTCGCTCACCAGGACGTTCAACATGCTCAGGCAGCTGGAGAACAGCCGCATCATCTGGAACATCCAGAACGCCCAGAAGAGGATCAAGATCGTGGTGCCGGTCGGCGACCAGACGCCTGACCGTCAGCGGCAGAGGCTCAATGAGCTGAAGGCGTACTACAACGAGGACACACAGATCAACGACATCGACGGTACAATGACCGTCAATGGCCAGCCGAAGTTCTCGTTCAACAAGACGTACATTTTCCCGAGCATGGCCGGCATTCAGACGGAAATCGAGGAGATAGGCGTCGAGGGATACAACCTCAATTCGACCGACGAGCTCAAGTACTGGTGGCGCAGGTTCATCCTGGAGTCGAAGATCCCGGCGAACAGGTTCCTGCTCGACCCGCAGGCCGCGCCGAACAACCCCGCGAACGGAGACGCCATGATAACGCGAGAAGAGGCCGCGTTCGCGAGATTCATCAAGCGCATACAGTCAGTGTTCAAGGAGATACTGCTTAAGGCGACCTGGATACAGTTCTGCCTGAAGCAGCCTCTCTTCGCGCTCAACAGCGTCATACCGAACTCCATCGGCCTGAAATACAACAACGACAACCAGTTCGAGCTCGCCAAGGAACGCGCGACCGCACAGCAGGGCGCGACCGCCGTCAGCTCGCTTATGGGACTCAAGAAGGCGGACGGCACACCCGCGTTCAGCGTCAAGTTCCTCATTGAGAAGTACATGGGACTCACCAAGGAGGACCTCAAGACGAACGAGAACTACCTGCTGCAGGAGAAGAAGGAGGCCATTGACATACAGATACTCGCGGCCCAGCAGGTCGCCGGACAGGGCGGAGCACCCGGCGGAGGCATGGATCCCGGAATGGGAGGCGGTATGGACCCGATGGCGGGAGGTGACCCGATGGCGGGAGGCATGGATCCGATGATGGGCGGTGATCCTATGGCAGGAGGTATGGACCCGATGTCAGGTATGGACCCGATGGCCGGGGCCGCGCCTGCGCCTGATCCGATGGCCGGTGCCGCACCCGCGCCTGCGGCGCCTATGTAAATGATGAATGACGGACCGGTATGATAGACAGTCTTATCGACAAGCTCTCGGACAAGGGCATCTGTATCAATGATCCCGGACTGATGGAGGAATACGGACTGAGCGAGCTCTCGCTCAGCCTTTCCCGTAATTATCTGAAGATCAGCCGTATCGCGGCCAGGGAACGCGGCAAGGGCGCCGGTACCAGATTCATGAAGGATCTGGCCGGATTGGCGGACAGACAGGGCTGGACATTGACTTTGACACCTGACAAGTCAATGGGCGCCACATCGGTCGGCAGGCTGCAGAAGTTCTACAGGAGATTCGGCTTCAGGCCCAACAGGGGACGCAGTACGGACTTCAATGTCATGGATGCCATGATACGTGTCCCGAGGACCGACGAGGCCTTCAGGGCCGGCAACAGGGCAAGGAAGAAGGAATCCGCCGTCGGTGCGGTCAATCAGGTGTCATCCGGCAGCTATATGGCATCGGTCATCTCCCTGATGATGCAAAAGGGCTATACTGTGAATAAGGTCGACGTATTCGGCGACGGACGTATATGCTCATGGGAGGACAGTGACGATATCAGGGGATACAAGCTGCCGGATCCGGACGCGGTCCCCGAGCCGCAGGGATGGCTGTTCTACTGGTGTGAGACGGTCTCGGATCCCGGGAAGGTCGATACCTATATGGTGACGTTCGACGACGACGTCACACAGTGGCAGGGAATCCTCTGGCCGATAGAGGGCGATCCCCACGGGGCTTTCTGGATACTGCACGTCGACGACATGGGATTCGTGCATTATGACTGGGAGATGTACCTGGACGAACTTGCCAACGACTCTAAAATGTCGAACGGCATGACGTTCGGCCAGTACCGCATGGGAATCCTCAGGGACATATGCGGCATCGAATGGCCCGTCAGCGAGGCGTTCCGCGCCGGCAATAGGGCCAGGAAGAAAGAATCCGTTCAGAATGCTGTACAGACAGTCGACCTTCTTAAAGCGCGGATTGAACAATTTGAGGAACAGACCGGTGTTGAAGCTGAAATCAGGAATAACAGGATTTATCTTGACAGTGATGAATGGAATCTTACTTATTGCGATGACATAATTTCACTGCCGGAAGGACTGACGTCTGATTTCCTGGATTTGACCGGTTGCAGCAATCTGAGTTCTTTGCCTTCTGATTTCGAGGTTTTCGGCAGTCTGCTTCTCTATGACTGTATTAGCCTGACTTCACTGCCCCAGGGACTGAAGGTCGGAGGATCGTTAGGCCTCAGCGGCTGCAGTAAATTAAAATCATTGCCCGCCGGTCTGTACGTAGGAGAGAATTTGGAACTTTCAGACTGTCCGATAACCTCATTGCCCGCCGATCTTGTCGTCGGAGGCGATTTATCTCTTGATTATACAAAATTGACAAGCATTCCTCCAAGTTTAACCGATTTCAAAGGCAATCTGTTTCTCGAGAACTGTACCGAACTGACGTCATTACCGCAAGGAATGACGGTCGGAGACTGCCTGCATCTTGAAAACTGCACCAATCTGAGATCTTTGCCTCAGGGACTGACTATTGAAGGTGATTTGTTTATCAAAGGATGTGAAGGACTGACTTTTTTACCGGCTGATCTGACTGTCAAATGTGACTGTATCTGGGATATCCCGGAGAGTCTCATGCCTTTCATCAAACGGCTCGGAATTAAAATCCAAAAACCCGGAGGCGAAAATGAAAACTGTATTAATGTAAAGGAATGGATGACAAAGCGTCATCTTGCCGGTCAGGTAATCGAGGCGTTCCGCGCCGGCAACAGGGCGAGGAAGAAGGAGTCTGTACAGGATACAGTCGAGTCGGTATCTCTCGGATGCCGTAACGCCGAAGACGTTCTCAGGCTTTTCAAGGATATAACGAACAGGTATCCCGATAATACCGAGCTTCTTGACTATTCACATCTCGATGACAAGTCGATTAAGCTCGGTGTGTATTCCCCGACCGTCGAATACAACGGCCTGGATGAGAGGATTACATTTGAGTTCGACTGTGATTCGCCGAATAACGTCAGCGTCTACGGCGGATGGGCCAGGCTGTGGATCTCGACCGAGTCCTATGATGAATCGATGAGTACTTCATGGGACTATTTCTGTGACAGCCTTGAACGCAATGAAGAACCGAACGCGTATCTGGATATGTTCTCGGAAATCAATCTTGAAACCCATCTTATGGTCGAACACGGATATCCGACGATGCTGCTCAATCCGGAGAATACCGCGAAATTCAGGGAATGTATCGACAGGGCCTTCGGCAATGTAAACGAGGCGTTCAGGGCCGGTAATCAGGCCAGGAAGAAAGAGTCGGCGTTCGACTTCGACAGTCCTTTCCATACAGACGGCAAGTCGGCCGCGGAGATGCTCACGGCCATGATCAAGAAGATGCTCGAGGACGACAAATGGGTCGTTGTCGAGAATCCGCAGGATCGTAGGACCAGGCATCTTGCGGGCGTCGTGTATATTGAGAATTCGTTCGTCCGCGGCGTCATGGGCTATGAGAGCGGCCATATGCCGAAAGACATGAACTTCATAGACATCTTCAGGCTTATGCCGGAAGGCAGTAAGAGGTCGGCCGAGGGGCGCGGGAATATGAAACAGTTCGTGCAGGAGTGGTCACTCAGGCTGTATGTGCTCGGCGATAAGGTATGGGTGAGGATGGTGAAGTTCGCGCTCAGCGGCAGGGAACACTATACGGTCAGATATAACTTCCAGTATGAATATCCTGAATGGTTCACGGATGAGACGACCCTGAGGAACACGTTTGAAGGTGAAATCGTCACCAGGGATCCTACATGGCAGGACTTTACGGAATTCTCAGACAGGGTATGGCTTGTCAATACGGACAGGCTGTCCGACTTCGCGAGGATGCTAAAGGAGGCATTCGCCGGCAGTAGGGCAAGGATCCGGCAGAGGCTGGCGCCCAAGGCGTACGTCAAATGGAAGGACAGTCCGTCGACGGTCGATCGGCTGCTCGAGTCAAGGGACCTGAGCGATCCGCATGAGCCGTCCGTCAGGGGAAAGAGGAACTCACAGGACCAGGAGACGCCTGAACCCGGTGAGATTTCCGATGAGGTCTCGTATCTCACGGACTGCCCGTTCGTCATCCCGAAGGAAAGCATAATGTTCTTCAGGCTGATGCAGGACGCGGTCGAGGCACATACGATAACGTCGCCCGATGAGTTCATTACCAAGGCCCGGCCGAACGGACTTAAATAATCGGCGGAGATCCGTATTTGATAAATAAACCAGTAAAAAATCACTTCAGATACTGAATTGACATGAGCAAGAAACTTATAGTCCGTAACAGGTCGCTTACCCCGCTGAACGAGGTGAAGGCCGAGGGCGGCGGAAAGTCCTATAAGTATACAGGCATATTCACCCCTGCGAACGGTACCGACGTCAACCGTAACGGACGTATATACGACGAGTCCGAGGTGCTTCCACACCTGGCTTATCTCCGTGACAAGATCAAGAAGGAGGGCTGTATCCTCGGAGAGCTCGACCATCCCGACGGAAGATTCGAGATTTCGCTCAAGGAGGCCTCCCATAAGATAACGGACCTCTGGTGGGACAAGGAGAAGAAGTGCGTCATGGGTACGCTCGAGCTGCTCGACACCCCGAACGGCAAGACGATGAAGGCCATCGTCGATGCCGGATGTCCGCTTTTTGTATCGTCCCGTGCTGCAGGTTCGGTCGGTAAGGACTCACATGTCGCGATACAGCAGATATTCACATATGACATCGTCAGCGTGCCCGGTTTCGAGCAGTGTAAGCTCGACCGTGTGAATGAGTCCCTCAGGACAAGCCTGACCTCGTTTATGAACGAGTCGGTCGCGGCGCAGAAAGGCGCCACGGACCTCAACAAGGCTGAGAGCCTCGGTATGGACGCCGGCTCATTCCAGATCCTCGAGTCCGACGAGACTCCGAAGATTACAGTCGATATCAACGGCATCAAGGTCAACAAAGAGGAGCTCTACAGGCCGATGAGCGAGGACGTCCAGGTGAACGTCACCCCTGAAAAGGCCGCTGAGCTCGGGCTTGATCAGCAGCCTCAGCAGCCTGAGGGCGACATGTCAGGTGAGACGGGAGGCGAGGAGCCGGCCGAGGAGCCCGTGCAGCACAATGCCGAAGACATCATCGACATCGTCCCCGAGTACAAGGAGCAGGGTACGGACGCCATCCAGGACATCCAGCCTGAATACTCGACGAAGGCCGACGGTCCCGGAGCCGATCCCGGTGCGGCGGGCGGCGGTCCCGCAATCGGAAACGAAAACCCGTTTAACGAATCCATGGACATACAGAAAATCGCGAACAGCGTCTACAGGTCCTGTATGAAGGGAGAGTCCCTCTCACTCTACGAGGCCTTGCAGAATACAGGATACACCAAGGTCTGGGATGACAAGAAGGCCATGACCGAACTGAAGAAGGAGCTTAAGAAGCTCTATGAGTCGACCGACGAGGATGATGTGAAGGATGAGGAGAATCCCGACTACGATCCCAAAATCGACATATCAGAGGAGGATCCTGACGGCGGCGACGAGACCAATGAGGGATGCGCCGCACCCGAGAAGAAGGACGGCACCGAGGAGGTCGATGAGTCTGAAAGGACCAAGCCCAACGCGGTCAAGGACGGCAAGCTCGGCTCGGAGGCCGACAATATCGGCAAGCAGGCCCGTGAGAAGGAGAAGAAAATTGAGGAGTCGGAGGAGCCTCTTGAGGAGGCCGATACCAAGCCCAATGCCGTGAAGGACGGTAAGCTCGGCTCAGAGGCCGACAATATCGGCAAGCAGGCCCGTGAGAAAGAGAAGAAGGAAGAGACTGACGGCGACAAGGACGAAATCGACTCCAATGCTACCGGCAAGAACGACAAGGTCGAGCGTCATGACAGCGCCGGCAAGGTGACTGAGTCTGAGGAATGCGATGACGATGACTGTAAGTGTCCGAAGTGTGGCAAGTGCGGTAAGGACTGCACGTGCGACATCGATGAGGCGTGTGGTGATCTCGAGCGCAAGAAGAATGACGTCTGTGAGGGCACCAGGAGGATTATGGACCGATACAACTTGGTCCTCGAGTCCCACGGACGCAGGCAATCCGTCCGCGAGTCCATAATCGCGAAGTACCCGTTCAGCGTCTCACTGTCCGAGCAGGAGTTCAACAAGTTCGCGCAGCTCAATGACGATGACAAGCAGCTCTGTGCCGACTGGATTTGGGAGCAGAGGATTTTCGACATCCGTCAGATCAATGCGCTCTGGCAGCGTCCCCTTACCGACAGGGCGCTCTCTGAGAAGAACTACATCAGGCTCGCGGACAAGGCTGACATCGATCTCTACAATGCGGCGCCCGAGGCGGTCAGGAAATCGATTGACGAAATGGCGGCCTGCTACATACTCGAGTCCAAGGCGGACGTCGACGAGTTCTGGGCGCGTACCGGACTCCGTCACCGCCAGCGCGACCTCGAGTCCGCCCGCGAGGAGATCGAGGGATTCAACGAGGCCATGCAGACGGATGTCCGGAACGACGGCACGCCGTACGGACAGGGTTTCATCAACCTCATCGAGTCTATGATGACAGAAGAATAAAAATGACAGCGATACTATAATATGGCACGCAAGAAGATATACGAGATCAATAAGTACTCGGAGAACGTACTCGTGCTCAATGAGTCGGTCGACCCCGCTGACGAGTTCAGCAGGGAAATTAATACCATGTTCAAGACCGATGACGTGCGCCGTGTGATGCAGGCTTTCTATGACCAGTGTGACGAGAACGCCAAGGCCATCCTGCTCGACGTGGTCCGCGAGGAGTTCCTTAACAAGTACGCGGCACCTGAAGGAAGCGGGCCTGACGGCGGGGAAGGCGACGGCAACGGAGACTTCGACGACGGCGGAAGCGACGGAGACTTCGACTTCGAGCTTGACGGAGCTGATCTCGACGACGACGATACCCTGGAGGACGACGGAAGCGACGGAAATCCCGATGAGGGAGGAGAGCCCGCTCCGGAGGGCGGAGATACCGTTCCCGACGAAGGCGGAGAGCCCGCAGGCGATCCGTTCAAGGTAGATCAGGAAGTCGGTAATCCCGGTGACCAGCAGCAGACCGGCAATAACCCGTTCTTTGAGTCCGCGAGGGACAGGACAAGGCACAGGAGTCTCAATGAGAAGTTTATGAGGATACGTAAGCCCCGTAACCGCAAGGAGGCTGAGATGCTGTCCAAAAGAATTATGGAGTCTTTCCAAAAATAATAAAACAAAAGGACCGGTTAACAGACCGGTCCTTTTGTTTTGCCGATAAATAAGGAAAGAGTATGAGCAAATCAGGCAAATGCCGCACGGTGGTATACAGATCGCGGAGGGCACTCAGCTGAAGCTGTTCGAGCTTTTCGCGACTCATTTTCTGGCCATGCCGAAATGGCTGCGTCACGGCGTTATAGCCGCCGTGATCATCGGCGCATTCTATTTCCTGATGGCGCGCTTCATCATCCCGGTAGGAGGTGATATATTCATACTCGAGGGACTCAAGAACGATGTGACCGAGCTCTCTATCAAGGTCAAGGCCGTCGAGGAATCGAGTAAAATACACGTGAATCTGATGGAGGATCTCATACTGCTCAAGGAAATCACCGCCGCAGAGGTCGAGTTCCATGAGAAGAACATACAGACGATAATAGACTTCCTCGACGCCGTCGAGGCGTCCGGTGACACGAGAATCGATACGAAGGCCTTCAAGAGACGCGTGGAGGATGACGAGAGAGAATTCAACAGGAGGCTGCGCGAGCGCTATACAGACATGTTCGAGAAAATGCTCAAGCCTGAGGAGAAAAAATAAAGGCGGGAAATTCCCCGCCTTTGTATTCTCTTCGGATATCCCCTATCCGTTGTAGTTGTCCATAGTGGATGCCTTGTCGACCGTAGTACCGCGCTCCGATGCATAGAATTCGTCGAAATCGGTCTTGGCCTGGCCTGTAGGCTGCTGTCCCGGCTCCACCGCCTCGATATACGGTCCGAACTTGTCGATTTTATTGTCCGTCTTGAACGGAAGCGAGTTCTGGACCTTTATCTCGTTCCGGTATTCTTCCTGAGTCTGCTGTGCCATAATGTGATTCACTTATTTTTCTTTGTAGGTGGCTGCGCCGGCGCCGGCGATCTCCAGGAATTTCTGGTGCACCTCCTGATTCATTGAGTCTATCTTGTGTATCTGACTGTTAAGATTACTCACTTCCGTCCGTATCGCCGATATATCATGGCTTATCTGTGGCTTCGACCATACAAGATCGTACAGGATGGCGCAGAACACAAACGCGATAATCAGCATGCTTATGATGCATGAAACGGACTTATAGCATTTGACGTCTTCATTCGGATTTGCCATTATTCTCTCCCTCTGGGTTTCTTTTTTATTAACCGGGACAGGGTCCCGACCTCAGTTTGTGTATTTATTACCGCCTAATCCTGCCAAAAACGGTCTTCCCACATCAGTTTCTTGGCAGATTCAACGGTTTCGTATATTTTGGGAATAGTTATGTGTCCGATAACGGCCGGTGTGAATACGTCCTTTCCGGACAGACGGATTTTCTTGTCATCTAAAATCCTGAAATTCAGCTTTTTATAGAAATTCCTGCGACGGATTCTCGTCTCTTTCTCTTCAGGCTTTATCCCAGGCTGATTCGGATCATCAAACAGCAGCATGTACGGCAGGCCGAAGTCGGACGCCCTTTCGGCGATGAGACTGATAACCTTCGTGCCGTATCCCATCGACCTGAACTCAGGCATCACGGCTATCCAGTAGGTGAACCATACGCTGTTGTCTATAACCGCCGCGATATCGGCTGCGACGAACCTGTCACGGTCCCAGTACGTCCAGAAACTGACGCCCTCCTGCCGGACGAGCCTGTGAAGGTCCGGCATGCCGCTGATACCGTCGGCATGCTGCCACCTGAGAATCTCCGGCGTCAGTTTGTCCTCTGAGTCAATCAGCTTTATCTTGATGGGATCAAAGTCGAAATTCCTGTCCATACCGGTTATTTATCAGGTCTCACGCGCGCATGCCGTATATGCGCATATCTGCGCGTTGCGCATGATCGCGTATGTACACGTGCTTACGCACGTACATGCACATGCATAAGGCCGGTTGATCAATAAATTACAGAATAAGTGAATCACTTCTATCAACCCCTTTTCAGAATCTCCTATTAACAAAAATAGAATCGCGCGCGTGAGAGAAGGTCACATGAAATTAAGCTAAAATTTCACGGATTTTGTTATAATTAGCATAAAGGCTTATTATTATGCTAAAAACATGACTTATCATGTATAAAAGCGTTTAAATGAAAAGGGCTGATATATAGCCTAAATCAAAGGTACCTGAATTGAAGAACATCAAGAAGCTCGGACTTGCCATCGTGTGTTTCGAAGGCATGGAGCATATACCCAACATACTATGGGAACTCAAGGGACTCATCGATTATGTGGTCGCCGGCGTCCAGTCTGTCTCATATCACGGCGATCCCATCGATCCTTCCGACCTGCATTTCATAAAGGAGCTCAAGGACCGTGGGGACGTCAACGAAATCGTATTCGTCGAAACCGACCTTAAGAAGTTCGCACGCATACAGGAGACCGACAAGCGCAATATGCTCATCGATCACCTGCAGGCCGCCGGATGTACACACTGCCTTGTCATAGACTCCGATGAGTTCTACAGCCGTACGTCATTCGAGAACGCGCTCAAGAAGATTGACGAGGAGAATCTCGAGGTCACGTACTGCAGGTACGTCAACTACTACAAGGACTATAATACACAGCTCGTATATCCGTTCAAGGACGGCATGTACGTCCCGTTCGTGTCATCCTGTAAGTACAGGTTCAAATGGCAGTGCCTCGATTTCCCAAAGCCGTCCGATCCGACGCGCCGGTATGAGGTGCCTAAGGTTTATGTCTATGACGACAAGGGCAATCCGGTCATGACACAGACGCCTGACGGCAAGCAGTCGCAGAAGGTGCATCATCTGCTTGTGGAGCCGTACGAGTTCCCGTGGAAGGAACTGAAGATGCATCATCTGTCATGGCTCAGGGCGGATATCAGGAAGAAGCTCCGTTGCTGGAGTAGCCGGACCTATTTCAAGGACGCCGACGCCCTGACCGATCAGTGCGTCGAGTGTTTCGACAAGTTCCCCTCTCTCAGGCCCGGCGAGCGCGGCAAGGCGAACGTCCTGTTCAATACGCCGGACCATACGGTCGACGTGCTCGCGTTCCCCAGGCAGTACATATTCCCGCACTTCGACTACAGGACCGTGATGCCGGTGCTGCCGGTGCTCAACAGGAAGGTCGTCATACTGTCGATGACCTGTAACAACCCGCAGTATGCCGATATGGAGAAGGCCATACTCGACACGTGGGCCGGTCCGGTAATCAGGGGCGAGGTGCCGAACACCGAGTTCTGGTTCTATACCGCCGCGACCGACAGGCTGCCGGCAGGCGTCTATCCCGAAGAGCACAAGATCCGCGTCGACGCGGGCGACGCCATTGAGAACACATATTCGAAGACGATGGCCGTTTTTGACATGCTCGATGAGAAGGGCATGAAATACGACTATATCGTCCGCACGAACACGTCCACGTGGATTAACGTCCCGCTGACGCGCGATTTTATAGCGAACCTGCATGACGACAGCGTGATGTGGACGGGCGAGCTGGAGGCCTGTTTCTGGAGCAAGATGAGATTCTACGGACAGGGCTCATTCCTCATCATGTCGAGGACCGTGACCAGGCGGTTCAAGGACTACAGGCACTATGACTGGGAGAAGGTGTTCAAGGCGTACGACGACGTCATACTCGGCGCCACGATAAACGCGTACAGCATCCGGTACGGGCTCGACCACCGCAGGTACCAGAAGGCGTGCGGCCTGTCGTACTACTTCGACCGCGAGCCCGATATCAGGTTCGAGGACATCAGGGACAGGCTCTGCGTCCGCATCAAGACCGAGACCGACGACGTCACAGGGTACGAGAGCAACAACGTCAACAGGGACCGTGAGTACGACGCGCCCAAGATGAGGAAGGTGCATGAGGTCGTCAGCTCCAGGATTGACGAGTGTGTCCTGCCGTCGACGGATCAGGACAGGTACGATGTCGTCTGGATACAGGACAAACAGAGGTGGATCAACGGCGGGTATCCGTTCAAGAAGACTTCCCGCGGTATATACGAAAACGCGATGATTCCGTACTCCGAGGCCGTCAGGAGGCAGAAGGAGCTCGGTATCTGATACAGAATAAACAACAGATAAAGACATGGGAAAGAAAAGTACAGAAGCCAAGTCGAAGATTGACATTTTCGGAACGCTCAGCAAGATTGACAACAGTGTGGAGATACTGAGCAAGTCCACATTCTCCAAGATTGACGAATGGATTCCGACGGGCAACTACATCCTGAACGCGACACTGTCCGGCGATATATTCAAGGGCATCCCGTCGGGCAGGGTGACGACGCTCGCGGGTCCGTCCGGCACCGGCAAGTCGTACCTGGCATGCTCTATCTGCCGTGAGGCGCAGAAGATGGGATATACGCCCGTCTACCTCGACTCAGAGGGCGCCATCGACAGGGACTTCGTGGCGAGGCTCGGATGTGATCCTGACAACTTCATCATCCGCCAGGTCAATACCATATCCGAGACGGCCGGATTCATCGCCAACATGTGCGACGAGTTTCAGAAGAAGGTCGACGCAGGAGGCGAGCGCCCGAAGATCATCCTCGTCATCGACTCTATCGGCAACCTGACGTCCGACAAGGAGAAGGCCGATATCATGACCGGCAACCAGAAGGCGGACTTCACGAAGGCCAAGGAGGTCAAGGCCCTGTTCAGGGTGAACGCGGTGCCCCTGTCCAAGCTGCAGATACCGACGATAGCCGTGTCCCATACCTATGCCGATATCGGCGCGTACGTCCCCGGCCAGAAGCTGGCGTCCGGTTCTGGACTGCAGTACGCGGGCTCCATCACGGTGATGCTGTCCACGTCGAAGCTCGTCGACAAGGAGAACGACAAAGAGGCCGAGAAGCATGCGAACGTCAAGAAGGCCGGCGTGCTCGTCAAGGCGACCATCGACAAGTCGAGGTTCTGCATCAAGAAGGTGTCCACGTTCGCAATTCCGTACTTCAAGGCACCGAACCCGTATACGGGACTCCAGGAATACATGAACTGGGAGAATGCCGGCGTCATGCAGGGCAAGTGCCTGACGGAGGCCGAGTTCATGAAGCTCAAGCCGGACGAGCAGCTGGAGTGTCAGCCGTACAGATTCGAGCATCCTGAAAACGGAGTCCTGTATGCATGGCCTAAGAAGACTTTGACTAAAGGTGTCGGCATTGTTGTAAAGCATCTCGGCTGTCAGGTGTCGCCCGATCAGTTCTTCTCGCCGAGGGTGTTTACGGACGAGTACCTGCATTACATCAACGACAACATCATCAAGCCTGAGTTCGAGCTGCCCGATCAGTCGTCGTTCGATGACCTCAGCGAACTCGGCGACGAGCTCATCGACGAGCCTGAAACTGAAACCGGCGAGTAGTCATGTTTGAGCAGGCCGACAGCAGTGTATCCGCACAGCAGGAGACTTCTCTTGAGGAGAAGCTCACTGCCGTGCAGGAGACCTGGACAGGACGTGTCAAGGAGCTGAACGGGATGTTGAAGGACATGCCCGGTATCGACAGGATGCTCAATAACGTGTATTCCGTCCATCAGGACGCTATTGAGTACTATCATCTGGTACTGCGGACACTCGGCAAGCTGACGAGGTACTACAAGGTCCAGTACGCGTCCCTGTATAATCAGTATAAGACGGTGTCGCAGATACGGTACACGTCGGACGTCCAGATCAATAACCAGATCGAGGCACAGCTGAATGACCTCAGGGAACGTATATCGCTGATGGAAGATCAGGTCAAGTTCATGGATTCGACGATAGACAACATTCGGAGTATCGAGTATGCCGTTAAGAATAAGATTGAGATCTATAAGCTAATAAATAAAATCGGAATTTGACTCCGGTTTTATTTTTTATGGTAACACTTGACAAAGTATACAGCCTGATCCTGGAGGCTTCAATCTACGATATGGAGAAAACGCCGAGGAAAAGGCGTCCTCGTACCAAGGTCGACGGAAAGCCGATCAAGGGCAGGTTCAATGCGGATATCCTCAAGGATGTCGACTACTCGGACGAGACTTCACTTAACCAGTTCGTGAGGACGCTCGTGTCAAACGAGGGCCGCGATCGCACCAGCCCGTACTATCCCATCAGGCAGCTCGTCCATTTCTTCGACCTGCAGGGCGGCGCCGAGAAGACCATGTGGGGCGCTGACGCCAAATGGACACTCGGCATGCTCAGGAAGCTGGAGCCGCGGCTCGAGAACAACGTGTTCACCCTCCGCAGGGCGCACAAGGATCTCGTCAGGCTGATCTACGGCAAGGACGCGTCCGCGCCGAAGGGACACCAGCTCGCGATAGCCGTCTGTAATTCCGTCAAAGGGTGCATCGAGGCGGCCGACATAGTCGTGAACAAGATCAACAGGCACAAGGACGCCCTTGCGGACTCCAAGGTCTGGACGGGTGACAAGACCGGCAAGCAGCTCGGACTGGGCAAGATCCTGTACGCTTACATGATGAAGAAGGATAAGCTGCTCTCCGTCATTAAGAAGCTCGAGACCATCGCCGGCAACGGACACGATCCGATGTCGTATACGTCGACGGGCAAGAGGATTATGGGCGAGGCCTTCAGGGCCGGCAATCGAGCGAGAAAACAGGAGTTTGTCGCCGATACCGCAGAGGGTTCCGGTATCGAGGCCGTAAAGGGTTCACCGATTCAGGCCTTTATGGATTATTATATGATTTCAGAACCTGCAGCCGAGATCTTCTATAAGGCCTATAATATGATCAATGAGTGTGATTTTGAGCCTGAATACGCCACCAAATGGGAATGTCTTATCATGCTCGCGACCATGCTCGCGGAAGACGGTAATCCGGCGGATATGGTATCAATGATCGGCTATAAGTCATATCGAAATTACGGTACCAATAATCCGTATGATTATTCATGGTTTGAGGAGCCTGAGGATATACTCAGCAGCTATAAGATTGAACTGAAATGTAATGCAGAGCTCATGGCCCTGTTTACTAAGATGGTCGATATTTGCGGTTCCTTTGATATAACGCCTGACAAGATCTGGGATCGCAATTTCGGTAACGGCGAACAGGATTATTTTTCACTGTAATACAAAATAAAATCCCCGGGAATTCCCGGGGATTTTTTATCACGCCTCGTTTACGCCTCCGTATCCGACAGGCGTCCAGTATCCGAGCAGCTCGACGAGTGTCTTGACCGTCATCGAGGGCACGCAGAAATTGCGGATGGCGAGCAGCATGTCGCGGATCATGTGCTGGGTCTCGGTCATGGCGTCGAGCGCCTTGTCGTCGACCGCCTCGAACAGCCTCATATTCTTCTTGACATACCTGTCATAGTCCTCCTGGAGGGCCTTGGGAGAATTGGCGTCCAGACGTGCCATGATTCCCTTGAGGGTCCTCTCGCGGAACTGCTTGATGAAGTCCGAGGGCCTCATGTTCTTCACTTTCTCGTTGTTGAACACGCCCTGCAGCCATTTGACGAGCTGCTGCACGAACACGCGCGTCTGCATGCTGCACCGGCCCGCGAGCTGGGTCGCATAGTCGGGCTTGAGGACCTGTATATCCTCGTTCACCGCCTTGTCACTGTTCTTATTCATGATTTCCTTTTTCATCCTGTTCCATTTCTTGTCGGTCTTGCCGTCCTTGGACGCGCCCCTCTTCTTGCGGGCATTGCCTTCCGGCGTCTCCTTCTGACGGCGTGTCTTGGAAGCCTGAGGACGGCGCTCCTTGTTGTTTCCGCGATAGCCGCGTCCGGCCTCGGTCAGCTGCTGGGCGGTCGTGCCGCACTCGTCGATTTCATCATCGTCCTTCTTGTCGGGATTATTACGGCGCCCGTTGATATAGGCGCGTTCGACGTTCTTCCATTTCTCGTCGTCGGCCCGGCGCTTGCGGGCCTCGCCGCCGTTCTTCCTTATGCGGGCCCTGGTGGCCTCCGGATCGCGTTCGACGCGCTTTCTCTTACCGTTCTTGGCGGCCTCGTCTATCTTAATCGTCCTCATTTCCGGGATATATTAGGTTGTTCCGGGTATTTATCAATCCGGCTTTTCCGGCTGTTTGATAAATACGGCGTATAAAAATAAAAGGAACCTACTATTTTGGATATACGTGAACTGTGTCTCGAAGGACACATCGATCATACGTTCCGCGGCAGGAAGGTCCGCCTTCACGGCGTCGTACAGAGCCTGAATGAGGATGATCGTACATGTAGCATGAAGTTCGACAACGGAGTCCTGGAGCATGGCATCCCTATGGAGTGCGTCCAGATTAATGAGATGGACTTCGACAAGGTCAGGCGGAAGCTCGGCGGTGCGATGGACGCCGTCAAGTCGGGACTCGGCAAGCTCGGCTCTATGTTCAAGCAGATCGGCGGATATCTCCGCACGCTCGTCAACGGCGAGCCCGCCCCCGTGGTCAATGCCGTTATGATCGGCCAGTATGCAGAGGAAGGCTCGCTCCCTGAGGATGTGACGTACCTGCCTTCCGAAGAGGCCATCCAGGCCGCCGAGGAGAACGGAATCTCCATCGGCAACCATATCGGCGCCTTCCAGGAGACCCCGGAGGAGCTTGAGGAGATCAACGCCTTCTGGCGGGACGTCGTCGACAACGCCGACGAGGGTGACGCGACGATGGAGAGCCTGAAGGACTCGTACCTCAGGGCTGTCAACGAGCAGTACGGATACAAGGCGATGCGCAAGCTCGTCAATTCAGGCCTGCTTGAGGAGTTCTTCGTGACGAAGGAGGGAATGCTCAAGGAGCTCAATGAGGCGATTACCGAGATTCCGAACTTTGCCGACGACAACCTCAAGAATCCCGGCGCGTCCGAGTTCCAGACGACCAACCGTCCTATCTGGGGCGTCAGGGACATCGTAGCCGAGCTCGGACTGCAGCTCCGCCAGACGTTCAAGGTCGGTAATTTCGCCATCGACAACGCCTCCGTCATCGAAAGGACGCTCGGCAAGTACCTGGCGGGCATGGGAATGACCCGCGAGGAGCTCGACGATCCCGAGAACGCCACGCTGAAGCAGTCGCTTATGGCTCGCGCCCAGCGTTCGGCCAAGCAGGAGTCCAAGGCTGTCTCCTCGGAGAAGATCCAGCCGCTCCTCATCTGGGGCGCGCCCGGCATCGGTAAGACCGCCATCACCAACCAGGTCATCGCGACGTTCAACATGCAGTACGGACAGAAGAGCTCTATCCTTGACGTGCCCCTCGCATCGAAGACCGAGGACAGTTTTTTCCTTCCCGCATTCGACAGGAATCAAGAGACCGGTGATACCGAAGGCGCCAAGGAGGTACCGGCCACATGGCTCCCGATGTACCTGCCCACGCTCTCCGGCGATCCCGCGGAGGATGCCGTACGCGACATGCAGGCCAACCACCGCATGAAGTCGAGCGACTACAAGGACCTCCAGAACAAGGGCATCAGCATCGAGGATTCCGCGTTCAGCGCCGACGGCGGCATCATCTTCTTCGATGAGCTCCTCCGTGCGTCGGAGCCTGTGATGAACGTCATCATGAAGCTCGTCGACGAGCACGCGCTCGGCGAGTACAAGCTCGGCTCGCACTGGATCATCTCGTCCGCGTCCAACCGTCCCTATGACATGAACGACGAGCGCACCTCCGCATGGGAGGACGCCTATGCGCGCCGCTTCAAGCAGTGTACGTTCGTCCCGAAGCTCCGTGACTGGCTCATGTGGGCGAAAGGCTACAACATCGACCTGGAGACCGGCAACTGGGAGCGTACCGCGTCCAACGACCCGAGGATCGAGCAGAACATCATCGACTTCATCGAGTCGCGCGGATCTTCCGTATGGTTCGAGACCCTGTCGGACGATCAGCTCAAGGTCAACTCCAAGAAGCGCGCCACTCTGAAGGCCAATCCCGCGTCATGGGAGAAGGTGTCCAATGCGATTATCGCGAAGTCCCGTGACAAGTTCGGCGACGACTGGAGCGACGACTCGTTCGATCCGAAGACCGGTGAGATGAAGCGCTATTCGAAGCTCAGCGACGACGAGATTATCCGTTCGGCCAAGTCCCAGATCGGTTCCGGCTCCGCCGCCGGCATGAACGTCATGAGCGCGTTCATCGATCACTTCCATGTATCCGGCCTGTTCACTGACGCCATGTGCCAGAACATCTGGAAGCACGGCTGCATCGATCCGAAGCGTCCGGAAGTCAAGATGCCCAACAAGCTCAACGGTGCGATGGGACGTCAGGATAGCAATATCAGGATGCTCATCGACAGGCTCTTCGAGGATTCCTGCACGCCGATGAAGTTCGATCAGGTGTCCACCCCTGCCCAGTGGGATAAGATGATCAAGGCGTTCGTGAACTTCTATAAGTTCTGGGGTGACTATTTCAAGCAGCTTGAGATTTTCGGTCAGACCGCGAGGGCTCTTCTGTACAAGTATGCGTTCGAGGAGAAGATCTGCCCGATACTCGAGAAGAAGTACCAGGATATCTTCGGCACCGACATGCCTCTGGTGATGTTCGATGAGAAGTTCCTGCGCGCGATTACCGAGATCTGTGCGAGGTATTCGGCGACCATCGCCGGCAAGACCTATGAGGATTTCGTCTCGAAGGTGTTCAAGGGCGATACTGAGCAGATGTTCCAGAAGATCTTCAAGAACCCGCTTGAGCAGGCCAAGGCCTTCCAGGCCGGAAAGAAGGTCGATGACAGCAAGACGGAGGCCTGTATCGACAGTGAGGACGTGCCTCAGTAGAAGGTCCGTTTCCGGATATTACAAGAGATGCCCGATTGACAGTCGGGCATCTTTCTTTTACCGATAAATAACGGGAATCTATTTTCTCAATCATGATGAAGAAACTGACAGAAGCCCTGACCAGGGGCCTTGCTACGACCGACGGATCCGCGAATGGAAACGGCATCAGCGGCATAAACAGCAAGAAGTATTTTTTCAAGAACGTCATCGACTATGAGGCCGTCGACGCCGCGGGCGGTGCCGACAAGATAACCGATCCGAAAAAGTACGTCTCGCTGATGCTGTTCGACATGAAGCTCATGCGTAACTACATCAATAACCAGATGGTGGCTTTCGCCTCGCCAAGGGGTATGTATCCGAAAATCGGAGAGTATCTTCAGAACATGCGTATCGTGTTCATCGATCATCCGGAACTCAATACGATGGCAGTCGACCGCTACGGCAACCTCTATATGGCGCCGGGCTACGTATATTACCTGCACAGGCTGTGGAAGAGGATGTATACTGAAAAAGGTTATGATTTCTATGAGGATGAGATGGGCACGTTCGCGGTCAAAATCGACGATAAGGACGAGATCAAGGATATCGCGGGCAAGATGATGCAGGGAGCTTCTTACGACAGCCTTGCGGAAGATACCTATGCCATGCACAAGGGCGAGTTCTCCGCGGCGGGCGTATGCGGTGATCTCGGCGAGGACTCCGCGAACGTCGACTCCAACCCGTACCTGCTCTATGTCATCCTGCACGAGCTGTACCATAATATGTACGGACACCATGTCAGGGGCGATCATTTCACGAACAAGCATGCCGACTGGGGCGTGACCCCTGAGAAGCTCAATATCGTGATGGACCTTGAGATCAACTCGATGCTCGAGGCCTATGCGATGCAGGGCATGAACATTACGGAGACAATCGGCGGCATCTATCCGCATAAGCAGAGCGAGAATCCTAACTATAAGATTGACGATAATTTCCATAATTTCCTGTACGGACAGTCCCATACATATTTCGCCGAAGGCGAATATGATGAGAAGAGCCGCCGTTTTATAGTGGATTTCTCAAGCGCGACCGAAGATGATAAGATTGAGGTGAATGTTCCCCTGCAGCCGTGGGAGAAGGTTTTCGAATGGCTCAACCAGAATGACGCGTGGGAGAAGTATTTCGGACCGTGGCTCCAGAAGAAGGTCGAGAGGCCGCCTGTCGAGCCGCCTGAGAAGCCTCTGAACGGTATTCAGGAGATATATGATCAGGGATATTTCGACGGATACCGCGGCAATACTCCCGATCCGTCACTGATGGCCGACCATCCCGAGTACGCCGCAGGTATCGAGGACGGTGCCGGATACAATAAATGGGACAAGGCCCATAATACGGACGAGCACGATCCTGACTTTATATCCGGATTCGAGAGCGGTGATGTCAATAATGAGTCATATATCAGCCTTGCCGGACTTACGCCTGAGGAATGCCGGGCGATTAACGAGGACATATGCCTGGCATTGTCGCACGGTATCTTTGAGGGTACATGGCAGGTCGACAAGACCAGTGATGCATACAGACATGGCGTAGAAGCCAAGAGGAAGAAACTTGGGCTCTCAGGATCTGGAAAAGGCCAGCAGGGACAGAAAGGCCAGGGAGGCCAGCAGTCCGGTAAGGATAACCAGAATAACAAGAATGAAAAGAATGACGGATATAAACGTCAGGGTGATCTGGATCTCGCGTCCGAGGCCGATATAGCGCAGCAGGCGGCGAATCAGGCTCAGCAGTCCGCCAATAATGTCCAGCAGTCCGCCAATGAGGCTCAGCGTGAGGCGAATGAGGCTCAGGAATCCGGGGCACAGGATGCCGCTGAAAAACAGGATGCCGCCGATAAGGCTCAGGATGCCGCCAATCAGGCTCAGGATGCCGCCAATCAGGCTCAGGATGCCGCAAATCAGGCCCGTGAAGCCAATAATAATGGTGACAGGGAAGCTGAGAAGAACGCTTCTCAGAAGGCTCAGGAGGCTGCACAGAAGGCCAGGGATATAGAGAACCAGCAAAACGGCCAGAACGGTCAGAACGGTCAGCAGGGACAGACTTCAGAGGCCCAGCAGGCCGCGAATGACGCCCAGACTGCCGCCAATCAGGCACAGTCTGCGGCGAATCAGGCTCAGCAAGCCGCGAATCAGGCACAGGGCACCAAGGGAGCCAACAAGGCCCAGCAGGCCGCCGATAAGGCGCAGCAGGCTGCGAACCAGGCACAGCAGGCCGCGAATCAGGCCCAGCAGGCCGCGAACCAGGCCCAGCAGGCCCAGCAGCAGGGTGATCAGAAAGGTGAACAGCAGGCTACCAAGAATGCCCAGAAGGCTAACCAGCAGGCTCAGAAGGCTAACCAGCAGGCTCAGAAGGCCGCAGGTCAGCAGCAGTCTGGTCAGCAACAGCAGGGACAGAACGGTCAGTCTCAGTCAGGTCAGCAAGGACAGCAGCAGGCCCAGCAGAACGGTCAGCAGGCCCAGCAGAACGGTCAGCAGGCCCAGCAGAACGGTCAGCAGTCAAACAGCCAGCAGGGACAGCAGAACGCGCAGCAGGGACAGCAGAATGCCCAGCAGGGTCAGCAGAATGCCCAGCAGGGACAGCAGAACTGTCAAGGCGGTCAGTCCGGTCAAGGCGGTCAGTCCGGTCAGAACGGACAGAATGGTCAAGGCGGGCAGTCTGGTGGAACTGAAGGTACTCCCGCATCTGCACAGCAGAATGCCCAGCAGGGACAGCAGAACGGTAAAAATGCCGCATCAAATGCACAACAGGCTGGAAGCAGTCAGGCTCAGCAGAATGCCAATCAGGCCCAGAAGAATGCCCAGCAGGCCCAGAAGAATGCCCAGCAGGCTCAGCAGAACAGTCAGAACGGCGGTGATCCCGGTGGTGATCCCGGCGGTGAATGGATAACAGATGATGAAGGTACTCCCGGTACCGGTGACGGTCCTGGTAGTGATCCCGGTCCTACTCCTCCCGGCGGCGGTCCTACTCCTCCCGGCGGTACTCCGGGTCCGATTAACAGGCATAAGCCTCCGAAAGGAGACGGCCCTGGCGGTCCTGATGGCCCTGATGGTCCTCCAGGAGGTACTCCAGGAGATCCGGGTACAGGTACTCCTCCTCCCAATGATTATATTGAGAAAATCGGAGGAACTGCCGCTGACTACAGTAAGAAGGAATACGAGCCTCATGTTATCGATGATACCAAGGCACAGGAACTTGCCGAACAGGCAGGTGTCCCCGACGTGAACGCCTCACAGGATTTCTGGAAGGATACAATCACCCATTCAAACGGTAGGTATAAAGGCACTATAGCCGGATCGGATGATCCTTTTGCCAAGAATATCGGCGAGAACATGGCTGAGAAGCGCGGCATCGGCGATCAGGATTATCAGAATAGTCATGAGGGATTCTTCACAGGCATATCGAACGCCATCGAGGAGGCGACCGCCACGTTCGTCGACTGGCAGACGATGCTCGCCAACTTTATCAGGGGCGCGTTCAAGGCGCCGAAGGACAGGTGGAACTACCGCAGGACGGTCTACATGCCTGATTACCTGAAGAAGAAGCAGAAGCCCCGCGGCGGCAAGTCCATGGGCAACATCTGCATCGCGGTCGACGAGTCCGGCTCAGTCGATCTCCCGCTGCTCAAGGTATTCTTCAAGGAGATACGCGAGATGAAGGACAAGCTCGGCTGGCCTGTCAAGAACATCATTACGTTCGCGTTCGCCGGCAACTCCAACGCCTATTTCGGAAGGATATATCCGAAGGGCGAGGTCGAGGAGCCCCAGCAGGTCGACGCGACCGGCGGCACGGACTTCGGAGGCGCCATGATAGGAATGCTCGAGGGCAGACTGTTCGATATCAAGGATCGGACACACAGGCTCTGGGATTCCGAAGAAAGTGCAGACTTCCCGGTCGTGACGATATTCATGACCGACGGCGAGGACGAGATACCGGTACCTGAGAAGATAGGATGGGATCCTGATCAGCATAAGGTCATCTGGTTTTATATCAACAGCAAATCGTTCTGTGACGACTCTGCACCGAAGATCGAGGCCATGTACGGAGACAACAGTTTTATCGGCGTCGAGAAGTCCGATATAATGAATGCCTGATATAAATAAGGGGCCGGAAACAGTTCCGGCCCCTTGTTTTATCCGATGAAGAAGGTTCATATGCTTTTCCCGGGCTCGTTCAGCCCTTATACCGACGGACATTACCTGATACTCAAGAGGTTTACCGACTGGGCGGCTTCTGAGTACGGCGATGACGGATTCGACGTGACCATTATCAAGTCGAACAATGAACGCGGGGATATGAACAGGGACGTCATGATCGCCTTTATCAAGGCCGTGTACAGCAATGACAGCCGTGTCAAGGTCGTATCGTCCGCCAAGAAGGGAAAAGGCCCCATCAGCGCATGCTACGGCATAGTCAACAGGAATGACGGCAGATTCATCCTGGTGAGATCAGGCAAGGACGGGGACGGCGCCTATGAGGATTTCGTGAATAATTTCAGGAAAGGCAGCAAGGGCTGGCGCAAGGGCGTCGAGGTCATCGATCCGAAGCTCGAGATGTCGCCCCTGCTGTATCAGGACGGTCCGCATAAGGACAGTCCTATATCGGCGACCGAGGCCAGGAACGATATCAGGAAGAACGACTTCGAGGCTTTCAAGACGTCCTATTCCAACATACAAAAGGACTGCCCGTCTGTATCGGACCGCGTCCTCAGGATCCTTTTCGACAAGTCCAGGGGATTCATATCGGTCGACGAGGAGGCTGTCTGGAAAAGTTCTTCTGTCACAAGGTTCTTCGGTACTGTACGAAGTCTTTATGAGTCCCCGCTCTATGAGAACTGCAGATTTCCGGACAGGGGATCCGCCCTGTACGAGATATGCCATGTCGATACGGTGTTCGATGATGTCATAAAGGATACGGCGGATCGGTTGATCAGTGCCTTAAACAGCAGGAAATCCTGTGAAATCGATACAGAATACTCATATCAGCCTGACAGGAGGATTTGTACGAAATCCGGCGACGGTTACAGGATTTACTATAATGTCAGGGAGTTCGAGCCGAAGATTTCACAGAATCCGATGTATGTCGATACCAGTATAACCGACAGGATTGTGATATTCGTCAATATCGACTATGACTTTGAACTGAACGGTACCCGTGACGGTGTCTGGAAGAATATTGCCGGATACCTTGAGCATGAATTCCGGCATGTGTCCGAATGTTTCAGAAAGGACGGCAGTATCAGTAACGGCGGCGGAATTCCGTCAGGTGATTTTGACAGCTTTGATGATAATGATCCGATTGCCAGGACTGTATCCGGATTCATAGACGGAATAGACGACCGTGAGATAAATGCCCGTCTGAATCAGGCGGCAAAGTTCCTCACGGAAATCGGACCGGAGAGGCTGCAGGAAATCGCCGACAGCAAGCCCTGTGTTTACAAGGTGGAGAAGCTTGACCGGATACTGAGCGAGACGGGTATCGACAGGCTTGTACTGCCGAAGGCCGTCAGTATCATGACGGCGGTATTCAGGAGTTTTTCGAATTTCTCCGATACCGGAGTCGATGAACTTAACGTCAGGGTTCATTCCGGACAGGCGAGAAAGGCCTGGAAATACCTGATGTATATCCTGAAATACACGGAGCCCTATGTGACGAAATACCTTGACGGCGGGATTATCAGGAATCTCCGTGACAAATACAGCGACGGCCGTTTTAACGGGAACGACGCCGTGGATGATCTGACCGAGATATACAGTTCATCAAGCTATGACGGCATAGTCAACCTTATGCGCAACACGCTCTGGGGACACCTTGACAGGCTCGGCGTTAAATTGTAATGAAATGGTATACGTCATACTACGGCAATTTCCGTAACATACCCCAGGATATCCTCTGTATCGGTATAAGCAGATCGTTTCCCGACTATTTCAGGACGACCTCTATACCGAATTTCCTGTATACCCCCAGGAACATACTTGCGCCGTCCGCCGAGCTGCTCGCCGGCATCAAGGGAGGCACCGTATCCGAGGAAGAGTACAAGCGTGTGTATCTTCAGTCCCTGATTGAGACGCTTAACCGGAAGTTCGGATCATGCGACGGCTATTTCCGGCAGATGGAGGATGAGTTCTCACGTCCGATCGGCGGTGTCCAGTACAAGGGCGTCGCGTTCCTGTGCTGGGAGAAACCCGGTCAGTTCTGTCACCGGCATATCCTGGCGGCGCTTATGCGGCATTACGGCTATGAGGTCGAGGAGATGGACCGGCGTATGGGGCAGGACGGCCGGAAAGACGACAAATCGGGCATGCGTTCGCTTTTGATTTGAGCCGTTATACTTAATTGATAAATAACGGGAAACGCAACTAAAAGAAATTAAGGAATTTCCGATATGACTGATGTGTTCATAATGAATACCGCCGATCTGAAGGATGCCGGTTTCCAGGGCAGCTTCAATGATCTTGCGGACGACTTCGAGGCCGCAGGCGCGACTGTCGAGGGTTCTTACGACTCGGATGGCAATCCTATCATGACACTGTTCAATATCGATGCCGGGACTGTGGAGTCCGTACTTGCCGACTACGGTATCGAGGATCCCACTCAGTTCACGTCTGATGAGTCCGGTGAGGACGCCGCGGATCCCGCGGGCGACACTGACCTGGACGCCCCTGTCGATGTAGAGCCTGTCGATGACGGTACTGTCGACATTGAGGGATCCGGCGACGGTGAGGATGATGAGTTCGACGTACCTGCCGAGCTCGACGATCCTGAAGAGCCTGAAGAGCCTGAAGAGCCTGAAGAGCCTGTAGATGATCCTGAAGAGACTGATGAGGCTTATATACTTGATGAGAATGGCAAGCCTAAGGGTACACAGAATCTTTCTGAGTCCGCTACTCATTCTATTATAGACGAGGTCCGTGATCAGGCCCTGCTCGAGCGTATCTGTAAGAAGTTCGACGCAGTGCATAACCTGTTCGAGGGCAAGGTCGCCAGGATGAAGGCCCTGCTCGAGTCCCGTCGTGAGAAGAAGGAGAATCTCAGGAACATGATCAACGAGGCCGAACAGATTACGTCCAAGCCTGTTGAGAAGCCTGTCAGGGGTCCGTACGGAAATGTGAAGGTCAACGGTAAGATGCTCAGTGAGTGTCAGATACTTGACGTTGAGCAGATGCTTATCGAGTCCAAGCGCTCGTTCAAGAGGTGGAAGACCGTATATCAGTCGCTCAACGAGTCCAAGGTCGTGGAGAAGGACAAGCTCCGCACCAAGCTGAAGAAGCAGGTCAGGCTCATCGAGATACTTGAGTCCCAGAAGGCGTGGCTGAAGAAGAACGCACTTAACGAGGACGAGGAGCAGGTCGGCTCGACCGTCGCCACCCTGACCGGTATCGTGTTCAAGGTGAACAATGCCGACGAGTTCATCAAGACGCTCGTCGACAACGGCATACCCGAGGATGTCCTCGAGAAGGTCAATGCGGCACCGGCCGAGGACGACGACAACCAGGACGACCAGCAGCAGGATGACCAGACTCCTCCCGCTGACATGGGCGGAGGCGACATGACTGGTATGGGCGGAGGCGCTCCGGCCGCTCCGGCACCCGCACCCGCGGCACCCGCACCCGGCGGAGGCAATCCGTTCGAGTCGCTCAGGCAGAAGATGCGCAAGAACAAGCTGAATGAGGCGTTCGCCGACCAGGCTCCGGCCGGAGGCGATGACCAGCAGCAGGACCAGCCCGCTCCCGAGACCGACTCCGATGCGGACAACGGTATCGATCCGACCGCGACGTCCACCGATCCGGAAGGCGAGGAGGTCCGTCTGAAGGACACATCGTATGCGAAGCAGGTCCAGGACATTATCGCCCGTGAGTACAACTATCCGGCCGAGAAGTTCAATGAGGAGATAGGCGGCGAGATTATCGACGACGATCAGTCCGCCGAGGGCGAGGTTCCGCCCGCCGACATCGACGGCTCGGACGACGGTTCCGACGGACTCGGCGCGGATGCAGGCGACGAGGACCAGATTGAGATGAAGAACGGCGAGATTGCGACCGAGGACACCATCAATCCTGAGGATGTGTTCGGAGACATCTAATCCGTAAAGCATATGAGAAAAAGTCTGTCAATATATACATTGACAGACTTTTTTGTATACTATATGGATCATTTGTTCGACAGGATAGCCTCCGATGAGGAAGAGATAAGGAACCTGATGCGGACGGCACAGTGCCGCATCACGCTGAAGCTCGACGGCACGCCTATGCAGCTCGTCAGGGAGAACGGCAAGACACGTTTCTGCAAGAAGGGCGAGTCGGGCCCGGGCAAGTCGCTGTCAAGGCTTGACATATTCCTGAATCCGGCATACTATGAGCCGCTTTCCGTCCTGCACAAGAACGGCAAGAAGGCGGCCGATATCCTGGAGTACGTGCATATCGTCAATTTCGAGGTGCTCGTGCCGAACACCCATCACGTCATTCACTATAATACGTATCCGAAGGGCCATATGTGCCTGCTCAACATAGAGACGACGTCGAACGGCCGCGGCAACATGGAGTTCTGCCGGGAGCTGGCCAGGCGTCTCGGGGCCGAGACCGTGCCCGTCATATTCGAGGGCGTCATCGGCGACAAGACGGACGAGATCATAGAGCTCGTCAAGGCGCACTGTGACCCGCACAACCCCGTGGACAGCGATACCCCGTTCACGGCGACGTTCACCGACAAGTTCGGACAGGAGGGACCGTCATCCATACCCCTGCTCGATACGGAATCGGGCGAGGCCGAGGGATTCGTGCTGACGTTCCTGACCAAAGAAGGAGGCAAGTCGTACAAGATCGACACCCCGTACTTCATAGAGAACTTCCGCAGGTCGAAGGAGGAGCGTGTGGATCCGTCGACGGCCAAGGACATAGCGGCCGTGGTCGACGCCTTCATATCGGCCGTCAGGGACAACGGCTATACGTTCACCCCGATGCACGGGGATCAGTTCGAGAACCTCGTCATGAACTTCAGGGCGACGTTCGGCGGCAACAGGCCGCTCATAGACGCCCTCGCGGTGCAGTGCTCCAGGAAGGGGATACTGCAGGACTGCAGCGCGCAGATGGCGCCGTCCGAGTACCACGGGGACAGGAACATGCTGACCGTGTTCAGGACGTTCTGCTGGCTTTTCTCCAAGAAGCGCAAGTCCGAGGGCATGAAGGGACTGAACAAATACGTCGGCCAAATGACCGGGCAGAATTAGGCCAAACAGCCGGGCAGAATCAGGCCAAACAGCCGGTTGCGCGTATAACATAAAGGAGATTTATAATAATCCTGTGTTATAACGTGGAGAAAAAGACTGATATACAGACATTAGAACAGCAGTGCAGGGAATGGGCGGCCGAGCATCTCGGGACAGGTTTCCAGTTCAGGGAATACCAGCTTGAGAATATCATCGCCTCCCTGGATCGTATAATCAATAAGACTACCAAGATTAACGTCACCGAGGCCCCTACGGGCTCCGGTAAGTCTATTATAGCCATTGTGACGGCAGGCGTCGCCTATCAGTACTACCGTATGAGGAGCTATATCCTGGTGAGCGACATATCATTGCTCGATCAGTATATTGACGATTTTAACAGATTCAGGCTCGGATGGGGATATCTGAAGGGAAATGCGCAGTATACCTGTACGATGAACTTCCTGCCGTTCCAGAGCGGTATGTGCCGCCTGCAGAAGGTGTCGCCTATGAGGCTGCTCAACAAGGACAGCGCATGTGCGGCCGGATTCCCGTGTGCTATGTCGTGTGAGGCCATTCAGCACAGGAGGATGGCCATGTCATCGCCTGTCACCCTGATGACATATCAGCTCTATTTTTATGAGATAAACCGCGTCAAGCCGATGTACGACGAGATGGAGAAGATACCGCCGTTCGACATCAGGAATATCACGATATGCGACGAGTGCCATAAGATACCTGAAATCATACAGTCGCTGTGCGCGCCTGTCTGCAGCCAGTATACCTATGAGAATACGTTCAAGCCTATCGTGAAATATGCCACGTCGCACTGTATAGAGACGGATGTCGACATATCGGCGGATACATTGATATCGCTGTCCAAGAGGATATTCAACGCGTCCACAAAGGAACTCGCGTATGAATACCTGAACGATTTGACGGATGCGCTGTGCCTCTGGGAGCATGCCGGCGAGAAGATCGCCGAGTGGATGTCCGACAAGGCTAATAAGACTGACGTGGAGAAGGACAAGGACTCCAAGAAGGTGTCGTTCGGCCTGCAGGCCGTATCCAACCTGCAGTCGATGATCTCATTCTTCAACGACGCCATCAAGAAGATAGGCATTGACAGTCTCGTAGTCAACGGACAGAAGGCCGAGGAGTTCACGCTCAACTGCACGCAAGAGGGACCAATGGTCAACATGTTCTTTACCGGAAGGTGTAAGGAGATGATGCTCCTGTCCGCGACCGTCGGCAGCCCCGATATGTTCCGTGTCAATATCGGCGCGGCGGAGTCTGATTTCATGTTCAGCCGTATCCCGTCCACGTTCGACTTCACGAACTCGCCCATCTATATCATGCAGGGATGCCGAATGAGCTGGAAGGAGAAGGATCAGAACTTCCCCGCGCTTATGAATTACATCAGTATGATATGCGAGTACCACAAGGGCCAGCACGGACTGATACACACGGGCAATTACGAGTTTTCGAAGAAACTGCTGCAGTTCGCCGATCCGTCGCTGCAGCGCCGCCTGATATCATATGAGAAGGCGAGGGACAAGCACCGGGCGCTCGACGAGTTCAAGATGTCGGCGGACAAGATCATATCAGGGCCGTCGCTCGTCGAGGGCGTCAACTTCCCGGATGACATGTGCAGGTTCATCATTATCATGAAGGTACCCTATGCGTCGCTCGCGGACAAGCTCGTACAGGCCAAGTCTGAGCTGATACCGGGATGGTATCAGGCGGATACCGCCAATAAGATCATTCAGGCGCTCGGCCGGGGCATCCGGCATAAGACCGACTGGTGCATAACCTATATCCTTGACGGATGCTTTATGGATCTGTATTACAGGGATTCCTCATGGATGCCGCCCGAGTTCGTCGGGCGTATGAGGATGACGCAGTAGGTCCCGGGATTCCCGGGACTTTTTCTTTTTGGTCGACAGCCGCCTCCGATAAATAATGCAGATCCTGTAAAGGACTGAAAAATAATGTAAAAACTGACATACAATTATGGCAAAAAACGATAAGGTTAAGGTTGTTGTCACTGGTAAGGTGAATACCGTTACCCCGCGTGACCGCCAGAACATTTTCGGAGCGAGCCTGTCGTCTACCAACCTGGACGATGTCTCGACGTTCATCGCCTATGCGTCTGTCCTTCGTGACCATACGGCCAACGGCGACATTCACATCACGGCCGCCGAGCGCGATCGTTGGAACCGTCTCTCGAACATCTTCGTGAACGGCTCGATCAACCTCGAGAACTTCGTGGACAATGACTCGCTGGCGACTACGCTGGCCGGCTACATCAAGACCACCACGTTCAACGACCTCAAGAACACTGTCGTCATTCCTCATATCAACAACGAGGAGGTGCACGTGACCGCTGAGGAGAAGGCTTTCTGGAACGCGAAGCAGCCTGCCGGCAACTATGCGACCAAGGCTGAGGTAGACGGCAAGATTACCGTCGCACTCTCTGAGCTGAACGTCAATAATCTTGACGGTATGGAGGACTTCCTCAAGACCTCTGTCGCCGACACACGCTATCTCAGGAAGTCCGAGGCCGACCTGACCTATGCGACCGCCGAGCAGATTGGTGCGCTTGACACCCGTGTCGAGACGCTCGAGGGCGCGGACTTCGCCACGAAGCAGGATCTTGCCGACGTCAGCATCGCCCTGTCGAACATCCCCGCGGACGTATTCACGGAGACGAACATCGGCGAGAAGGCCATCCCGCAGCTTGACGGCTACTATACGAAGAACGAGGCCGATCAGAAGTTCCTGACCGGTAACGACTATGCGGCTATCGAGGCCACGTACCTCCCCGCAGAGTTCGCAGCCTCTACGTATGCCACCAAACAGGCCATGGCCGCACAGGGCGCGCGTATCGACGCCAGTATCGCCGAGGCCCTTGCGAACTATGACGGTTTCGCCATCAGCGTACATGAGGCCCTGACCGACATCGAGCATCCTATGGCCAACAGGATCTACCTGATCCCGAAGGAGAACGGACTCGCCCATGAGGGCAATCTCTATACCGAGTACGTATGGCACAACAATGCGTTCGAGAAGGTCGGTGCGGATGATATCAACCCCGCAGACTTCACGTCCGCCACTGATTTCGCCGCTCATCTGCAGACTGCCGCCGCCCACTTCAATGACACGGTCGCCCACATCACGGCTGCCGAGCGTACTCAGTGGAACGACGTGGTGGACAACTTCGCCGCCAAGGTGGCCGATGCCGTCAATCCTATCCTGCAGCAGAACAACTTCGCCACTCTCGGCAACGTCCAGATGCTCGCATCGGATCTCCGCGCTGAGATGAGCCTGATTCCGAAGTTCAAGTTCGAGGTTGTCGAGTCTCTTGACGCCATCGAGGAGATCAGCGCGTCCACCATCTATCTGGTCGCCGATCAGGGTGAGCATGAGGATGACATGTTCGTCGAGTATATCAACCCGACCGGTGAGGCCGGCGCGTTCGAGCGTCTCGGCATCCAGAAGAGGGTTGACATGACCGGCTATTACACCAAGGCCGAGGTCGATACCGCCCTTGCGCAGCTCGAGGCCCGTATCTCTGCCGATTCCAGCACTGCCGCCGATACCTATGCGCTGAAGGCCGACGTCTCCGCGTTCCAGGCCGAGCAGCAGCTCAAGGACGCCGATATTGACGCTTCTATCGATGCGCTCCAGGAGGAGATTGTCACCAAGGCATCTGCCGCTTCCGTCGAGGCTGTCGCCAATGGTACCTACACCAAGGAGGAGATTGACAACAAGGACACCGCGGCCGTCGCCAATGCCGTCGGTCAGGCCAAGGACTACGCAGACGCCAAGTTCCTTGAGATTGACTCGTCAATCAACGACATTAAGGAGATCATCCCGAACCTGATCACCGGCGACGCCCTGACGACCGCTCTCGGTGACTATACGAATTCTGCCGATCTTGAGCAGAACTATGTCACCAAGACCGCCTTTGCCACGGATCTTGCCGGATATGACACGAGCATCCAGTCCTATATCGCCGACCAGATTAACGGTATCGACTATTCTTCATTCGCGATGAAGAACGAGCTGCCTGACTTCACGCTGTTCGCCGCGAAGGCTGAGCTGCCCGACTTTACGCTGTTCGCCACGAAGGCTGAGCTGCCCGACTTCAACTCGTTCGCATCCAAGAACGACATTTCGACCGCTATCGACGCCGAGGATGCCAGCATCCAGAGCTATGTTACCGGTCATGTCAACCAGATCGGCCAGCAGATTGAGGCCCTGTCTCAGAATCAGACTCAGATTACCATCGATGACGAACTTACCGAGAACGGCGAGAACGCCGTTAAGGGCAAGGCCGTCTACAAGGTCATCGTCGACAATGAGAAGGTCGTCTCCGCGGGCCTGAACAAGGCGTTCGAGGACATCAAGGGCCTTGAGCAGTCTGTCGCCGCGCTCGACGCGTCTCTCGCGGCAAACTATGTCAAGAAGGCCGACTTCGACAAGGTCGCCGCTGAGAATGAGGGTCTCAAGACCGCGCTTCAGGTCCTGATTGCAAGGGTTGACGCCCTCGAGGCCGCCGCACAGGAGCAGAACGCCGTTCAGACGCTCGCCTCCGGCACGGATCCCGTTACGGTGAATGACACGACCCAGGACGTCGCGCTGACGGCCGGAGAGGGTGAGTCTGTCTCCCAGCCTGTCTCAGTCGTGGCGAACTCGGTTTTCGCGACCGACTTCGAGCACACCGGTGAGAATACCAACATGACCCTGATTGCACAGTAATGTGCAGTCGGGTCATTAATTGAAAAATACACCAGACTGAAATATACTATGAAAATCGTAAAGCTTGAGAACGTCGTGTACAGCGCGCCCTATAACAGGTCGCAGCTTACCGTCAACAAGAACTGCGGAATCAACCTCAAGGCCGATGATGAGGTAATCGTCAAGGACGTCACCCTGACGGACGCCGCATGCGCCGGTACCCGTTACAATGCGATTGAGATCGGACTCAACAGCGGGACGAAGACCTACAGGCCCCGGAGGATTACCGTCGACAACGTCCGCATCGAGGGTACTATCACGAACAACGGTATCCTGATTTTCGACTGTGCCGATAATGCCGTCATCACAATCAAGAACTGCTATTTCAAGCAGGTTTCGAACGCGATCAGGTTCTCCAACTACAGCATGTCGAAGAACGTCACGATTAATATCGAGGACTGTGTCTGCGACGGATGGGAGGATCCTGCAGGCTCGGCCGGCATCTGGGCGGGATTCATGCTGCTTGAGGACTACCGCGCCGATCACACAAAGGGTGAGGATTTCGGCAAGTGCTTCGGCAAGGAGACCGGCCTGAAGATCAATATCAAGAATCTCACGATGCCTGACGGTACGGTCTATGCAGGCGGAACTGATACGTTCGGACTTCAGCCTGACCATTACGACAGACAGGTTATTATCGGATGCCTTGACAACCACGCGGATCCTTCCGACTATGTCCGTTCCTACAATGAGGACGAGTGGCCTGTGATCAATGTAACCGCTTAAAAATAACGGACTTTATTCGACCTATGAAGTTTATTAGACTTTTCAAGAGCCGTATACTTCAGGAGAACTTCCTGACCGGCGGTAATGTGGACAGGCCACATTTCTCGTTCTGTGACTCTACGAACGAATTCGGCCTTGACTCTGATGTTGAGGACAATATACCCGGCGGTGACGAGCCCGGCGGCGGTGACACTCCCACACCTGAGGATCCTTCAACCGGCGGTGACGAGCCCACGCCCGAGGATCCTTCAACCGGAGGAGACACTCCCACGCCTGATGATCCTTCAACCGGCGGTGACGAGTCCGGCGGTGAGTCCGGCGGTGATACGCCAACTGATAATCCCGAAGACTAATTCAGTCTTGAATATAGATATGCGTGCATGTGACATAATTCATATGCACGCGTTTAATTTTATATGCCTGTAAGAAAGAAGACTATTGAAAAACCGCCGAAGCCTAAAATCAAGAAGGGCAATTCGAAGATACAGACTGAGAAGGACACGGAGGAGAATCCTCTTCTCAAGATTGAACAGACCAGATCCGAGTTCACTATAGAGTCCGGTAATTATCTTAATGACCCGTACCTGATAATCTACAAGGATTTTGAGAACTTCGATCCGATGGCCGATCCGCCGCTCGACGCCGACCGGACGGATGAGTGCTCTGATGTTAAGGTCATACTCATCTATTACGAGTACGTCATCGTGGCGTCGTTCAAGATACGGCATATCCTGCCGGTATGGATAGAGGGCAACAGGACGTCTGATATGACGTTCCTTGATATTATCAAGGCGATTGAGCACCGGCTTACGATGGAACTGCAGATGCGTGTGCCTTCATTTGACGATATAAATACACTCGATATCAAGTTTCTGTACAAGATCCGGTATGTATCGCCGGATATGATAGCGTCAAGGAAGAAACCGGAATGACAATTAACGCTCTTCAGCGTTTAATATATAAGAGGTGCATGCGCTCAGGCGCAGCCGAACGACAAACAAAATTAACGTTAATTTCCAAGTATGTCAAAAGACGTGACTAAGAATCCTGAGGTTGATCAGGAGGTGAAGGGAACCGACGCCGAGATGCCGGAGCCCGAGACCAAGGAGTACAACGAGCCTCAGGGACAGCCTCAGGCCGTTCCTCAGATGGATCCCCGCCCGCAGCTGCTCGTGACTATCAAGCCCGAGCTGAAGAAGGCCCTTGAGGAGACTATCGGAAACCTCGGTTACAACCGTGAGCTCGGTATCCCCGAGCGCCATATCCAGGTATGGCAGCTGTTCGATATCCTGAAGAACTTCGAGAACCGTCCGATGACGGAGCAGCAGATGAACGAGTTCCTGAATCTCGTGTCTCTCGCGCCGTACAATGTCATCGCCGGCTTCATGGAGTCCATCAAGACTCCCGAGGGTCAGGCCAAGCTCTGGTCGGTCGCTCCTGTTCCTCCCGTTCCGCAGGAAGGTGAGGCTCCTGCAGAGGCTCCTGCTCCCGCTCCCGCAGAGGAGACACAGGAACCCGCTCCTGCAAAGGCTGAGTAGCCGAGAGCTTCCATATGCTAAAAGTCACCGGAAATCGCAAATTCCGGTGACTTTTTTCTTTCCCGTTCGTTATATTATATGGTATTAAAGGTTTAAATTATGGAAGCAAATCAAATTCTCAAGACATTCAGACAGGTCAAGGCCGGTGATCCGGTATACCGCATGTTCATTAACACAAGCGTCACCGATTTCCATCCCGATGTCGAGGAATACGTGGCTGAGGAGTATATTACCCAGTATCCGGCGACAGGACTGAAGCTCTATATCCATTACAGAGAAAACATAGATGAGGGGGTTCCCCTGAAAGGCGTCATGACCGGATATCCGGACGACGCCTGGACGATTGACAATCGTGACGGCGGATGCTACTTCATAGAGGCGCCTTCGATTGAGGGACTTGAGGAAGGCTGGGACGAGATCTGGCGCAACTATATCGACATGAATATGAACATACGCGCGTCGATAGGGTATGCGCGTGAACAGAATGCAAAGAAAGACCTTTAATCGCGAAAAAACGCCGGAAAATTTTTCTGTTCCGGTAAAAAGCGCTATCTTTGCATCGTAATTAAGCCGGTGAGCTTCTGAACAGCCTCCGGCGCATCAGTATTAAGTCATTAAATTTTAAAGGAAATATGGAAACAATGAACAAGAACACCCAGGCCGAGGTCAAGAAGCCCACATTCATTCCGGTAATCGGCGAGCCCGTTCCCGTCGAGCTGACCGATAAAAAGAAGAAGGATACACTCACCGCAATCTGCAATGAGTATCTCGAGAATCCGTGTGACCGTACCTTCACGGCCCTCATGAACCGTATGAAGCGCGGCCTGCACAACTACGCATTCGGCATACTCGGCAATAACGAGCATGCGGAGGAGGCTGTCCTGGTCACCTTCGAGAAGGTCTTCATGAAGATCCAGGGCCCCGAGGGCACTCCGGGCAAGTTCCGTGAGGGCAAGGGACAGCTCTCCACCTGGATTTACCGTATCTGCCGCAACCAGTGCCTGCAGGTCGCAACCCGTGGCAAGGACAAGGACCTGGTCGTCGACAACGACATCTCCGATCTGTATCCCAAGACCGTCTATGCCGACGGCATGAACACCGACGCATATGACGACAGCGATCCCGACCTGTTCCTGGGCGAGGGCACCGGTGAGATGCGCTCCGTGACCATGAATGAGGTATGGCAGGAGTTCTATGACACTTCCGTTAATGAGATGCGCCTGCTCCCGAATGAGCGTATGCGTAACTGCATGGTCGAGAAGTACCTGAACAACCTGCATGTCGACGAGATTAAGGAGAAGTACGGCTACAAGAACGTGAAGAACATGCTCTGGGCCGGACGTAACGAGCTCCGTGAGATCATGCAGACAAAGCACAAGGAACTTTATTCTAAGATGTACGGTGACCTTTAAGGCCGCCGTGCATTTAATTTGCATATGAAGAAGTCAAGGAATAATACGACAAATCCGGCTGCGGTCCATACGACAAATCCGGCTGCGGTCCTGCGTCTTACCAGGAGCTCCTGGAATGAGTATGAAGGCAGGTTCGTGATCTGTCCTGTATTGGTTCCCCTGGCATCTGTGAAGTTTATCTCAAAAGCTGAAATCAGTGAGAGGTTCAAGGAGAAGCCTCATGTTCCAAAATCATGGGTTTATTTTTCTTCCGGTTTGGATTACGGCGTGACTGAGGATCTCTGTACAATTGAAAGATTAATACATGAATAAGTTAATATAGAATCATATGTCTAAATTTATCAAATTGACGCTGCTCGACTTCCC